CACGGTGTAACTGCAATTCAACTGGGCCTAGGTAACGTACAGAACTATGCAATGGCCACCCAAGAAGAAGCCCTTCTTGGATCGGCCGACGATCTTTACATGTCGCCGGCTACCACCATGGCATTGGTTAGCGCCACAGTGCAAAGCACTACTATCGCCTTGGCCGATCACGTTAATGACACCAACAACCCGCACGGTATTACCTCAGCCTCTATCGGGTTGGGTAATGTCGTTAATACAGGCTTTGCCGACGACGCCACTCTGGACGAGGCTACCTCCAACAGCTATAACGTATCGCCGTACGGGGTCAAGCGAATTATCGACAACGTACTGGCCGCATTCTCTCTGACCAAAGCCGATATTGGATTGGGAGATGTAGTAAACGCTGGCTTTGCTGATGACGAAACACTCGATGCCGGTACCGCCACAGACGTATACGTATCGCCGTATGGAGTTAAACGTATCGTCGATGCTATCGTTGGCGCTATCAGCATCACGAAAGAAGCAGTTGGGTTGGGGGATGTCGATAACTACGCCACGGCGGTAGATGCCGATGTCGATTCTAGCGCAACCGATAAATTCGTTACTCCGGCAGTAGCTATGTACGCAGCCCAGGTGGTACATAAAGCCAATACGTTGCCACTGAAGCCAGTCGAGTCGTTTACAGCAGAAAACATCGCCAAATACCGGATCCTGTATTCAGGTATTGTAATGACTCTGCCAGTAGCCACTGAAGGTGAGATTCGAGTAATCGTTGACCATGCTACCAGCGATCTGATAGTAATGCCTCCTGCTGAACAGAGTATTGAGGTTGGTGGCTCGACCAGCAGCGGTGACGCTGGTCCGGCTAGCAGTTATACTTGCGACGTCGTTGGTAAAGAATACGTGTTCTACTGTTGGGACGGCGTTTGGCGGATTTCTTAAGGGTTCTGGGGAGGGTAACCTCCCCATAGGAGGATAAAATGGGTGCGACCCCAATCATTATCAAATATCCGTTAGATCTTACCGGTAGTGCTTCCAGCAACGCTATCGGTAATGAATCTCATACGGTCCCTCGAGACACTTCTCGAGGGTTTGCTTTGGACTACGGTCCTTTTTACACCAAGTCTCTCGTTATTCGTAAAGCCTCCGATGGCGAAGCTCTGATAGCGCATGTCGATTACATTGCCCTCCATCAGTATCAAGAAGCCACCTTGGTAGCTGGTCAGGAAATCTGTGCCGCGGTGCTGATCACCAATGCCGATATCGAAGGTGAACTGCTGGTAGACTACCAAGTAGTTGGTGGCGGTTTCAGTAGCTCTGTTAGTGTTATCCAAGAACTTGTGGCTGCACTTGAGATTGATGATCGCGCTATCGCCTGGGGTGACATTATCGGTAAGCTGGAGGCTTTCCCGCCATCACCTCACTACCACGACCTGGATGACTTTTACGGGTTCGAGTACATGATAGCTGCCATTGATCGCATGACTGGCGCGATCATGCATGGCGACTACTACGACCACGAACTGCTCAGACAGCGGATATCTAACTTACGTGTTGAACTACAGCAACTTATCGACGACCAGGCTGAGGCACTTACGTTACATTTGGGAGATTTTGCGAACCCCCACAAAGTAACCAAAGCCCAAATCGGTTTGGATCTGGTAGATAACTTTGCAACTGCCACTGTCGCCGAAGCCAGCGCCGGTCTGTCGCAAACTTTGTTTATGACCCCGTACAACACGTTTGCTGCAATTCAGGTACTGGCTGGTGGGATAGTTTCTAGCCATAGTAGCAGGACCGACAACCCGCACTCGGTTACTAAGGCGCAAGTGGGATTGGGTAGTGTGGAAAACTACGGCATTGCTACCGTAGCCGAAGCTACCGCTGGCGCGTCTAATCTCAAGTACATGACCCCGTATTTGACCAAGCAAGCTATCAATACCTTAGCTGGAGATTTGATCTCCAGTCACGTTAATCGACTCGATAACCCGCACTCAGTTACTAAGGCTCAGGTTGGTCTTTCTGATGTCGATAACTACGCCACGGCATCCCAAGCCGAAGCGCAGGCAACTGCAGCGACTTCTACGTTACCGACGAATAAATTCATGACTATTCGCCGTGTGGCTGAAATGATCGATGCTCGTGGCGGGACTCAGTTACAAGCACACGTTAGCAACACCAGCAACCCGCATGGCGTCACCAAGGCGCAGGTGGGTCTGGGTAGTGTGGAAAACTATGGGATTGCTACCAGCGCCCAAGTAACTGCGGCACAAACCACATCCACGGCTTCCAACGCGGCGTATATTACTCCGCTGAGGCTTGTCGAGTATGTGATTAACCGACTAGGTAACGTACTTAACTATGGCATTGCTACCCAGGCCGAGGCTGAAGTCACTTCCACCGGAAGCTCGTCCAACGTTAAGTACATGACGCCGCTGCGGGTATTGCAAGCGATTGACAAACGCGTTTACAATGATTTCGCTACCCACATTAACCAGAGCATCTCCACCAACCCGCATGGCACCACCAAGGCCGACGTTGGGTTGGGTTCTGTGCAAAACTACGGGTTAGCAAGTCAGGCTCAAGCGCAAGTCATGACTTCCGGTGCTAGCAATGCGGTCTACATGACTCCGTGGTCGACCTACTATGCCGTAACGGCACATCTAGGCCGTACCGACGCTGCTTCAGTGCTGACGTCCGCAGTAAACCACATCAACAATACCAGCAATCCACATGGCACCACTAAAGCACATGTAGGATTGGGCTCGGTCGCTAACTACGGCATCGCAGCTCAGACCGACGCCGAGACTGGTACCAGTAACGGGCTCTACATGACCCCGCTGCGTACCTTCCAGGCGATTGCCCGTTACCTGAACAACGTAGGGTGGAGCACAGTTTCTGCTCACGTATCCAGAACTGACAACCCGCACTCGGTTACTAAGGCTCAAGTGGGATTGGGCTCGGTCGCTAACTACGGCATCGCAGCTCAGACCGACGCCGAGACTGGTACCAGTAACGGGCTCTACATGACCCCACTGCGTACCTTCCAGGCGATTGCCCGTTACCTGAACAACGTAGGGTGGAGTAGTGTAACCGCCCACTTGAGCAACACCAGTAACCCCCACTCGGTTACTAAGGCGCAGGTTGGTCTGGGCTCGGTCGCTAACTACGGCATCGCAGCTCAGACCGACGCCGAGGCTGGTACCAGTAACGGGCTCTACATGACCCCACTGCGTACCTTCCAGGCGATTGCCCGTTACCTGAACAACGTAGGGTGGAGCACAGTTTCTGCTCACGTATCCAGAACTGACAACCCGCACTCGGTTACTAAGGCTCAAGTGGGATTGGGTAGTGTGGTCAACGTCGCTCAGGCTAGTAATAGCGACATGTACGATTATCTAGACAGCCCAGATGGCTACCCGACCCAAAGTCTCCAGTACGCTACAGTGCGTGGCGTTTATCAGATGTTGAACAAGATGCTAGCCCGGCGCGTTAAGTTTTCTGGCTCTGTTACCGCAATGGCTGGGGAGTGGACCTTCGTCACCAACGTCATCGGTGACGGTTCGTTTTATCACGCTAAAGTAAAGTGGGGTGGTAGTACGTCTACTGGTGGGTGGAGCTACTTCGCTGGTATGTTGTCTTTCGGTAGCATAACTGGTAGATCTAACCCTAAATACGGCGTATTTCCCACCGGTGACGCTACTGGGTTGCAATTGGCTTCTCCATCAGGATCTACTGCCGGGACTGAAGGTTGTGTAGTTATCGGAGCAGGTTCTTACGGTGAGGTGTGCCGGTTGGCGTTGTTCCCTGGTGGTCTCTACGTATATCGTAATACTGCCATGGGTAGTGATGGCAATATCAAAACTGGTACGGCGGCCGGTAGTATCTCAGTTAGCGTTGAGATCGTAAGTGCTGCTGATAGATGGCTGTAGCCTGGAGGGTAAAAGCATAGACGTCTTCGAGTTCCCAGAAGAGATTCCATTGGTTTTCTTGCGCTCCAAAAAGAAAGCTAAGTTATCGATGGATCTCTACAGCCCAGAGGTTACGATACCTGCTGGGTTTATCACCGACGGGGCCACCGTGCCCCGTCTCTTTCAAAACCTCGTCCCGAGCTTTGGTCGTTATTTGCCGGCAGTCATTATTCACGACTACATGTGTGTTTATGACATAAGTTTTCCAGTCGAAGAGGCCAGAGCTACGTTTAAAACAAACCTTAAACGTTGTGGTATTTCCAACAAATATCTTTACGCGATGTATTACAGCGTGGTCTGGTTTGGGCCGAAGAGCTGGTGGAGGAAATTATGGCACAAATCGTAATCACCAAAGTTGCAGATCTCGTTCGAGATAAAATCATCGGTCGTTGTGTTAACGTCGAAGCCGGGTATGTAAACGACCCCAACGACTTGGGTGGTGAAACCAAATGTGGTATTACCGCCGCAACTGCTGCCGAACACAAAGCAGATCTGGTGAAGTTGTTCGGCTGGAACGGCAAGATGATCGATCTCACTACCGAAATGGCTATCTGGATTTTCAAGGTTAGTTGGTGGGATCGCTTGGCTTGCGACGCTTTGCACGAAATCCATCCGTTTATCGCAGACCGTATCTTTGACTTTGGTGTCAACGCCGGCCGAAGCAACGCTGCCCTGTCTCTGCAGATCGTCCTGAACGTCTTGAATCGAGAAGAGAAAGACTATCCGGATGTTACTGAAGATGGCAAGTTGTCGGCCACCGGAGAGACGGTGAAGGCACTGAATGCTTTTTACAAGAAAAACGGTCAGCGTGGGTTGTTGCGGTTACTGCAATTGGTGATCGGCGAACACTCGCACCATTACGTCGAGATCTCTCGTAAGCGCAAAGCTAACGAGCGTTTCACTAACGGCTGGGCCGAACGTGTACTGGGAGCCAATGAGTTTTATGTTGGTTTGCTGAATAAGGCCTAAAAAGGAAGGGCTTCGGCCCTTCCTTTATTTTGCAAAATAACAGAGGGAGGCCGAAGCCTCCCATCGTGGTTGCTCTCAGATGGCGCTAGATTTCACGAAGGCCAGTAAACGCTCCGTAGCGGAGCTAGCGGCGCTTTCAATCCTGGCCAGTAGCTTCGCATAGATAGTGTTACAGAAAGCGCAGGACGAGTGTCTGAGGCGGTATAAAGACAACTCAGTACGGTTACGCTGAAACGTTTGATAGAAAAACTCAGCTGCTGATTTCATCTTGCTTACCCGCCTCGTCGGTAGTGGTCGGTTCAGTAGGTTCGGTCACCGCAGTAGCGGTATACCCTTCAGGATTTTCTGCCGGTTCCTTTTTCTTTTCAGCCGATGCCGCTATCATTGCCTCACGTTCGTGGGTGTAGATAAACGGACCGTTATAGAAACTGGAAACCAACGCTTCGTCTTCTTCAGTACGCTGCCCATAAGGGGCAGTAATGGCCCGTTCATGGGAGAATGGGAATTCCGGTAGGTTCTGCAGATAATCCTGACTGGGTACTTCAAGATCTACTTTTACCCAGGGGAACAACGTCTTGTTGTCCTCTGCGTAGAAAACATCTATTTCCCAGCAGAGAGCCCGGTCGAAATCATCAAATTTACCTTCAGGCCAGGTGTTCTCAGTCCCAGGTACCGGCACAGTACAGCGCAGCTTCAACATCCCTTTAGAGCTAAGAGATTTAAAAGCATCGAAGGTTACGTCATTAATGCGTTCATTTACTTCTAAACGCCCGGCCTTACCTGGGATTTGTAATTTGATGGTTAGTGTAAATTCACGATTACAGCCATCGCGACGTTCTTCACGTCTTACTCGGACGCTAGCCGCGTATTTATTCAATTCGGTTTTAGGTACTTTAATTTCCCACTGTTCCTGCTCGATCATTCGAGCAGCCGTCAGAAGCTGTCCTAGGTCAGTAAGTCGATAATAGCTAACGTGCTCAATCTCCTGATTCACTGGCGCGTTATCTTCCACCGACAATACTTTGCTAAGATAGCTAGCAATAAAGTTAGTCATTCGAACCCCTCGATAAAATTAATTGCGCTTCATAGGTTAGTGTTCTCAAGCAAAAAAAAGAGAGGCCGAACGCCCCTCCTTTTTTTAAGTTAACGAAGACTCGTACCGTACAGATACATGTACGATAAAGTCCCGTAACATCTCCACCAATACTTTACGGACCTTCTCCAAAGTTTCCGGAGCAGGGGTCTCGACCGACCAGAGATGTAGTCGGTAAGTTCGATCGGCGATAGAGATATCGTAATAAGCTGTTGAGGGCCCCGTAATACGCAAGCGTCTGGACTCTACCAGATCAACAAAACCCAACTTGGATATCGCGATCTTGTAGGTAGGATTTCTATATTTAACAAAACCTTCCAGTTGCTCGAAATGTGTTATAGTTGTATAGCCAGGTAAAACTTGATTATTAACGACAGCCAGGTTCTCTGTCGATTTATGGTTAAGTTGGATTGGCTTGTCGAACACCGCCGACAAATACTTACCAAGGTTTCCCAGATAAGGATTTACCGAACCCTGCCTTTCCGGAGGCAAGTACTGCAGTTCGATGCCATCGAATGGGAGATCTGGGGCCCAAATCTTTACGGATTTTTTAGCTCCAGGTACGTCAAAGTTAATACGCTCGCTGAGAGCTCCGAGTACGTATTGTAGGTAATCGATCTTGGGCTTAAGTTTGTGTTCTGGAACACAGAAAAATCTGTAGTCAAGAATGTCAACAATTACGCAGGTTGCGCCCATCCCTATCAGTTCCCAACCATAGCCAACCACGCTAGAAATAGCATTGGCTCGGCTAGTTTCGGTAACCAGCAAAGGCTGTAAGTTACCGAAGGTAATTTCATAACCCCCTTCTTTGTTATATATTTCAAAACGCACCTTTGTCGTCGAGTGCGGCGTATTGAATGGTGTGGATGGACTTATTTGGGTAATGATTCCATTGCCATGTGAGTCCATTCTCTTTTTCAGATATTCTTCGTACATCATGGCCTCAAAGCTTCATAAACAACCATAAAATTGAGGACTGAACAAAGAGGAGGGCTTTCGCCCTCCTCTTATTTTTTACAAGTCGACGTAAGCTATGCGTTCAAAATCAGGAAAAGTTGGATCGAACTCTTTCCCAAACAGTCGTTCGAACTCATCGTAAAGCGGACGCCAGCTACCATCAGGCATGAGTTTCAGCCCAACTCCGTTTATGAGATCACATTCAGCTAATCGCATGCTCCCCAAACGAAAAAGTGGTTTATCGAGAGGTCGATAGATATCGACTCGAATAGTCCCGTCCTTATCGTAACAGTGAGCATAAAGCATGGAGGACTTTATGTCCTCCATTTTCCAGGATTGCAAACGACAGGTAACGGCTTCCGCTACAGATTCTGCAAATAACGACAATCCTTCCAGATCCATAACGAAACCTCCCTTTTCGTTAACTTACTCGTCGATGCCTTCTTCAGGCAACTCTTCCGGATACTCGGCTACTTCGCCGGAGACGTTCGGATTGCGGAGATTGCAGAAGATGAAGTAGCTCGGCTTCGGAGAACTGTAGTCCTCGGCCGCGTACTTGGCGGTCAGATCTTCGATGGTGAAAACAACCTTGTACTGACTTTCACTAACGTCGACTTCAACTACATCACCTTCGATCAGTTTGGTATCTTCGATACCGTAACTGTTCAGCTTCTGCGTGGCCATGAACGCGGCGAAGCAAAGCAGATCGATGTCTTCATTGGACTGATCTTCTTGGACATAGAGCGCGTTGCGCAGGACCATTTGGTAGGGGATCTCGGACATCTCGCTCAGCAGAGCGGTCAGCGAGTCGGCCAGTTCAATTTGCGGTACCATGGTGCGAAGCAGACTGAACACGGCCAGCGGCTTGGTTTCAGCGGGAGTACGTGGGAGTACGTGGGCGATCAGGTTAAATACTTTCATTGCTGTCATTTCCTTGTTGGTTGTTTTGGTTAAATAGGGTGGGGCGTTTATGGTAGATGTCATTCTCGAAAGTTATTATCCAACTCTCGATCCAGACAGCCACACATTCGTGAACCTCGTGGCGGTAGCGACGATGTAAGTCACGGAGGGCTTTAAGTTTGGCTTCTTGCCAAAGATAGTGAGCGCCCAGTTCGGTAGACATAGTCCCTAAATGACTGCGCGTTTTTAAATAACTAATAGTAGCATAGAAACTCTCACCATTCTTACTTTTAACAGTTCCGTGATATTCGCAGCCATCGGATGGCTGTTTACCTATCATGGTAAAAAAGTCGACCAAGTCTTTAGGTATCCAGTAAAAGCTATTTACGTTTACTGGACAGAATTGTTCCGGAGTGCAAAGGTGAAAGAATCTGAAATCAGAACGAGGGTGCGGATAGCGCTCCATTCTCCAACGATGAAACGCCATTTGATTTTTAAAGGCGCCTTTAAAAACAGCCCGCAGTTCCTTTCTGGTTTCCAACCACTTGCGGATTTTAGCCAAAAGTTCTTTAGAAAGAATCAGAGCTGGATCTTCACCTTTACCGTTAGCGGCACGATAACCGCAGTCATCTACCCGTCTAACGTTATCCATTCTTCTCAAAGTTTTCAGTTCCATTTCAAACCCTCAGAGATCCACTAAGACCTTCCGGTCTTGCAAGGCTTGAGCTACGCGTTCCACTCGCTTTAAGAACGCGACTCGATCATTATAATTGCTAATTTTCTTAGCCAACTCGTAACCAATTTCCAGACGAAATTCCAAAAACTTCATATGGGCTTCTATCTGAGTATAGAACGTAGCTTTTACTATACTCTCTCTACATAGACTAGAGCTGGTCATAAAGACATCAAAACCGCTAGGATTGCGTCTACGTAGTCTAACTCCGAGATAAAAACCTTCCTTCTTTAGTGGGTTAAGCCACTCACCCACCTCAGGAGGAACTATAGCCGCTGTCTCAGGACCATATAGCTTATTACCGACAGAATAGAGGTTAGGTATTAGCCAGTCGTAGTGTTTAAAACCACGACGAACAGCCCAATCGACGAACTTAGAAGAATCGCGCCATTCAGGATCAATCTCGCCTTTCTTCCTAGCGTGATATAGACGTTTCTTCAGTCTTTCCACAAGCTCGAAAGAAAGGATGGGTTTTACCCCATCCTCGATAGATAAAGTAGATTCCATCCTACTTATTCCTCCAGAACTATCGCCGGAAGTTTGGCTTTCAGTGGCAGTTGACGAATGGTTACTTTGAAACCAAACTTCATAGCTGGGAAATCAACCAAGAACTCTACCTCAGCAGAACCCTTCTTACTGGAAACCAGTTTATAGGAAGACCATACTGCCGGCTTCCCGAAAACATGATCGATGTGTCGCAATTGATTGAGATCAACCAACTGCCCGATCGGTTTGGATAACAGAGCTACCATAGTTTCGGCGCTGGTTTGGTTCTTGGGAGACGGAACTTTCTCGTAAACAACCAACTCCAACAAAACCTCGGTTTTATCATGAGTGATCCAACCGGCCTTAACTGGATCCGAACAAAGCCGCCAGGTGAGAGGAGTACCGTCAGGAGCACGCTCTTCCTTATAAGCTTCTGCAACGAGGGCTGTCAAGGCCAGCATTTCAGTTGACAGATCTGAAGAAAGATCGTTCAAAAGTTTTTCGGTCCCCGGCTCGATACGAGAAGACTTTCTGGCTTTTACTGTGAAAAAATCCTTTTCACTATACATCTTACAGGTCCTTACTGAATACCGCTGGAGGCAAAACCACCCTCACCGCGTTGACTGGTGGTGTCGAATTCGCTGGTGTCAACAAATACCGGCTTGATAACCGGCAGGAATACCAGTTGAGCCAAGCGATCGTACGGCTGGATAGTAAAAGGTACGTCGGAGCGATTCCAGATACACATCTTCAGCGGACCCTGATAGTCGGCATCGATCAGACCCACCAAGTTACCGATCACAATCCCTTGCTTGGAACCCAGACCAGAACGCGGCAGGATAGTAGCACAGACGCCAGGGTCCTTGATGTATACGGAGAGCCCAGTAGAGAGCAGCTCGGCTTGACCAGGTTGGAGAACCAGCGGCTCTTTGATAGCTGCGCGCAGATCGTAACCGGCGGCGTCAGGACTGCCCTGGGAAAGACGGCCGAATCTAGCCACTTCGCTATCCAGAGTTTTTACTTGTACATAAAGAGGAGACATCTGAAAGATCCTTGTTTAGTTAAGAAAGATTGTTGTTTTTTCATAGGTTCTAACTGTTTCGTATTTTTTTATGTTTTTTCTATTTCGTAAGGGTTAGTTCCATGCAAAGAAACTTCCTCCCCTCATCTACCCCTTCCTTCACCACAATAAACCCGAGTTGCTTGTAAAGAGCGATGGCGGCGAAGTTATCTGCATTGGCAGCTAACTGAATGGTGCGATAAGTGCCCTTACGCTGACAACTACCAATGAAACCTAACAGCAACGCATAACCATAGCCTTTGCGTCGTTCAGTACTTAGCACCGTAAGTGCTCGGATGTATGCCACAGTACTGTCTTCAGGAAGATCTCTGTAAATGAGAGCAGCTACAAACTCGCCTTTCTTTTGCAAAAGGTAAGCCGTTTTAGTAGAAGAGTATTTCTTGCTCTCTTGATCGTCTTTATCGATGTCGAGAAAATCGAGGATCAGCTTTCGTAAAGCGACTTTATGTAAGCGCTTGTTGGGATCGTACTCGACTAACTCAGGCAAGAAACGATGATCGATCAACTCTTTAAAACTTTTCATACAACCCTCTTCGATAGGTTATCAACTCGGTAATATATGTTTGTAAAAGTTTTGTGTCATAAAAAAGAGGAGGGCGAAAGCCCTCCTCTTTTCATTTATACTTCCACTATCGGCATCAAGACGCTGACATCGAAATCAGCCACAGCCCATTGACCAGTCGTTGACTTCATACCCAAAAATCCACCACTCACTTCCAACTTAGGCATGAATTTAAAACATGCAACGTCGAAGTCGTAATTGGTTTGGTCAGCAACCAAAATCGGCTTATCGTAAGTGATATTGGATTCAAAGTTACCGAACCCCTCCTGAACAAAAATAGACATCTTACCGGTGATTGGTTCTATTGCTCTAGATAGCCAGAAACCTCTGGCGAGATGTGGGTCGTAATAGTACTCGTAGTCCAAATAGACCGTAGAGTCCGTATCATCCCAATAGAGTACTTCGCTAACCACCCCGCCATTCAACCGCTGATAAACGAACAATTGAGAGAGAGGTACTTCGCTTTCATCTACATCGTGTTGCGATGCATCACGTTTAAGACTAAACCAAACAACGCCATCATAAGAGTCGTATCTTGCAATCTTCCACTCCCAACCAACCGGGGCAATGTTCAGAGAAATATCTATCTCGAAAGCACTACCGGCCAACATTGTCGTAAACGTATCGCTAGTGAGCCGCACCACTGTATCTTTAGTGAACCCCAGGACCAATTTACTACGAGTCGAGTTCATGGCCGCAAAGACGCCTTTCTTCTTACGATCCAGTGCGAGCTCGTCCCAAATGCCTTGTGTGGCGACATCAGTAAACGTAAAGCTCTGCATTGAACCAAACTCAGTACCTTCGACATCCCCATCTCGATAGCGTATAGAGAAAGTATCGGTACTCTGATCCTTTAACATCAGAATAGCTGCGCAGTCGTTGCTGCCATCATTGTAGTAATAATACCTACTAACGGCATCTGCGAACACGTAGGGGGTCTCTCCGCTAGTGTCTACGGTAGGGCCTACGAAGGCAGCAGTGTTTGTTGGGTAAAAACTAAAGAAAAACCGCTGATTGCTTGCATTTACACCGGCACCATGTACTTCAGGTGCAGCATTAGCTGAATAGTGCGGCCAAATATGTTCTATAGAACATATACTGCTGTCGTATTGGAAGTACTTGATCTGTATCGGATCGGTGGAATTACCTTCGTCTTCTGTTGAGTACCATCCGTCGTCATCGCTACTGATAAAGAAGCGATGGGCGTCTGGATGATAGGATGGAACTAAGGCATCCATCAACCATAGGCGATCTGGATTGCCGATATAGTCGCGCATTCCAGGATTTTGGTTTGGACTAGCCCCACCAAGCCAGGTTATTGCATAACCCTGAAGTACCAACGTATCTAATATGGCATCGGAGATATGCCAGGTACCTCCTGGCACATAAAAGGCATTGTAGTGACTTACCATAGGCAAGAGAACTTTATTACCTAAGCCGCTCCAGCAAGATATCTGGGTTCCGTCATTGGTGGCGAGAAAAACCTTTTTCTCGAGATCCTTATTTTCGAGCCTTGAAAATTCATGGTCTACTTGGAACTCGCAGAGAGATGGCTCTGTAACTCCCTCTACGGGAGGGAGGTAGAAAATGAGCTCCTCTTCTCCCTGGTTGTCAAGCAGAAGATTTAGTGATCGATACTTAACAGTATCGCCATTGGCTGGCACGGTTATGGGGCGAAGGCTATTGATAGCCTCCCACAACCTATCAAAAACCTCTTTCATACAGGCTCCTTAAAGACCGTAGTTGAGAGAATGAATTACGGATTCGTTGCGAGGTACAAAGTTCTGTACAACTGCTAATCCAATAACTGAGTTGAACAGTACAGTGGGTTTGGCTTTAGTGAGAGAGACGATCCCAAAAGAACCAATACCTACTGAGAGTGGTAGAGCTAGGCTGTAGGTGGTGTCGTTGTTCTTTACAGCAGCCAACCCAATAGCTGATTCCACAAAGAGCACGGTTGGCGGTACGTATTTAACGACTGCCAACCCGATTACCGATTCTACGATTACCGTCTTCTTTGCACTAGAAAGACCCACTATTCCGAAACTACCAATGGAAACATTATACGGTTCTCTTGGCGTGTAGGTGTTGGGGTCTTTAACTAGCGCTAAACCTAGCTGAGACTCTACCACTAGGGTCGTTTTAGCTGAGGTCAAACTAACCAGGCCAAACGACCCTATCTGTTTATTTCCTGGTGGGACTACGGCCATGTCCTGTACTCCCTAGATCTTGAAACCGATCTCGAAATTAGATAGGTCTGTAGGTTCCCAGTTCTGACCAGTAACTGGGTTCTTATCCCAACGCTCCCTACGAACCGCCGGATTATTACCTGTCGCATAATCCACGTTATTTTTGGTAGGTACCATTGTCTGCTCGTAGTACTCGCCAGTAGCTATGTCCTTCAAGTAGGTAGTTGGGTATAATAAGTCCGCCGTTGGTGCTGTGGTCGCAATGATCGAACTAATAGACAAAGAGAGCACCGTATGATTTTCCGGCAGGCCTTGTTCGGTCAGGTTATTCGGTAGATAGCTATAGCGATAATCGATCCCTTCCTCGGCTTTTTCTAAAGCGATCCCGTAAGAGAGCGCAAAGTTTTTACGGCACTTTGCAAATCTAGCGTAAGTGCCGTATTTGTGGTCCTGATCACTACCTTCACCCTTGGCTAAAAAGGGCATTACGTACATGCCGAAAGTTGGCTCATTGGCCAGTATTCTAAACACTACTTTCGGCCCATATACAGCTTGTTGCGGTATTATGAACGCGTCGTAGAGTACCGCATGAGTTACTGGGTAATTTCCTATGGTTTTACCTAATACCTCGGATTTCAGTTCTGTGCTATAATCATAATGCTGTATAAAACCAGCCACTTGATCAAAGACAAAGCGAAAATCTGCTATACAGTCTTTACTGGTAGCATCGGCTCTAAAGTTATCCGCTGCGCTAACAGCATGGCTTTTAACTATACTGGTCCCAGCATCGTCATATACTGCAAACGTTAACGTGCCAGAACCAGACGGGAAGTAGAGTTTACTAACCAACCTCTTAACGCCATCTTGGATGTTATAAAAAGCAAGAAGATTTTTATCAGACCCACTCCAATAGGCTTTATAGGTACTCCCACCAAAATCTAAGCAGCGTAACCAAATTTCCGTACTATCTGACGGTATTTCGGCAACCGCAATAGGGTAAGCATTAGAACTTTCGTTAAAGAAACCCAAACCATTCGCATCGTTCTGGTCGTAGGCTATTTGCCGATACCAGTTAGTGGTATAAGTAGTGTTGGCGACATTCGACGCCAATGGAGTCGAATACGGATCGTTAGTAAATTTAGGCTCGGTGGTTTGTGCAAGCTGGTTGTCTGTTCCAGCAATGTCTGCTGGGTAAACATAAGCTAAAATAGTCATATTAGACCGCCTTTAAAGATATGCGTACAGTAAACGTTTTTAAAACAGAGAACTCAGTCCCGAGAAGACCTGAATTAATTGATTCCAGAACCTTTGTCTTATAATAGCTAGAGTCCTCGTTGGCCGCTACCACTACGTCCTCGGAATAGAAAATCTCCGATCCGTTATAAAGCGTGATTTCGAACGTAGCTGATTCTGCACCAATCTCCAAATATCTGCCGAAATAGCTAATGAACGAACTTTCTATAGCTACGCTGTTATTGGCAGAATTAGTCCCGTATATTGAGCTACTTGCTAAAGTAAATTCGATATACTGATCGCTCTCCGCAGAACAAGACATGTAAACGTCGTCCTGTAAAATTTCAGCCAGCGCTGAAACAGTGCCGGTAAATTCTCCGGTAGTAATTAGCGAACTTGGTCGTAGAATTCTTGGCTCTAGAGAAAAGTCCAGTTCGTCAGTAACGATTATGTAAGATAAAAGATGTTTGTAAGTCTCGGCGCCGCTGAGATTAGCCACTGTTGAGAAAAACACAATTTTTGCAGGATCTGCATCTACGTGTTCGCCTAGTTCTGAGCCGGACATCGTGGCGATCAGCTCAGTTCCGTAATAAACATCGAACTTACTCAAAGTTGAATCGTTTGGATCGTTCGTGTATTGAAAAGACAGAGCGCGATCTGGGTTTTTTGATCCATAATCGTAGTCGACGGCTAGTGGTCGATATAGAGCTGTTTCTACCACCTTAGTTTTCTGGCTACCATCAGCATTATAACTGTAGACCGCTAGCGGCTGAGCGTCTGTCGTGTTGCTTGTACCATTGTAACCAATACTGACCAACAAAACCCCTGAACTATTTAAGATTTTAATGAACTGCCTGTAATCGCCATCCTGGTAATACGATCTATGCATCCGTATGAACTGTATAAAGAGTTTAGAAAAGACAGAATGTCCAGTAACGTCAACGGTGATAGGATTACTCGGCAATTTCTGTTTCAAGAGACCCGGGTTCATCAAACCACTCTCGAAAAATCCTAGATTAGAAACTGCGTAATCGGTTCCTTCATCTAAGATATATTTAAGCCAGCTATGCGGCTCGCAGGCGTTAGCAAAAATTTCCATGGTAATTATCCTAGTTAGAGAGCTGAATAAAATGCGGGATGGTGACACTAATAGCCACCACTGCAGGCATAGACTCCACGTAGAATTCGATAGATTCGCCAGCACTGAGTGTCACATCATTAGTAAACTCCGGGACCATAGCACTACCATCTGTATCGAAGCGCAAATAACCCAACAGCTCGGCCGTGTCGTATTTACGAATACCGATCCGTGCTGTGGTCGGCAAAACTGTATGTAGCGCATCGAGCTTATAGAGAGCTTTTGCTCCCGGCAAATCAGCTTTCAGTACTACTGCCGTTTCAGGAATCCACCACCCCACCACATTACCTGCCACATAACCGTTATCGTTGACAGTATTAAACGATATCGCTCTCGGTAATACCTCAACCACCAAAGCAGCTATCTCAGCTGGTTTGACTTGGTTGCTAGCCAAAGCCTCTCGTAAAAATTCAATTACGTCTCTCATGTTAGTAAACTCCTAGGAGGGCTTTCGCCCTCCTTCTTAAACGATAAGACCAATTTGAGTATATGCCGAATTAGCTACAGCATCGGCCCCGATTCGAAACGCATAACTAACCGGATCTGCGTCGGTAGGGAAGCCAATATAGAACAGAGGATTGGCTATTCTTTCGGTGCTGTTCGGGCCATAGTACGTCGCTACAATAAAGAACGGAGTATCTTCGAGGCTACCGTCTGCTTGATAGAACGGGAAGTTTCTGGTCTCGGACTTATTTTCCACACTACGGTAATAGTAGTCAGCAGGCCCACGATTGTAGCAGAAATGCTCAGTCATTCGGGGGCTGAGACCAACCACCATGTCGTTACCGATCATTGCGGCATAGAGCGGCGCGTCGGTAGTAATTGGAGACCAGTAAGAAAGATCCACCAACTTCAAACCTTTCTTTCCTCGACTGGCCGGGAACGGCACGACGGACGCCTCTTCGGTATTGTGCGCTCTTGCCACTAAGGTAGTGGTATCGTCATTGCGACCAAGTAGCAGTTTACCTGGGGTGTAGTAATCGAAAATCATACTGCTAAATTCAATACCGTTACCAAGCCATCCTTCACTCTCAGCTTGAGAGATCTGTTCGGTGGTAAGTTCATTGAACAAACCAAACAAATCGTCGGTACCAAGGTGACTGAAATATAACATCATCACCGCAATACCGTCAGTGGTGGCAAAAATCATGCTATCTGTGCTAGCAACTGCCCAAGTAACCGTACTACCATCGCTAAGTGGGCTGGTTATCGAACTAGAGCCATAGACGCCTCTAAGCGGAGTATAGAGCTCCCACTTATTGTTGGAGTTAGCTGAAGCGGTACCGGCCCAAGTTTGCTCAGTAACAGCCTCGGTGGCCATATGGTAACGAACCGTCTTGAGGTCACCGCCATCACTATAAAGGGCTACAAAGTTAGATTTGCGATCAGTCCCCATGATTCCGTATGGGTAGCTAAGCTCAGCCAGAGGCATCCAAATAAAATAACCGCTAGGATTGTCGTAACCTTTTACTAAATAGTGTTTACCGTTGGTAGTCGTAACGATAGCCGCATACTTGATAACGCCGCCACTATAACCAGCAGAGATGCAGTGGATCTTTGCAGCGTACTGACCTAAGCTCGTTATGTAGAGCCCTTGTGCTGAATGGGTCTCGACATTGATATCTAGCGGAACTATTCGATGTACGCAATAAGTGGTGTCGTTCCACCAGATGAACCCAACAGCATCGGTATACATGCCGGTAGGATGTGGAATTTGTACCACATTTTTGGCTTTGGTAGCTGAAACTTCTTCTTGGGCTTCGAAGGTTAACAGGTTATAGACTGTATTATCCGGTTCTTCCAAGGAGAATTCAATGCAGTCATTGACGCGCCACTGACTTTGGTAGCGGAAAGCAGTGAAGTCGACACGGTAGAGGATTCTAACGGCTTCGAACTCACCGTCGCCGGTAGAAATCTTCTCGTCGCCCGGTGCCTTCAGCACCAAAGGAGTATTCAATTTGCCGGTGGCGTCAGTTTCCCAAAGGTGATCTACCGAGAAATCAATCCAACCATCGCTATCGGCAGGCAGTTCATAAACGTGCCATGTACCTTCCACATCAGCACTCGAGCGCATGATACGGTGTTTGGTGTAGTTACGAACACCAACTTCAACGTTATTGAGAAAACGAGCTTTATTGATCCCACCCAAACCGAAACCAAAGATAGTCCAGGTTACGGTGTCGTTATAGTTGATCAACACAGCGGTGCTGTAAGCGGGGATACTAACCGCCACATTATCGCCGTTCAGTTTCACGTCAGCTGATGGTGTTTCAATCAGCAGCTGGTTTGCGGTATCGTTAGTGACCAAGAACTTACTGGCAGTCTCAATTTCATTAACGCCACCAACTGAAACCGGCAACCGTACAGTAAAGCCATCAATGTCCGCACTTACGATCAAGTGGTTGTAAACCATATCGATGCTGGAAAGCTGATAGGTGCTAGTGAAACCAACACTTGGTCCAGTGATGTTCTTTTGTCTGCTTTTGTTGTAAGCGGAACCGTTGGCGAACACCAACCAGTGACTATAGGTTCCCTGAACAGTATCGATATATCGGCTAACCAAGTCACCTTTCTCACTGTAAGCAAACTGCAAGTAAGTTCCATTACCCATAGCGCGAACGGAGAGATACCACTTGGTAGAGGCCTTGACAATCCCAGAGCTGACTTCCGGACCATTTGCAATACCATTTACCTGCAAGATATAATCGCCAGTAAATGCCAGCTTTGGATCATTCCAGCCCAGACCACCGTCGAGATCTGCTTCGGTGTAAGTAGTGATTTTGATGGAGCCTTCGCTGGATAATAGCTGCAGCCCATTCAGAGTGAAAACGAACTGATCACTTTCAGTAGCTTCGCTAGGAAGAGCTTTCTTGATATACTGCGGATGTGGATCCTCGGCATTCAAGTGATCTTCCATCACCATAACCGACCGATCTGCCTCCTCCTTAGCGCGATCGGCTTCTTCGCTGGAATCCAAGGCGGAATTAGCAGAGTCACCAGCGAAGCTAGAAGCTGAGGTGGCCGAAGCTCCAGCTGCAACACGATGTCCACTTGCTTCCACTGAGGCTAGTTCAGCGGCCTGTCTGGAAGCCGCTGCGTTGGTTGCTTCCAGAGTGGCCTGAGTGGCACGAGTGGCGGCCAGTTCGGCCTGCAGTCGGCATTGGTTCAGCAACAGCTGAATATCATCCAGAAACTCGTCTAGACGGTCTCTGGGGATACCAGGTACCCAGGTGCCAGACTCACGTACCGAGGGCTGACTCTCTGGAGCCTCTTCTACGTATTGAATATCCTCAGCCATTTTTTACTCCTTGAAATAGAAGAATGAGGTAGAGCTATCGATCTTCTTTCTAAAACTAGACAAATCAATAGCTTCAGTTGAGAAGGAAAGACCAAACTCAGCCAAGAAAGATTCGACAGTAACGTTATCAATACCGTCGCCATTACCCATGATTTCATCAACCTGCTGGCGAGACCACTCCACTATATCCAAGTTACGAGTAGAAATGTTTTCCACCCCATTGGTATCTAGCAGTACATTTACGAAATGTACTGGAGAGTCTTGATCTAGACGATCGATACGAGCTTGAGCTTGCTCGATCTCATGTTGCCTGAAGGGCTGGTTGAACATAATCGCAGTGTTAGCCATGATCAATGGCACGGCAGTAGAAAGAGAATCGTAGGTGGCGATCAACGGGTTAGCGTCGCGATCTCTGTCGAACTGCTGAATAATAGAGCCGAGGTTCTTGTTAGTAGCTCCATAGACCACTAGCGGCTTGTAGCCATCGGCCACTGCCTTTCTTTGCAACTGTTCCAATACCTCGACATAACTCGTGAAAATCACTGTTTTCTTTTCAGAGTTATCAATATAACCAGTCAAGTCAGCATGCTGCGCCATCTCTACAAAGCATTCGATTCTACGGCGGCCTAGAACGCGTCCTAAAGCCTCTCCACGTATTTTGAGCTGTACGTACTTGATTACCGACCGAGCCTCCCCAAACGGCTTTCTGAGCTCCTTAGAGAGGTATGGAATAATCTGAGTTTTCTCGTAGATGTTGCAGAACTTAGCCATCTCTTTGTGTTGCACTGGATCGAATCCACGAGAGATAGTACGTACGTAAGACTGATACTTCAAGAAATCCCTCTGTAGGGCAGGGTTTCTTTCTATCCTGGTTTTATGCTCAGCGATAGCCTTGTCGTAAATGGCCTGGAACATCGGCCGTTCACGGCGATAATACTCGCTTCGCTCAATGATAAACGAAACGATCTCTTCTCTGATTACCTGCAAAGTAAAGCGCTCGGCTCCTTTGAAACCAAACTTATATTCTACCGTATCGGAGACGTTGGCTACCACAGTAGCCTTCTCTATCTTGAAGCTAATGTGACCAATCCGATGGGCGAGAATGTCGGTAGCTCGGGAAGCTGACTTCCCGAAGATCTTGTACATAGCCACTGCAGCACTATCGGTAAAGAGAGGATCGACAGTGCGCAAGAACGGCACGCACTCACTACCCACCGCCTTAATCGGAGTACCAGACATCCAGATGATCCCAAGTGGTTTGGTTAACTTGCAGAGATCAACGAATTTCTGAGTACGAAGAGATTCCTCGTTGTTGAAGTTATGACACTCGTCGAGGATAATGAACACTTTCTTATTGGTTTCTTTAACCAAGTAGTCAGCATAAACCAGAGCGCGATCCAAGGCTTCGTAATGGAACACTGCGTAATCGTAAGCTTTAGCCGGTACTCCAGATTGATCAGAAATCCAATATTCCGGTTTGTTTTTGAAGCGACTATCAAAAGTAGCGCCCCAGACTCTACGCACGGCATTGTTAGGGGAGATCACAATCACAGCGTCCGCTTCGATACATCTTGCAGTAAACAGAGACGTCAGAGTTTTACCGGTGCCTGCTGGGCTAGCCAACATATAGCCTTTCAAATTAAGTTTCGGCACCAACGTATCGTAAGTGTTCAGAAACTCGAGCTGAGAATCTAAAGGCTTGACGGTAAAGTCATTCAGTCTAGCGCGGTTAAGGATCGGTTTGTGATCCGATTCGATATTTTTCAGCCAAGTGTTTTCGTTCAGTAGCTCGACGATTCTACGTAAAGCTCTTTGGTTCACCTGGCGAGGACACTTCTCGAGAAGCTTCTCGATTATATAGCGTACCTCAATAGCAAAGAAGCTCTCGAACCTGAATTCACGTTTCGAGAACTTGGTGAACATGTGCGCGTTCACCCTGGATGTACTCCATAACTCAGTTATGAGTCTCCCAGTATTTGGCATATTGAAGCCAGTAACGCTAATGAAACCGCGTTTCTCTTCTACTTCAATAGTACCTAGCAATCGTTTCAAGATGCTGCTCATTTTAATAAATCCTTAGCCAAAAGTCATAGGATTCATGGGAGTTCGACTATGAAAGAGATTTACATGAAATTGATAGGTCTGGCAGTCGTAGCTGCTGTGATCATCTGTCTTGGTTTGGGTGTTTATTTTCAACAGCAACAGATCCAATCCCTCAACAAAGAAATCGGTAGCTTGGAAGGAGACCTCAAAGTCGCTACCCAAGCAAACGAGTACGCGAGCGCCTTAGAAGAGTTGCAGGGTAAACTCTCCAGTGGGTTCGCTAAAGTAGCTGCCGAGAATGCAGCTTCATTGCAAGCACTTCAACAGGGAGTTAATAAACAAAATGAAGACCTCCGTAAAGCCCTCAGTACCGTACCTTGTGCTAACGAGCCTGTGCCTGATATTGCTATCTGCGTGCTCCAACCATCAAAGTGTCGTGGTGGTGAAGGAAAAGGAGATGATCTCGGTACCTCTGGAACTCTTACCAGTACCAAACCTTGACATCGAAGCAGTTGACAATACCTACACCGGTTCTCTGATGCTGAACAACTCCCTACGTGGGGAACTCAGACGTATCAATAACGAACTGGTGGCTTACAGGCTGGCTGTTGAAGATACTGTCGAAAAGGTCCGGGCGTTCAACGAAGAGCAAAAAAAGAAAGCGTTAGGCAAATAAAAGAGGAGGGCGAAAGCCCTCCTCTTATTCGACTCCTCCCAACATCACATAAAACGCATTCGCTCAGCGGTACGTTCCAAGGTCTCGTTCGCCAGATCTTCACGCATTTGCTTCCACTCTTCCGCGTAAAGTTCAAAGTACCACTCAGGAGCTTCCGGAGTCTTCAGCAAAAACCTTCCGCGTATCGTTTCCAGCGCATGCTGAATAGACTGCTCATGGTTCTTACCCAACTTACTCTTAGCGTAAAGATAACTCCGCTTCAAGTAACGATCTGCATCCGGCTTACCTCGGTCAGCAGCAGATACCCATTCAGATACCTTACTACTATAACCACCCTTCCAGCTCGCACGATGCTCCAGCACGGCTTTCACGACCATGTCCAGGTCGCACTCGATCTCATTATATCGCAGCAACCCTTCCGATAACTCGGCACCGATTTCATGATGACGGTCACGATCAAAACCGCAACCAATGTCATGTAGAAATGCTGCGAGTGTTGCATTTCTATTACCACCACTCAATCGTGCCGCTTCCATCACCACGTCAAAGACATGGTCGTGTTGATGGCCAGCATCGTTGCGCTCTATGTAAGAGCATACTTTCGACACAAACCCAACTGGCAACCAGCCCAGTATCTCAACGATCTCACTATTCATCCTTACCGTCTCCATCAACGTAGCTCGCTTCCGCTTCTGCACAATGCGGACAGATATGCTCCTCACGAGTATCTGTCGAAAACCAGCTGACCATTTCCTTGCGCTTAAACTGACGATCGCATGAAGCGCAATACACGAGTTCTTCTGGGTTGATAGTTTCCATGTTCATTTCCTCTTTTAAGGGTAATTGTAAAGAAGATTCTCTTCTCTACTTCATCTAAGGCATATAGGTCTGAGATATTCTAGTTTTAACTTTTAGGGTCAAAAAAAGAAAGGGTCTCAAGACCCTTTCTTTTAAGCTAAACGATGTTGATTTTCTTCTTGGTCTTGATAGTCTGGAAGGTAAATATCAAATCCTTCCAACCACGCCGACCGAGGTTAATTCCTACATCGAAACGAGTTTCATGTTCCTTAGCCGAGATCTTAAAACCGCTTGCTTCAGAGACATCGTCGATAAAACGATCTACCCCAATCTCATTGAGTAACTCGGTGGCCAGTTTATAGACCCCACTCAACTGGTCTTGTCCGCTCCATTGGTTCAGATCGCGTAGTACGTTAGCGAGACGTTTGATCTTAGCTACATGTTCCATGGTTCTTTACCTCGAGGTGTAGAAGTATTTTTATTGCAAGGTATCTGCTTGTTTACCAAGATCATTGGTAAGAAGATTCTCCAATTAGGAGCAAACCGAAGACCAGCCCCTTCTTTTGGTTACATTCCTTAATCAAGGTCCAGTAGATCTTCACATCCCCAAGCCGGTTCGAATTCATCGATTTCTTCGGGATCTGACTCGACGCTGTCAAGGTCTTGAGCCAGTTGTCCCCGTATGAATTCCTTGTAGCATTCAGTGCAGTACCAGTATCTGGTAACAGGACCAAAGGAGTCCTGCTCACCGACGAAGTGAGCGAGATTACCTACTGACAGGTGTTCGCAAACTTTCTCGGCATCGTCTATATCACGTTGCGTGATATAACCGCTTCCTTTCACGGTATGGTTGGTCATCTTTAACTCCTAATGAAGTCGAGGTTGTTGTAGTACAAAAAGTTGGCTATATTTCTGGCGAATCGCCAGATAGAGTTCGGGATAATCGCTTTCGTCAGGATAGCGTTCAAACCAGTTCTCGAATATTACCGAGATAGCTGGTTGTAGTGCCAGCTCGTCCATATGCTCCAGTAACCCACGGGCTTCTTCCTCTACCCAGGTTTCTGGTTCCTGTTCCATGATTTTCCTCGTAAATTCTTGCTGATGTGCGCCGTCCTTACTGAAGAACTCATTGGTATCGGCTTTATTACGAAACAGCCATCCGGCAATACTACCGAACAGATAAGCTAGTTTAACGTCAAATTCGTCTTGGTCCATGGCCTTACTCCTAAAAAGATTTTTTTATTTGCGTATCTTCTTTTGTTTAGATACTCCAGGGGCTTTGATTATCGTCAAACGCCAACCGGTGGCGATACGTTCCGGATGTTCTTCGAGTAGTTCTTTCCGGTAGATGGCCAGATTAGGGCTGATCTCTTCGATAGTAATCGCAGATTTGATCTGGATCTCCTGACGAACTGTCTCGTCCTCTGATTTCTTTACGAAGAACTCTAGCTTCCAGAACCAGGGTTTCTGGAGAATAGCTTGGTAGTGGTCTGGTGAGACAAATAGCCGAGTACCGCAATAACTTTTCCAATACCGACTGGTTGGCATACCTTCACTGTCGATATCTTTGTCATCCCAGTGTTCTACAGTCAGTCCAACAGCTAATCTTCGCAAGTCCATCAGAAGCTCACCATCCAGTCAGTAGTATCGATGTCGGTCTTTACCCCAGGAAAGAGTTCGGGTGTTTCTTTCGCTACCAGACAAACCCTCACCAACTCCTTAGAGAAATACTTGGCCTTGAACTCCGTATGGTCCATCATCGCCGCTTCTTGAAGCTCCATAAAGTCGTCTGGAGTCAGTACAGCAATTTGTTCAACAAAGCCAAATTTCTTATCTATCCAAAGCCCGGCGCCGTACTCGCCAAGATAGCCGTAAATGAGGCTAGTGATCTCCGGCGATATATTGTTGTAACTGTAGAAAAGAGTCCCAGCAATACTAAAACGATTCCCCTGGTCGTACTCTTTAATTGTAACTACTTTGCTCATTTGTTTCTCCCTAGCAGAATCTTCCGTTTCTATCAACAATGGTGAAATCAAAGGCCAGACTGTCCTTTAGCTCAAACTTCAACGTTAGGTAGAGAGCCAGTTCTAATTTTTTAGAAAGGCACGTATACCACTGCAAGCGTACTTCGCGATAACGTACTATCCCGCGAGAACCCCTAGGTTCTGGAGGGAGTGGTTCAAAATCGAAACTGTAGACGCTGTCTTGGTCCTCTATTTCCAACGCTCTCTTCAGTTCATTTAAGATCAAATAAGCGAACTGTTTGGCTGCGTTAAAACTAAAGTCAGAAGGATAGCGTGTGGTATCTATCGTTCGATCTTCAACGTCTCCCAAAACGTATGGGAGTGTGGGACCTACTCTACAACTCAAACGAACGTTTGCTTTTTCCCCAGCAAAGCCTGATAACGGAAAACTAAGTTGTTTAACCTTATTGCCTTGTAACCTAGACTTAATAAAAATACTAATTCTTTCGATAATGATCTTTACTTTTTCCTCTATGGCGTCTTGAATGCTGTCATTGGAAGCCGCTGGAGTCATCGCGTAGGTTTCCCTCCCTACATTCAGACTCGTGTTAGGGAACGGCTTACCTCCGACCAATTCCCCGTACCTAGCTATGAAATCCTCCCAACGTAACTGGCGAGCTAAAACCAGTTCTTTCATCACAAAGTCTGGAAATACAGGGTGTTCAAAAAGGAAACTTTTAAATCCCAAGTCGATTTGTTTCGAGCTTATCCAGAGAGTTGCTCCGTAACTACCGAGTATTTCGATAACTTGTTTTATAAAACCAGGATGAATATTGACAAAAAGACCATCAATGATCTCACTGTAGTACGCTTTAAATCTATCCCCGTATTCTTTAATATCCATCTTAATCGGAACCTTTAAGTAGGTGGTTGTAGTAAGTTCACTCTAGTAATATGTGTTTGTGATAATTTTAAATATTTCACAAAGCGTAAAAGAGGAGGGCTTTCGCCCTCCTCTTTTTTTTAAGCTTCCTCGGCAGCGGCTACAGCGGCCGTAGCGAAGTCCAGGAGGAACTTGTTGACTTCAGTGAAGTACTTAGCCAGAGAAATGAAGAACTCAACGGCTCGTTCAATCCGGCGTTCGATTTCCCGGAAGTCTTCAGCTGTCCGCGACTTGAAGTACTCGTCTTCAGCGGAACGTTTCTCGACATGCGCGTCCAGGTTTTTCTTGATTTCGGCGTAGTGCTCATCGAAGTTGCCGAAGTATTTGTCCATATTGGCCAGCATGTTAGCGAGAACCTTGGTGTTACTCAGCAGAGTCTTCATGGCGTTCTTATCGCCAACCTTAGTGGTACCGTCGCCACTATAGGGCTTCGGTTTGTCGAACACCACTTTGTTGTTTTCTACGCGAGGACGCAGCGGCAACTTAGCAGTGAATTTATCCGGAACTACGTAACGACCAAAGCGGTCGGGATCTGCCGGTCCACCAGCCTTGATCCAGCCCAGGTAGTCGGCCACGAAATCATTCCACAGAGAACCCTCGCCGTTGAACAGTCCAGCGATTGCTCCTACTGCCACGGCTGAGAACTCCATGGGGTTGGCTGCCGCCTCACCGTACTTTTCCAGGCCATCCTTCGGGATAACGACGATTGCTTCCGAGTTCCACTTACGGCCACCAAACAGGCTACCTAGCAACGATTTGCTACGAATTGACTGCTCTTTACCGGCGATCGCAACGGCACTACCGGACTTAGTCAGCAGCTTAGCTACGCGCTCGTAGGTGCCAGTCAGGAAAGTCTTCAGTTTTTCCTTGATTGCGGATATGTCTTCCAGTGCCAGTTTACGCTGGGCTTCCAGATCCGCATCGATATCCTCCACAGAGACTTTACGGGCGGGAGAGATACCCATCAAGCCACGAATAGCTTGGTACTGCTGATAGTCAGCAGCAAAGCCAACAGCAGTCTTGTCTCTGGACATAGTGACTTCAAGAGCCTCCAGAGCCGCTACGGCGTTACGGGCGATCTCAGCACCTTCGAGTTCGTCCTCGAACTCCTGAGAGACCGTGAGTACGTTCTGAGCGGTAGTAACTACCGGGTCTTCGGATTGATCGGCCTTAGCCTTAGCGAGCGCCAGCGCTGTGGAGTTATCAACACCGGAGTCTCCATCCAACTCATCCAGAATAGCTTGATCTTCCAGTGCCTGTTTAACATTACCGCCATTAAGCAGCGTTTCAACAAAAATAGCCATGATAAACCTCGTTTAGTCGGCTTTATTGATTTCATTACGTGCATCAATTACCGCCTGTTTGTATTTCAGGTAGATATTGGTGCAGTCATTAACAAACAGATCGTAGTCGTGTACGGTCTTCGAAAGATAACCGATAGCTTTTACGATAGCTTTTCGTTGAGCGGCGAGTAACTTTATCTCGGCATGAAGCTCATCTGTTTTAGCAGCGGACATCTGTTGTTTGGGATCACCGAACTTAGATAGCTGGGTATTAAATTCGCCAGAGAACTCCTTGTTTGCAGCAATGAATCGTTTCTCGATATCATCTTTTACTTTTTCGAGTTTCTCTCTGCTCTCCTTAACTGCGGTCAGATACAGGTCCACTGTAACGGACTTACCGACCTCACCCAAGGTCCCATCCAATACTTGGCCAAGTTTAGGCTCCCAGCTAAACTTCACGTTCTTTTTATCAATGGTCTTTTTAGGATCTTTGGTCAGACCATGGCCGACGACCATTCCATCGACTTCTTCTTCAGATTCGGCTTTTGCGATATCTGAAAAGAAGTCAGCAACTTTCTCGAAAGATTTCTGGAGATCGTCTTCGGCGAACATCACCGCAGTCTTTACTTTCTCGAAACTGTCATGGTCGCGAACATGTTCACCAAGAACACCCTTCAGAGTAACCTCAAAATCGATCTTGTGTACTTCCTTGACCATCTTGATAAACTCAGGTTTCTTTACCTGCTCTTCGACGGCTTGCTTTTCTTTCTCAGCCAAAGCTTTGGCTTTCTCGGCCTTGGACTCCTTACCTGACTTACCGAGGAGCCAGTCGAGAAAACGCTTAACCATGGCTTTGAAGGCTTCCCAGACTTTACTGGCGGTCTCCTTGAAACCTTCAGTGGAAAGTACGTACTCGGACTCGAAGTTCTCCGTAGACATGCCAAAGGTAGAAAGGCCCATGAGTTTGTGGAGTCTCACCGCCTCTTTATGGTAGAGCGGCAAGTTGTACTTACCAAACTGCGGATCGGCCTGTGCGGCTTCCATAGTGGCAATCAAAGATTCCATGCCAGTCAGAAATTCATCGGCCTTCTCGATTCCATCCAGCAGTTCTTTGCCTTCCCGTTCATCGTCGCTATCGATATCGTAGTCAGCGTCCACCGCGTCCATGTAGTACGGATCCTGTTCTTCTACCTCAGCCCCTTCCAAAGCTGCCGTAAGGAAACCACCTATCGGGTTAGTTACTTTAATAGCCATAGCTAATTCCTTAAAAAAACAAATGCTGTTTAAGAGTCATATAAAGAGAGCAAAAAAAAGAAGAGGGCTCAACCCTCTTCTTTTCTTACACCCCCTTTTGCGAGGTAACGCTGGTAGATCCACTCCTTAGTAACTGGCTGGTAGTCCGTCTGTTCAGCGCTGATACAAATGTAACGACAGTCATCAATTTCATCTTCGTGCAAATGACCGTGAACGTTCACATCCCAGCGATCAAGTTGCGACGGATGTACCGGGATGTGAGTAACTACGAACCAGAGCCCTTGATACTTAAACTCATAAGCGCCTCGTATCTGTTGATAAACGTAATGCTCAATACGAGCACGCTCGCCGTCGTGATTACCTGCAACCAAGATCTTATTACGACATTGTAGATTCTTGATCAGCTCATATCCGGCAGTACCAATAACGATATCTCCAGCGAGTACAAGAGTATCGGTCGGATTAGCTACAGCATCGATATTAGCGATGATTTCACTGTCATGTTCTGCTTCTGTCTTGAACTGCTTTCTGGCAGCCAGTATTCCTCGCGGACTACCATCTGATCGCACTCCACCGTGAGCTAGGTGGGCGTCTGCGATGAAAACTACTTTGTGCATTGCTTACCTCAGGTTTCTTTCAGTATCGCTTTTAGAACGTTTGACAGATGTTCACCATCCTCAAACGAATCTAGCCGATAACCAAAGTCCATAATCCATAGCGGACTAGAACTTAGGTCATAAAAACTTATTCGCGATACCCACTGAACAAGTTTAGCGTAATGACTCATCGTTATTCTACTTAATAAACCGCCCCAGAGCGTCATCAACTTATCTAAGTTACCTTCAAGTACGACTACTTGAATATAGGCTGTTTCGTAACTATCTAGTTTTACATGACCTTGACAACTCCAGACGGTAGCCAACCAGGGTACTGAATTAAGTACCTTAACGGCACCGCGAATAAATGGATCAAGGTCTTTTTCATCTGTATTTACAGTGCGACTCTTAACTTCTTTTAAAACCTCCTCGCTAACTGTGACGAATTTAGCTTTAGGTCTTTCAGCTACCAGCTTCGGCTTTCTTAGCTCTTCGGATTGCCGATATAGCTTGTTAAGGTAAATATCGAGTCGAACTCGATAGTTATAATTGAGCGAAGTTTTGATCTTATCTATTACTTTCAGTTTCTCGAAGTCATCGTTTTCTGTAGCCAAGCACTTATCGATAAGTCTCCCCAACTTAGTCTGAAAATTTTCAGATAACGATAAGTTACCGGCCAGCTCAGATTTGACTACCCCATTCAATTCCCGCAGATCGCGAACCAGCTTTACTTTATACGCTGTTAGCATCAGTTACTCCCTAGATTCTTTATTCAGGATAGAGAGCCGAAGCTCAGCTTCGGTACAGATCAGCCGCAAACCAAACGGCAAGCCAGCGTGAGTTTTAGAAACACTGGCGTTTAGCTGTTCTGTCATTTCCTGCAAACTTTCCGCAATAGCAGCGACATCGCAAACCCCATCGTTTTCTTCCGTCATGTAACCGTTAGGGCGACAGACAACTATATCAGGGGAGTTAGCGGTATCGGTACCGCAGAGTATCACGGCTTCTAGATACTCCAATGCGTTGTTCTTGAAAGCATTTACTTTCCATTGACGGATTAGTTTGCGTTCTTCTTGACTAAAAACGTACATGTTATCTTTCCTTCTAGCTAGCTAGTGACGCCAACCCGGAACTCTACTGACGTCGTACCGTCTGTGTTTTTTGTCGGCATGGAGAGAGGGTAGCAGTTGGTGAACATAAATTCCTTGTAGCGTCCCTTTCGGTAAATGATAGAGCGTCGCTTACCGATACCGCGGATTTTCTTGATCTTTCGATGCTTGTAAGACGGTATCTGGATCCCTCGGATATCTCTGATGAATTTGCAGGGCTCTACAGACTGATCTTGATCGCAAGCAAGATCTCCCCATGTATCAATCAGAGCCTTGTAGTCACGATAGGGCCAGATGGCCTCTACATCAACATCTATCGATTTATCTACAGAGTCCATCATTTTCACTTTACCCAGGTCAATTACGTTATCCATGACAAATCTCCTTTTAATAACGCTTACTGCGTATCTTTAGTTTAGTGTCGATATAAGCGCATAACTGAGCCGCTAGCGTGGAACTTTCTTCTTCAGTAAGGTCAGCAAAGTAATCCGACCAAAGCTCTTCACTGATCGCTGCTTTTATTACAGCACGAGACTCAGGGTAAAGCATAAACTCATCCAGAGCTTGCTCTTCCTCGCAATAACGCGCCAGTACCACTTCCTTCACTGAGTTCTCTGGTACCATAAAGGTTTTACTGATCACTTTAGCTGAGTTTACTCTATCGAGTATCGTAAGGGCCGGTCGGTGTCCGTAAACAGCCCGCATAGCTATTGCTCGCTCACCGGCACCGATTCGACTTACAAACTTCTGGAAGTTAACCCTCTCACTGACTCGCCACTTCAGCCAATCTTTCTTGAGACGCTCGATCGTCAAATCGTAGCGCGGCTTACGTGATCCGATACTAACCAACAACATAGGCTTAGATGCACCTTCCAGTTCAATCATGGCCCCGTAAGGGGTTGGTTTACTACCGGCCCGCAGCATCACGGCGTAGCTTGCGGTAGACGCGATGTCCGGAAATTTAGCCAGGAACCCGGCCAGTTCGGAAACCAGAAATTTCTCAATGGATTCACCGAGTTCGTTAAGCAAAATATCGAGCCACTCGACCTGGTCCACCTTCCGGATGTAGTAACCATCTAGCCGCTTACCTAGCTTGTGGTCTTGTGTACGAATAACCTGGAAACGAACTGGAATAGAAATCCCTTCCTTACGAACCATGAACTCGGTAAAGTTTAGGTATCTGACAGCGTTAATGGTCGGCTGTTCAGCGAGATCTCCGCGAGGCTCTTTGCGCAGCCTTAGAATCTCTTTTACTGATCTCACGAAAGTATTTACTGCCATTCCTTCCTCCGGGATAACTATGGGTTATTTTTTCGACCGTGGTGCTTTCAAGTCTGTCTTGGTTGATATTTACAGAAAAGTTCATCTCCACGTCGACAAAACACGGAGGATCATTCTTTAAAGTAATAACTCCAGTACCGTGGTTGATTTCTAAGACCACGCGATCTTCCAACCGCCCTTGGTCTGCCCGCATTACGATTTCGTAACCGTCTAGGTCGTCTCTCGTGCGATAGAAATACTCACACATTACAGTTCTACCAGCGACCATTAGATCTTCTATGTCCGATGGGGCTTTAGAATCGCCATCTCTGAGAACAATAAGTCCTTTATGGAACAAATAGTTAACAGTTACGGCGAGTCTGCTGTTAAAAACATTAACGACCAAGTTAGTAACTGAATGCGGTACTTCTAAATCCCCAGCTTTACTCACCTGGAATATCAGGCATACATTACCTTCTTCTACAGATACGGCGACTAACGTACCGCCTTCATTGGGGAGCTCCGTTGTCATGAGTCGGTAAAAGTCATCCTGGCGGTAGTTCTTACCGCCAAGCTCAAAACTTTTTAACTCAACTATCTGCATAACTAACCTCGCTTGATAAAGCTAACCTTTGCAAAATCATCGTCGCTGAAATCTACCGGGAGAAAAAACTCGCTACCCAAGTAGTAATCAATTATTTTATCTAGGATGTCAATAGAACCGCGCTTGGTTGGTAACTTTCGTTCAATAAAGATCGAACGAAGGTCTTTATCGACAATGACCCTTCGATAGAATTCGTCGCCGTCCGGCTTACAACTAGCCAGGAAAACCAGTTCGTTATCCTCGAGAAGCACCCGCCCAACAAAACCTTCTCCTCTCCAGTAGATCCTGACCGCTGTTTCACTGAACCAGTTTTTAACTTCCAACGCCAACTTATCGGCAATGATTTGCTCGATACAGCTGAAATCTAAATTTGCATAGATAGAAGTAAAGTCAACCCGGTCTAGAAGTTCAGTTCTACAGTTACGTTGTTCGTAAGCGTCGTCTTGAAAAACGTAAAGAAGAATCTTACCGTTCTCTGCTGAGAACCAGTCGTGAAGTTCCTTCTCTTTCAAAATAGCTTCTGAGAGAACATTAACTCCAAGCGGTATGAAATAGTGGAAGGGTATATCTTCACGTAAGAAAGATTCTTTAACGAAGCGTCCGTAATACCCACCCAAACCTGCTTTCTCCACCAGATCCTTAAAGTTCGGGTGGTTCTGGTCAGGTAAAACCATGTAGTTCTTTTTCTTTACAGGAACACCACCATTTAGAATTAAACGATTAGCTGCTCTTACGAAACCAAGATCTTCAAACTCTGAGTTGTGCATAGTTTCAAGGATACTGGAGGGAGTGGCGGAGCAGATATCGTTAATGCATTTTTCATTTACTGGTGTTGAAATCAGCTCTACCTCCAGCTCAGCTTTAGAACGGGATAGGATCTGATATCTTTTATATTGTTCTACTTTATAACCGATATAAAAGTGAAAAGAACCGTTCAGTACATCATAACGAACACGAAGTTCAAATTTAGGAGAAATGAGCTTGAGGATATCGAAAGGACTGAGTCTTCGCCAATCATGACGGAGCTCTAGATCTTTTACTACCTTAGTTAGTTCGTTTATGAGTGTATCGTCTGCGGTAGGTTCGGTGGCCGTAAGTTCTTTTTTGGTAAAAAAGCCGAAACCAAGCATTTTCATAAAAGCCATTTCTCTATCCTCTATTGGTTTACTAAAGATTGGTGAACAAAATTATTTTTAACGAAAGGCGTAAAAAAGAGGAGGGCGAAAGCCCTCCTCTTTTAAGACAACACCTTGATGTTGATCACCGCATTCACGTACGGAGCCTTGATCCAGAAACCAGCATCGCCAGTTTCGTTTTCAGCATAGGTATACTGACGCAACCACTCCCAACCCGATTCGTCGGTCGGTTCATCGGCACCTACGTTGATGATACCAACTCCTTCGATAGCAGACACACCCAAGGGTGTACCAACAGCAACCGGAGATTCGCTCACGCTATTAACGAGATCGTACAAAGAAAACCATTTTCCTGCTGGAACAGTCACGTTCTTGAGTGTGGGATTACCCATCGTATTTCGCCCTTATGAAAAAGAAGACTTAGTTCATATTTATTGATTGTGGTGAACTAAAAAAAGAGGAGGAAGCCCTCCTCTTTTTTTCAGACTACTTGTACTGGCAGTTGAAGGGACAGGAACTGCGGTTCTTTATAACGCGGTTCGGTACCGATAACCCCCTTAGTGATCTCCGCCATTGCATCAGGAAAGAACTTGGCGATATAACCAAGATCTTTCCTCGGAGACTTGCTGTAGTGCATGTTGAAGTGGCGATAACCAGCTTTGTAGATAGTGCAGAGCTGGCTACCATCCAGTACGATAGCATCCATTCCGTACTTAGCTACGAGGTATTCCAGTCGAGCGGAAACCTGGATGTTCAGTGAGTACTTGGTGTCGTAGAGATTTTCCGGCCGAGTTGGATTTTCCGGGGTTTCAGTTACTGGGCGATTATGCCACCAGAGTGCTTTGAATGGGAACGGATTCTTGCTCCGGTTCCCGACCACTTCAGTCTTGTAACGTACCAGGTCGATTTGGTCAACGATAGCTTCGTTGACTGTGCTGAGAACCGTCTGGTTGGTAAAGTCCAGATAGTAACAGTTCTGCAAATCGCTGCTTTCTTTAGCACTGAGCTTATCCTTCAAGAGGATGGCGGTGGCTGCGGTCAGGTGATCGGGATGGAGGGTGAAAATATTAGCGGGTAGGTGTAGTTCAAAAGGTTTGGCTGAAGTAGCCGCCAGCGTATAACGAAAAGTATTCATTGTTGGTCTTCCTAAAAATAAATGGTATTGTCTACGGCAGTGGTGGTTAACATACTTGCATTACTTAGCTTTTTGTTTACCAGATCTACCACTGAGTTTGAAATTATCGGAACATACGTCCGCGGCCGAGAGATGCGTCGCTTACCGATACCGCGCTTTCGCTGGAGTTTAACCCCTTTGTAAACATAGTTACCGAGCAAAACATCGCCAGTGAAATCAAAGCCATGCAAAGCGCTTGGATATTCTTCCATTTTTTCACTCTCTGATTAATTAAGGAGGCGGCAAAGACCGCCCCCTTTCTACCGACTACAACTCGAAGATCATAACTTCGGTATTGACCACTCGCTCGACTAGTGAGTCATACCACTGCTTGACCAGCCCGGTCTTATCTCCGATCGTGATTTTGTCGGTCTCGTTGTAAATGCCCTTACGGTAATTGAACAGAATTCGCTGTTCCTGTTCGTTTACGCCGACAGCGACCGGCCAGCGCGGGATCCCATTTTTTACGTTAACGAAACGGCTTTCGTTGTCGCTGAAATGAATGAGCTGATAGAACATATCCCCGACGTTTTCAATGACCTTTTCGTTGGAGAGATCATAGGGCTCTAGACGGAGTACCATTTCGCCCATGGCTCTGTAGGCGACCGAAATAATTTGGTCGGCGTCGATATCGTCTCGCCCGGTAATCGACTTCACTGCATCGACAGCCGAATTGAGTATCGTTTTGACCAGCCCCGGCTCGTGAAACAGAGTGTCCGATTGAAGATCTTCCACGCTTTCAACACCAGTGGTCAGTGTGGCGATATTGCAGAAAAGCTGCTTGGCTTCTTTCAGCAAAGTTTCGCGATCATAGGCAGGATCTGCACACCATCCTCCAAACACCAGATCGCCCAACTTGTGCACAGTACCTGTGGTATAACCTACCTCGGTATCGCTGACTCGTTGTAAGATACTGTTTTTCAGCGCAGTATCGAGGTCCAGCATCCAGACAGGATATTTAACGTGGACGTTATCGCCAACCAGCTGGAATTCCAACGGGATCGGTAAAAACGGATGTAATTGAAGCCCAAGTTTTTGGCAGACGAGCCCATTGAGAGTCATAGAGTCCAAAGTTTCCAGATCGAAGATTTCCATTTGTTCGACCATGTCATCCATGCTGGGCAAAATATCGAAGCCCAAGTACTTCGTTTTACTGCTGCGCGCCATAGCAACTTCAACGGCCGGGATCGCGATCACTTTCTTTTCGTACTCACCGATAGCTTCGCGGTCCAAGTTACGCAGAGCCTTGATCAGATTCAGTTGGGGGAAGATGAGCGCGGCGGTACCGGGGGCAGCCAGGATAACTTCCTTAGAGGTCAGTTTTTTCATTGCTGTCATTTCCTTGTTGGTTGTTTCTAATTAACGTTGTGGTAGTAATAGGGAGGACTAGTCCTCCCTAAGCCTAGCATTGGATGAACTCGATGGGTTCGCTGATAGCCGCGAAGATGCGAATCTTTTTGAACTTCTCCCAGTTCTCATCAGAGATTCTCCCGTTTTCCACAAAACCGCTAAGCAGTTTTTGTACTGCAGGAGTATCTTGATCGCCGAGCATGTACTTCATCGGCCGACTAGATGCCTCAGAGTAATAATATTCCAGCACCTTAATACAGCTTTTGTATTTGTTCAGCCGCTGCAACTCTTGGCTCGTGCGGTTATCTTCTTTGATTGAAGAAAAGAGCTCGTAGTCGACCCCAATGAAATAGTTACCGAAACCCGTGTAAGGACTTTCTTGCCGAAAACGGACAGTACCGACTTGCTGGCAGTTTTTGCCTTGGTTGAAATGGTCGTACAAATGGTGGAGTATGTAGCTAACGAGCTCCTTACTGACCCCTTTTTGCCACTTCTCATTATCGTAGAGCTTCCGGATAGCTACAGTCAACCCGGAGAGCAGTTGATCGGGATCTCCGTATTTAACCAGAAGGTTGGTTTCCGGCAGTTGCTCCCGCAAAATATCCCGCAGGGTCAGATAATCGTTAACTCGCTGATCGGTGAACTTACCGCGTTCGAGGATCTCGGCGATGGAAATTGAATAAAGGCTTACGTTACTGTCAGAGCCAGGCTCTTTTCCGCCACAGTCCTCGACCAACTTCATCAGTTCTGGGGATTTTTCACGGTAACAGAGATGATGACGTTGGTTATTTTCGGAGAAATAAAGCACGATAGAATCATTCGCGACTTCATACCCGCCCAGAATCTTGCCTATACTGCCGCGCTCTGTAGATTTACAAGCATAGTTTAAGAGCTCTTGATTAACAATCAAGAGCTCTTTAGGCGGAGCTTTCGTGAACAGCTCGAAACGGAGATAGTCGGCACAGATCTCGCTTATCGTAGTGCCGTAGGATGCCCGATTACCGACCAGTGACTCGCAGAGGTCTTCGGGTGAGATAATGACTGCTTCGCAATTACGGCGCAGTGCTTCGATGCTAGCAAAGCCAACTGACCGAATGTGGTCGTTCTCTACAGAACTGTTATCGAAAGAAATAGTCATTTGTTTCATGGTTGAATCTCCTGTCTCATTTTGCTGTATATAAGAGTGGTTGGTGTAGTTTTAAACTTAAGGGTAGAACTAGAAGCGAGCTAACAACTCTCTTGGTTGTAATTTGATTGGCTGCGCCAGAGTAATATCTTGCATGATTCAACACAGCGAGGAGCCAGTGTATGGATATCTTTTGTAGTTCTTTTCTTCATTACTTTTTGTCCTGGTGACGGCCATATCAACTTGGTAATATAGTTCTGTAAATACGTGGGATATGTTTAAGCAAAAAAAGAGGAGGGCTTTCGCCCTCCTCTTAGTTTCTTACATCCTATTTGTCGATAGCAACTGGTTCCTTAATGAAGCTGAGAACTTCGGTATCGTCACAGCCCCATTTATTAACAAAATCTCGACTAACCTCACGCACAGCATAACGTTCGCAGAGACTGTTAACGAAACCCTCCGCATCGTAGAGATGTTCTCTCAACAGCTCACTGAGCTCACAGCCAGCTACCGGTACCAGAGCAATTTTATACTCGAGCTTGAGTTCCGGGAACAGACGACCTACATAATCCCAAACCTCGTTCGAGTCAAAGCGTTTGATTTCCATCAGGACGTCAACACGAGACTTACGATAAAGCGCTACATCTAGGTCCTTGATGGCGTTGGTGGTAATGATAACAATCTTGTTTTCCAATTGAGCAACACCATCCAGCATATTGAGGATAGATGAGAGACTCAGTTGGGTTTTGGAAGTAGGATTGTTTTTACCTAGGGGAACTTCTACCTGACTTTCCTGTTCATTGGCGTTATCAAGAGCACGCTTCCCTACGAAACTATCAATATCTTCGAAAAGAACGATAGCTTCGTCAGACATCCCCCAGAACGCCCGCTCTAAGTTATTCAACGAACGGCTTTCAAGTGAAACAGGGTAGATATCGAAGCCAGTGATGGAGCCGATGACCCTAGCCAAATCTGTCTTGCCAGTACCAGGCTCGCCGTGGAACAAAAACGTCAGTTTACGAGAGAGCCCTAACTCCCGAAAGCTATCTTTGTTCACGATAAAGTTATTGATAGCTTTATCGATGCTTTCACGCACCTTATGGCTATAAGCTACTTTATCCCATTTACGTCGCATGAGGCGTTGGCGGCGGAACCAATCGCCGTTCTGCTCACCCATTACCCAGACCGAATCGTCGTCAAGCTTTTTATCGAAAGTCTCAGAGAACTGACGTGCAAAGCTATCAAATACCTTATGGCTGCCCCAGAGAGAGAACGTGGCAACGTCAGTTACATAAACAGTTTCCTGACTCATTCTCTCACTATTGTCTCGACTGGTCCGAAACCAGAACAGACGGCGACCAAGCATGAAGAAATTCAAGGAGCCGCCGGGAGATATCACCACCTTACCATTATCAGCCATCATCCGGAAGTTACGAACTCCAGCCATCCATTTGGTGCTACCGTACCATTTGTCAAATTGTTCTTGAATCTGCCTCCGCTCCCAAGAACTGTTATCGAAAGTCATCCTGGCGATAAAACGCTGTTGGAACCAGCCAATCAGCGCAGACGGTACTCTGCGCGCCAGATAGGTCAGCATCCCCATGGCGTAAACGGCCAGACCCCCGGAGAGGAACTGGTTGTCTCCGGCCAAGTTCGTGATTTGTTGAATGAGTTGTTGAAAAATATCCATTTCCGTATCGACTCCTGTTATTTAACTACGGACAGCTTGGGCTTGCCTTTCGGCGGCTGTTCTTCACCGGGAATGATTGGTTCTTTTCCGTTAAATTCATAGAACGGAAAAGCCGGGAATGGGAATGGTCTGATGTCCGCATCCGGCGTGCCAATGCTGAAACTACCCCACGGCAAAGAAACGTGAGAGACCATGCCATTAAAGCGACCCTCGAATCCAATGCCGTAAACCGTTACGCTGAACTTCAGGACTGCGTTCGGGCTTATGCAGAGCGTTATACTGCCGTTCTCGCCCACGGAGCGCTCAGGGACCATCACACCTTCAGCACGGCTATCGGGAACATAGACGTAGACACGATACCCTTTATCGGCCAGCCAGCTGTAAATGGCGTTAAAGACCGCCATGCCAAGCAGTGGCGGCTGCTCGAGATCTTTCATTGACTAATCCTCTTTAGTAACTGCAAGTCAAAGACGTTGACAGAAGTCATGGAGTTTGGAAGCGAGAGAGTTCTGGTGCCAGAAGGCAGAACCGATAGCCTTACGGATGGACTTGACGATACGTTCGCCCTTACCTTTCCTGTAATTCAATGTTTCAAATTCAGGACACTGCTCGATAAGTTTTTCACCGATCATTTCGGCGATATGTCCTACTTGTAGACCCTCTTTGCTAATTGCTCGAACAAAGCCATTGCTACGGCACATCAACTCGTATATAGCAGTGGGTTCGTCGAGATAATAGAACCAGCGTTCACTACTTGTCTGATAAACGCAGTCGCAGGTCAGTTCCCCGTCTTGGAAAGTCTGGAGACGTAAAGGGGTTATGTCTCCATCGCTGACTGTGGCGTAAAGTCGATGAACGATTTCATCGTCAAACAAAGATCTGATTTTACGGACAGCCTCGATCATCAAACATTCTTGCACGTTGAGTGATTCGACACACAACTTAGGAAGTTCTCGATAACTGGATAGCAATGAGCCAATATTACCAGTTTGTTTGAAGTAATGTTGAATGTTACAGGTTTTATCAAAATAAACATTCCGCCAATGTAAAATCCAGCTAAGCTTGTTTTGGAACGCACTTACTGTAGCAATCGACTGATGCTTAGCAAAGATATCGATATTGTGAATATTGTCGATATCAAAACAAAACCCTTTTTCCTGAGCCACAGAAAAACCTTTAATGCTTTCGAATTCCATCTTTGGTTTCCTTAGTTACGTTACAAAAAGTTAGTTTATCTTTATTACTACACCTAAGTAATAAAGGTCTATAAAACTATGGTTTAAGTAAAAAAAGAATGGGGAGGTGACCCTCCCCATTCTTTTAGTCTTCGTCTCGACCTTCAGCGATGCTGTCGAGGCAGCTTTCGACTTCGTACTCGAAGTCGAAAGTGCTGATGTCGAGGGCGTCGCGACCGAGATCGCAGTGCCCTGAAGACATCATGACGAAGCTCTTACCACAGTCAATGCTGTAGATAGCAGAGCTTTCGTCAGCCCCATAAAGACACGGGGTCTTTATGGCCAACACGACTTTACGGATAAAGTCGTTGAGTACCTGGGGGTTGCCCAAGCACTCGCGCGCTCCCAGGCCGGTATTGGCCAGGGAGTTTTCTACCAAAGTCCGGAATTGGGACATGGCATTGCTCCTTATCTAATAAAACCAGGGTATAGGAGGAGGGCGAAAGCCCTCCTCTTTTGAATTTGTAGAGAGGGGACCTAGGTCCCCTTCTCTTAGTGGCGCACCAACCACCATTCGATGGAAGCCCCTTCCGGAAGCTCCATCGTGCCCTCGGCTAACCGAGGACCTTTGTACTGCCCAACCAGCAGGGCAGTACCGCGCTGCATCTGCAACGTGGTGCGGTTCATCGGCACTTCGATGCCGAGTACACTGCTTAGCACGGCGGCGGTATCGGCGTGACCGACAGCGCTATCGTGCCCAAAATTACTAACTACCCACTTAGCCTCAGACTCATCCAGTTGGATGAACTTAAGGTTACTGGTTTCGCTCAGCATATTGATGCTGAACGCGTTGGTAACTGTTACACGTTCCAGATCCTTGTAACGGGTCTGGAAGCTACATTGGAGCCCACCTTCGATCAGAGGGTTGCTCTTAGCAGCTTCCTGGCTTTCGGCGTTGATGTTGACAGAAACCCAGCTTTGGAACAGGTGTTGGTTGTTGTTCATGATGCGTTCCCCTTAAGGAGTAGGAGTTAAAGGAGAGCGGACAACCCATTCTCTACCTTAAGCTCACCTAAGGCATATAGGTCTGAGATTTTTTGGGATTCGATTTTACCATAAGAAAAAGCTTTAGGCCCTAAGAATCGAAGCTAATCTTTAAGTCCTTAATCAAACGCTCCTCTATCAAACCGCAGAGCGTGCGATAAAAACGATCACTTGGGTATTTACGCATGTCATCGGTTATCTCCAGTTTACGCAACGGCAATACCCCGCCGGCATATCCAAAGTAAATGGACTCCGCCTCATAACAGACATTCATGGCGAAGTCACGCATAGCCTCCTGACCAGTGCGATTAAGAACGAACAAATTGGCCCAGAGAGAACTACGTGAAGGTAGGGCGAAACTGACCTCGTTTACTAGCCCAGAATGATGGCAGCTCATCACCAGTTCCAGAATCGCTTTCATTGGGGGAGATAAATGTAGACCAACAAACAAACGCTCCGTCTTACCGTCTAAAAGTATCATGTCCACATTTTGGGTCATTACATTGATAGAGCGCATAGAGGTGCTGATAAAAATTTCCTTAACCATCTCTTTATTCCTTTTTCTAGTTAGGGAAGGAGATCTCCTTCCCTAACCGTTAGTTGAACTATGACCCGAGATCTGTCTTTAGAACAGCATCGTCGTAGAAGTTGACAGTAATCAGTTCCCCGAGGAAAATCTTTTCCAACACCCTTTCAGCGTCTAGCCAAACCTCAGTGTCGGGCAACGTCTGCCAGTTCTCTGGGATAGCCAGCTTGCCCTCGAACAGATCAGAGCAACAATAGTGAATCTCCTCGGCGTTTTTCAACAGATAACCAGTATCGACGCAGCTTTTCGTTCCCATCTTGTTATCGTATACCCAAATAGCCAACCGAAACTGCTCGATTTCGGTGGCACTGTAGATCAGACGAAGATGGTCGTAGAGCCCTTCCAGTTTAGCCAGGCGAATCAACTTACAGACGCCTTCCAGTGATTTATTTGGCACTAACCGTAGGAATAGGACATCGGTCTCGCCGACATGTGAAAAGTCCGGAGTGTTCAGTCCATTGCGTCTAGCGTAATCGACTGCGTCATTATGACAGCCGGCCAGGATAATTTTCTTGGCTTTACCAATACTTTCAGTAGCCTGTTCCACTTTCATAGCCCTCAATCGATATTGTTCACGTCGTAGATCTCTGATAAAACAGCTGCTGATGAGTTTTTTCCTGTATAAGAAAGGCAGGGCAAGCCAGAGTTCTTCTTCAACTACCCCAGGAAATTCCAACTTGGTTCCATCCTCCCAGCAGAAATACGCCAGAGTGGCTTCAGTGAAGATTTTATCCGTTTCTTCCTCAGACAAAGCCTTCCCATTTTTGTCGACAATTTCGTACTCGAAACAATCTTTCCTTATCTTCAAGAAATCTCTGACGAAATCAGGCAGGGTTTCATCCTTAACCTTACCTAGAAGTAGAAGGAATTGCTTGAGTAACCGTCCAGGAATGGCTTTTACGAACACGTCCGTTTCGTCAGGACCGTAGCTCTCACTGAGGCCTTTACCTGACAGGTCATTAAGTAGTTCGCCGTATTGTTCACGGACAGCCTCGATAGAAGCACCGATGTAAAGACGTAATGTCATTTCCTTGTCCTTAGTTAAAGTTGTTCAAGAAAGCAGTTATTTACAGCCTCGCTAACTACATCGAAGTAATCAATGTCGTTAAGAGCTGCCCACTCTCGCTTGAGCTCCAACGTACTGCATACCAGCCCTTGGTATTCTACGTGGATCTCAGTGGCTTTGCGAAGTACTTCAACGATCTTTTCGATGGGCTGTAGTTCCAAGGTGGAATCAAACGCTTCAATTTTTACGTTGACGAGTTTCAAAGCGTCTTTAGTCAGACAAGTCTTGACAAGATCCTCGACACCCTGTGCTTCAGCTGCCTCAATGATATTACAAAGAGCTTCCATCTGTGGGCTTGGAGTTAGCTGCATATAGACACAGCCGTTATCTTGGGCATCCAAACAGAAAGTCGGATTCTTCAGATAAAGCTTCCCGGCAAAGGTAACCGCATTTTTATGGCTACCGCTAAGAATTACCGCCTTTTGCAGTTTGGTATAACTCAGCTTACTGCCTTTGAGGTTAAAAAGTTGAGAGAAGAAACGGTCATCGATGATTTTAGCAATATCGATCTCTTCTTCGCTCAACGCTTTCAAACTCGCTGTATGGAACGAGAACAGACTTGCACCAGGCCAGTAAAAATCTATCTGTTCGGCTGCCTGGAATAGCGAAGTAATTTCCGCTTTAGGCAGTGGATGAAATGTTCCGCTGAAAGCCTCGAATTCGAAGCAGTTTTTCGGAAACCCTTGTGTTTTCTTAAACATAAACATAAAAGCTGTCCAACCAGAGGCAGATAGAGCCTCCAGAGCGCCCCGAACACTTGGGTGCGGGACAGCTCTTATGAACACTTGTTCAGCTCCTGAGCTATAGGTCATCGGGAGTTCGATTTGAAACTGCTCTTTTACTGAATCCAAGCTATCTGAAATGTAGATTCTCATTCTTTTATTCCTTAAAAAGTAGGAGAGGGGGAACCCTCTCCTATATTTGGTTAACCGGCGATCTTGAGGATGTAGTAGCTATCGGAGTCCTTGAAACGAACGATCAAACGCTCATCGTACTGAATCGGGACTTCCAGGTCATCGACTGTTCCGGGACGCAAAGAGACCTTGTAAACAACGCAAGGAATTTTACCGTCGCTAGGTACGCGCAGGCTTACTGCACGGATCGCTGCCCGATACGGGTAGAGTTCCTTGCAGAGAGTTTCCGTAGCGATCTGATACGGACCGTTTTCGATCAACGGAGCCTTAGTTGCGTCGTACTTGAACATTACCGTTTTGTTACCGTTCGAGCTATCGAAAACATGATAGCCGACAGGCTTAACTACCTCAATGTCGTAGAGGCGAGTGGTAGTGATCCCGTAGTCTTTGGTGCTGAATGCCGGGCGATGGTTGCCGATTCCGGTAGCGTCTCTGACCCAGCAAACCGAATGTACATCGACATCGGTCTTGCTGGTGATCGGACGGCTGTTATCGACCTGGCGGCGCATTTCAGAGAGCAGCAGCTCAGTGGAGCGACAGTACAGCTCCTCCACCTCCCCTGCTTCCAACAATTCGACAAACTTACTCATGGATATCAGTCGTTGCTGACCGACCAGTCGGCGAACTGGCTTATCGAAAGCAGTTTCGCTTTTCTTCTCGATGGCCTCCTTGAAAAGTTGGGAGAAGTCCTTCTCAACAGGAACCTCTGGTTCGCTGACATTAATGGGTTTCCAGTCCAGATCAGCGTCGGTCATGTGCCGCAGAGCCAGATGTTGCATATAGCCCATTTCATTAAGCGCCTTTTCAGCGGCAGCGAGTTGGTTGGCGTCGGCGTCGGCCTTACGACGGAAAGTCGTAAAGTTGGTTAAGACCGCAAGTCTCCCAGCTGCCATACCTAGCGTAGCTTCGTTAAAACCACGGATCTCGGCAGCTTCTATAAGGCTATCAATTACTTCGGTGATCGCACGGCTGTTGTAATGTATCACGAAACGGCGATCTATCACAGCTCGGTACTTGAAAAGCAGCGAGTCATTGGTGTTGAATCGTTGAAGTTTTTCAACAAAGAGATCCAGTTCGCCAGAACCTCTGTTCTTAACGTCACTCAAGTAGCGGCGCAGCTCGTTCGTAGCCTTGATCTTCTTTTCTAGAACGGCGGGACCGAACAGACTGTAAGCCTTGGCGATATGTTCAGACCAGTCGCTGTTGACAAGGTCGTCGCGGATTTGGACGCGGATGTTGGAATGGTGGTGGAAATGTTCCCAATATACGGCCGGCTCAGTTTCGGTGCTAGCGGAACGAATCCCACGGAAGGGTAAACCTACTGTAGTAGGTTTACCACCGCGACCATGAACGGTTGCTCCCGGTATTGCAATACCGGTGCAGTTGTTGATCTTGGCGTTCAGCACTAGTTCCCGACAAACAGAGAACGCTTTGTCGATATTGACGTCCAGCGTAGATGCTACTGTCTTGAACAAAAACAATGGGCGAACATCCAACTTGTTGAGAGCGATCTCGGTTACAACGATCTTACTGGCATGTTCACGGAAAAAATCTCTGCAGCAGTTACAGCTCCAGTACCCACGGAGATCTTCAGGAAGAGCTTCGATAAAGGTCTCCCAGATTTTATCTTTACAGTTAGTATCGAAGGCCACGCTGTTCCCGCCCAGCGCATCGAGCATTTCACCGATTTCACGAGCGTGTTCAGCGCAATTGAAATTGTCTTTAACAGCCACAATAGCATTGATTTCCATTTGTTATTTCCTTAGTTCTGGTGTTGTTTGTTATACGCCCAGAAAGGTGTCAGTTGTTAACTTTAAAACGCTTGAGTGGATCTTTGTTGAGTTGCTCTAGCGTTTCTTGGAACTCACCGAATCTCTTAAACGCTTGGTCGAGATTTTTGTAGAGGAAAGAGAAAACTATTTCTGGTTCTCCTTCGCAGACATGTTGCTTCAGGTTCTGATAAGGTTTCTGTACATCGAACGGGAAAAAAGCATCGCAGTCTTCCACCTTGGTTTTGAACCAGGTTCTCACAATGCCGTCAAGACAAGGCCAGTAGATGGCTTGCCGATAGATCTCAGCGCCGCCGATAACCCAGAGTTCTTTCTGGTCGGCACAGGAACAGAAATAATGACCAAGCATTGCTTCCAGGCTTTGGAACCAATGAACTTTACCATCGAAGCCTTCCGGTCCGTTTCGACTAACTACCCAGTTGATGCGATCAGGTAACGGGCCGTTAGGAAGAGACTCGTAAGTCTTCCGCCCCATCACCACGATCTGACCCTTTGTCATGTGTTTAAAGAATTGCAGATCCATTGACGAACGCCAGGGCAAGTTACCTTCTTTGCCAATACCGCCACAGTCATCCATAGCGGCGATAAGATAAACGGACATAACAACTCTCCTTATTTAACAATAGTTGCATTGTAACCGTACTCGACTACTTCTTTAGCTTCGAGTAATAATTCCATTAACAATTCTTCGATAGCTGGTTCCAGCTCCGTGATAGTAGAAGGAGACTTTACTTCGAGTTCTGTCTCGTACTTACTCTGCTCTAGGTCTGCGGTTCTAGCCCAGATCTTGATTTGCCATCTGAAAGGTCTTTCGAATAAATCGACCGGCAAAACAATTTTAACCTTAGTGAGCCCAAGCGGAGTTTTTTGTCTGATAGCTTTCTTTACATGAAAACCTTCAGTCTTCGTTGAACTCACTAAGGTGATACCGGCAAAACCTCTACTGGTATCTTGTTTTCCCATCAGAACACCCACCAGTCCTGCTTAAACAACTCCTCACCTTGCAGTATCGTCACGCCAAGCGTCAAAGCCTCACTGAGCTTTTTACCGCCGTCGTTACCGGCCAACAAGAAATCGGTTTTACCGGACACGGAACCACTTACCTTAGCCCCCAGCGATTCCAGGTGGTTCTTAAGTACTTCTCGATCCACTTGGACAAACGATCCAGTGATAACAATCACCTTACCGGCCAGAGGCTGTACTTCCGCCTTAACCAAGGAGATATTCAGCTTCTCACGCAGGTCTTTCAGGATCGCTATGTTCTCAGGACGTTTGAGGTAGTCGACAATAGCCAGAGAAGTTACTGGACCAATGTCTTTAATGGTCATCAGCTCTTCAGCTGTAAAACCACCTACCTTGAACAGATCTTCGAAACGATCGTTGGCAAGTACCCAGCGAGCGAAGTCGCGGGCAGTGGACCAACCTACGTTATGGATTCCCAGAGCGTAGATCAGTCTACCAAGCTCCAGTTTATCGGACTGTACGCGATAGACGGATTTCTCCAGCACATCGATACTACGCTGTCCGAAACCAGGTAAATCGCGAATGATGGCTTTCTTATCTTCATCTTCGAAGATGGTGAAGAAATCAGTCACCGTCTCCAACAGACCTTCGTTGTAGAACGTCTCTACCGTACGGTCACCGAAGCCCTGGATATCAAGAGCTTTTCGTGAAGCGAAATGGATCAGAGAGTTCTGTTGCTGTGCCGGACAACCGTTGCTATTCGGACAGTAGGTTTCAGCTTCGCCAGGGATTCGTTCCAGCAAACTACCGCACTCCGGACAGTTCGTCGGAAACACCACCGGCGCTCCCAACTCCGCCACTGAAGGATCTGCGTACCGTCTGAGTATCTGCGGAATAACTTCACCAGCACGGTGTACTACCAACATATCGCCATAACGAATACCGAGACGAGCCAACTCGTCAGCGTTATGAATAGTCGCGCGGCTTACCAGAACTCCGTCGATGTTCACCGTATCGAAGTTAGCTACCGGAGTGATAACTCCAGTACGTCCAACTTGAAAGTCTACGGTCCGCAACTTACTGGTAGCTTCTTTGGCCGGAAACTTGTAGGCAATGGCCCAGCGCGGCACGCGGCCAGTGAAACCCAGCTGTTCCTGATCAACGAACTCGTTGACTTTGAAAACCAAGCCATCAGTATCGTACGCCGCTTCTTTGCGGACGCCATTCCACAGTTCCAGCAAGTCTTCCAGATCAGCGCAACCCAGTTGATCGCGCATGGGGAGTTTAACTACATCGAGAGCTAACTCGAAGCCATACGACGCAGCCTCCTCCATCGCCGCCACATGCTCCAGTCTGGTTGTACCGCTAGATACTTGGTAGGCGTAAAACGCCAAACCGCGACTAGCTGCTACTTTAGAGTCCAGCTGACGAATACTACCGGCTGCAGCATTGCGGCAAGTAGCAAACGGTTTTTCACTGCGTTCAACCCGAGCTTGGTTAAGTGCATTGAAACGTTTCTTGGACATCACTACTTCACCAGAGACCTCATAAACCCCAGGTGGGTTGTCGGTATCCAAACGTTGCGGTAGGTTCCAGATCGTTCTGGCGTTGGCAGTTACGTTCTCACCAACGACCCCGTCACCGCGAGTAGCTGCGGTTTCCAGGATACCATTACGATAAAGTACTCGCAAAGCCAAGCCATCCAGCTTAGGTTCGATCAAGTACTCAACGTCTCGACCAATAGTAGCTTTAAGTCCGTTCAGCCACTTCAACAGTTCTTCTGAGTTGAAGACGTTATCTAGTGAGAGCATCGGGGTGTTATGTCGGACTTCTTCGAAGAACTCCAAACAGTCACCACCAACAGTTTGAGTTGGCGAGCCGGGAAAAACTACACCGGTAGCTGCTTCCATTGCCTTAAGGTCCAGAAAGAGCTGGTCGTACTCGCAGTCAGAGAGTTCGGGGTTGTCGTCGCGATAGTACGCACGACAGTGCTTTTTCAAGAGCTTAGTAAGCTCTTCCTGCTTCTTCATCAATTCAGTCATCTCCACCTCCACATCTCTGTGTAGTATAAATTGTATCGCAACGTAATCTTTAACCACTAGAGTGATATAGGTTTTAAAAAATCTTTACTGTGCATACTGTGAGTAAACTCTGTTGGAGAAAACGTATGATGGACCTGTTCAAATCAGTTGCTGACCTGAAAAGCAACTTCATCTATACCCCGGAGAAAATCGACCATTGGAAACTCTGGCCGAAGAAAGGTATCGTTAAGGATGACTGTGATGGCTTTTCTCTGAACCTGGTGTTGCGCCATTTCGGCGAATTCTGGAAACCAATCTTTCAGAAAAAAGCCGTTCTGTATCACTGCACCTACTACGGTGTCGGCCATATGGTCGTGAAGATCGGTGGGTATTACTGCGATAACATCCAGCGCGTACCGTTTGAGCAACCTGGTCAAGAATACGCTGGTTTTAAGGCATATTCGCCTGCAGTAGTAGTGCTGAACTATTTCGGTATCAAGTCCGTATGGTTCAAGAACCTGACCGCTGCCGTAACCAAGCTTTTCAAGTAAAAGGCAAAAAAAGAAGGAGGGCGAAAGCCCTCCTCTTTTACGCCTCTTGTTTCATACCACCAGGAAGCAGTACGGAATCTTGATCTTTGTAAGAAGCATCGGCGCGCTCACCATAGGCGCTGACGACAGCACCGTGGATGGTTTCGAAGCTAACTGCCCCAATTTTCATTCCTGGAACCAAACGTACCGGGCAGTTACCGGCATTGTAAAATTCCAGGACTACTTTACCATTCCAACCGGGATCGATGCGGTGGGCAGTTACATGCACCAACAAGCCGAAGCGAGCCAACGTAGAACGTCCATCCAACCATCCAACCAGAGTCCGTGGGATATTGATAGTCTCGAGAGTACTTCCCAAACAGAACTCACCGGGCTGAAGAACGTAGTCACCTTCATGTTTCTGAAAGACTTGTGCAGCTAGTGCCGACAGCTCGGCCCGAGGTAGCGACAGATCGATCTCGGTAGTATTCAGGCTATAGTCATCGTTGTAACGAGGGACTTGGAATTCGCTATCCAAATGTACATCCACTGTGACACCACTGATATCCTCACTGGCCGGCTTAGGGGTTATTGACAACCCATTAACGGCTTCCATTTGCTCACCGTTTATAATCCAATAGACCGAGTTAAGGATATCGTCAGATTCCACACCGAGAAGCTGTTGTCTTAGAAGTGAATCAGAAATGCGCATTAATCTTGCTCCAAGTAATGAATATCATCGTTGTAAAAGTAGAAGAAATCTTCCCAGTCAAACTCGGGAAGGAGTTTACGCCAAAGATAACCGATTGGAGCATCTGCGCGATATTCCTTGGCATCTATCGCTCGACGTACATCATTTACGATGGTTTGGTGATACTTGAGTTTACCGCCTACAGTGAGCGGGTACTCGCCGCGCTGTTCATTCCAGGCGCTGATTAGGTTCCACCAACTATCGGTCAACTCGGTACCTTGCCAGGGTTCACTGAAACGCTCCTTGGTAAAGTTTCTCACTACTTCGTAGCTATCCGTTAGCGAGAAATCGATGCAATGCTCACCGTCGCCGACAGAACGGCGAGTTCGGACCAGATCCTCGGAGCCTTTCCTTGGAGTTCCGATTTTCATCAGTAACGGAATATAGGTACCGATATGTGTCAGTAGCTCTTCTGGGTCTTCAGGGAAAAACTCGTTCATACAACCGGTGAAAGTGTACTTATCGGTGTCCGTTTCGACATATACTGCAAAAACGCAGCCCGTCACTATGGTTGCGTGGCGTCGCTCAAGGAAACGTTCGTTTTGATACTGCCGATGTATTAACTGTTTCCAGAGCCGCAGAAACTTACCAAGCCGATAAGCTCTCCCGCTCTTATTTTCACACTCACCTTTACCGGCCGTCACCATTACTGACCGCACCATCTGTTCAATGAAACTGTCAATATCGAAAGGACCTTTACCGATAGATTTACGCCAATCGAAGCTCAGTTCTTCCAGCGGTACTCTGGTTTCTCGAACCTGAATGATCACTGGAGCTGGTTCTCCACCAGCTCCAGTGGCTCGCACCAATTCTACATGAATTGATTTAATCTTCATTGATTACTCCATAGTCAACGTCGGTTGTAATGGTTACTTGCCACCATCCGTAACGCAGCAGGATTTCTTCCGGACGGATGATCGGGAAATAGTAAAGTTCGTCGGTAAACTCATCGGTTTTTTCGACTGATCTGGCGGTGAGTCCAAGCACTCCGAGAATCTCGTAGACTTCCGTTTCAGAAATCCCTAAAGGATTGCCGTTGCAGGTGTCTGTTTTAGCGTCGGTCCAGAACGCCCTGAAATACAACAGGCGCGGCGACAAACTATTGACAAACACGATAGGTTCTGCATCGGCACGCTCGCTATGCGACAGTCTAACGCGTGCTGATGCGATTGGGGTTCCGCTGAGAGCTTCTTGCTCTGTAGTAGGGTCTAGTAGTTGCAGTAGCATAGAAGCTCCTTGATAGAATGGATTATTTTGTTTTTGCTTTGGCTGCGCGTATTGCACGCGCCGTTTCCAATCCTTTGCGTTGCTGATCCTCGAAGTATTCTTCTGGCAAAATACCACGTATCAAGCGCATCAGTGGCGCGCATTTAATGCCGTGCTTTTTGGCCATAGACTTAGTAGAGTGCGTAAAACTAAACCCTCTTTCGATGATCATCCACAGGACTTTCTTGCCGGCGATCTTTTGCTCTTCAGTTTCAGCTTTTTGCTCAACTTCGGCGGCAAATTCGTCATGAAAGTTACGTAGGTTTAAAGTCATGAGGACACTCCAATAGATCGCTCAGTTCCAGCGTAAGTGAAACTCAGCGTATGTGAATTAGGAAATCCGTTTTTTGGGGGATCGATAGTAGCCACAAAGGCGAGCTTTTCGAATTCATCACCTGAGAGCTCGATAGTGGAACTGAGCCCGTCGATCACCATAGTGGGTTTATCGCCTATCAGTCTGTTTCGCAACTGATTGTAGATGTAAGCGGTTGCGAGAAGTACTTCTAGCGGCGCCAGGTGCTCGATAAACATCTGTCCTATACCGGGGTCTTTCTCGGTCCTCGAACGAGCCAGTTGTAGGTGGAGATTTTCAGCTGGCTCTACGCCGTCTTGTTTAAAGAAAGCTGTCCGAATGGATAACTCGATAAAGTCAGGATACTTTCGAGCGGCACGTAAAGCTCGATCAGTTGCGGCACTAGATACCCCAAAGTTGTATTGTAGTTTTTTATCTTTCAGGTCAACCATTACTGTGCGAACACTGGCGTATCTAAAGAACCGATCGCTATCTTTGACGAAATCATCAAACTCCCAAAGTTCTTCCAGGCTGTCGAGATCGAGACTTGCAACATCACTGCCAGTTCTTTGCAAATAACGCATGGCTTGGAACAGCTTAAGTAACAAGGAATCACTTAATTGTTTCACTTGAGATCTCCTGTTGAAGTTTTTGGTAAAGAAACGGGTCGTGAAGATTGCTTAATAGCCCATCTCCTGGCATCTTGTATTGCTTAGGTTGTTTGCCTGTATGATGTTTCTCGAGAGCCACGTAGAAATAAGTCAACAGCAACAGCATGTTACTCGTAGAAATCTCTTTAGTACGACCAAAGACCTCGGACACTAAGTTCTTGATGTAACGACTACCGTTACAAATAGGCTCTTCATTAACTTCGACAAAGACACGTTTACGGAAGTTATCGAAATTCTCCTTAGGAATCCGGTGTTTCGTTACAGCCTCCTTAGCGCCATCGTGGATGACTTTGAGCAACTTATCGAGCAAAGTGTTGTGGTTTACGAGGACTTCGCTTACAGCGGCTTCTAGAGCCTCTGACGTGGTCTTTACCCCAGTGCGTACGATACAGCTAGAATCCAATACTTCTGCCTTGGCGATGTTCTTTGCTGTTTTCTCGATAGTCCAAGGCACTAGTAATAAGTTCAGATTGTTCATGGAAATTTCCTATCGCGGTTGGTAGAAGCCCATGGCTTGACTCACCAGATATTCTAGCAGATAAGCTGCTGGCTCTTGCTCGTTAAGTGGGTTGTAGCCAATCTGTTTACATAGCGAGGCCACGACGTGGAACGCTTCATGCGAAACCACTCCGCAAAGTTCCCCTTCGCGCGCCATTGCTGGATTCAGTACGATCGCAAAGTCAAAATTGTTCAATCGGATAGTCTTACCACGCAGCTCTGGATAATCGAACCAGCGCTTCATATTGCGCTTATCCGATCTCACCAAATCCTGGCGCTTCAGATCAGATTCCAAATCCACCAGCCCTTTTAAAGAATCTACAAAGTAAATTCTAGCATCCTTGAAAATTCCAAGACTACACTGGCCATATCTCTTAATACCGACCATTCGACGACTCATCTGATGTGGATTAGCTAAATTGGATGAGGGAATGGCTGAGATGTTCGGCAAATCTCTCCGTCTGCTGCTGATAGCTAATTGGGAAAGTAACATGCTAACGTACCCTCCTAAATGCTCACTATCGTTAGTATCGCAGAGGAACTTCCAACGAACTGGTTCCCGACTATTATATCCTGGTTCTGATTCGAGCTCGGCAATGAATTCTCTCAACGGTTTTTCGATATCGTCGCACACTAACCCAAATGTTTCGGCTAAGTAAAAAATGTTTTCTCTAAAGGTTTGGTCCCCAAACAAAGTTTTTTTCGGTAGCCAGTAGTTTGCTGGTGAAATTAGCAAACTGCTCAACGCACCGTCGCTGGTTGATTTTAGAAATATCAAACACAAAATCTAAAGACTCTACCTGGAAGAGGGAGCGATAGATACCGCTCGAGCTGCCGTACTGGTTATTTTTAAATATGAACGTCAGCGGACGTATTGGTTCGCGCCCTTCTATTACCAGCACAAGCCACATAGCTCCAGGTAAAGCCTTCTTTTTAATATTGGCATTAATTAGTTCAAGGTGCCGATTAACTTTGTCCTCAGTATTCACTGAAGGGTCGGTTGATAACTCTTTTTCTTTCTCTTCCATTTCTTTTCCTCAGCGAAGCAAATAAGAAAGGAAGGTACGAAACCTTCCCTCTGGTCATATAACGATCTAGCTCGTAAAAATTAACTAATGGAGTATCCTGGGCTGTTCCATGTCGTTATTTGATTCTTTGACTGGATATTTAACTATTGCGATCGTCAATTTAGTGCAGTAAAAGATCACGGCCTCTTTACCTGTTATCCGATCACAACGAATCTCAGGATACCGTTCGGTTATGAAATCGTAAATCTCACCGAGGAATTCGAAGTCGTTAAAAAGTGAAATTAGCTGATCGCGAGAGATCGGGTTAGGTTCGGGTCCCTTAGATGGAAAGATCGGTACTACAGAAACCAGCTCGATAACGGTATCATTGGTCAGGCCAATCCTTGTAGTGCTCGGTAGATTTTTGTTTTCAGTTCTATAGATCCCATCTTCGACAGACGATACCACCAAAGAGATGGTTTCTATATCGCTCATCTTGCTAGTATCAACGTAATCCATATCCATTTCCTCTTAGGCGTAAAAAAGAGAGGGGCTTAGCCCCTCTCTTTTAAAGTTTCGCAAGTTGGTATTCTTGTACGGACGGCTCGTACTTGCGAGCCAGTTGATTGATTTTCCAATCGACGTACAGGCGAAGTTGTTGAACGGTTCTCGGTTTACCTGCTGAAGTATAGAAGAAGGTTTTATTACCTCGAGCGGCCGTAGGTAAAAGATACGCGGCCTTAGCCGAACCTTTGGCTTTGAAGAGTTTGCTGGCACCGCCAGCACCGAGAAGATGGGCGAGGAACATTTCCCCACCAGTAGGTTTACGATGCAGAACCTTACGAATATAACGAGCATTGTCGTTGAGAAGTTCGGCCGTCATCAGAGCATTGGCTCTGGGGTTAAAACGGCTGGTCTTTGTGGTTATGCCATGCTTGTAACCATGTCGTTTCACCGTGGCTCGCCAAGTACCCTTGGTGACTTGAAACAACCCGGCGGCGCTACTCCCGTAGCGGTTAGTAACGCGACTCCGGAAACCTGACTCGATCTCAGCGATAGCGGCCAGCTGAGAGGCCTCGATAGGAGCGTACTGCGCCGCGTCTACGATGACGGATTGATGTTTAGTCCAGCCGCTGGCTTGAACCGTACCTGCGAAAATAGAAAGTACACAGAACAACAAGGTTGCAATAAAATACTGGAGTTTCATTGAGCTCTTCCTTTGTGCTTGGGTTTTCGTCCTTTTGGACTACGACTTACGGAGGGTTGAGAGGGATGCGTTGCTCCTGTTCGCTCCCTAAGATAATTGACCATACTACGGTCGGCGTTAGTTAAGGTTACCTCGCTTTAGTTAGGAGCTGTTAGAAGTGGAGGACCGAATCGTCTAAACAATCGGTCCTCCTCCACATTATTAGTTCGGACGTTTGGTCTTAAAGCCGAACCGCGACAGTAAATTGACAGCGAATTCGTGGAATTTACTGCCGCGAACAAGCGGCGGGGCTGAACCAGACAAACGAGGGTCGTCAAGAATATCCGGCTGACTGGCATCTTTGCCTTTACGCAGTAACGTCTCCATACGAGCAACGATGGATTCTTGTTTTTCTACGTAGAGGGACCGCCAGTGCTTCAGAAGTTGGCGCACTTTAGCAAGCTCTTTGCCTTCACACACGCTCTCGCGCTTTTCCAGCTGGGTTACTATGCGAGCCAACTCCTCCAAACTGTACTTGTTTTTTTCATTCATCTTTTATTCCTCGACTACTTCTTTAGCCGAAGCCTGTTCTGCTTCCATGTACTCGGCCAGTTCCTGCTTGGTTTCGTCTTCCATCTCCTGGAAGATGACATCGCTTTCTTCCACGGCGTTCATGGCATTCAGCTGAGATGCGTGAAGGCTAGGGAAAACCACCACCAGGGCGGTTTCGTTGACGGAACCGTCGCTGAGACCAATGGTCCCGATGACCGGCTCGATCAGGAACGTCTGGTTAGTTTCGTTGATATGTCGACGGATCTCTTCGAGCACGAGCTCAGTCCCTTCAGGAGGGGGGACTTCTTCGTTACTGTCTTCATCCGGCTCTCCGGAAATCCAGTCGTAGAGCTCTTCCATCTTTTCGCCAGTGAAGAGATAGAAACCGTGAGGGTTGTCCATCCCGACGATCTCGACGTAGGTATTGTCGAAAGGAGAAGGCTTGAGCTCGATACCTTCACCGTAGGGTTGGTTGGCGAGATAGTTCCGTACCAGGAAACTAATCCCTTCCTTACTGAACTCGGCCGCAGTGGCTTCTGTGTCACCATTGAAACCAAGGACACCAGCCATGCCTTCAATAGCGCCGTCAGTAGTGAAGAAAGTAGGATCGAATTTAGAATTGGCAAAGAAAGTACGTAAAAGCATTATTGGTTTCCTTATGTGATGAGAAGTTTATAGCCCTATAAGTTAGATTACGCAGTAAAAAAGAACTTCTGCTATAATAGTTCAATTTGGTAATATATTCGCAAAAACTTTTTGTTCTCAGCAAAAAAAAGAGAGGGACTTAGCCCTCTCCCACTAAAGCGCACGGATAGCCAGAGCTATCATAATACCGATCAGAGCAATCCCTACCAGCCAGTATTTCAAGGCCTTATTGGGAGAGATCAGTGCAATGAAGCACAACCCAAGGGCCATGTACCAGAAAATACCTTCGAGGATATCGTCAGGAACCATGAAAAGACTGAGCACAGTAAATACTCCAAGGGTTAGCAAGATCGCCAACTCTCGGGTCTGTTGGGCTACTTTGTAGCGGATGTCACACATACCACCGAATTCACTCATTTTCTTTCCTTAAAAAATAGGGTTTATAGAGGAGAGGGTTTCCCCTCTCCTCTAGCTGGGTTTATTCGCGAATGGTCGCCACCGACGGACCGCTGCGAATGATGGCGCGGACCACCGCTTCGTTGAGCTTCTTGTCGTTGTTGACATTGGCCACGATCTGGAGTCGCATACACTGCGCCTGGACCTTGTCCGGCCAGGTGGTGCCGAACTCGACCTGAACCTTTTCGTTGCTGTAAACCGGCTTGCCGTTGGGGAGTTTCTCATTCAAACGATCGTCATCGACGTCGACGAACTTGAGCCCGGAGTCTTCGGCGTTCACCATTTCCATCACCTCAGAACTGCGGTTCTTGGTGGTGACGAAAATCATGGCGTCGACGGCGCCGGTCTGGATGTCGCCCAGTGCCAGGATGTTGGAGTTCTCACTGGTCTTAACGTCCCGCAGGCCAGGGATCAGCTTCTTGAAATAAGCCCAGGAAGCCTGGGAACCGGAGCCGGGCGCGCCGATGTTCACGGTATTGTCCTTGCCGAGATCATCGAATTCCTTGATCTTGGACTTCTCGGCCACCACCATCATCACACATTCTTCAACCGGCACGTTACCCAACAGCACCAGCTGGTTGGTTTCGTTGGGCTGCGTACTGCGGAAGTACATGTAGGCGTCAGCCTGGGTCAGGCCGAATTGGGCTTCGTTGTTGGCTGTGCGGAACAGGTTATCGAGCGAACCTTCGCTCTCGGTGACTTGGAGGGTAGCCTTACCGGAGTAAGTCCGGTTGACCTTGCCGACTTCCATTGCCAGGTTGGGGGCGTAAGAACGGTAGTAGTGGCCTTCTGCGCCACCGGCCGAAATGCTTTCGGCATGCAGTTGGCTGCAGAAGAAACCGGCGATCAGTACGATTACCAAACATACCAGCGCATGTACGCGTTGGTGAATGGGTTGAGAGAATTGTTTCATTGTGTTTCCTTACAGTTGGGTTGTTGTTCAAAGAAAGTTGTGGTAGATCTTTTTTAACGTAAGCCTAAGGGGCTTTAGTTCATCTGAGTAATATCTGTGTGAGATTTTTTGGGATTGGTAAAAAAAGAGAGGGTTTCCCCTCTCTTTTTTGGGTCAGCCAAACATTGACTCTTGTACAACCGCAACGGCATCTGTAGCCATGGCGGCGTAGCCTCCGTTTGACGCGTGAGTACCATCGTAGGAATAGCCACGGCTACTACCGTTAGTTTTCCACTTCCACGGATCAGTCCCGCGGATACTGTCGTGGTTAAGGACGTAAGCCCAGCCAGTATCAGCATCCAAGAGAGCGTTCAGCTGGTCAGGATAGCCACCAGCGCCCCATCCGGTATTGATAGTCTGATTCTCTTCAGTGGCCCAGAGGTCAGTAGAAGCACTGCGAACCAGGATCTTCGATACACCGATGTCTGCAAGGTCATGTTCCAACATCTGCGAACGGATGTTCTGCAAACGAAGCAACATAGCAGCTGGAGCCGTTCCGTCACCGCTAGCTGAGATATCGTTGGTTCCATAGAACACATGACCGTCAGTGCAGTAATCGTAGAGATTATTGATACGGGGGTCATTGATACCAGCCAAAGCGACACTGCCATGAACAGCGAGGTTCAGGCTCGCCAACGGAACAGTGAAGCCACCAACCATACGTTGGAACCAACCAGTACCAGAAACTGGGTTAGAAGAATCACCAGTGCCGGCGCTGATAGAGTCACCACGAATACAGATGCTCTTAGTCGCCTGGACCGCACGACCAAACACGAACGGACAGTAACCGGAGAGTCTGGTACTGACCGCTGTCCCAGTGCTAGTGAAGACCCCAGCAACATCGACATCCGATACTTCGGTGGCTGCAGAGTCATACCACCAAACCTGCTGTCCATTCTCAGCTCGACGAGGAGCAGCAAACGGAAGCAATGAAGTAGTGTCCGCGAAGTTAATCTTCATCTTGATAAAGAGCTGTTGATTAACCGGCAGTGACTCCATTCCGAAAGCAGAAGCAGGAATTGGATCTGAAAGAACCAAAGCTTCGCCGCTAGCCAAAGTAACCGCTCTAGCTCCACTAAAAGTAACAGGTGTTACTACAGAGTTACATTCGACAGAAACCGCTTCGATTGGCATATCGTTCGCGATATCGGTACACATCCCAGTGGAGGTAGAACCAAGATACCAGTTTGGAAATGCAAGTACGAGTTCTTCTTGCGCTTCGCTACCGATATAATGGGCCCAGCGAATAGCTACGTTAGGCAAAGCCCTGGCTTCTGCCGAGTTATTTACAGGGTTCCATTGAGTAGCAACCTTGAGTGGTTGCTTGATGTTACTAGCCAGACTTACAGTCTTAGTTGAAGTACTGTTGTCGGCAGTACCGGTCCAGGTTCCTCCATTATTGCTACCATCAAAGAAATCGTAGACGTTAGGTCCTTTGGTTACCATGATGTCAGTGATGTCCAGATAGACTCCGGCTTCGACACTACTCATCGTGATGCTCAAAGGGAAAGTGGAAGATTTGACACGGCCTATAATAAAAACACGTTGCCAAGTTCCGTCAGTTATCGTGTCCGGAGTAATGGAGTAGCCATACCCAGACTGTGAGGTCACTACCGAACCACCAACCTCAACGCCAGTCAGAGAGCATTTAACTAGCGCTGTGAGACAGTAAAGGTCACCTACCGCCAGATCGCTATGATCAGTCGTAGTAAAGAAATTAGCCTTTACTGACGCATTAGCTATGGCAGTCATACGGAAAGCCTTAGTCCGTCCGTTTGGATGGTCTGTGATATCAACCACGGATATATCGGCGTTACTTTCATTGGTTGGAACCAATGTACCTAACCCACTGGGGTTTTTAGCCCGGTTAATCAGATTAACGGAGGTCGGTAAACCTTGGGCTTTCTTGGACAGATCGGTGAAATCACCATCGACTACATGTTCCATACGAACCGGGGTCATTGTGGTATGTGTGGTCATATCGCCATAGACTTTAGCGTTTTTGGCAGTAAACCAAGGCCCTCTGAACGCCACAACAGATTGCTGTCTAGGTATGGCTTGAGCATCACCCCCGCTTGCTTTGATCCGAGCGTTGTCGGTATTGCAACAAAGGGTAATGCCATCCGCATGTTCCCAGTTACTGCTCATACCGTTGCTAGTTAGCTCTACGGTATCGTCTACCAAGAAATCCTGCAGCAACTGCGTGGGGTGATAGAAGTACATACCTGACCCGCCATTGAAGCGGAGTTTAGTAGATCCCTTCAGCCAGAGAGACGGAGGTATGTCGACCTGGTTACCAATGCCCAAACCAACGTTATCGTGAATATCAGCATCTTCCACCACGAACTTGCTAGTCAGGTCTTCTCTCAGAGCATAACCGAAAACAACCCCACCGGAGCTTTTACGTCCGGAACTGGAACTGAGATAACCATTGCCGTAGTACTCACCGCCGACAATTCGTCCATTGATCGGACCCTTGGTGTTGCTGGTAACGCTATTAGCGCCCCATTTAACTCCAGCTAGCGTGTTGTTGTACTGGGTGTTGTTCTCAATCAAGATCGCGTTACAGCCGCAGTCATCGACACCGATGTAGTTCTCGTAACCAATACAGTCAACGAGTTTGATACCGGTAGGCTTAACAGTGGCACCGCCGACTAGCTCGAAATAGAAACCGCCGGTCTTGTTGCCGTGGGCAATACAGCGATAGAACTCACAGATCTCTTCTGTTTGACGACCGACAGAAATACCAAAGCCGGCCCCAGGACCACTCCCAATAACGGTAGAGCGACCACTGCCGTAAGCTTCACAGTCGTAGAAGTAACAGCTGTCCATGAAATCCAACCCGAACAACGTACCGAGACTATCATGCGCTACGACGTTCTTGTAATACTGGCGACGACAGCGACGCATAAAGAATGCTTTATACGTATACCAGAGATATCCAGATTCGATAACTTGGTTCACGCAGTCTACTTCGAAGTCGCTAAGAAGCATGTCTTCGTGGTAAACTTGAGCGGTGTCGTAATCCGGATTGGTTAGGAACAAAGAACGCACTGGTTGGAAAATCGTTTTCCCAGCCCCAGCGCCCTTTATACCGACACCATTATATCCGAACAGATTCGGGTTATCGGTGGTGGTCTTGAACAGACCTTCTGGGAATCCAATTTGACGTCTGATACCATCGGCTTGGAAGGCTTGGTTGAGGGTTACGAAGCCAGCGTTAATCATCGGCACGTAGTCCGCACTACCGTCGGTCACGAGGACCTCACCAGCGGTCAGGAAGTCTGTAATGGGAACTACGATTGCTGCCGAGAAAATAGCGTCCTCTGGGTTTTCGATGATAACGGTAGCTGGATCACTCTGAGCCACTACTTCGCCGGCAGAGTTGCTAGCTCGCTGAGCAAGGATGATTTGCGAGCCGACAATAGATGCAATCGGAGTAATACCACCGACCGGTTGTCCGTCGATGGTCCATTCATTAGTAACTTCTGGCGTCGGAAATCCAGTGAAGCTTGCCGGAGTATACTGGACTTCCTCACCAAGTACGGAACGAATAATCATCGGCACCGTAACTACGACCGGAGGAATCGGGGTGATTTCTACCGGTTTTGCATCCACGAGAGTATAGGCCAGGATCTTTGGGTAAATCTTGTAAGTACCGTCTTCCAACGTCAAGGTATAGCTGGTAGCGTTGGCGCCAGCTATCTCTACCTCGACATCGTCTACCAAACGAACCCACTGAATGGAGGATATTACAAGCCCACCAGTAACTTTTACAGTAAGAGTTTCTCCTACTTTATATTGACCAGTTACTTTGATACCTGATCCACTGGAAGCACTTAGATCGGCTAGGTATTGAAATTGATTACGAATAGCCATGTTTTTTTCCTATTCAATAATTATGATGAATTAAATATTCTTTACAGAATAGACCTCGCCATCTTCAACGAATATCCATTCGTTGATTCTGTCGATCAGATATCATGAACCAAAGGAGATACGAATGGGTATTCGTAACTGGCTACAGCTCAAAGGACGTCAAGAGCAAGTCAAAATCACCGGTAAGCGCGTGAAAGGAGAGGCGCTAACTGTTTCAGCCGATCCCGGTTTCACTGTAACCGCGATTCAGTGGATGCGGAACGATGTAGCCATCGAAGGAGCTACGGAAACAACTTACCTATTAACCGCTGCTGATGTTGGTACGATCATATATCCTCTACTTACTGGCTATAAGTCAGAGAATATTACCGTGATAGATAGTGAGTCTTCGATTCCCGACCCCGTAGGGTTTACTATCGGCACTCTGTGTTTTGGGATGGCTTCCCTAGATAAATACTTATACGATACCTCGACTAAGCGTTCATGGACCGAACATATGTTCTCTGCTGCTGGCGAGGACGTATCTCTCGCTATCGATGCGGTTTCAGGTCGGGCTATTGGTGATTGGTATACTAAAACATTACCGGTTATCCTAGCGAGGGCTGGAACAGAAAACTTGGTCGTAGTGTTGGCAAATCCTCTAGGGAACGACATAACGAATGCTTTTGGAACGTATGGTCGTGCAGATGCAGCGCCAGCATCTTACTGGACAACACGAATCGAGTTAATTGCCGATGGCGTTGCTCAATTACAGGCCGCCGGATTCAAAGTGATCGTGGGTAATAATTCATACCGTAATTACGGACTGAATGATTCTTGTCGAGCCGACGAGAACATAGGTTCGCGTTTTGTAGATGAAACCTATCTCCACCCTTGGATAAAGGAGAACATGCCGGAATGTTGGGATGCTAGTATCGATCGGCCAATACTTGATGTTTATAACTACGTGTGGGGACTTGGCAATTGGTTCTTCGACGACAGCGACTACACCCATCCTAACAACGTTGGGATAGCTGCGCTGCGACGGTTTAATTTCGAGCGGATTTACGCTATGTCGAAAGGACAAATACCAGACCCTGTAGTTAAGCGAACTTGGCCAGAGCTTGGTGTTTCCACAACAGATGTGTCTGAAACATTATTTGGGTTCGGTAGTCTTACCACTCTAGGCAATATGCCGGCGAACATTAACCGGGTAGTGGCGCCTACAACTACGGGAAATATCATACTTACTTATCCTGATCTGATTGTAGATACGGCTGGTAACCAATCTCCCATTAAGGTGAACGCAATAGCGTGGAATAGCTTTTTCACAACAGGTCGAGGCAACACGGGAGATACTAGCGTATCTCTAACTAACCATGATCTGCTGAAGGGCAATATCTATCTGGGCGCTGGCACGGCTTGGATTGAAATTAATGGACTGACCCCGTACGGTAAGTACAAGGTCTGTGTAGCTGGTTCTGCTGTGGTCGGTAGTGGCGCAAAGATAGGTAATTACGGTGCAAACACTTATCCGCTGTTGGACGTTATTGACGCAGAATATGTTCTTCCTGCCGATTTCCTGGTGCTCGAAGCAATAGCCGATCCGATAGGATACATCTACCTGACAGTAACCACGCAGAGTACATCAACGTCTAGCTACGTCAGCGGTATCAGTGTGGAAAGTATGGCATAGTGCTGAGTATCTGGACGTACGCTGTCTTAGGTCCTCCTTTGCTTTTTCAGATAGTCATAAAATAACAAAAAAAAAGAAGGAGGGCGAAAGCCCTCCTCTTTTATCGTTTATATTCGATAGAGTTCTCTACCTTACTCTTGTCGGTAGTTACTATCTCCACTAAACCGTTATCGAACACCACAGAGATCTTAGCGCAAACACATTTGTCCAGAACCCTCAACCATTTCAATACCGCGATCGAACAATTCTGTCCAGTTACTTGGCGATTTAAAAAGATATGCCAGTCGTGCTCTTTCGCAAAAGCTTTTACTGCGTTTATTATCCGATCACAGCTGTCTTTGTAAGGTCCGTCGCAAACACTTAATTGCAAATGAGCCGATTTTTCAGAATCCATTTCCAGCGATTTATTTATCTTTTTCAAGTATTCCGGCGAATAGAAGTAAATATTGCCATTGATAAATCCAGAAAAGCTGTAATAAGGAGGTTCCTCGCCGTTTATCTCCAGTGTCGTAATCAGGCTAAGCCCAAAACTATCTACTTTATATTTGGAGGAGATTAGCTCGAGATAGCCACTTATTAGACAACTGTCTTTATAATCGTCATCGATTATAAATTTAAGCTGTTCGCGTAAAAGCCAAGGGCTGTGGTGATTAAAAGCAGCAACCATTGTTTCTGTCGTGCTTTCTACATCGAGTTTCAATTTATTTTCTTCGATGTATTCTTTCATCTCCCGCTTAAACAACCTTACTTCAAATGGGTCTTCTATAGGTATTTCTTGCTCCCAGTAGTCTTCGAAAACGACATCCAATAATCTCTGGGTTAGTCTTTTGCCAATCCTGCAAGTAGAATAGGTTGCTATTTTCTTCGGAGCAATATCTTCATTCATGATTTATCCTCCCTATTCCGTTTAAGGTTCCTTTGGAGATTTCTATGGATTTCATACCCACCTCCTACATCTGCCGGGTAATCAATCATGATGAATACCATTATCACAATGAATTGTAGAAACAAATAAAATAACAGCGGTCTACAATACTCTACCAATGGCCGTACAGTACGATACCAGTCCGGGTATTTCACTTTATCTGAGAACATCGGGAGCTGGTGGCCGGAATCCAACAGGAATGGGTTTACGTCTCTGCTGAGAAGCCAGACTTTATTCTGGTTATAGCGAAGCTGATCGAACTGTTTGTAAGTCAGTTGAAAATTCAAGTACTCCGAATACTCAGAGAAATTGAAAACCCCGTAATAAATACCGTTGTACTCGGCAAACTGTACGAGTTCTGCCTCTACTTGATTATCGTTACTATCCGTCCAGATCAAGACTGTCACACCGAACAGCCAAACCGTTAAGAACATAAAAACTGTAAAAAGCGACAGTATCGTCATTTGTTTGCGTTTTCGAAAGGCCATCTCGACATCTATCATTTTTTTTTTAGCTCGCAGTTGAGTTAAAAGAAGGAAGGACAACCCTTCCTTCTTTTTATCGTTAAATAGATACCGGGTAGTCGATCTTCGGCATCGGGTCATAACCTTCGAGTTTGAAGTCCTCGTATTTCATGTTGAAAATACTCGTACCTGCCGGTACAGCGATCCGCAGTTTCGGCAACGGCTTAGGTGTGCGCTTCAAATGCTCGCGGGCATTGGCGATATGGTTCTTGTAGATGTGCAAGTTACCGATATCGTGAATGAACTCTTCGGGATGGTAGTTCAGTTCGCGACCGAGCATCATGGTCAGTGCTGAATAAAACGCAATATTAAACCGCGCGCCACAGCAGATATCACAGGAGCGCTGGTACATCTGAAGGCTAAGACCAATCTTCGGTACGCCGGCCGCATCCAGGATGTTTTCGAGTTTCTCGAAAGAACCATCGAAACGTTCCTCATCGTCGCCATCAGCACCGACTTTGATAAAGTCATCAACATCAACTGACAGCCGATAACGATCAGCAATCTCAGCACGACGATGCAGGTTCAGCTTACGGCAGTGACATTGGAAGAACGCGTGGCAGGATGCCAGCACGGCGCGACCATTCAGGATGTTATCCTGATGTGTTGCAGTCTCGTCCGGCAGTACTGCGGGATTCCACGCACTAACTACGTGACGGCGAGAAAACGGCCGCAGACGCAGATCACGGATCAAGTCACGGAGCTGATCCACTCCAGCGAAATTACGCCACTGAGCGCCGTAGATCGGACCCAAGTCGCCTTTGGGGTGAGTGGTCAATATGAAAGGCTCAACGCCTTCACCGCGCAGCCATTCATGGAAAGCTTCTTCCCCAAGCCCCTGACTTTCCAGAATGTTAAGTTTCTCACCGATCATGGCGTTTGCACGTACGGCAGAAACACCCTTGGCTCGGCCAAGTTCGGTCATCAAACGAACGCGGCTCTTAGGGGCCGTAGCTTCCCGGGTTTGCTCTTCAGGCAAAGCCCATTCTTTCCAGATGTCCACGCCCTTCGCCATCAGGAGTTCGTTGTTGGTCTCACCGTCCCGCATCCAGAACAGTTCTTCGAGAATCCAACGCAGGGGTACTTTACCGGTAGTGGAGAGAGGGAAGCCTTCGTCCAAGTTGTAACGGCTTTGGTAACCAAACACACTGTAAGTGCCAGTACCGGTACGGTCATCTGAGTCAGTGCCGTTGGTCATTACGTGACGCAATGCATCGAGAAACTGTTTCATCAAAAACTTCCTTATCGGTTAAAAGGTCATAAATATCTTTCGTTAGTATTTTTTCACTCTGGTTTAGGACTGAGCTTATGGAGATAATAAATGAGCATATACTGGCTTGCCAGAGATATTTGTAAAAAGTCTTCGTGCTCCTAGTCTAGTACCTAACCAGTTAAAATTACCAGATCGGTATGACGGTCTTTGAGTTCAAAAGGCTTGGCCGATACTCCACGATAAAGATAGAGGCCTGGCCGGTTGACCTTTTTGGTTACGGTCAGTTTCAGTTCTGCTTGACAGTAGAAGTTGACAAGGACTGTCTGTTCTTTATTGAAGAAGCCACCGGAGAGTTCGAAAGAGCCGTTATTTTCGATAATGAGATCTTTGACCAGTCTGAGATGCTCTGGGGACCAACCTTCCGCCTCGGCTATCATCCAGCGAGATTCATTCAGTTCCTTACAACCACGGCGATCTCGAACCAATCGGTAAGAGAAACCATCTCTGTACTTAATACCGCCAATAAGCCCCCAGACATTGCCTGAGCGAATATCGATTTCTTTCCCCACTTTGATTCGAGGACTCAGTAAGTGGATATCTGGTCGCGAAATTTCTTTCATTCTAGTAGCTCCAAAAAATTAGGAGGAGCTAAGCTCCCCCTTTAAGTTGTAGTTGTCGAGGGGTTTGGAATTGGGTTACTCGACCATTCCATCGACAAGCTTTCGACGTAGTAACCGGAATAGCAGCAAGAGACACATGTCCGTTTTAGCATCGTAAAGAGCCCGATGTCCGAGTTCCCTGCGGACTCTCGAGGCCAGTTCTAATACCAACACGGCCTTTTCTCTTGTGGCTTCCTCGATAAGAGGCGAGGTAAACAACGGGGAAGCGAGGACTCGCTCATCTTTGATGAGATCGTACTTGCCATCCATCAGCAACTCATCGAAGGCAGTACGAATATCCCTGGCCGAACGGAAATGACAAATGGTCTCATCTCCCGGCAGAAATGAGTTCAACAACGGGAAATCGAAATCCTGTCCGCGGCAGAACACCATATTTCCATGACAAGCTTTCAGTATCCAAGCCATGGCCTCTTTGACTGTAATTTCTCGTTTCTCGAGCTCCGGATTATAACCTCGTGATGTGTGCCAGTCGAGCGTTTTCTTTGAGACCTCACGTCCATCCAACAACTGCTCGATAATCGGCAGTTTTTTTACGAACGAAGAGAGCCCGCTGATCTTGACGCGCTGCCCATTGCCGAACATAACGGCCGTTACCTGGGCAGTTGCCACCTCCTCCACCTCCCCAGGTCTTTCCGCTATGCCGGCAATATAAAGCTCCAGGAGCTCGCCATAGATCTCTTCGATCTTGAGTTCTACTTCATTACCCTGGTAACAAACCACCCCAACTTCATCCACCATAACGGTCTTGGGGTTCTTGGGGTCCAGTTTGAAAGTTTCGCTATCAATCACTACTAACGACATACCGAGCTCCTTAGGCTTCCATAATAGCGGGGTCTTCAGAGCTGTCGAAGTCCACGGAGAGAGTTATGATCTCCGGCAGCTGCTTGTAAACCCGGTTATCGGCATCATGCTTGACAGCCGTTGCCTTGAACTTATCGCCGTCTTCACAGATTGCGATATAGCTACCGGGACCGAAAATCTCACTCTCAGCAGTCATAGACCACTCAGCGTAATCGGCACTGCCGCAATGAAGATGAATGTTTTTGAGGAACTCGGTGGCAATCAGCACGTCTTGACGAACCGTACCAGAAACCGCATTGAAATCCTCATCACCAACCCTTACAGGTACGCCGTCGACTACTCGATGGATATCGAAAGGAAAGCCGTCGAAGCCATGGCTGGGGTTGTAATCGCAGGCGTTTACGTAGAGCAGTACGCGCGGCTTAGCGAAATCCTCCGGCAGGGCAGCGAGGTCTTCAGTGGTGAGTTTCGGTTGAGCCGGTTCATTGACTGCTACCGGCTCCGCTACTTTACAGTTGGCAGCCACCGTCCAGTTTACCAGCTTTTCCTGGTTGGTGAACTGATCGTAGATCGAACCAGAAACCCCAGGGTAAATCATGGTAAACAGATCATTGGCGTTGTTGCCGGGCTCGCGCAGCAGACTCGCACGGATGTTATCGTTGATAGCAGCCCCGACGTTTTGCATGATCTCGTGATGGTACTTGTAAATCAGACCAACCGCCGGGTTCACCACCAGAGTGCTGATGTTCTGACCATTCAACAGATCGTCGAGGAAGCTCTGGTCGTTAGCTTCACTTACTTCACCGAAAGCAGTAGTGAAAACCAGGGCGTCGAAGTCCACGTTCGGGAGCTGAACGAAGAAGACCGCATGATTACCAATCACCCGATTGACAACGTAGTTGAAAGAAACTTCGGTTTCATGGCCGACCAGCTCAGGGAAATTGTGCTGGATCACCCCCAGCACAAGACCACTGAGTCCTTCGGGCTTTAGAACACCTTGCTCGTCGACTTGCTTGAGGACCGGGTGTTCTTGGTTGATGACTAACATGAAGTACATGTGTGTTCTGCCTTTTTGGTTATTGGTTGTTGTTACTGCCACACAGAGCCATTACGTCGGCCCGGCTGAACTTATCGGTGAAAGCCTGCGGGAGGATTTTATCGGCCAGGAAATCATCGAGTTCTTGGTTGGTGGGGTAGGGCAATGTGGTGTTGATGCCGATACCGCTCACGAATTTGAGTTCTTGGATTTTGGAGAACAAACGCTTGGCGAAACCTACTTCCAAGCGCAGTGCTTGGTAACCGTAGCAGCAGAGCAGTACCCGCACCAGCGGATTGTAACTGATCAGGTTGACAGTAACCAGGTAAGCGTTGGATTGCTCGCGCAGACGAGTAACTGCAAAACGAACATCCTCGAAGAGCTTGAACTGGTCGTTAACCGGCATTCCGTCCTGGAGACTGAGAGCAAATTGGTTGAGCTGTGCCGGTTCAGCATTTACTGGCACAGTGGGGCTGTCGCAGTAGTAAACCGGGATGTTGAACTCACCGGCAGCTTTACGGATGGGGGCTGACAGACTGCGTTGGGTGGTCATGACGAAGACAGGCATGTCCGTGAAGATAGACTTGTGTTGTTGCCTGAGCAGCTTTTCGATGTCCGCGCGACTGGTGTCTTCCGGCAGATCCTTGAGAAGATCGATGGCGTGATTCAGGCCTTCTTTGTGTTCAAACTTCAGCAACGGTTTCATTCTTTTCTTCCTTCTTGAAAATGCGCTTGAAGCGCAGAGTGGCGGAAAACGCAAGACCGGCTTGAGTGAAGGTAGATTGGATCTTGTCTTCGCTGGTACGGCCTACAGAAACGATTTCCAGTTCATATTGGTTGGTTACGCAGTTACCGAGCGTTTCGGTTTCTTCGATGGCAAAATTCGTCTTGGTACGAACTACCACATTGCAACCCAATTGTTTCAGGATAGCCAAAGGCTCTGGGTAATAAGCCGATTTGGAATCGAGCTCGAAACTACAGTCTCGTTCATAATACCACTTACCATCCTTACCCAGCTCAAGATGTTCACCTCCGCACTTGATAGCCGGATAAATATCTTTCTGCTCAGGAACCCCTTTCTTGTTGACGTAGTGGCAAGTCAGACGAATTTCCATCGCACGACAGCTTTCCGGTCGGATGCTACTGAGATCCTCATAGGGGTTCATCAAGCCAAGGCGCATTGCGCTCACGACATTGAGTCGATGTCGCTGGACAGTATTGTACTTGAAAAGGCTAGCAAACTCACCGGCATGATCGAGCAGCGCGATCTCGGAGATTTCTTCGTTCTTGATCATACGGTCGTTCTGTTTGATCTCTTTGGTCTCCTTATCGAAATCGATAACGATCCAATCCTTGGGATGGAGGTTACTTTGTCCAGTGACCTGATCGCGAAGAAATCTGGGGTAAGCTACCGGGATATGACTACCATCTTTCAGAAACAGTTCGTAAACGTCGACATAAGAAATGCCTTGATAGGGGACAGAAACCCCGAAAGCGTTCCCGCAATGGTTAATGAATTCAACTTTTTGTTCCTCGGACATACCTTTTCCTTTTATAAACGTGTGTTATGCCAAATGATTACAATAAGGAGTAGTTTTTAACTCCAAGTCCAGTATCGTGATATAGGTATAAAAAAGACTAGTTTAGCAATAAACTCAATTTTATGATAATGTACGGGAAAAGCGCGTTTAGGCGTGCTTAATGGAGATGGATAAACCGGATTGCGCTGATGTCGGTGAGTATCCATTAGTGAATAACTAAAGGAGTGAAAAAATGACGACGGCACTTTATCCGTTCGTTTCTGGTTCTTCTCAAGCTGATAAGGTTTTGGAATTAATCAACATTCGCAACGCTATCACTGAGGTGAAGCTCAATACCACCAACTGCACCCTGGGAGAGCCGACCCCTATCGATCCACTGCTGAATGGTGGTCGTAATACCTCTATCATGATCACGGCTATTCTTGGGAAAGATTATCACGGAAGTAAGGAAGGTTTTTATACTCGTTTGGATATCGGGGCTTTCCTTGGCTCTATTCGGCCTTCCGTGCCTATCGCAGCTGCTGGCGATACCGTAGATTTATCTGTGGTAGTTAGTTGGTTGCGCTCCCATCACGGCCTGGATGTTACAGTGAGTGACTTCACTATGTCCGCTGTCGATACTAGTACCTTACCAGTATCTGGTCTACTGACCACGACCTCTACCTCTCTGCTGTGGCTCGGCTCCCTCGAGTTCGATGTAGTGCTCGATAGCAACGATCTGAACAACGTAATCGTCGATGGTTCTGCTGACGGCTTCGAGTATCCTAGCGGAGATTCCACTAAGGCCCAAGCTGAAGCTTACAGCTGGTCACTTGACGGTACTGAGTTCATCGCTGAAATCTCTACTAAGATTGCCGGAGACCAGGCAGATACAACTGCTGTCACAGAACTGCTTAGCACGCTTTCTGGTGATAGCTGGGTCGTTTCCACCGATAGTGTTGACTTCAACCTCAGCGGGGCGACTATCGCCTACAATGGCGCTGTTGCAGATTCCGGCGTCAGTATCAACGAAAGCTTCGAGAACGTGTTGGTTATCCTTCTCGGGGATCTCTGTGCCAATATGGCTGGTAAGATCACGATCTGGTACTAGTTTTAGCAAAAAAAGAAAGGGCATTAGCTCTTTCTTTTGCTCCGGTTCGGTATCCGAAACCTCCAGAACGTCTTAAGCAAAAAAAGAAGAGGGCGTTGGCCCTCTTCTTTTTTTCCTACACGCGTCGACCACGAGCTAACAGGCGCAGATCTCTGGCCTTGTCGGGGTCTGTACGCTTAGAGCCCATGACTCGGATCAACCAAGACTCATAGGACTCCCAACCGTTAGCTACGATATCGGGGCTAGCATAACTAGCCCCATGTTTTCTGATTACAGAAACTACCGCACTAACGGGACCCTCCCCGTAACTCGACTTCAAGAAGTCACAGTACAGTTCGAGCAACTTCGTAGTCGCCTTTGCAGACGACTCTCTTACTGAGTTCATGGAACGGAGCTTCTGCAACGCTTTGCTTTTGTAATGCTCTATACAGAGCATGCAGGCAATGCCTTGCTTTGGTCGCAGGCCACGGAACTCTTCACTGACGAATAGCTTATGATCCCACCCTGACGGGTAAGCCAAGCATTCGTTGTCCTTCAGGTACTGCACTACCTTACTGCGAGCCACAAAGAGTGGCTTAACGATAGACCAGTCTTTCGGTAGAAACCCCATTCGAATTGCTTCGGCTGAGGTTATGTCCAATCCTGGAAATGGGAACACATGGAACCCATTCGTTACCGGAACCAGGAAGGGCAGATGGGATGCGTCGATTTTATCGAGTACTTGTTGCATTAATGCGCTTCCTTGAGCTTGATTTTGCGAAGTAAAACCGCCTTGGCCATTTCCAGTGCCGTTGCGGCTTCCTTATGGAAAAGAACATAGTCGTTGCTGAACATGTTCTGTACCGCATTGGTATTCATTTCGCTGAGCTGATCGACGTTCCAGTCTTTAGCCAAGACAAAGGCCGTCTTAAACACCGGAGCGTACCAGGTGTAGGGGAGTTTTACGGATGACGCAGCTGCCACGTACAGAGCCGCAAACTCCATGTTCGTAGCCTCGGCAATTACCCGGCGCTTACACTCCCGCCAGAATGCAGAGTTCCGCCCATTGGTAGGGACAGGAATCAGAACCTTGCGCTTGCCTCGCTGTTCGAGAGCGCAAATAAACTGCCAACCGCACGGCGGTCTAGGGATAATTTCCCCTTCGGCTATATAACCTACTGGCGCGTTGTTCTCGACTGCCAGTTCAACTTCCTGCAATGTAAACATCTTTCAATCCTCCATTTAGGGGCAGTCCAAACAGCAGTCAAGCCAATGCCCGACTATCTCCTTGGTTTCTTCATCTGTAGCTATCACGACAGCTTCTCGTCCGTCGGTCATGACTACGATGTCTCCACTTACGATATCGGTATCGTAAGCGACATTCTTCTTCATTTCTGACATAAGCGCAAAAACAGCTGCCGGGGTGGCAGCTGTGATTTTTGAATTAGCCAGAAGAGCAGCTGGAAAGCTGGCCAGCCTTAATTGATTTACAACTTTAAGCATAACCGCCCTCCATAGCCGGTTATAAGCGGGTCTGGTCCGCTTGATTGTTAAGGTACTGAGCCAGCTTTTCCAGCCGTTCTCGTCCTGTTTTGTCGGGAAGGGTGACGATATCGCCAACCCGTTTTTGTTTGGTGTGATCCCACACCAATACCTGTTTGGCTACAGTAGTAACTGCAAATCTTTCCATTCTTAACCTCCGGATTACCGTGTGTTAAGAGTCTACTCCATGTCAGACTCGGGTATGAGATATTCGCTATCTCAGCGCTAGTCGACTTTATTGTAACTCGATGTTCCTATCGAGCTTGGGCAATGTCGACATTGCCCAAAGCAGTTAGTTTCGGCCACGGCCGATAGCCAACCCTAGCAACCCTCCCGCGATGGCTACTAAGGCAAAGCCGCATACAGTGTTGCGGCGAGTCTTGCGATGCTTTTCAGCATCGTTCTTGTAAGAGCTAATGCGTGTCTGGAGCTGGCTCCAGGCCTCATTAGATCCGTTATAAACTTCATGCTCGGAGACCACAAAGACGACGTTGCGGTCTTTGTTCTTGATCGAGTTATACTCGTCCAAGATCGCCATGCGGCGACCGATCTCAGCACTGATCTGTGCCTCTGTTTGACCAGCAAAAGCAGCCTTGTTAACACGAGTGAAATCGATAACCATGATGGTTCTCCTATTAAAAAGAGTAAATACGTAGATTTAAACGTAAACAATTCAAAGATCGTTTACACAGAGTGGGGCAATACGCCCTAATACCATCTTTAGGATATAGGTTTGAGATTAGTTGGGATTAGATTTCTAAGCAAATAAAAGAGGAGGGCTTTCGCCCTCCTCTTATTTATCAAAAGCCTCAATACGAGCTCCGAGGATCTCACTGTACTCTTTCATGACGTTCAGCTGCCGATACAGTCGACCTTTTTCGTCTTGATCCAAGGTGCTGTAAATAGCGGTGGCGAGAAAGAGAGAAAGGGACTCGATCCGGCTATCGAGTTCTTCTTTCTCACTAACTACTCGGAGCTGGTGAGCCGGACGTGGTTTTGCGGGGCAAGGGCCACTGAAACCGTGGGTGATGAACATTTCTTCACCTTCAGGCATCGGCTCGCCACACAATTTACATTTGGGTTGTTCTGACATTTGTTATTGTCCTTGTTTCTTGATATCGGCAAGTCTGGAACCGAAGTTTGCGATCGCCGCACCTGCCGGAGTTTTATTAATCACAGCTTCCATGAACTCCCTTCGTTCGGCTTTAAGGAAACCGAAGTAGGACCAGACAATGGTTACTGGGATGCCGATAGGGATGATCAAAGCATCCCAGGTTGGAAGAGTACTGTTTTCATAAGAAATCTTCCAGACCAGGCAACCATAAGCCACTACTGAGACTATCAGCAAGATGGCCATAAGTGAGGCGATTATGGGCCTGATTTTACCACCGCTGTGGTCGACGTTTGCGAGTATTTCTGACATATCGATGTCTTCCCCTGACGATTTCATCTCGATACTGGTGTTCAGTATCGCAGTTTGTTCTTCAGAGGGCGACTCTTCTATTGCCGTTTTGATAGAATTCCCTGTGTAAGGTTCTTGGTAGTCGATACCGGTTTCAGCGAGAGCTGTAAGTATCTGGGTTAGGATAGCTTCATTGTAAAAACTATCTAGCTCGATATCAGCAGCTCTGGTTAAACACTCGGCTAAACCTAAGCTTTGCTGTGACATTTTAATCGTGTCCTCTTTTATCCGATAGCAAACCAACCCATCCAGGCAGCCAGCTCATCCGAATCGTTGTTGGCGATAGTTTCTTCCATATCTATCTTGGCGTAGTTGTCGCAGTATTTGGACATCATCTCTTGGTCATTGAAAGCCAGCCTGGCACGCTCGAAGATCTCTTTATCAAGAGCTTCAATGCGACACTGCTCACCGCCGCGACGTTTTGAGTTATTCAAACCAAACTCAACTCCTACGTCCAAAACAAAGCACGCATGAAACTTGAACTGGTCACCGTAGGTGAGTCGAAACAGTTGTTCGATATCAGAAAGATGACCGCGACCGTAACCTTGATACGCAAGCATCGAAAGGTAACTACGATCTGAGATTACCCAAGTACCGGCGTCGAGAGCTGGTTTTACCACATTCAACCAGTTATCTCGCCTGGCAGCTGAAAAAGCCAACGCTTCAGTCAACCCGTCCACAGCGTAACTACGAGGCGTCTTGATAGCCGTTCGGATATCTTCAGCAAAAGCAGTCCCGCCAGGTTCTCTGGTAACGATTACTTTAACGCCTTTACGTTCGAGTTCTTGGAGGAGTTTTTCGACCATAGTACTTTTACCAGCCCCATCCAAACCTTCGATAACGATATATTTGCCTGTTTGCATTTCCTTAGAGTCCTTGTTTTTATTTAAACCATACCCAATAACTGTTTAGCCTTCCACACTCCAACAGCTAATGCGTCTACAGTGTGCTCCGACCAGTACTGGAGATTAACTCCAGGGCCTACTGGAAAACCTAAGGCCATTACTGCATTTTTCACCAGATCTTTGGAGCCGTTCTTTATTGCTCGGCGGTCCACACCAACAGAAATTTTTGCAGTAGGTGGATCTACGTACTCTATTACAAGAGTAGGGTCGTAAGCGAAAGCAGCGCTACGTATAGCCGTTTGGATACATTCGCTGAGCGCACGGTATGCTTCAGCGAACTTTCTCATGAACGGGCTCTCATGGACGATAGCGTGTGGTTGGTAAAAGTTAAGGATGCCTAATAGGGATTCGCGCTGAGCGTGTAGTCTAGCGTATCTATCGCCGTAGAACATGGTGTCCGGGCTATGATCACTAATCAGTTTGCTACCGTAGATAGTACAGCCATAGACTATAGCTATCGTTCTGGTAGACAAATCCACGTCCAGCACTGCAACACCCAGGGTATCGCTCCCTGGGTCTATTGCAACGATCCGGTAAATAGTATCCGGCCCAAACATTAAACCACCGAGGCGATCAGTTCACTTGAGCCAGTCATCAGAGGCTCGTTCTCACCAAGGTCGATGGTGCGAGTGAAACCCTGGTTAGTGCCGGAGACGTCGTGGTCGGCAGAGATGAACGCGTTGACTTGAACGGCGATAGCCTCGTTGAAGATGATGCTGCTGTTACCGGCCGTATGTACGCTGAGCTGGCGGTCCACGCCAGAGCAGATACAGATCTCGGAGATGATCGCATAGCGTTCGTCGCCGTACAGGATCTTACAGGCATTGATCAGCTCTTCGACGTCAGTGGCGTTGAAGTTGATCTCCACTTCAGTGGAAGCAAACACCGTGGAAGAACTGGTAGTTGTAACCGAGGTGGCTGAGATACTGGGTTTGATGGGGTTCAGGTTACTGGAGTTCGGTACGTACGGAACCGTGGTTTCCTCACCATCTACTACAGTGGTCTTGTAGTAGTTGACCTGGGAGTTGGTGAAGTCCAGACGCTTGAGATAATAAGCGTAGTAGTTCTGCTGATCGATCATGACTTCTTTACGCAAGGCATAAAGGGCACGTTTTTCAGCAGGGATGTCGTTCATCACTGGGCGAAGAACGAACGGCAAATGTCCGTACAGGGCGGCGTGGGTTGGATCATGTTCGATCGGTGAAGTCAACGGAATATCGTTGGCTCCGATCTCTACCCGATGGCCTTGGTTGCCAATGCCCCAGTAGCGAGCCCCGGGGATTTCACCAGCAGCCAGCGTTTGATTTGTAGCAATATCGAACTTTTCGTTCAGGGTAGTGAACGCCTCGATAACGACTGGCAAGTTGGGATACTTGCCAGACATCAGCCCAATACCCCAAAGGGTACGTACAATGGATTCCATGGTCTTGCTCCTAGATTAGTTATACCAGATCGTTATACGACCTGAGACTTTAAGGCAGAACGAAGATAAGTTCGATACCACCACGTTCGTGAAAGAAAGATTTTTGGCTATCGGTAAAGGACAGTCGGCCACTTTGCCATTGTACGCAATCACCGAACCACCTAAGGTGAAATCGCTAGCTACGCTATCCACCTTCCAATCATGTCCGGTTCGATGTCGAAGAATACTGACTAATGTATCGTCTTCGCTAGAGTTACCGGCAGCAAAGTTTCTCAGATAGCTAGTTTTGTAAGAGCCATCGAGCCCATAGCTATAAAGTAATCCTTGCGCTTTAGAGCTGTCGCTATCTGGGTAATTGAAACCAATAAGGTCAGCTGAGATAAATACCTCAGAAAGCTCCGGCACATCTTTGTAAAGCCAGAGAGAGAATTCTCCGCGATAAGCCGGACTGTCCTGTACTGGACGCATGACAATCTCTACAGGAAGAGAGGAGTTATCAATTATAGCGTTTTGGAAGTCCTCTGTTTCGAAATCAGTCCCGTAGCGGCTATTGATTTCATCCACTAGGTCACGTATTACGACAATCCCGGTAGGAAGGTTTTTATCGGATATCTGCACTTCAACTTTCGAAAACAACAGCCCGAGATCGATACGGTTATAGTACAACCAAAAACTGTTTCTGAATTCCACATTTGGCACTGCATCAACTCTCACTGCAGAATCTTTTTCGACACTACTAGTGTTGGTACCAATGTTAGAGAAACTAATGTTATCAAAGGTAAAGTTTTTACCTGGGTGATCGAAGTTAATCAAATCCAGGAGTTTCTGAGCGGCACGACCAGCCATATTAACTCCTTTGTTTATTAGCCCTGGCCAAGATAGCTTTTAGAGCCTCTGCTTCTCGACGTTTAGCTCGTTCTGCTTTTAAGTCAATTACTTTTGCTTTTTCCATGGTAAGCACCACTTGAATCGTCTATAAAATAGTTTAAGAATTATTTTTTACGCAAAAAAAGAAGAGGGCTTTCGCCCTCCTCTTAGCCTTCCAGTGGGGTAGTAGTGAACCCACTGAGAACGTTTTGGATCAATACCTCATCCAAAGCTGGCAGTGGGTTCATGTTATCGTTACTGGTGGTTTTAAAACGCAATGACGGTATTTGCATCCTGGTCCTGTAAACAGCATTCTTGCTCTGTTTAAGGGCCGGATTTACATCCAGGAAATTACGTGCTTGTTCCTGAGCACCTAGAGCCCATCCCATTCCTTTAGTCATCAAAGCGACATCGTCGTCAGCAAATTCCTTTACTGGAGAACCATTCATTGGAGTGGTTATTGGAATAGCCACTTCGCTTTTAATGCTTTCGGAAACAGCGACAGTGCCATAGCGCAGATCTGCCGATCCTACCGGCAGAATGGCTTCACTGGAAGTAGTTTGCAAATACTGTACTGTATAACTACTCAGCTGTGTCATCAGTTTAAGCAACGCTGTTTGTATCTCTCGCAGCGTGTACTTAGTTACCAAGTCCTGGCCTGTAGCTTTGTTGAAGATATCCTCAACTAAAATAGAAGCATCGGTGATGCCGATATCCAAGATATCGTAGTTTTTGCTTTTGAAGAACTCTTCAAAAGTCTGCTCCGAGCCGAGATCGATACCATAGTCGGCATAGAAAATATCGGAAACCATCCCGGCATAAACCCGACTTTGACGGAATCGTTGTCTAGTAGCCAGACTGTAACGATACAGCATGTTTTCGTGGATATCGCTACAGAGGTTATAGAAAGCCTCTGTGGACGTTACCATCCCGACTGCCGGACTGTCTTTATAAAAAGCATTGAGCAGGTTATCTGGTACGTAGCGGTTTAGCAACATCTTTCTAACATCTTCTTTACTCGGAGTAAGCAATCGCAAAACCCGTTTAACCTCGAAGATTGGGATGTTCTCCAACTTGATGCCTTTAACTCGATTAAAGCACCAGATCCACAACAACACAGCGTCTTTAGTGGAAATGGTCATCAGGTCGCCAGTAGCCGGGTTCTGAATGGACAACATGACGTTATAACGACGGTTGTAAGCCAGATGAACCCATTCGTTCATCAATACCTCGATGAACTTATAGCGTACGGATTCAGAGCGATCGATTGCGTTTGACTCGATTACCTTGGTAGGCATCTGAGAAACTCGATGTCTTGTGTAGTAAAACTCAGCATCTTCGATAGCGTCTTCTGTGAGTTCTGCGTTTCGCAAAGCCAACGGACTCTCTCTTTCAACGATATCACGTACAGAAACCACTCGTTTGGTGCTGTTTTGCAACTCCTTGAAATTTATCGGTTCGGAGATGAGTTTTACTGCCGGGTAAAACTCCCCTGGCATATCGCTAGTGTCATGTTCTGCGTAGATTGCCGATACTGGAATATTGCGCTTTGTAAGCAAGTTCTGGATCAGTAGGTCGAACGTTGATGATTTACCAGCGTTATTAATGATGTAGCGAATGTTACGATAGAGCCAGAGAGCTTGGGTGGTGTTCAACAGACCGCGATACTGCCGCAGCTCACCAAATCCATTCAGATAAGTCCAGATATGGTAGCTGTGTGCGAATCTGGTATGGCAGTTATTAAGTCTTATCCCAAGTACGACATTGGGTAGTCTGGAGATCATCCCGGCGATTCTACCGCAAACATACAGTTCGTGGTAGATGTCGTATGTTGGGTTCCAGTAGTTGCTCCAGTAATTATTGATCCATTCCTGGAGTTGCGGGATAAGGTTCTCTTCTTGCGATTCGCAGAGACTATCATCGTAACGAAGGATCGTGTGGTCGGCGGCGGCGATAGCCACATTGATATCAACTGGGTTAAGAATACCCAAGATAAGTTCTTCTTTCAATGGGTTTTCTTCGACCAAAGTCTGATAGTATGGCGTTCCATACGCGTATGCTTTAGCCGTTGCCCGATGTATCTCCAGCGACTGTTTGGTAAACGGTATGGTCTCCAAAGTGTCGAAAGATTTGACGTACAGTATAGCGTCAGATTCGTGGTATTCGCCGGCTAGATTAAGGTAGTATTTCCAGCTGGTGGGGTCTAACTGGTTAACATTATAGCCAGCGATGCTGACGGCAGCATTCAGTTTATCAGCCGATGCTTCGCTCTTGATTACCATTGTCTTTAATAACTGAAGCGTTTCTTTCCGATATATCTGATAAAGGGCGCTGGACATAATTGTCTCCAAGGAGCTAAAATGAGTAAAGACGTACAATATACTGGGGATCTAATCCCTCTGTTGCGCGACGACGCAACACTCGGTCCGCTCATCACTAAAGCAGTAAATAGTCATCGCACAATCCACGGTGTTCCTATTGTTGGCGGCAATGGTGTAGAATCTCCCCATCGAATGACGCTAGAGAAAACCTCTCAGCGTACGGCTGAAAGCGTCACCGATTCGATGACGGCCGAAGAAATTCTTCCGGACATCGAGCTCGCCAAACAGGTATTGGTTTCATCGATCATATCGCCACAGGATATGATCTCAAATGAGGTCAAATTTGGTTTCGTAAACAATGAGCTGCCTTCAGAGTTCATGTCAGTGAAAGATATTCTCGATAAGTTTTTCACTGAAGAGTATGTTATTAAAGACATGCTACCCAAAGCTCTGGAATCTGCTCTTTTCACAGATGGCGCATATACTCTTGTAGTTATTCCGGAAAGTGGTTTGGATTCTCTTATAAATCACGGCGGTTCGGTTAACTTGGAAGAGTATCAGCAGTTCTACAACTCCAGCGACCCAGCTGGTAGTTCATTGGGTATTCTTGGTCCTGGTAGTTTTTCCTCGGAAAAAAAGACCGATGCCACTAAGACGCCTGGTTCTATTGTCGCATTGGAAGACTTCGATCCTAACGCCGCTGGGGATAAATTAACGCTTAGCAACGAAGACTCTTATTTGCTTGGCAAAAAGGCGTCTAAAGTACTGGTGACCGATAACTTCAATGCGGTGAAAATACCTGTGGTTATCGACAGACTGCGTCGTGAGCGTGTGGAGTCTGCTTACATGCGTGGTCGTGGTATGCAGCGTTTGGCTACGGAGCAGGTTAAGGCTGCGACGTGGGGTGAGGCAGCTAAGAACCTTAATGCTGCTGAACGCAACAAAATAATTCGACAGCTTTACGCCGATCGTTCCCGTTCTGGCGGTGTGGCATTGAAGCTCTCCCCTGTAGAAGCTTACAGCCGTAAAACCAAAGGCCATGGCTTGCCGATGCGCTGGCCTACCGAGTCTCTGATCCCAGCTTATATCCCCGGCTCACCAGATCAGCACGTAGGTTATTTTGGTCTGCTAGATGAGTTCGGTAACCCGTTACATACCGCCAAGGGTAGTGATAAGTATCGCGAGATGCAAACTCGCCTTACTAACCCGAACAGCTCCAGCGCCATGCATGGTCTGATCAATACCGCACACCGTCAGATGTTCGGTAACGACGTGACTGACAAGCAAGATGCCCAGGCTATTTTGAATGCCTATACCACCATTGTCGAAGAAGACTTGACTAGTCGGATCTTTAACGGAACCTACAAGACCCGGATTGAGCTCAAGAAACAAAGCGAGTTCTATCGGATCATGCTTTCTCGGCAACTGGCCAATATGGGTACTCAGATCCTGTTTATCCCAGCCGAACAAGTCACTTACTTTGCTTTCGACTACAACGCCGATGGTATCGGCCGGAGTTTGCTCGACAAGTCAAAGCTACTGACTACTATGCGTAGCGTGCTGATGTTTGCCAACACCATGGCATCTGTTCGTAAAGCTACTCCTGGCGTTAACCTGAAAATCCAGCTGGATCCCAGTGATCAAAATCCGGCCAAGCAAGTCGAGGATATTGTTCACGAATATGCTCGTACTAAAGCGACTAGTTTCCCTCTGACTACTTCTCAACCATATCAGTTGGTGAACTATGTCCAGAACGCCAATACTTCAGTGACAGTTAGCGGCAATCCCAACTATCCGGAAACTGAGGTAACGACTGAAGAACGGCAGGCTACTAACGCCGAAGCGGATATCGAACTGGAGGAATCGCTGCGTCGTAAACACTTCCAGAGTTTTAGTCTCTCTCCGGAAATTATTGACGGAGCTAGCCAAGTAGACTTTGCTCAAAGTATTCTGACTGGTAATTTGCTGATGGCAAAACGCGTCACCATCTATCAGACAGAGACTATCCGGATGCTTAACGACCATATCCGTAAGTTCATTATCAACTCAGGTAAGTTAACTGAGATGATTTTTGATCAGCTCACGGAGATTGTTAAGAAATTGGACGGTAAGACCAAAGAGCGTGTGCTGGAAATGCTCTCTATGGACGACACTATGGTTACCGATGAAGATCGGGAATCTGCGACTATGGGGATGTTGTTTAACTACATCATTTACAATTACACGATCACTTTGCCGGCTCCGGACATTGCTAAGTTCGAGTCGCAAGTGACCGCTCTGGAAGCTTACAGTAAAGCCTTGGATATCGGCTTACCTGCTTACCTCACCGAAGACATTCTTCGTGGTCTTGGCGATGATGTCGTCGAAGGTGGGATTGGTGCCCTGATAGCTTCTGTTAAGGCCTACGCTATTCGCGAATGGTTGCGTAAGAACAATATGCTGTTGGAGCTGGAGGATATCATTCCTTCCGATAACAGTGATAACGGCAGCTCCATTGCGTTTGACAATATCGTAGCGCATCAGGTAGCTATCCAGAAAGCCGTCCGTGCTATGCATGATCAGATAACCAAAAACATCCCTGAAGAAGAACAAGAACAAAATTCTTCAGACGATTATGGTGAAACTGACAACTACAATAGCGATAGTGAAGGTGGCGATGATGATTTCTCGAGTGATTTCGAGGAAGAAGAAACGCCTGAAGTAGAAGAAGCTGGGGAAGAACCGGCAGAAGATGCCGAGAAACCCGAAGAAGAAGCTCCTGAAACTGAAGAAAAAGAAGAGTAACGATAAAAGAGGAGGGCTTTCGCCCTCCTCTTTTTTTACGCCTTGGTTAGTAACGATACATGCAGTATACGTCCTGTTCGCCGACAGCTGAAGGCATGACTTCGAACCGGCAACCCTCGTAGGTCGATACCACTACACGATTGTAGTGGAGCTTATCGGCCGTCTTGGCCATTCGACCAAACACCTCGGTTACGTAGTTGTAGAGAGGTTCGCAAAGCTCTTTGGTCAGAACGACCACATCGGTCTGGCCGGGAGTGGACAGACAGAGGTCTTCTTCAGTGGTAGAAATCACGGCATTGTATTCGATATCCAACAATACCACGGCTGAACCAACGATTTCCTTGCGGGTCTTATCGGAACGCAAAGCCTTGCGACGATTGCCGATAACTTGAGGCGTGTCGAAGACAACTTCGGAGTTATCGTCCAGATGGATGCCACTGAGCTCAGTACCACACATCTGATCGAAGGTTACGTCCAACAGAAACTCCTCCATCTCCTTCGGAGCCAGACAAGCTACAGCATGGACGATATAACCCAGTTGGTCAGTGAAAGCATCGATTACCTGCTTACCGCGACCAGCCAAGATCCGCACCAGATCATCCCAGTCATCATAGAAGCTGTCGATACGCATGCCGTTCAGGCCCATGGAAACGGTAAGTATCTTGTTAATGGCTTCAGTGCCGCGGTAGTTGAGTTCCTCGAACAGGATTCGAGAATGGCTCAAAGCCACACCCAGCAGCTTCTTGAGCTGAGACACGTCGGTTTCTTGGGTACCTACGAACAACCCGCTACACTTAGTAGCAATAACTTCGCGGTCCACCAGCAATACCGGAATGGGATTCAGGTTAGTGAATTCCAGAACGGCGCCCTTGACATAAATGTCTTTCAGGTACTTGAGGCTATTGATAGCCTGGTCGGAGCCGACGTTGGTCAACAGTTCATTGATGATAATCGGGTTGGTAAAGTCGACGACGCCGCTAGGTTCCAGTTCATACTCATCGTCGGTGACGACTTCTCGGTAGAGAGGAATGTGCTTTCCGCGTTCTTCGGGCGGGAGAAGATTGTAGTTGGTTTCGATTTTACGGTAGTCCATTGAGAGCTCCACGATTTTATCCCCCACTTGACGGTGGGTAGCATAACAGATTAAAGGTGTGTGAAGGAAATCGGATACGTTGGCTACTTCCTTGCCAATGCTGGATTCCTGGGCTTGTTGATCGATATAAGGCTGAGGTGCCGGCTGTTCGGACATGGGCTGTTGAACTGCGGAGATCTCTTGTACCTGCTGAACCGCCGGCTGGATAACTTCTACCGGTGGGGTAGGTTGCTGTCCGGCTGGTACAACGCCTTGTTGGGTGTTGTATTGGTAGTCGATGTTCGGTTGAGGGTGTTGATCGAACTGGAAGGTTTGGGTCTGGCTCTCATTGGCTCCGACTACGTTTACTTCACCTGTCGGGGAGAACTTAACTGACATCCATTCATCATTGGTTTGTTGGATCTGTTGCTGCTGTTGGTTACCAGCTGCTACGGGCCGATTCATCTGTTGCTGCGAAGCAACCATCGGCTGGGTAGCACCACTGCTTTGGATAGAACCACTACCGCTAACGCGGATATCCTTGTTGCCTACTACCGGCTGCTGGTAAAAAGCGCCCTGCTGTCCGGCTCCAACTACCGTTTGTGGTGAAAGAGCTCCGAACTGGAAGTTCGTAGGTTGTTGGGGTTGCATCCCGTAAGCGAACTGCCCAGGAGCCATCCCCTGCCCCCAGCTACCTTGCTGGTAAACTTGTTGCTGTTGCTGGACTGCCAGATTGGGGTTTTGCAGCGCCCGCTGTTGTTGGAACTGAGAGATGCGCTGGGCCAGGACATTACCTTGTTGTTCGATCATGGCCAGTTCTTGGCGTTGGTTCTGATTGAGCATCATTTGCAGTGCGGGGTCGCGCTGTACAGCTCTGACGATGAAGAACCGACCCACTTCCTGGACCATGGTAGAGATGGCATTTTCCAGGTTTTGGTTTCCAGCCAAAGCCAGTTCTACAGCCTGTCCTACGCTACTAACAAAACTACCCCAGTCCTGGTTATTGTAGTTGTTATTGGACATCTGGTTATAGAGGTAAGTCCGCAACGGGTTAAGCATAGGTTGCGGACCACTACTGCCGGCACAGAGGTTGCTCTGCAACCAATGGCGAGCAACCCGTTCGATCGCTGCCTGGATAGTGCTAGTTTGCTGTCCGAGGTTCGGGAATCCAGGGGCGTTAACCAAAGGCGACGTATCCTGCAACGGTTGTTGCCGATAGTAGTTTTGGTTATAGGTGTTGGTAGGAAACATTGTCATTTTTGCTATCCTTGTTTACTTAGCATGTTCTGCCAAAGATTGACGTTATCAATCTCGCTTTCTTCTATCTTTAGCTCACCATCTGGCGAGACTAATCCGAGCGGATTCAGGTTCGTATCACCAACCGGCCGATATTTTGGCAGGTAAGTGGTGGAACCGCAGTAAAGGAAACTTGCATGGACCGCCAGACTTTCATCGTCGAAGTTACCAGAACGATCGCGATTGCCTGAGGTATTAGCGGCCGCCTGAGGAATTATCTTCGAGGTGTGCTTAACTACCATGCTGTCGCTTGGCGAACCTACTGCGTTAATCTCACCGTGTTTGGTATTAGTGAGACGCATGATTAGCTCGCTATTGAGATGTCGATTGAACTTATTGATGATCTCTTTCTTAGACAACTCCTTGGACTTAGGGTTCAGCTGGAAGCTGAGATTAAAGATAGCATGTACGATGTCGTACATGACGTACTTGAGAACAGTTAAGCGCTTGCCGTCCATCCTGTTTCCGCTATTGTTCAGCAGAATCGAGGTCATGTTGTCCATCACGTACAAGAACAGCTCGTAAATGTCGTGACAAACAATACCGTCGCGGAACAGGTTCCGTTTGACTTCGTCATCGACGTATTTATCGATGGAGTCAAGATGTGCCTCGGTCTTGGAAACCAACAGACCTTCGCCATCGGACGGGCCGAAGCAAGAGAGCCCCCAAATCGTACGCCAGAGACGAACTTCGTCAATGTCTTCCAGGGTGATTCGGTCAGGGAAACAATCGGCGCTGTAGAAGAAACCAGCAATTGTAGATTCGACTGTTTCGTTGAGTTCGGTGTTAGGTACGGCTATTCGCAAAGCAGTTGCCTTCCAATCGCTATTGCGTACGCCACATGGAACTACTCCAGACGAACTGAAGATAGTCCATTTGTCAACCGGGTAATTCTCAGCATTTACCTCCTGATAACCAATTACCGGCTTGAACCCAAAGAACTCAACAAAGGTTCTATCGAAACCATACTTCGCCAGCATGTAAAGTGGGAGTGTGGTTTTAGCGTCGACAAAGTCTCGATGCTTGCGAACCTCTGTGGGGATTTGATGGTTGTAAATGGTACTATGGTAAACGTAAATGCTAGAGTTTCTGCCGTTTACCGACACCTGCCAGCTGAAACGATGGAACGTAAGTCTAGCGCGCACCAGCGGGATAAACAGGGAATCACCAGCCACTGAGAACGAACGATCACAAAGTACCGGGGAGATCAAGTACTCAGTACCACGTAGGTGAATAGTCCCTCCTACGCCAGGGAAAGGCATCAGTAGAACCTTTTCCAATAACGGCTCGCCATTATGATGGAAAATGAACTTAACTGCATAAACGTCGCTACGAGAGATATCGTAGAAATGCTTATCTTCTGCCTTCAAAGTGGCCAACTGATACCGCTGGAGCGGACTACAAACCTTATAACCCTCGTAGCTCAACCCAGGTTGGAATAACTTCTCAGCGCAGCGCCAGATCCGGTCGATGTACTGTTCCGGTCTTTGCATTTGAGCTACGGCTATCCCCTCGACTAATTCCTTAGTGAACTTGGGTTGGTTGGCATAGATGTGATCAAGGATCATATCCATAGCTTTGCCCATCGTTTCCCTCCTGCTATTTTTTGGTTTTAAAGTGTCCTAAAACACCAACCACTAGTCCGATCACCGAGATAGCAAAAGCGCCCCACTGTAAGGAATGTTTCATCGCATCGGATTCTTCGCGTCTACGATTACTTCGTTCTTCATAATGGTCTTTGATTTCCAAAGATTTCTTTTCGCGCTCTACTTTATTCTCCGCCGTTTCGGTATCTAACAGTGTGCGTTTCGTTTCGTTTTCGTTCTTGAGTGCTTCCAGCTTCAATTTGGCTTCCACCAATTCGCGCTGAACTGCTTTCAATTCGATTTCTTGTTGGGTGTCTTCATCGCCATAGCGAAGAGCTTCTTCGTAGGTACAGTAAATCTTCAACGGCGGTTTGTCGCCGAATTTACCAGACTCTAGCTCTTGCCAGGTATAGTAGATCTGCTCAGTACGTCCTTTACCTCCATCGAGTGCCGTATTACCGTTGCTGAAGACATAGAGCCCATCGTCCATCGTACTGATAGTAACAGGATCTATTGCGAACGGCGAATTGCCGCACATAATCCATCTGCGGTTTTTGATTTTGCTGTTATCAACCAGCATTACCTTAACCGTAGTGTAAGTGATGAAGGCATCGATGTCTTCAGTAGCTACATTTAGAGCTACTGAGCTAGACTGAGGATGGACCACTCGACACTGTTCGGTATTCAGAGTGGTGACTACAAGATCCAGATCTGGGATATAAACACACTGCTGACGTTCAACGATTTCTTTGCGATGGATCTGGTACTGAAAGCAAACTGTTTTACCAGCAAACCCAGCAGAAGAGATGAAACGTGAAGCCAGAATAGCTGTGTCGGAAGTTCCCCCTGTATATTTCTGGTCTGTGTCAATTTTAACTGCAGAGCCAGCATCGATGCTGATCTCTACAATGAGAACTTCTTCTTTATTGAAAACTGGATCTACTGGATCGGCTGGGAGAACGTAACTAACACCGTCTCTTCCAATGATAGTCAAAGGAATTGACATTTTGTTAATGTAACGGATACGTTTCTCTAGTTGAAGAGGATCTTGTCGATCTCTTCTGAAATTGAAGTCCATGCCGGGCCGTAGACAAGCGATAGATTCATTCGTTGTCTTACGCATTAAAAAACTCCTAGGATTTAAACTACGCGCGTTTAGTAAAAAAGACTGTAGCTAGCAGTCTGGTACCACAGTAGTGATATAGGTCCCTAAAAGTTTTGAGATAACCAAAAAAAGAAAGGGTGTAAACCCTTTCTTTTTTTACACCGACGAAGAGGAGTTAATACTCATCTTCACCGGTTTCTATGCATTGCAAAGCGTCTTTAACTCGGCGCTGGAGATCAAATGTGGTGATGTCCAGATGATCTTTCCAGCCACCGCGGCCGATCATCACCAGTTGCTCCCCATCATCCACCTCATGGATCATAGCCCAGCAGGCCTTGCCGAAGCTGCAAGGGTATTCGAGGTTACCCTTGAGCTGTTGGGAGAAGCTTTCCAGCTTCTCCTTATCATTCAGCAGTTCAACCGCTGACGACCCACAGCAATCAAGTAGGTCGTTGACTTCGTCCCAAAATTGGCTCATCTTTTTTTACTCCTAGATTGTAAAGGTTACCGGTTTGGACTTGTTCCAAACCAACTTCCCTTCCGGGAAAACTTTGACTATATCGTCGATGATAGAGATCTCCATCGCGGAGATATTCCAAGCTTCGACTTCGTAATCGTAACGAGCATAACGGTCTTTCAACCATGCTCGAACTTCCATGGACTTTTCTTTGTCTTCAGTAATCAGTTTCAGAAACATCATTTTAAAATCCTCTTAAAATAGTAAATTACGAACTTTGTAGCGCTACTAGCGACAGAAGCGGTTGGCTAAGAATACACCGATACCGCCTATAGCGATACCGATACCGACACCAACGCCGATGCCGGCCTTTCCTTTAAAGATCACTTTGGTTTTGTCGTCGTTTTTCTCTACGCGACAGAAACCAAAGTCTTTGGACGTTGGGGACTCTTGCTTATTGTTTTCCAGCGTCTCGATTTCTTCCAGTATCTGCTGTTGGCTGGAGGTGATGTCAGCAGCCAACTTCTTTATCGTTCGAGCAGTCGTGGCGTCGATGTTCTTACTGGTTAGGAGATCGATCCTTCCTGACTGCTCCGTCGTGTGTTCTGCTAACTCTCGCATTGACATTTCCCCACTCCCCACTAATAGATAAAAAATAAATGAATGCGCTGAGGGGGAGATTTTTCTCCCCCCCCCCCCTCACCCAGATTTAACGGATCAGTTTCATCAGCCCTTCAGCAGTGCCGGGCCCGAACTTGCGGTAGAGGAGCACTCCACCAAAACCAAGCAGACCGCTACCAATGGCACCAGCGGTGACGACGGCGACCTTCTTGCCGGTGCTCCAACCGGCCTTTTTCTCTTCGGTCGGAGTGGCCTTGGCCTTTTCTTCGAGGTACGCCTTATGAGCGTCCAGACCGAACATGCGCTGGAACTGCTCATTCCAGGCGTCGCTACCGACCGGAGAGTTGGTGGAGGTGTTAACAGCGGCTTCCAGGGTTTTGATATTCATTTCCATGATCGTTTCCTTAAAATGTTGGTTATATTGAAGGAGTTAGAACACCTAACTCTTTTACTTCACCTATGGCATATAGGTCTGAGATTCTTTTGGATTCGATTTTAAACATAAGCCGAAAAAAGGAAGGGCCGAAGCCCTTCCTTTTATTAACTCACCGGCCGCTATTAAGCAGCTGCGGTGGTGATCGCCTTCATGGCGGTCAGGGCCTTTTCCAGGTTGACGATTTCGATCACGAAAGCACCGGGCAGGAAGTGGGCGTGCAGGTTACGCGGCTGAACTTGCAGTTCGCGGATGTTGGTACCATCGCGAGCAACCGGGCCGATCTGTACGACTTCGGACATCCACAGGTGAGCGCCCCAGGACAGCAGATCAGGACCAACGCGACCCTTGCGGCTGAAGGAGCCGATGATCAGGTTTTCCAGACGCTTGTCGGGAGAGGAGACCACGTCGAACTCCATGCCGATACCCATGGTGCGGGGATCGCCCTGTACTTGGATGTACTGGGGCAGGATCAGGTCGGTACCCAGCAGCAGACGCGGGGACTTGTCAGCACCTTGGGTGTAGTTTTGCAGCACCGGCAGGTAGTTCATGTCGCGCATCATGCGATAGGCAACGTCGCGGATGGTGTTGACGATCAGGGAAGAAACGTCAACGGTACGGTCTTGGGACTTCAGGCTCTGTACTTGTGCATACAGATCCAACTGTACTCGTTCGAAGAACGGAGTAACCAGCCAGCGACCGGCACCTTCGATGTCCATGGCTTGGCGCTCGCCAGCAACCACGTCCTTGTTGGCCTTGCAGTACTGTTCCAGGGATTCCAGCTGGTTCAGCTGACGAGTAACGCCCAGCAGGCTGTTACGGATGTTGGTCAGTTGGATCAGGGTATCCAGGGCTTGGGAGTCGAAACCTTCGTCGCTGTAGGGAGCGTTGGCGGACAACGGAGCACCTACCGGGATCGGGTAACGGTCAACCTTGACATTGCGGTCGATCAGCAGACCACGGGTACGCTTGTTGCTGTTGGTACGACGAGCGATCGGGTCGAAACCTTCGACGGTGATCACCAAGTCGTCCAGGATGGTCTTGGTAGCGCCAGCAGTCATGTCGACTTCAGCACCATCAGCGTTCACGACCTTGATGAAATCAACGGTCTTACCGGTCAGACGGATGTGGCCGCTCTGAACGTTCAGGGTACCGTTGATGTACAGGCCCAGACGCAGACGCAGGTCGGCGGTAGACAGATCAGCCAGGGCTTCCAGAGCCGCACCGGCGACAGAGACAGAGTCTTTGCTCAGAACCAGCTCTTCGTGCTGGAAGTTGACTTGGAACTTCATCCAGTCTTCGGTCGGGGTCTTCACGAAGGAAGCGTTGGTGAAGGACTTGGTGGAGTACTTCAGCACGCCAACCTTGTCGCCGGCCTTGTTGGCTACCTTCAGGTACACGCTGCCGATGGAGGCTTGGGTGTCCAGCTGGTCGGTATGGTTGGGCTGGCCAGAGATCAGACCGGGGTTTTGAGAGACCTGCACCAGGTCGATGGTCTTGTCCAGAACCAAAGGAGCGGTGACGTAGGTAACATCGTCAACGATCAGGTTGCTGGGAGCAACCAGGGTGTCGGAGATGAACTTGTCGGCGTTTTCCTGAGTCAGATACGGAACCAGCTCGGTGGACTTGGTTTCGATGATCTTGTGGTTACGGAAAGCTTCCAGGGCGTTGTGCATCTGCCAGTCGAGGGCATCGCCGGCGGAGTTGCGACGAGCACCCTTGTACAGCAGCAGGCGCGGAACCTTCATGTCCAGGGCGGTCTGGTCACTGTTCATGACGTGGGTCGGATACCAGGCTTCGTTGTAGTTGTCCTGGCGAGTAGCGCCGATGTTCCAGCCGGCGGTATAGGCAGCTACCATGGTCAGATCGTTGCTTTGGAAAGCTTCCATAGCCAGAACCATGTCTTGGTTCATGGTGTAGTCACAGGAACCGTGGCTACCCAGGCCGGGCATGGAAACGTAGTCGGCACCTTCTTGAGAAACGGTAACGTCCAGGGCGCGCTTGGCATAGCCACGGGGGTCGCCACAGGCCATCACACCCAGGGTAGCGGCTTCCAGGGATTCGGCAGAGAAGGTGATCTGTTGACCTTCTTGGTCTTCGGCACCGGCGAAAACTTGACTGATAACGTTTTGGATGCTACGAGCATCGGAACGCAGGCCCTTACGAGCACTGGAGTCCAGGGATTCGAGGGTCAGCATCTGACCTACGGATTCGGCGGACAGGCTGATTTCACCTTGCTGATGGCGAGAAACAAGTTGTTCTGCCAGCGCACCGATAGTACGCGGGCCGTTTTCTTTATCATTCAGAAATGACATGATCGTGATCCTTAGCAGAAAGTATGCGTTGAACGGAATTTGCCGATATCGACGTACTCCTCATATGTACTGGAGGAATTATGCGGCTTTATCGGTTTTGGATTTTCATGAACGATCCGGTAAAGCCGCGTCGTTCCGAACAAATTGGTTTTCCAAACCCACGTATCGAGTGAAGGCTGAGAATATCTCAGTTCCAGCGATCTCTTCAAAACTCATAAATAGATGCATCTTTTCAATGCATTTACTCATGAGCTCAGCACGATAGCCATAAGAACTGTTATCGATGCTGTCATTATAACTGGCAATAACTACCATATTATCCCCCACGATTTCGAAATCAAAATCGAGTTTACGGGACTTATTTACGATAGAAGTATTGCTTTCCTTTCTTGCGATCCCTGTAATAGAAGGGCCTTCACCCAGCCCATAATAAAACAGGAAATATTTGCTGAATTCTTGACTATCCAGCGCTTGGCTACCGGCAATTTGTTTGAGCCATTCTTCTGGAGAACAAAAATAGCTGATGGAAGTACCGCCAACGGCTACCGTAAAATCGCGAAAGAACATACCAATATGAAAGAGCGGGTTGATCTGTTCCGGAACTAGCCGCGGGATTTCATTAGCCATCTCGTAACTATTTACATCGGCCGCAGATAGTATGTCAGTCAGGGAACCGTCAAACAAGACATCGTAACCAAGACTCCTCGAACTCAGATATTCGCGTAACCAGACTGGTACGTAAATGATATTTTTCATAGCGTGCCTCAATATGCTGACCCATAAGAATTGTTAGCTAAGGAAACCAAAAGATGGACCCGAAACTTTTGTTGGTTAATTGCATTTCGCTTTTGTTTCGTGAAACACAACTCGATAAGAACAGTAATCCTTCCTTCGATCTAGTGGCAGAAGCCTTGGCTACTATAAAGATCTCTGAGGCTGCCATCGAAGGCGACCTCTATCGAGAAACCATGGCCTCTCTCAAAGGTACTGTCGATTATCTCTGCACCAATAAAAATACTGCTGGTCTGGAAAAGGACCAGCTGCTTCAAAGAATACGCGTTAACTGCGGACAAGACATTGCTTTGTTTGCGGTGTTCGAAAAAACTTTCAGCTACGAGTATGCTCCAGAGCCGCTTAAAAAGATAGTTCTGCGTTATCGGGACGACATTCGTACCTACTTGAACGACTTCCGTATCAAGGATATCCTGAAACGCTATTACACCAAGGCTCACTTCTCTAATGAGAAAGTTAACTTTACGGCTCTGGTGGAGGAAATCTCGCAAGACCTGGAACCGCTGCGTTGTGGGCTATCCAACATGCGCAAACCTTGGGTAGTTGACGAGATTGACTTTAACGACCTGGAGACATTGGCGGAATGTGTAGAGCGTAGTCTAATCGAGAACGGCAATGAGGGGATGTTGCGCTCTGGCTGGCAGGGCACTAACAACATGCTCGGAGCTGAAGTAGAAGATACCTACTATCGCCGCGGCGACTTTGTTGTCTGCGGTGGTCTACAGCACAACTATAAGTCAGGTTGGCTCCTGAGTCATTTCAAACATTTCGCTCTGTACAACAAGCCCTATCTGATAGATTCCACTAAGAAGCCTTTGCTGTATCTGATTTCTGCTGAGAACTCAGTAAAGGATAACTTGATTTGGTTGTACATCAGTCTCAAGGAAAACGAGACCGGAGAGAAGTGTAACGTCAAGGGCGTGCCGGCAAAAGAAATAGCTCGTTATGTAAATGAGAAACTGACAGCTAACGGCTATTATATCAAGATGGATCGTATCGATCCTAGCGATTTTACTTTCCGGGATCTTTGTGACCGGGTATTGGAACTAGAAGCTGATGGCTATGAAATTCATGCTTTACTGTTCGATTACTTGAACATGATTTCCAAGCGTGGCTGCACCCAAGGTCCTATGGGTAGCGATATCCGCGATCTGTTCCGCCGTACACGTAACTTCATGTCACCACGTGGGATTTTGTTTATGACACCACATCAGCTCTCTACAGAGGCTAAGGGGTTGTTGAGAAGTGGGGTGGCTCCAGAAGACTTCGTTAAAGAAATAGCCAACAAAGGCTACTGGGATTCTTGCCGTACCATCGACCAAGAAGTAGACCTTGAAATCTATTTCCACAAGGTAGTTCGCGACGGCGTGAGTTATCTGACAGTCCAGCGAGGTAAGCATCGGAAACCGACCATCACTCCTGAGCAGTATCTGTATTTCGTACTACAGTTCTATCCGGTAGGTGGGTTGCGTGACGATATCGGAAAGGAGAACTCTACCTTACGTAGAGTCGGCGGTAAAAAGGTAGCTGAAGGAGAGGAGATACCTTGGTATGAAGCAGCGTAAAAAATCGTTTAATCTTAGGTTTTACGACCATGCAATCAATGAATGGCTAGGTGAGATCTCAGAAGACGATCGTCGCTTTGTAGCCAATCGGGCCGCTAGCATTTATCGTAGTGTCGACGATGGATGCGTCGACAATTTACGTATGTCCAAAGTCATTGATGGTGCTGCGATAAACCCGGAATACCATAAAGCGTTGGATAAAGGTTGCTGCGGGTTTATAGATCGAGTAGTTACTAACCCATTGACTGGTAATTCTTTCGTGATTGGTTTTAACTTCGGTCATTGAAAGCAAAAAAAAGAGGAGGGCTTTCGCCCTCCTCTTTTTACGCCTTGGTTCCAAAAGACTGCTGTTGCAGTTTTTGTATAACCTGCTCGAAAGTCTTACTGCAAGGGAGCTGCTTTTCGCTTTCGAAAAAGTCAGCATGGATCTTTATTGTCTTACGATCGATCTCGTTATCTACGGTTTCCCAGACTTCCGGATCCCATCTATTACGATTGGAAGGGAATTTGTCGATCTCGTTTTCCTTCAGCCACAGCAATGCCTCTCCTGCCAATCCTCGAGCCTCAGGATCGGCCTCATCGTAGTAACGCCCGGTAAGAATATAGTCATTATAAAACTTGACCATAAACTCAGGCAGTGTCGGATCTAACCAAATAGTTTGCAGATCAAAAAGATCTTTGAAGCTATTGCTATCGCGAAAACCATTGACTTTACGAGAAACAGCATAAGCGATAGCCAGCCACTTAAAAGTAATCGATAAAGCCTTGCAGTTAAAGTTTTTGGTTTGATAGCCCTTAAGGTCCTTGATTACAGCACCGACCAAAGATGCGGCCAACTCTCGTTCGTCCAACATTTCTTCGAATGTTTCTTGGAACAGTCCAGTGTAAGTGCCGATGAGCTCGGTACCACAGAACAAAGGCTCGGCGGCGGCGAAAGAACAGCGTTTGATCTGACGCATGAATTCAGTAAGCGAGATAAATTTTATCTCACAGTCATCACTCCAGATAGTACTGATGCGATTGTTCATGCGGCGGTTTTGGAGTAAACTGTAAGCCGGGTGTTCTATGTAGACGGCTACGATATCATAGTCTGACTCTGGACGATTGACACCCCAATGCCGGCTACCGACCAAATAAGCACCGATTACCATAACGTCCTGCTCTGTCGCCACTTTGTTAACAATAGAAACCAGGTTTACTTTACTGAGCTCTTCCATCATATCTCCTTAATGCCAGCGTGGACTGTAAGTTTGAGGATTGGTACCTGTAGCAATTGCCGCATTAAATTCGCTAGAGAACTTGAGCATGACTTTATCAAGTTCTTCGCGGTTATCTATACGGCCTACGTAAAGCCAAACTTTACGTTTGTACTTGGGGAACTCGACAGAAAGAGCCGCGCTAGGCGCTTCTCGCTGCGCCTCAAAGTCTATCTCGTTAACCTTAAGCCAAGTTGGGTAGTTAGCCAGTTCCAGTGTATTTTGAAGGGTTTGAAATTTCTGTTTGAGTCGACGCTCAATAAAAGCCGAACGAATATCCATTTATTTCTGCTCCGATAAAAAAGAGAGGAGCCTGGGGGCCCCTCTCTAGATCAGTTACTCTTCTATCTGCTCTTTAAGCTTTTGTTTGTCAAGAAACGTTCCCAGCCTGTTTGCCAGTTGTTTCAGTAGCAAACTATCTACTCGAACACATTTGGGTTGTTCGAGTAGCTGTTTCAGCGACCAATTATTCAGGCGCAGTTGTAACTTATATCCAAGACTATCGGGACTGTCATTTCTTAAGAAAGGAGAGAGCTCAAAGATCTCCATACCGTTGCCTTCTATGAAATGGGAGTGATTGCTACTAGATTTTTCGTCATACTCCCTGCGATGTTTCCAGAACTCCGTCTTAACAGGGTTATTATCGTCGTCATCGTGGTAGAAAAAACTACCGTAACGCTGGTCAGCAAAGTGCCACGGTAGGTTGGAGTTTTCGAGATCTTTGATCAACTCGTGAACATCGTCAAACTCCAACATTTCCAGGAATTCCAGCTGACGCGCCAACCATTTGAGATTCTCTTGATAGTTTGGCTGTTCCTTATACCAGTCAACGAAGAACTCGATAAAATCATTGGCGGTTTTGTTGTCTGTTTGCTGGCCGATCAGATAGCCCAAAAGACTAGCTAATCGATGAGGGGTTTGCGGATCATCGGCATCAAACAAATCCCAGTCCGGCATAGTACCACGAACCCACGGGGTTCCCAACGCCAGCTCAGCTCGACAAATGAAGGCATGGCTAGAAAGGTACAGTCTGGAATCTACCGGGAAATAAATACCATCTTTAGTACTCACGCAACCCAAACCTGTAGCAAATCTGGTCCCAGAATTTAAGGCCTGATCGTCAAGTTCGCTAAACGGCAACAGTACAGTGTTGTTTAGCCAGTGGACTTGGTTACCGTCATTAGTTCGACTGAAGTGTAGCGAGTAGCCGGGCATTCCGCGGCTACTGTCGCGACGCAGACGTTCGACTAGGGTCTTCAAGCCACCATGACTACAGTCGTCGTAGACGGGTCGATGAGTTGGACCAACTTTCCCTTCCACCACTGCTTTGATGTACTCATAAAGTCCTGGATTGCCACCGGATCTCTGCACATCTAAAGAGATGCTATCGATCTCTATAGAAGTTTTATTGAGAGAAAATCCGCCGCCATAGTCCGGTACTGAAGGCAATATCGAACGCACGGCACAGATGTTCATTCTGAACTGGTTATCTGTTTCTACCTGGATTTGTTCTAGGTCACGTCTGAGTCGCAGCTGAGACGGCTCAAGTCCAGGATGGTCGAGCATCCAAGAATCTGCATATAAGGGCATTAAGGACTCCTTAGAAATATTTAGAATTGGTTGAAGATAGAGAAGTGGATCATGGGAGGAGCTCCCTCATCCACTACGGTCTTAACAGTTCTGATTTCCTTTAGCTGTTCGCTGCTAGAAGTGATCATATACAGCGCTAGCGCTGCCCAGGTGGCGGAGATCTTGGAGGCTATCGGACTTGGAAGTCCGAGTGCAAAAGATACCATCACTGAATTCACGATTGCGATAGCGTCCATTCCAGTTACTTCGTGCGGCAGTTCCGGCAAACAGAGATAAATGTTCTCGACATCCTTACCTACAGCCACTGATGGCGAAATTGGTGAAGCTACCGCTATCCCAGAAAACGAGGACTCGCTGATAAAGGGATGAGGGTTGCCTAGGTATTTTTGCATCATCGCACGGTAACTAGAGCTATCGACCGCACTGGACGGTAAAAGTAAAATATCCATTTTGCTACTCCCAGGTTGATTTCATAAAAGTTTCTATGTCGTATTTTTAAAGTGCTACTTACGTCTGAGTGATATAGGTCTATAAACGGTTCGGAAAATAAGGGAGGGCGAAAGCCCTCCCTCTATACGCCTCGAGATTGATCTACTTCAGTACGTTTCATAAACAACGTCATTACCGTTTGGGTAAGATGGCGATCAGAAGTCCCTATAGGTCCGTTTAAGGAGCTAAAGTTCTCTACCCCAATCAAGACGCCTTCTAGCGAATAAATCTTGTCAGCCTCGCTGTAAAGCAACTTGGTTGGCATACCAGGTCGAAGGAGTGTCGGTTTAGAGTTCTCCCATATCAGCTGAATTATCGATCCTTGTCTAGCAGCGACCTTACTCATCTCGGCACAGATATTGCTGGTAATGCCTTGATAGGGTACGTTATCCATCCCATCCGGTCTTAACTCGGAAACAGCCTCGGTCACGTTATCGTTTCGGTTAGCCGTTAACTTGTTCTGACTAACTGAACCTAACCCATCGATCACTTTAGATGCTAACATGAAGCGAGTACCATTACCTGCATTTAACTGCTGGTGTTCGGTACTGTCCATGTACTTCATCTCTCCGGTAGAAATCACGTAGAGTGAATTACCCACCTGGTTAAAGGTGGTCTCTAATCCCATCAATTCTTTTTCCGGGACTTTAGCTATCGTAAGCGTGGTTTTTGACTTAGCGTACAGCTCGGTATTGAATGGCGGAAATACATACCAGTGTCTCTGGCTGTAAAACACCCCAATCCCTGCTGTATAAACACCGCCGGCTTTGCGCTGGATGTATTTAGCTAGGTCAGTTAGGTAAGTTCCTTGCGGAATCACGATATGTTTACGGCTTTCTTGATTGTTGGCCTGAACCATAGCCACTCCTAGAGGAGCTATGGCTTCGTCAACGGTCACCTGACGCGTTTCTTTGGTCAAGATAGCACGTAGAGCGTCACCTGGCTTACAGTCGCGCAGATTGGTTCCTATTGTCTTTAATCGCAACTGTTCAATTACAGGATCGATGAGCTGTACAGTTCTCTCCCCGAAATCGTTCAAGTCAGCCAAGGTCTGATTACTAGCTGCGGTTCTGGGAGCAGTAAAGTTACTGTTCCCAGTCTCTTCCAAAACCATCTTGTACGTAAACATCTCGACGGCTTTGTTGGTCAACACCTCAGTACCAATCGCAGCTAACGGTATGCGATAAATCTTTACCTGTAGATTTCTTCGGAAAGGATAGATCTCGTTATTCCAAACACCGCCACCGATCATGAACTTCAGACTGGCTTTAAATGCAAAACGATTAACGAAATCCCCAAACTGGTAAAACTCCACAACTTTAGTGGGCCGGATCACTTTGCCATCGACTATGAACTCGGCCACTATTTCAGTAGCGCCGACAGGGACGCCATTTTTGACTATCCTGGTCGTTTCTTCTAACAGGGTGAGTTCAACTGCCATTACTGCCTCCAGTTGCGCTTAGCGTTATCGATGATACTGACGATATCCTTGAAGACCGAATGGTAGGGGGCGCTACTGACTGTGTTCTGGATTTTCTTGAAGTGTTCTTCTACTTCTGCCAGCGGAGAAATGCTATCAAGATGCATTTGATCAAGGAAGTTGAGATTGCTGCCGTCTTTGACAAAATGATACTTGGCTTTCTCATAAACGGCTTGGGCGAACTCATCCATGATCTTGAGCTCTTCAAGAGGAACTTCTGGATGCAGAGGATCTTTGGAAACTTCCAGATACCAGCTACTGATAGCGTCGCGAAGGATGTTGTAGATGGTCGGCGCATCTTTGGCTGGGTTCAAGAGAACGATCTCGTTTTGTAGCCCGTTCTTCCACCATTCCAACATTCTGGCAATAGTAACCCCTGACATTTTTACCGGCTCGTTAGCCAAAGCCCGATCATAGCTAGAATCTCCCGTAGAGATATTGCCGTAGATCTCAAGCTCTCTTTCGGAGTAGATATGCATTTGCGGGATAGAAACTGGAAAAGTCCAGTTAAAGATTTTCTGAGCTGGGCTCATGTTTTCGAAATAACTAGCCGCTGACATTATAACCCCCTGATTGCTGCTTGCAGCAAGAACAGTAATACCGGCACGTAGTAGAAGATTTCCAGTTCTCCCCAGTCTTTGACGTCGTCACAGAGTAGCTTCAACTTACTGTAGTCGAGACTGAGGTGTTTCAGGTAATTCCAGGTTTGGAGTTCCAGTTCTGACTGACCATAATCCGCGTCTTTATAAAAGAACCGTGAAAGGATGTAACAGTCATCGGTGCCGACCGGATGGACCAGAGGAGTTCCTAGGTTCTCTGGGGAGATCTCCCCGAAACCGTCCAGGTTCTGGTTAACTATCAGATAAGCGAGATCCTTGCTAGATCCTTCGGCACTGTACGGGGACTCTACTCGGAAGTGAGACAGGCCGTTATGGACCAGTGCGTGTTTGTTATCGCCGAGGGCTCTGCCTTTCGGAAAAAGTACGCGACGAATACCGGAGAACTTCAAACCACCTTCACCGAATTGTTCGATATAAAACGGCAGACTTGCTACTGTAATAGTATCTAGTTCCTGAGTGATGGTCCAGAAATCTTTATCTGTTGCATTAATCAAAGACTCCCAGAGCGTCGGCACTAAAAAGCCTTCGTCGCTTTGCAAAGGATAAGTACTTACTCTCTGGTTACCTGGCCGATTTTGCAACGGCCAAAACCAATCCAGATACTTGGCCAGAAAACCATCCAAGGTAGGTTGGTCCTGTCCAGGTACTAAGAAAGTTTTAAATTCAAAATTGTAGAACTTACGCCACCAGACCTGACGGAGATAGTCGATGTTCTCTTTACATTGCTGAAGTAAAACATAATCTTCAGCGACGATCAGTGGATTCTGGCGGTTCTTGAGGAACTCTTTAACGAAGTAGGTTTCTTGGATTACTCTGTCTTGGAAACTTTTAGTAAGTTCTGGGGTAGCGTAATCGTAAACCCGATAACTAACCTTGTAAGCGCTATCGATCAGGATATTGCTTTGGTTGACTTCGTAGATCTCAAAGAAAGCGCTACGACCATCACCAATGTCCGCCATGAACATATCCCCACGATGCGGCTTAAAGCCAGGGAACATGTTCGAAGAACCTTCCAGTTTATGTTCGCCAGTGTCTGTCTCTTGGGACACGGAAAGCGGATCAGTAACCTTAAACTCCAGGTTATTGATTTGTTGGTACTGCTGGTAAACTGGATCTAAGTTTTGTTGGATGGCAGTAAGGTCTTGGTCTTTAGTAACCATCAGATGGTAATAGCGCGGTACGATCCAAGTAGAGCCTTCCAGATACACTAGGGTATCGCGCATAGATTGGAATTTGCTATCCACTCCAACCGGTACGTACGGCTGTTCCGAAATAAACGGTTCCTGCGTAGCCTGGGGAGTTGGCTTGGTATTGGGTCTTGCGATAGGCATTTAAGACTCCTCAGAGCGACTTTTATGCCACTCCTGCTCGGTGATTATAAACTTAGTGTCATAATAGCTAACAAGGAACATAGTGGCTGTTTTGATATGAAAATACCAATGCCATCCGAACGGGGCTGGGTTTTTACCCCAGCCTTTTATTTCCTCTAGAGCTCGTTGCTTGGGAGTTACCAAACTGCGACAAAACGCCCAACCTTTCCCACGTCTAACAAGCGGTCTGATAATTCCCAAGTCCATGGCTTACTCCAACTGATCGGCCTCGATGACAAATCCACTGGCTCTAGCACGCACCACTTCGTACTTAGATCGATACATGCGGTTTGTGGTCGCTATATAACGTACAGCTGCCCAATACTCTTCTGATCTAACCATACCGTTGCTGGTCAGAGTCGGTACGAGACCGACGTTCTCTAAGTTAGGGCAAATAGCTTGCAGGAATTCAATACAAGCCTGACCTTCGGTTCTGAAACGCATCGTAGCTGCATCTGAGAGCAAACTAAGATCCATCAGTGCACAGAAACGTAGGTGGTAAGTATTCCGTAGAGAGAGCTCGAATTTGGTACGGATCTCAAGTTCCTCGTTAACTTCGATCTGCGATGGATCAATCCGATCCGTGCCATCCCAAAGCTCAAGAACAAATGGCGATTCTTCCTTCTTAAACAGATAGCGATAGTGTTTCTGCATGAAGGCCAAAAACCTTGGGTTTATGTCGTACAAACCGAAACCGTCGAATTTCTCGATATAGGTACGATCTGTTTCAGCGATGCTACATAGAACCCGAAGGATGGTGTTGGTAGCCATCTGTTTCATGGGCGGATACCAGTCATCGTATTTGGGGTACTGGAGTCCGCCAAAAACTTCTGCTGGGATAGGTTTGGTCTGGTTAATTACCCCATCAAAAGCTCTGCGACTAAAAGAGCTATTATCGGGCCGCAACCACGGTTTGTAACTGGTCTCCAGATGAAACCATTTTTCATCCAGCAGCTGCTGGTGGACAATCACTGGGTAAACTACTTGCAGTGCCGTTGGCTTATCAAAACGAACCTCGTAGTCGAACGAGATCTCCCAAGCAGAACCTTCTTCGTGTTTGTCGTGCTCAGGCGGGCTAGTGAAATCGAAGAACCCTATCACATCGGTCTGGAGTTCGTTGACGCCGATACGCGGATGTTTGGTATCCATCTTGGTAACGGTGGTGGCTCCGTTAGTCCAGCAGCGTTTAAACCATTCGGAAAGCTTTTCGTTGTCAGGATCGATGGTTTCTTTCAGGGTATATATTTCGTGTAAAAGTCCAATGCAGCAATTAGGGATCAGGTACTGGTATTGGATCTCGTGACTAACGGCCATCAGGTCTTCGGCAATCTTACGACGCAAACCGTTGCGCCAGCTTTCGGCAGCTACTTGGTCGTTAGCGCGAAACTTAACTGAAATAGTGACTGTGGTAGGACTGTAGATCGGTCGAATTACCACACCTCTTGGCTGATCGAAGAATACCGGCGGGCCTTCTGGCTTAGTAGACTGCATGGTAAGTTCAGTTTGTTCGCTTGCTTTTTCAGAAACCTGGATAAAAATCTTCTGCTTCTGAGAAAACCGAACTTGGTCTAAACTTTCTTCCATGGTAGAGTTTTCTAAGGCTGCTGTGTTTGAAGACCCTACGTGAAAGATTGGTGTATCTGCCGGTAAGTTAGTGAGTTGAAGGATGTGTGCGATGATTTCTTTAACTACAGGGCGGGTTATCGCCTGATAGCTTTCCTGCAATCCGAGTGTTGTGAAAGGCATGTTTATAACCTCTAGAACTGACTGTCTATAGTATTTTGCGAAAAAGGAGGAGGGCCGAAGCCCTCCTCTTAACAGGGACGTTCTAAGGAAACGACAAATGAAGACGTGGCCCTCGTCAAATGCCATATAATTAATGGCTTTTTTAACGTAAGAGAGACAGACTCCCTTTACCTACCGTAGTAACCGCTCTCAGCGTAGAGCTGAGAGCAGAGACGTAATTGAGGATCGGAGTAGAGCTCTGAATCGAGAATGCCTTTACGGTATCTACCATCAGTTCAGTCACAGCTCGCTGCTCGCGCTGAGATTGCTCATCGAAATAGCTAAGCGCCTTCTTACTAGAGGCGGTCATCTGTTTGTTGATGAGCTCGAGTTTTTTCTCAATGTCTTCTTCAACCAGGCTCTTAGCGGCAGCTGAGAGTTCCAATACCAAATCCATCGCCGAAATGATTTCTTCAGCACTCATTGGTTTGAAAGCAGCTTCAGTAAACGCAGGTCTGTTGCTAGAACTAAACTGGTAAATAAACTTAGTACGAATCGCATTACGTAGCTCTTCAGATACGTTAGCTCCACCGCTATTAACTGCCAGATAAAATTGCTTTCCACCTAGCAGAGGAACTGAGGTTTTAAGCATCCCGGCTTTATTAACGAAGAACCGATTGTCTTTGATTTGCTTGCTGCAGATTTTCTCAGCAACACCGCGATTGACTTCCTTATAAACGGAGAGGATACGTTCAATGGAAGCTTCGGGGTTCTTAAGATCAAACTGACCGACTACGTCAGTCAGTCGACCGCCGATCTGAACACTATGGTTAACGTAGGCTTTGATCTGCTGTAAAAATAACTGGTGTTCTTTCAATGCGGAGATCAATTGACTGCCATCTTTAACCGGTACCATACCGACTAACAACTTGTTGGCGCTACGACCTAGCTCGATAGCTGCTTTTTCTGGGACTTTTTTGTACCGACTGTTCTCGGCCCAATAACGAATCCGTTTGGCTTTAGCTTCAATGCCGACGAAGAAGTCAGCGCACTGCCTCAAGATAGCCAAAGCGCTTTTAAGGATTCTGCCGAGGAATTCCAGAACCGTAGTCAACAAAGACTTGGCGCGCTCCCTGAAAGACTCAGCTGTGAGATTAAGTCCTTCGAGAATATCTTCCGGTTCTTGTTCTACATCGTAGAAAGAGCTTTTTAGGGTAGCATCGATCCAGAGTTTCTCGGGGTCGATAGTTTCCTCTTTTTCTAGCTCGGCTTGGATTGCCAGAGTTTCGAAGCTCCAGGTTTTGTTCAACCCTGACTCAACGGCATCTACGAGTTCTTCATGAACGCCGATTGCTTCCACAATCCCGAGCTCTCGATCGACCAGATCAGTCTCTGCTTGATCGTAAAACTCATTTTCATCAGACATATGTCCTCCGAGTTTGGCTGAAAAGAAAGGAGGGTTTCCCCTCCTTCTTTTTAGGGAGCTTGACGGGTTACTTTTTCTCGCCGGTCAGCTTATCCCAGTGCTTGGCTACCAGGGAAGCCAGGCTTACGTAGCCACTCAGGGCACGCAGCGCGAAGCCACCCCAGGACTGCGGCAGGGTCAGAGCACTGCGTGCGGCCTTGGTGAACTTGGACTGGATTTCCTTCTGAACGGCGTTGTCGCCCTTGGCTTCCAGCTTCTTCAGTGCGCCTTCGATGGCGGCATCGGTGGTCTGCCAGTCCTTGCGGTAAACGGACAGCTGCTTGGCGGCTTCGGCCACTTGACGCATCAGGGTAACCAGAACAGCCTTGGGGGGCAGGTCGTAGGTTTCGCTGGCGCCTTCGCGGGTCTTGGTAACTTCCAGCTTGTAGGAGAAGCTGTCAGTACCGGTCTTGACCAGCTTGGCACCGCAGGGCAGATCAGTGAAAGCCTTGGTATCCAGCTCGGGGAACACGAACTCCTTGCCTTCGGTCATCTGTTCCAGGCCGGTACGTACGGTCTTGGTCCAGCTCATGACGGCGTGAGTAGCCTTGACCACGGAGATGGCTTGCTTGTCCCAGTCCTTGCGCTTGGTGCCGCCGGACAGCCACTGGCCCAGCTTGGTCAGGTTGCGATGGTCTTTGAAGAACTCGCCGTAAACGGCTTCGCCTTCCTTACCGGCCAGCAGGTTACCGACTTCGGTAGCACGCTTTTCCAGACGACCGGCAGTGTCAGTGATCTTCAACCAGAAGTTCTTGGCGGCATCACGGAGAGCCTTCAGTGCGGCGCGGATGGCTTCAACGATCTTCTTGCCCAGTTCCTTCACGCCTTCCATGGCCAGGGTGGTATTACCAACACGGTCTTCGGTGGACAGGAAGGATTCGCTGGACATGATCACCGGAGCGGCGACGCGCAGACGCTTCAGTTGCGCAGCAATAGCGGCTTGAGCGAAACCGGCCTCGCGGGCGGTCAGACCGCCGTCGGCCATGGCGCTTTCCATGGAGCTGTAGATGCTTTCCAGAGCTTCAACGACTTCTTCGGAGGTTTCGATGCCTTCGGCAGCTTCTTCGGCTTCTTCAGCAGCTGCTTCGGCTTCATCGCAACCTTCTTCAACGGGATCGGCTTCGACGTCAGAAGCTTCGATGACTTCTTCGATCGGGGTGTCTTCAACCGGTACTTCGACATCGGTATCGACTTCGGCGTCTTCCATAGCCAGGCCAGCGCCGCGCAGTGCATTTTTCAGAAAATCAGACATGATGAAAATCCTTGGTGAGTTAGTGACGCCAATGCGTCCCATAATTAAAAACAGAATTTCTTTGCAAAGAAATTTGACGCGGCACTACACCGCGTCATATAACTAGCCAAGAACTGCTTTCGATTAGGCGGCCGGAGCGCTCTTAACTGCGCGAGCAGTCAGGCCCAGCATGGTGTTCACGGTGCTCAGTTCATAGGAGATGAAATCACGCGGAGCGCGCAATGCAGCGCCGAGCATGATCCGAATATCGGACATCTTCTTGGTCAATTGCATTTCTTCACCGACGCCATTGAAGCCAATGGCCCATTTCTTACCGCCGATGTGGGAGGCCGACGTAGCCTTGACGAACTTGACCAGCAGTTCATTGATGGTGGTAGTGATCTTCATCCAACCCATGCGGGAACGTTGCACCAGGTCACAGAGGGCGATCACGTCGTCCATGGCTTTGATCAGAGCGGATTTACCGCCAACCTTGATCTCGCCCTTACCTTCGGCACCCTTGTCGTACTCGAACAGGTCGTACTTGTTCATGACGCGAACGACGGTCGGCTGATGGGGCAGACCCTTCAGAGCGCCCTTGGCGGATTGCAGAGAAGGAGCGTCGCCCTCGCAGCCTTTCTTGATGTAAGCGAGCAGGGCGTTTTGGTAGTCAACCACGATGGTCTTGGAAGAGCTCAGGAACTTACCGCCGAGTTTTTCAAAGCCTTCGAAGGCTTTGCTGGCAGTGATTTCACCGCCAGTGTCGCCGGGCAGAGCTTGGAGCTTGGCCTTCAGTTTCTCGGCACGGGTGCGAATCCGACCGTAGGCGGTGAAGGTATTGGTCCAGAACTTACTGATGGCGGAGCCGATACGACCCAGAGAAGCCTTGAAGCCTTCCAGCAGACGGGACAGGGTATCGCCAATGCCTTCCATGGCCAATACGGCATTGTTGTCGGCATCGACAGATTCGGTAGCCACTACGGGAATGGGAGCCAGATTCAGACCGGCGTAAATGGCGTGAGCTTCATTGCTGATAAAGCCCAGTTCACGCGGGGTCAGCTTACTGCCGTCGGCGGTAGCTTGAGAGATGCGGATCATGATAGCTTCGAGAGACTCGACGGCGTCGCCGATATCCTCGACTGCTTCTTCGACCTCGGTTGCTTCTTCGTTGGCGGCGTCAACCGCTGCGATGTCTTCAACCAGGACGTCTTCTTGAGCATCGGAAGCTTCAACTACAGCCAAGGTGTCTTCGCTGACTTCGACGGGAGTACCATTGGCGGCTACATCGGCTTCGAGCCCTTCGCGGCTCAACATGGTTTGCATGAGACTCATCTTTGTATTCCTTACGGTTTGGGTGTAGGACCAGTAGGTCCGAACAGGGTGTAGATGGAACAGAGCAAATCGATCCAGCCATCTTTGGGCAGTAGCCAGGCTTGCAAGGGACGTGTCTCTTGACGAAGTGTCTGGCTAACCAACGGCTTGAGTCGTTTACGAGAGATTAGTACAGCGTCGGAATCGCCGGGCCGTACGTTGCGATCGGTTCTGAAACAGCTAGTCCTGCTGTAAATCGAGAAATCGCGCTTACCCTTTTGGATGAAGTCAATACAGTCTTCCAGGAAAGCGTAACTTTCTTGACAAAGCATGGGGTTGTTTTGCTGAGCTTCAAACCAAGCCCAGATATCGTTACCGAACAACCGTATGGCCGTTTCAACGATCTCTTTCTTGAAAGACCAGGAGTTACGAACCGCAGGTTGATTCATAAAACGGTCCATTAGCGAGACTACTTGTAAGTCAGCCCCAACTTGCGAAGCGGCAGACATTGCTACGTAGGCTCGAAACCCGTTAGGGTAATACGAGTACTTAGCCATACTTTTGCTCCGTTTCCTTGATCTTGCTTACCAAGCGAGCCAGGCGTTGTTCATGATACTCGATAACTTTCTGGCGTTGGGGATTGGGATCGTTGCGCTGGATTTCCCGAAGGCTCAACAGGCGTTGCTCCAGAGCCTTGCGGTCTTCCAGGGCGGCGTTATACATGTCGACTTGGTGTGCGGCCCAGCGCATCTGGATCCAGAAGATCGGGTTCCATTTCTGGAAGAAACCGCGCATGTTGAACGGATCGATCCGATCAGCACCCATCACGCGAGACACTGCACGGTTATCGCTAGCGTTGGTGTCAACAACCACTTCCGGGATCTCGGCAATAGCCGCTTCGATGTCAGCGGTCTTTTTGAGAGCCAGGACTGTGAGTTCAATGAAACCCTGAACCCCGGAACGCATTTCCCGCAACTCGCCAGGAGAGAAGACTTCTTCCAAGGATTCGGTAGAGGGGAAACGGGCTTTCGTTTCAGAGACGGTTACGAAACGAACGAAACCGCGTTGGAAAACGATAAACTGCCGCATTACCTCGATATATTGCAGTACAGTGGCCTTGCGGTAGTCGATACCTTCACGAGAAATAGTATCACCGAAAGAATCATTTACTGCACCCTCCAGGAACTTCAGAACTTCAACAGCGTTGACGTTGGCCTTTTCCAGGATCTCGGTGAGACTGCCGCGCTGGACGCCCTTAAGTGCCGCCTGCAACAGTTTCTCGATACCGGAGATCTCTTCTGCCTGGAACTTGCCCTTCAGTTCTTTACCGACGAGTTCCCAGGCACCGATCAGCGAGTTTTCCTCGATCTTGATCAGGGTGGCGATCTCGTCAGCTACACGGTTGCGCTCCAGATTGGGCAGAAGGGAACGCGCAAAATCAAAAATGTTCATTTAACTCTCCCTTACACTACGCCAGGCGCGCGACCGAGCTGATAGGCTTTGAGGATTTCAGCGATATCCGGACCGTTGCCCTTACTGGAGGACTTCAGTTCCTTGATGGTCAATCTGGTCGGTTGTTCGATACCGCGGTGGTAGATCTTAACCATTTCCCACTCGCTGTCGACGATGAACAGGAGCATGGAGAACGTGGTTTCGAACACTCGTTGACGAGCGCGGTAATCGTCGAAACTGAACGCACCGGCCAGTTGAATCTGCTGGGCTGTTTCTTGCGACACCATGATCGTACTGGAGGCCGTGGCAACAGAAGCCGTACCAGAGATGGCAGCAGCGGCAGCATTCTTGGTAGACTGAGCCATCATGGTAGCCAGATAGCCGGACTTGTCGCGCATGACAGAACGTCTCTGGTTAGCGATGATGTCTTGCATGAAAACGAATTCGCTCCAGAACTTGAGTTCACCAGAGCGCATGCCATGCCAACGCTCTTTCAGCTTATAGTTGCGATTCCACAAGCCTAAAATATGAGACATACTTTCACTGTCGGTGGTACTAACCGCCAAAGTGATAGTTACTGGGATGGAGATGGTCTCACCACGATTGGTGAGAGATACTTCCAGGATTTTACCTACGCCCATGTTGTTGGTTTCGCTAACGCTAACAATAGCGTCACGAGCGCGGTTACCGACCTCGATAGTACGGCCTTCTTTCTTATCGTCGCCCTTGCCGCCAATTTGAGCGGTTTTGTCGTCATTAGCTTCAGTAGAAAGAGTATTAATGGAAGAAGCTTTAACGTAACGTTGACGAGTCGGGTCCCAGGTCATAGGTTCGAGATTGATCTGCCGTTTGATTTTGGCAGCTGTCGGGAGACCGGTGGCAAATGACTCCAGGTTAAGGGAACCGTCACCGTAGTCTTCTACCCCAAAGCTGGTTTTACCAAATTTAGCTTTAACGTAACGAACCGGGTCGCGATCCGGATTCAGTCGTTCCAGACGCTCCAGTACGCTAACGCCATTGATGTCAGCCATCATACTGACGGCTGTCAGGTAATAGCCAGCAAAGATATTGCAACTGGTATGTAGAAGTTCGCTGATATAAGGCAAACCGCGAAGTCCGTCTTCAACCAGGACTCGAGGACAAACCCGCGCCATCCGCGTGTATTCAGAAAGAGAAGTAGGTCCAGCAACCGCTTTACCGCGATTGTATACCTCTTCCATCAACGTACCTCCGACTTCGAAGGTGTCTTTAATTGCGCCCATCTTTTTCCTTCCTTATTTAGGAGAGATATCATGCCAAATGATGTAACTTATGCCAATTCGTACACAGATGCTGTCGTAGCCAAATGGCTCGATATTCTGTCTCGCGAATCAGGACTTGGCACCGCCAGGGGTGTTCACGCAGATATCCTGGCTGGCATCAACGCCCGTGGTTTCGGCACTATGTTGCCCCACAATAATGATCACGGTGGGATAACTTTGTTCACCAGACCAAGATGTAATTTGTCATACGATAACCTGGCAGCGTCACGGGTACTTACTCCGTTGATGACCGATAAGCGGTTAAGCTATCAGGCTTATATCAGAGATTTGCTTGATCCGGTAAGTGCAAAGAAGCCAGGAAGACGTAATTGTCCTCTAATTGACCCGCGTCAGGCCTTTATGCCGCTACTGAGCAACTTGCTGCTCAACGTATCTGGGTTCCCGGATATCGTCAGTTCTTGCTGGACTTCTAACCCTGGTTTATATCAGGAAGAATACAGCCTGCCGGATGGTCCAGTAAAGCTTTACAATACCTTTGACATCACCTGTAACTTCCGCAACATAGACGGTGATCCGCTTACTGGTCTGATACTAGCTTGGCGGGAGTACTATGGGCTTAATTACGAGGGAGCTATTTTTCCCCATCCAGATGCCATCATTGAAGACGAGATGGATTTCGCAACAGCTATCTATCGGTTGGTTACTAACCGGGATATGACCCATGTCCAGAAGATTGCTAGAACCATAGCTTATCCGATCAGTATAAATATCGGATCTGCGTTCAACTATGATGTCAATACCATTCGTGCTAGCGAAAACGATCAGATCACTGTAACATTCCGTTGCCACGGCTGCGAGTATATGGATCCGATACTACTACATGAATTTAACTGGTGTCAGGAAATGTACTTTAACCCGGAACTTGGTGATTCCACTCGGGAACGTTATTTTACTAAGTTGTCTAAAGATGAACTGATGTACTTTAATTTCCTGGCTTTTCCGTGGATCAACGTAAACCCGAGCGACGGGGAAACGCCTGGACATGCTCTGGAGTGGTGGGTACCGAAAGATCTTTATAGTCAGTTTACCAATAGTCGCAACGGCGGTTCTGTTGGTCAGACGCTATCCAGCAATTACATGGCCGGCTATAACGGCAGCACTATCGTAGTGTAATAAGGAGTAAGAGAGATGCCTTCAATTCAAGATACTGCCGATCTTATCTCGGCAGTTCAGAATGACCCCAGTCGCGTTATGCGCGTTATGCTTAACGCTATCGATGACGCTCTGGACGGTAAGTACGACATAGTGACTGCTAGCAACCCCTTCATCGCTGGGCTAGAAAGCGACATCATTCTGGCCGTTGCGGAAATCAACAAACATGAAGCAATTCAGCGCTCTATCTATCCGGAGCTGGCGACTAACAACAAAGAGCTTTATCGGCATATGTCCGATATTGACTATCTGGGAAGATTCGGTACGCCCGGGGTAGCTCCTTTCACTTTGGTATTCTCAAAGGACGAGATAAAGAATAACGCAGTTCAGGTGGACGACACTGGGGTTAAGAAAATCGTCATTCCGAAAAACAGTCGTATCGAAATCGCCGGTACTACGTTCTCTTTCCTGTACCCGATGGAAATTCGGGTGATGACGCACGGCGGGTTGCAGATTGTTTGGGATGTTGACGTTCAACATCCTTTGCAACAAATGACCTCTAACTTTGTTACTTGGACCGAGCGTTCTAGCAACACGGGCGAAGATCTGATTATTATCGATTTCACCCTGAACCAATTCGCTCTGGCTACCGACGTTAACTTGATCACCAATCTGGCCGGTTTTAACAAGACTTACACTTTGACTGACAAGTTCTGGTACTGCCGAGCATATCAGTCCAACGATGGCGTAACTTGGAACGAATGTCTGACAACCCACAGCGATCAGACTTTTGATGAAGACACACTGACCGTTACGTTAGAGCTGGATGACGACAAGTTGTCGGTAACCATTCCCCAGATTTACATCAATAACGGCCTAGCCACCGGCCAGCTCCGGGTTGATATCTACACCACGCAAGGCGAGATATCGATGATGCTGTCAGACTACGCTCCTGAAGTCTACCAGAAGTTTTGGGAAGATTATGACAACACGGATAACATGCGCTATATTACGCCGTTGTCAAAACTGCATTATCTGTTGGTTTTTTCCGACGGGTCTTGCGAAGGCGGTAGCGATCCTATTACCTTCAAACAACTTCGTAAGCGGGTAATTACCGGAGCCACTAAAACTTCCCTACCAGTAACTCCAGTTAGTCTGGAGTCTTCCTTGGAAGATATGGGTTATGGTTTTGTTTCTCAGGTGGATAACTTAGGTAGTCGTATTTTCCTGGCTACTCGTAGTCTGCCTAACTATACCGGCACGACTCTGAACGCTGGAGCAAACTGTACCATTGAATCTTTGATCACCAGTATCGAAGAGCTCGCTAAGTACCCTACCGTTGCAGACAATGTAAGTTCTGTGACAATTCGTCCTGAAACCTTGTTCAAATTTGAAAATGGGGTTACTGAACTGGTAGGGTTGGCTGAACTTGCTGAACTCGGAGCAATGTCTGAGGAACAGCTAGCCAATGAAGTGAATAGTAACTCGTACATGTTCACGCCTTTCTACTACGTAGTTGATCGTAGCGATAGTCGTTTGGAACTGCGCGGTTACCATCTCGACGACCCAGAAATCGTTTCTCGTCATTTCGTTTACGAGAACGATACCGCTGAAATGGAGGTCGCCACCGATAGTTATTCGATCGAGAAAACAGACGATGGTTATCGGTTACTGATTGTCACCAAATCTGGTCCTAGCTATCAGGGTTTGTCCGATGATCAGGTACATTGTCAGTTGGCTTTCCAGCCCATCGGTGAGGACACTACGGCGTTCATGAACGGCGTACTGTATGGCAAATCCGATGAAGAACGAGTATGGTCTTTTGATATCACCACCAACTACAACGTTTCGGACAGCGACGGCCTTGAGCTAACTAGTTTCCATATCTTCGAGAACGACCCCAGCGAATTCAGTTCTCTGTTGAATGGTAAGTTTAACATTTACCACTTGGTATCTGGTTACAGCCTGGCGACTCTGGCCATAACCGATTTGGACAGTGAGATCAATAACTGGGGTCTTCCTACTGACGTTATTCCGGTAGTTAAGGAAGAGATCGGGATCAAGTTCGGTAGTGCGTTGAGCAATCTCTGGACTAACTGTCGTCCGTTGGTTGGCGAGGAGGATTATCTGCGTTATGAAGAAGACATCCCTTTGCTCTGGGCGAAAACCGAGTATGAGCTGGACTCAGTGACGGGCTTCCCGAAAATCGTACTGGACGAAGAGAACAACCCTCAGATGGTTGTTCTTCACGAGAAAGATAGTCCGGTACTCAACGCTAACGGGGATCCGGTCTACGCACATCTGAAAGGGGAGATAAAATACGATAACGGGGAACCTGTTGTTATCTCCGAGCGTAGTTTGAACTGTGAACTGGAAATTTTCTTCCTGGAAGGTGTATTCCATTTCACCACCCACCCGACAGATGTTCGTTATCTGAAAACGGTTGCCAGACAGTTGATCAATTACTTGGAAGGCGATATTGCGGATATCTCGAAGAGTCTGCTGGAAGAAACTCATCTCTACTACTATCCGAGAAAGACTTTGGGACAAACCAAAGTACTGATCGACGATAAGAGCGAGACTTATATTCCGGCCAACCTCAGCTTTGCCGTGAAGTTTTATCTGCCGCCCAGCAGTTACGCTAACAGCTCTGTGCAGTCTACGCTTAAGTCCACTGCTAAACGGATCATTAACGATTTGGTTTCTGGTACGAACGTAAGTGTTTCAGAAATCAACGAGACCATTCGTGATGCTTTGGGTGCTGATCGCGTACCTGTAGATATCACAATGACTGGCGACGATGAGGTTCTTACCAACTTCACTTTGTACGACGACAGTTCCTACTGTAGCGTGAAGCGAGTACTTAAGGTTAACCCGAACAGTACTTTGCAGATCGAAGACGACATCGACGTAACATTTGTAAAACATGGAAGTTAGCTAAAAAAGAGAGGGCTCGCGCCCTCTCTTTTGTTGGCTTCTCAAACATAGCCTTTATCGGTCATGCGTTTAACCAGATCGGCATGCGCTTTACGATGAGCTTCCACAACCGCCTTTACCTCAGAGGCTTGTTCTTTAGGAACCAGCTTGTAGATATCGGTGATTACTTTGTTCATCCCACGCTCTATCGTGGACATCAGTCGGATATTGCGTTCTTGTTGCTCACGCAACAGCCCAATGATCTTGGAGAGAACCATGAAGTCGTTCTGAGTGGCCCTGAGAGCCTTTCTGAACGCTTCTACACCTTCATCGTCAAGATTATCCATTGACTTCAAGCTTTGGTTCTTAAAGCCTTCCAGGCGCTTTACCAGCCCATCTAACTTTTTATCGTAGGCGGGATCCACGCGGAGGATAACCATTCCTCGCCGACAGAAACTTTCCAGTCGCAGAACGTATTCGGGGTTCAGCCAGTTCTGGAGCTCGAGCATTGAGGGACGAACTGATTGATCGTCTTCGTAGCCAGTGCGAACCAGATAAGCTAAGGTGTTATAAGCACCGTCACGCTCGGCCAGATACTCAGCAGACTGAACATTTACTTGGGCTACAGTACCCGCTACTGCTTTAGATAAGCGTTCATTAAAACGAGCACTACTCGGACGATGACCTGAAGACATCAGGTTCTTGTAAGCAGCCGCTACGCGGAACAACAACGCTGGCTCTTTGACCCCAGCTCCGCTACTGTGACGCAACGTAGTATCTACTATGTCGAGATATTTATCTGCATCATCCAACACGCCTTTGTAACCCAGCGTCCGGCCAATGATCGCTTCGCTTACTTCATCGACGAAGTTGCAATAAGACGTAAGCTCTTCGGTACCGCGATTAGGATCGTAAAGGTAAACGTTAAGCAGAGACAGTTGAGGGGCTAACTTGTCGACGAAAGCTTCTTCCAGGAGTTGTTGTACGCTGGTGTTGGCAAGCAGAATGTTTTTGGAGCCGAGATCGGCAACGATCTTGGAAACCGTGAGTGCTTGGGCGGTAGCAGTACCCGAGTCATTATCGAGATTCTTGCTACTACGAAACAACCCTAAGATCCATTTACCGATTTTGACCAACAGAGACCAGGCGGTAACGAAGAAACGAGCAACAACTCCTCGCTGAGCTTGGTCATTAGATTCCAACATAACCTTGAGGTTAGTTGCTGTGGGTTGCATCGTAAAGCTATTCGGGCGATAACGATCGGGTAGGCTATTGGGAACCAAAGATTCCAGAGCCATCGCGTCCTGGCGAGAGACCTTGCCTTGGGCTTCGATTTCAATACGCTGATTTTGAATGGAGGCCGCTACAGCCTCCAATTCACGCAACTGGGCGTCTTCGTCTTTGACTTCCTGTCCCAGCGATTCAGCACTATAATCGAAAGTCATCTCGCCGTCAAGTTGGTACTCGCGACTTAGTTGCGACATTTCAGATTACTCCTTTTCTTGGAAAGTCCGCACCAGCTCGCGTACGCTGTCAGCGATATCGAAACCTACTTGTTTCTCGGTACGATTAAAACCGTCGATGACGATAGCGTCCATTACAGACTGTGCTCGCAGACACTTGTAGAGTTCCAGATCGTCGCTAGCCATGCAGTCGTAAACCAGATTGTAACGCGCCAGCCAGATCCGGTAAGCGGTTTCAGTAGTGGTGTTAAAGTTCAACACCACCACTTCGTTGATCTGGGACAGCAACGCCTCAAGCGGCCTGGCGATGTTTTCCAGGTAATAGGCACGCGGGCTGGACACTTCCTGGGACGGAATGATGGCATCGAAGGCCAGTGCTTTGGCTACCACGTACTGCTGTACCGAAGACTTGGCTTCAGGCTGGTTGTTGTGGATGATCTGGAGTTGATTCAGAACGCTTTGAACATTGGTAATTTTCATAACCATTTTTACTGGTCCTTCCTATCTGGATTGGAAACGAGAACCGGCCAGAAACAGATCGTTGTTGCCGAGCGATTCAGTGAGTTGTTGGAGGAGGATTTCGCGCTTCTCGCGTCGTGTTGCCGGAGAAATCAGTAGCTTGATCTTATCCAGCAGACCTTCTCGATCTTTTAGGGTAACGAGGATGTTATCGATAGTTTCGATTTCTTCGTTAATGCGCTTGCGAGTTTCAGCGTCCAGTTCACGATCCTTGAGGGCTTCCAGCAATGACAACCGCATACGAGTAACGCGATAAGCTTCGTTGTCATAGGTGCTGAAATACGGGCAGTAGAGAACTATCATTAACAACGGAATAATTCCGAAAGTGAGAAAACCGGTCCAGATCAAAGTAATGAGAGTTAAAACTTGGGTGGCGATGAAGCCAGCAGTACTGAGAGTTGCTGCCGAACCGCAGGTCTTGTACAGGATATTCATGCTCTCAGCCAATGCCTTACCGGCACCCATCCGTACTGCGAACTGATCAGAAGCGAATTCCCAGGCCTTGATGTCGTTCATCATCGAACCAGAGCTGGTTCTGGTTCCGGCAGGTCGATCAGAAACCACGATCTTGATGTAGTCCTTGGGATCGCTACTTTGGGCCAAGACTTCCTTGTTCGGGATGGTATTGCCAGTATGGGACTCGATCAAACGCATGATTTCGATTTTCTTTTCTGCCGGTTCATGACCCGTAACGGCTTTAGTCAAGCCCAACAGCAGCAGGTTGTATTGTCCGAACTCACCAAGGAATTCCAGATAAGACATCACGTGACCGATTTCGTGCAGACAGATGGCTGCTACATGTTCGGCATTCATCTGGCAAGTGAAGAGCTCGGTACCGAGCATCATTTTCATGTTAAGCTCAGCATAAACGCCGCTGACCCAACCCTTCTTAAGGTCGATAACCCCACGAATGGGGTCGGTGGCTTTCTTGATCAACTTGGCAATGTCTTCGGTAGCTCCACGATACCAGCCGTTATAAAACGGATGACTGGAGTCCAGTTGGGGAGGATAAACGCAGGCGTTTAACATCCCAGCCCATACACCAAGATTAAAGGTGAGGTTGGTATGTTTCTTGATAACTGCCTCCACTCCACATTCCCGGACGTCTCTGGCAGTAACTGCTTTGCTACGTCCTTTCTGGATCAGTGGTTCAAAACATGCAGCGAGATCGAGGAAGAGTCCACGGTCGTGCTGGAATGCTACGGCTTCGGTACCTAAGGCGAAACCGATGTCCATTTCTAACTGTTTCTTGATAAAGTCTTTCATCTGAAAGATCCTTGTTCTGGGTTAAGGAGTTCATATGATGCCAATAAAAAATCACGGAATGGCCTAAACTTATAGCAGGCTAGGGAGTAGGAATAATGAATTTACCTTTTAAGAAATCGGATGTCGTCGGTATTGAATGTCGTCATGTAATCTATGCGCCATCGCAAGACCCCGAAAGCAGGGACGATATGTTGTTTGTTAAGGAAGCAGTCCACCTTAACGATGGTCGGGTCATTCCTTTTACTCGTAAGGTTTTTAACTTCAAACGGGACTTTTGGGTAACAAAAGATGGGTTCAGGAAACACAAAGATAAGAAGCTGTTCGAAAGCATAGACAGAGTCCATCGGATGTCATCTACACAGCGAGACCTAGGTATCAATGTGGCGAGGGCGTTGCGTAAAAGATGGAATGGTGATCTTCGTCTCTTAGCCGACAGTCCCTATGTCTACGGCATCGATGTGCCATCTACTACCATCTACAAACAGCAATACAAAGATCGCTGGCCAGACCACGTCAGTCTGAACAGTGTGGCGGTTTGTGACTTGGAAACCGATGTTCTCTACACCGATGGGCGCGATATCATCTCCGGTTCTTTGACTTTCAAAGATAAAGCGTTGCTGGTGATTAACCGTTCGTTTGTTGACGACGGGCCCAATGTAACTACTCGGATACGTGAGAAGTTTCATCATTACTTAGCTCTTAACGATAACTCCAAGATGTTCTTACAGGGGTTCTTTTCCGGCGGTGGTTTAGGAGAGCAGGTTCAGCAAGCGTCTTTAGTTGCTGAGATGGTCCGCGATGAAGACGATTTCATGGACCGCCTACCTAAGCTCTATAAAACCTACGAAGCCACAGCTAAGAGCAAGCAATTGCAGCCGATGGAGATGGAAAAGTGGGTTAGCTTGGTAGAAGCCCTGTCCAAAGAAGGTAATGAGGAGTTATTGGAAGACATTGGTAAGGATGTAGTTTACAAACGCAACATTAACTTGGAAATAATGTTTGCTGACAATCCTGCCGATTTGGTAGTTAAATTGATTGGTAAGGCTCATGAATGGAAACCTGATTTCTTGGCGTTTTGGAACATCAATTTCGATATTCCAAAAATGCTCGAGCACCTGAAATACGCCGGTATTGATCCAGCCGAAGTTTTCAGCGACCCATCAGTACCTCCGGAGTTCCGTTATTTCAATTATCAAGAAGGAACTAAGATAAAGGTAACGGAATCTGGTAGAACAATGCCGTTATCGCCGGCCGAACGTTGGCACGTCGTAACTTGTCCAGCCTCGTTCTATCCGATCGATGGCATGTGCGTTTACCAGAAGATTCGTCTGGGTAAGGGTAAGATGTCCTATGCTCTAGACGCTACTCTGGAACGTCACTTAGGCATTCGTAAGTTGAAGTTTAAAGAAGCCGATGGCTTAGAACGCTTGGCATGGCACGAATTCATGCAAAAGAACTACAAGCTGGAATACTTAATCTACAACTTGTTCGACTGTATCGGAGTTGAGTTGTTGGACGAGAAAACAATGGATCTCGGGTCTACGATTTCTCTGTTATGTCGTAGCTCGGATTATAGTAAGTTCTCTTCTCAACCGCGCCGTACCTGTGACCGATTGCATTTCTTCGGTTTACAGCAAAAGCACGTTATTGCTTCTACTTCGAAACAAATGGCTACAGAACTAGATGAGCTGGTAGTTACTCCAAAGGAATGGATTGTAACTCTACCGGCACACCAGATAGTGGAGAGCGAATACCATCCGTTAGTGGAGTTCCCAGAACTCACTTCGCAGGTGTACCTTCATGTAGGCGATAAAAAACTGCACGATAATATGAGATATATTGTCATGTAGGACGAAATGATGAAAGAACGTTTTTTACCACATTCATGTAGGCGTTACCTCATACGAGATAATGGGCAGATTTTTGATGCCGAAGGAGAAATAACACCGTCTTTAGTAGGCGGGCATTTCTCAGTGAAACTTACGTGGGTGAATGGAGAGATCTTTTACCCGATTGCCACACTATTGTTGATAACGTTTTATGGTTTCAAGCTAGACTATTTCTTCATGAAGGAGATCGAACCACTGTACGAAGATGAGGATATCGGTAATCTAAACATCGATAATCTAAGTTACCGTTTCAAAGGTTTGGTTGAGTGGGATGAAAAGCCTGGTTTTTACAGGATACCTGGTTTTACTGTTTATGCGATAAGTAGAAACGGTGAGATCTGGAATACCGAGACCATGAAAAAGAAAGTGTGGAGTATTACTCCACCTAATTTGGAACGTAATAGTACTGGCGGTTATTTCTACACCAGGCTATTAGACGACAGCGGTAAATCACAAACTCTTTTTAGACATAGGGCTTTGGGTGTAGTGTTTAAACATCCAAATAAGGTAGTTAGAACTATGGTCATTAACCATTTAAATGGGATACCTGGTTCTGACGAACTGGATAATTTGGAATGGACCAGCTATCGCGAAAATTCCCTACACGCCTACGATCTCGGTTTAAGGCCGAATAGTAGTCGACCAGTGGTTGTTAAAGAATTACTTACTGGTAAGGAATTAAGATTCCCGACAACTCAATCCGCAGCTAAACATTACGGGATGAGAAGAGGTGATCTGATAATGCAGCGATTGAAGAACGGTATTGGTTTGAACGTATATGCCGATATGCGTTTGTTCAAGTATGCCGATGATCCAAGACCTTGGCCTGATGTCGATAAAGATAAACTAATCCCTGTCCGTACTGGCGGCATTAATAACGAGCCAGTTATTGCTGAAAATAGGGATGGTGTTGTGACTGAGTTTGCTTCTGCTTTAGAGGCCGGTAGTGCCGTTGGTCTAAGGCCGGCGAGCATTTACTACGCCTGTAAACGAAATAGCGGCTTCGGTAAAAACGGGTACAAATTTAAGTTCTCTAAACGTTAATAGTCTTTTTCGTCTTGTCCGCTCTATCGGTAACGGTGGAGTGATCATTATTTAACTGCTGGGAGTAAGGTAAAGCCGTGTGAGCTACAACGTGGAGCGAAAGCTCGGGCGTGAATGCGGGCGAGAGCCAGAAAGAATCACATGGATGTTAGCGGTTCAAAAGACTAGCTAACTTGCAATCCATAATCAGCATCCAAGACGCTAAAGATTGTTGTGAAACAAGCTATGCGTAAGGTTCAACGACTATCCCTTAGCCAGGGAGTAGGGCACCAAGTGGGCTCGAAATGGTAATCTCCACAGTGTTCCGTGAAGGAACGACTCAGAGCGTTAAATGCATAAACGCTTTGTATACTGGCGGAAGAAGATATAGTCTGGGCATTCAGCTAACAGCTGAAGCAGTCTTTTACTGTCGTGACGACAGCGAGAGGCGGGGTGGCTTAACGACCCATCCGAACAATTCGATCGACGTAGCTGCCGCATATCCCAACGGTCAGGTGCTCTTGAATATCAGTCATGAAACAACCTTTAGAGAAGTTTCACAGATTCAAGGTCTTGACTTGGCTATGCGTAGAAAGATTGGGATCAATATCACTGGTGGTAGAACTAACGCTCTTGAATTCTGTAGGGATGTTTATAAAACTCCTACTCTGGAAACCATGTTGGCGGCTTACATGGAGGAGAAAAATCTTCAGCAAGCAGCCTAAAAAAGAGAGGGCGAAAGCCCTCTCTTTTGTTCGCTTTAGCGATACTGATGTACCGTGGTGTTGTCTTGGTTCAGGTAGGACTCGAGGTAATCGGAGTCCGGAGCGGTAAACCACTCACCGTCTTCCTGGGTCTTAAACTCCCAGCAGCCTTTCCCTACGCGGCATTCAGCCACTTGCTTACAGTCGCGTTGCGGGTAGACCGTGCCGTCACTGAAAGCTTCAACGCAGTCACCGATTTTCATGTCTGGGGTATCAAAGCCCAAGTTAGCTCGATAGGTCTGAGTGAAGTCCAGGGTCTTAGTGAACGCGTCACTGAAGGCACTGTAGACGGGCTGGAAGCAGGGTTCCTTCTCGTACTCATCGACCACCAACTCGATCTCATCCCTAGCCGTTTCCACTACCACGTCCATCGGATCATCGTTACTCGCTTCACCGGCAGCTTCAGCGCTGAAAATCCCAGCGAACAACCGCTTGGCTACTGCGTCAAGAACTTCAACTCCCTCTAAGGAGAGAGGGTTGTTTGCGTTAGCTAGGGAAGCCCTCAGCTGTTCTTGGAAGGCATTGGCTAGTACCTGTTCGCCCTTTTGGCGTTTCGGCAACGGCCGATAGTTCTCTTCGGAAGGAACGTTTCCTTCGAAGGAGCTCGGCTCCGGCTCGACCTTAACGGTGGTTTTACCGAAACTGTAAGTGCCAGGGACGCTAAGCGGCTGTTGATAGAGACTTTCATCGAAAGCCTCTTGGCTGATCGTCTGTGGGTCGGCATCGCGCAATCGACGAATGGTTTCTTCGGCGTAAGCGATTTGTGCCTGCAAGAGCAGTCGATGTAAGGTCATGTAGTCGCTACATTGGCAACGGAACGCCAACATCGCCACGTAGGAGTTCTGGACTTGTTTGGTGACGACTTTGATCGCGTCTTCGAAACCGACACCGAAAAGTTCCAGGACTAGACGAAGGAAATTTTCTCGACGTGCTCTGTCAGTTCTGTCTTCGTGATCTTCTGCTTCGTAGTCGTACATGTCGAGTGCCCACAGAAGACCCAACACCCGGCTATAGGCGCGGCTATCCACAAAGAAACGCAACGTCTCAAACAAAGGAGTGTAGTACTCGCTCAAGACTTTGCGCTCAAGGTCTTGGAAAGAGATCTGGAAGGAGTTACTGGGGTTGTAAGTACGCAAGTACATGTCGGTATCGAAATTCTCCAACGGGAGTTTTTCGACGCTCACAGAAAACGCCTTGGCGTTCAGACCGGCGGCGATCACCAAACCTTCACGGCCTTGTCTGATGGCTAATTGAGCCAACTCTACGGCTTCTTCGTACTTTCTCAAAAGAGTAAGATTACCGAACCGTGTAGCCTGGTCGATAAACTCCTTGATCTTTTCATCACGTCCTTCGATAGCCAGTTCGGCCAGCTCCAGGTTAAAACGACCGCGCTGCATCCGACCACGGTTATTGATCTTTGCAATGAAACGGTTTACCTCGCCAAGATAACGGGCTGTGGAAACCAGGGGACGCTTGGACTTGAAAGACGATGAGAGCGCATTAAGTGCGGCTTCGTTGGCGATCAGACCACCAGCTATCATGTCAGCGTAATCGTTACCGATTTTACCGAAAGCTCGCAACTGATCGGTCTTTTTGATCAGACCATTCTTGGCACCTTCCAGTGTCCAGTAAGTGGTCGGGAACCACTCTTTCCATTTATCGTAAATTTTACGGAACAGGTCCTTGAAACCTTCCTCACTATAAGTGAGTTCTGCGGTTGGAGCAAAGCTTTGCTCCAATGCTAATGTCAGATGATTTTTACGCATGATTCTCTCCGGATAGTGTTTCACACAATAGCCTGATTAGAGGAGGCAATTGCCTCCTCTAAGTTTTTGCCGTTTACTTACTTGCTGAAAAACGCAGTCAGGCGTTGGCTAGAACGCTCATCAGACATCAGTCGGGAGATTTCGGCCAGGTTGGTGCGTGCAGCTACGGCGCTGCGCAGAACCGGATTGGAAGCGGTTTGCAGTAACTGCAGCAAACGAACGAACAACTGGCGTTGGTCTTTGGTGAGTGCCACGTTAGGGATGAAACGGAACGGCAGTTCTTTCTGCAGTGCCAGATTGTTGGCATTGCCAAACATCGCCAGGATTTCGTTCAAACATTTAACGAACTCGTCGTCACCCAAACGGAACACGCGTTGCAGGTTGCGGAACAACAGCACTTGATGGGAGGCGCCAGAAGCTTCGCTCTGCGGGGAGGTAGGACCCATGGAGGCAATGTAGTGAGCCATATCAGCCATGATCAGTTTATAGATCGTGCTGGTGGCTTCCATTGCTTCAGTGACCTGCTCGGGAGCGATCTCGGTACCGTCGATCTGCTCCAGAGCTTCTTGGGTTTCGATCACCTGAGTAACGGTTTCGGCATCGGCGATGGTTTCGGTTTCACCGATCGGGGTGTCCGGCAGTGTTTCTTGTACAACAGTTTCTTCAGTAGCGGCCGACTGCTGAGGAACTGCTTCCTTCGCTGTGCGTCTTACTGCGGTTTGTTTTGCAGGAGCTTTAGCCATTGTTCTTTCCTCTCTAAACGATTAGTCCATAAGAAGTTTACTAGTGAATTTGGTGGTTTTCAGTGCTTCACCGTGCATCTTTTTCATGTAGATATACATCCACTGAGACGGGACGACGGCTTCGATATTGGCCAGTGCTGTGGGGAACTTACGGTAATTCTCCCCCATGCAGTAGATACAGAAATCGCCGTTTTCTTCTTTGCAGCCAGAAGGGTCTCGTAACTGCAAGATCTTTCCAACCAGCCCATCGATATTATCTTTGGTGATCTGGATTGGCTGACTATCAACCACATAATAGTTACCAATGAAACGATCCTTGATATTGCCCTGGATCATTCTAGGTACTGTGGTCTTACTACCGCAGTCTCTCAAATGCAATCTGGAGTTCTGGAATCTACGGTAGAAGAACTTAACAGCTTCACCGCCCATCGCCGTGTTGGTACCGCGGTTAAAACTACCCATTCGGGTAGAGTTGTTGAGTTCGGCGAAGTAGTCAAAATCCCAACCTTCAGCTAACGACTTGGTTATCAATGCAAATCTACCGTCGCCATCAAAGGAATGCTCTACACCGTGAAGAACTCTGGTGCGCAACAGAATGGTATCGAAGTGTTTTGATTTAAACAGAAAACCAGCAGCCGGATCATCCTTGTAGGAATCTCGCAATGCCTGGACCAACTGTTTAATGATATCTGCTACCACAGTGATGTCATTCAGTCGGTCTTTGTTCTCCTCGAGTAAACGATCTCGTAGCTCGATGATTTTAGGATCGACATGCAACATTCTCTCAGAAGCCGACTGGACACAGATCGGTCCTAGGTGAGAAATCACGTTAAACATCACGTTCAAGTGAGTTTTTATTTGCTGTTGCGTTACCTTACCTTCCGGGATCTCCTCCCCTTCCGGTAGGTTCTCTATGGCTCTCCAACCATAAAGAGCTTCGATATCTTCAGGTCCACCTTCTTTGTTGTAAAACGGCACGGTAGCACCAAATGGATAACAAAGCGCAGCTGCATTGAAAAGCAAATTACCGTAAGTAGTGTGGACATCTTCGGAGATATTAGCCAGACTGCCGCTAGGTACGTCTACTGGCTCTTCGATACCGAACAACGGATGCTCGGTACTGTAAGGAGCTAGTTCGGTCAAATCGTTGTTGTTTTCTGGATCGACGAAATAGTATTTCTGATCTTGGACGACCAGCCGATACGGGAAAGGGTCTTGTTTCCAATCAAGGCCGTCGAGCCTGGAAACGGTGAAGCAGGAAAAAATCCACATTCGCCAACGCCAAGCATTGGCACGTAGAGCTTTAAGAAAATACTCATTAAGATCCATGGCTTAACTCCTGAAAACTTCATTGATCACCAACTCCAGTTGAGCGATCTTGTTTTCATCAGCAAAAGCTTGCTCGCAAAGCTTTTTGGTTAGAGAGACTACCTGATCGTCCGGAACGGAACTGTAGACCACTAGCGCGTAGATAGTTTCGGCTACTTCTCTGATTTCGTACTCGACGAAATGCTCGGCTACCAATCCGATGCTGTGCTCTGGATTAAGGCGTAGATTAGCCCCGGAGTCCAGCAAGAACTCAACCAACTCCGGTCGTCTAAACTTAGAGTTATAGGTTTTGATTCTTGATAGATACGCTGCTGTTACTTGGTCGTCAAAATCAGTGACGATAGTCGGGCTATGTAAGGTTTCACGGATACGTTGTATCAGGTTGACAGATACGTTTTCGATAATCTGTGAGAGTTTATGCTCAGTGCCCGGCAAAACTGTCTCCATGGAGTTAAGGAGTGCTTCGACAGTATCGTCCGAGCATTCTAGTGCAAGAGAAAGCTCTTCGCCGTATTCAGATACTTCTAATTGCAGTAATGCCTCGATCCCATTGCTGAGTTCTTGGAATTGATCTGCTTCTAGAAGATCTTTGTTTAGACTGATCCCAAATTGCGCATAGGCCTGATAGAACAGACCAAGAATTGTTTCATTGATCGTATCCAAAGTACTGGCTGGTTCTTGAGCTTCTTCGATTGTCAAGAGAGGATCGAGTGGTTCGTAAATACCGGCGCCGAGCACAGCCTCTAAAGTCCGCAAACAGTCAACCACTAAAGCTCGTCTTTCCAGAGAGACATGGTCGGCAAGATATTGATTAATCTCGTTAAGCATAAGATCCACCGTAGTTAAAAAATATCAAGTAAAGGCTATCTATGAGACCTTTACTTAACATAGGGAAAAATTATCATGCCTGTTTCAAGCGCACCTCGTCACCCTTATCGACCTCAGCGTCAGGATCCGATCCAAGAAGTCGTTCTCTTCCATCAAGAAGTCGTAAAACTTCATAATGCCGGTATTCATATCGCTAAGTTGGCTCTTGATTTCGTTCGTGCTGGAGGGCAGTGCGATCGGCAGATTCTGCTCAATAACCTGGGTGTATTGAACGAACAGGTCCAGGCTTTCAAGAAAGAGATCGATGTCTTGGAACTACAGGTTCGTGATACGAACGATCATATCAATGGTGCTGATCGCACTGTAAAAGCCCTGGAGCTCGGTATGTCTTACCAGGGACTGATCGCTCGTTGGACCGAACATGCGCTGCCTATCGTTTCTTCTATCCAGGCTGCCATCAATCAACCTCAACCTCAACAAGGATTTGTAAATGTCTAACGAAACCGACAAGCAAGAACCAGAAGGTGCCGAGATCGAACATCAAGAACCGGTGGTAGATAGTCAGGGGCTGGCTACCGAAGAACAACCGGACCAGGACAGCAATGCCGAATCTGGGGAAGAAGACGATCCTGGATTTTCTCTGTCTATTTTGCCGGCTGGTAAAATAGCTGAGGACTGCAAGATCCCTAAAGAACAACCCATCGGCGATGCGGAGCACTTGATCGTACCTGGCGGCAATCAAGAAACCATCAATGGTCCGTTCCGTGAGATCCTCGAGAAATCTTCTAAGGAAGAGCTGGCTGCGCTGCTTAAAACTAAATGGCCGGAAATTCTGGAAATGGGTGCTGATCTGTTTGGTCAGAAAGGTGCGGACCTTCCTTTCAACCGAGAAGGTTCCGAATGGACTAATAACTTCTCTGACGAAGGTCGTCGCATCGGTCTGACCAGACCTCGTATCGAGGGTAGTTCCGGTAACATGCCTTTGACTGGTGTTAAGGCCATGGCCAAGGCATCCGCCGTTCTAGGCATCGGTTCCCCAGTTACTGCCACTGGTATTCATAGTGGTTTCTCTCTGACTATCAAACAGCCGTTGAATGCAGATCTGATTAATCTGGAAGCTTCAATGGCTCTGATGAAGTCTGTCTTGGGTCGCGCTACCGCCGGTCGAGTGTTTTCCTCTACCGATGTTTTCATCAAATCAGCAGCGATGAACTTCATTTTGGACTTTGTTATCGGTAGTAATTTGGTTGCCGACTACACCGACAAGGCCTTGTTGAAGGAATACATCAAGCTACCTGATGTAAACTTGATTCTCACTGAAGTAGCTGCCGCTATCTACCCCAAGGGTTTCCTCTACACTCAACCCTGCCTGTCTCGGCCGGGTAACTGTATGGCTACCTTTGAAGGGTTGGTTAACATCAACGAAATGCTTTGGATGGATAAGAGTTATCTTACCAGCAAGCAACGTTCGATCATTTCTCGCCCCGGCACGCCGGTAACTCCTGAGATCTACAAGGAGTATCACGAAGCATTTGCTTTGAAAGGTAACCGTTCTTTCGTTTCTAACGGCATTCGTTTCGATCTCCGTATCCCCAGTTTCGCCCAATACGAAAATGAAGGGATTGCTTGGGTCGAGGAAATTCGTCAGCGTTGCGAGATGGCTTTCCAAAAGAAAATGTCTCCTGAAGAACGGGAAGAGTATATCCTCAGTCAAGGACAAGCTACCGCAATGCGGCAGTACTCCCACTGGATTGAGCGGATTGTCTTCTTGGACGAGAACGGCGATGAAAATGGCTACATCGAAGATCGGGAAGATCTGGCTAATCAGCTCGGTGTTTTCACTAACGATGAAAATATCGCCAAGGACTTCTACGATAAAGTCGAGGCTTTTATCTCCGACTGCACGATTGGCGTGGTCGCTGTACCTAACTTCGTCTGTCCTTCCTGCGTAGCTGCTGGTTACGACGGTAAACAACCGGTAATAGGCGGTCGTTTTGACCACCTGATAGCTCTGGATCCGGCCGGAGTTTTTTTTACACTGACCTCTCTTCGCCTAACGAAGATGAGGGAAGGGGCCGGCATATAAGTTCGTCTTCCTTTGGTAGAGGGATAGAGATCAAGGACGTACTAGAGAAGCTAGAAAAAGTCCCTGGTGGTCTTACCAACACCACGGCGCGTCAGGTGTTGGATGACGCTTATCGCGAAACCTATGGTCTTTACGGTAATATCAATTCAGACCATCCTTTGGCTCCCATTATGGCTAAGCCAAGGGAATCGGTGTTGGGTAACCATCCGATCTTTAACCTACAGAAACGTTATGCCAAATACGCCCCTACCTTCAAAGAGCTTTCTATAAGTTTTGATGATCTACTCTATAACCCTAAATGGCTTGTTAATGAGTGGTTCATTATCGCTATGGATATTGCCGAGAAGAGAGGTGCTATTGCCGATAACATCCGTCGCGGATTAGAGGGCAAAAGTACATAGGAGGGCGAAAGCCCTCCTCTTTTTAGGAGATAGCTTTGATTGTATACAAAGGTGGAGGAAATATCTTTACTACGGACGTGGAGTTAAAGGTTTGTCCGGTGAATACCTTGGGAGTTATGGGTAATGGGCTGGCTTTAGCTTTCAAATGGAAATATCCTAAAGTTTACGAACATTATCGTAAACTCTGTTTAGCCAAACAATTTACTGTCGATCAGATACTGGTCTGTGACGAAGTGGTTTGTTTTCCAACAAAAAAAGAATTCTATCTGGGCTCTAAAGTAGAGTATCTAGAAAACAATTTGAAGAAACTAGCAGCTTACTGTCGTGATAAAAAAATAGAGAGCTTAGCTATCCCAGCGATTGGCTGCGGGAAAGGCGGGCTGCCTTTTAATGAAGTTGAGGCGTTAATAGAGAAATACCTAGGCGATGATCTTGAGACCTGGGTTTGGTTTTTAACAAAAAAAGAAAGGGACTAAACCCTTTCTTTTTTACGCCTTAGTTAGAACCAGCCGATACGGCAAGGTTCTTTCTTCGGCAGCGCATCGGCACGAATACGATAATCGCACATGGCCTCGAGCAGCATATCGCACTCGAGCATCTTGGTGCTATGGTAGATAGCACCAGGGTTGTCGCCAGCATGGGCCATGTTGTCGATAGCTTGTTCGATGATCCGATCCATGCTTTGGTTGTTTTCCAAGGAGGAGTCTACCACCGCGTCGATGTCCTCCACCGCATTTGCCTGGACTTCCAGCTCAGCAGACTCCAACGGAGGCTGAGTCAGAGCAGGTTGTTGGTGAACCGGATCATCAACCACCACCGGAGTGCCGAGGGTGATGGCCTTGCTGTTGTCGTTAGCGACGGCGTCGAACAAGACCTTCCCTTGTTCTTGGCTCATTGCCGGAACTTCTGCCTTGGTGGCAGATCGTTGTGATCTGCCACTGCGACGGCTGGGCTTGCCGGCGGTGGTTTGTTGCCGTTGGGGTGCTTTGGTATCTTTCATTTTTTGTTTCCTTATGCCAAGGTGATGCTTTCAAGGCGTTTTAACAGCGCCGGTATAAACAGCCATCCGGCTGCCTGCTGCTCGATACGGTCGAGCATTAAGTAAGCTTTTGCCAGGACTTCATTGAGTTCTGCTCTCAGCTTAACTGAAGTACCGGCCAGTTTAGCTAACAGCTCCGCACGAGCTGCCAGTGTTTCTACGCGATGCTTGTCGCGGTAAAGTTCTTCGGTGCTCATACGGAGTTCCTTCTAAATCAAAAAGTTCGTTTACACAAGGCGGGCATTATGCCCTTTCATCACCTAAAGGATATATATCTGAAATTCTTTTGGTTTGGTTTTTAACAAAAAAAAAAGAAAGAGCCTAAGCTCTTTCAGTAATAAAAATCGTCCTCCTCTGGTTGGTCGAGTCCCAACTCCCAATCGCGATCGGCTTTATCTTTAGCCACCCGATTAAGATGTTTGGCCTTCTTTCGGCACTCGGAACAAACCATGATAGGTTCATCTCCCTGCGGTGCGTAGAAGTCGTACCAACGCCAAGCCAGGACGTCTGACCGCGGTTTTTCACAACCGCAGTCGTTACAATACACTAGCTCAGCGTCTTCACGCTCTTGCTCTGCCAGATGACAGTCCGAACAGTAGTAGAAACGCGTTACTGGACCGAAGGAGTCCTGCTCGCCGATGAAGTATGCTTTGTCTCCGATACGGAGATGTTCACACACTTCATCGGCGAGGGACGTGTGTTCTTCGTTTAATGTAACAACGCCGTGTACAGTCCAATTCATAATCTTTCTCCTATTAAAAAATGTAGTAGAGGACAAGAAAAGTAAAATTAATTACTTAACACACTTAGGTCATATAGGTCTGAGATTCGTTGTAGAGAAATCTATTCCCAACGAATCCTTTGTATTTGTTTTTTACTGAAAAAAGAAAGGCCGAAGCCTTTCTTTTTAGATGATTGCGCCAGTCATCATTGTACGATGTAGCTTTGCACGGCCCTTAAAGAACTCCAGCTTGTTCTGGTGATACTTGAACTGCTTTGGTATGTCTCCGGTGTAGAGGTAACCAAAAACTGGGGTATGGTCAGGCCATCGTTTAAGTCTTCTCAAACGACCCATGGTTTGCTCGTTAGACTGTGGCGAATCCACCGAGGTAGTCATTAGGTTATAGGTCAGACCTTCGATATCGACCCCAGTACCAGCTGAGAGCACTGTGGAGACAACGATATCGTTACTGTGAAGAACTTGGTAGTCGTCTTCACTGACGTACTTAGCTACAGCTAGATGTGGCCATTTCGCTTTTATTGCATTGCTAAGAATGACGCAGAACTCCACGCTCGCAGCAAACACTATCGCTTTCTGTCCAGCTTCTCTGATGCTGTAAAATTCCCCAGCTAGCAGGTCGATAATCATTGCAAGATAACTATCCAACATCTGCCTGTTTTTCATCAGGTACTGTTCGTATACGATGTGATTGTAATGCCCTTTGCGATTCTTGAATCTCGCCTTACGTGGAGCTCTTAGAGCATACTCGTACGCACGTACTTCGATGTATTGGTCATAAGCCAATCCCTGGTAACGATCGTCAATAGGGTAGGCTATCTGCCGCATTCTGGTAAGGAATGGCTCCCTGGAGTCCATAGTGGCTGTCAGGTACACCGCCTTACTCAGGTTGGTATAAAGATCTATCTTGAAGTTCAAATGAGCCGGCGTATGGACTTCATCGATGATACGATAACCGATTTTCAATACATCGTACATTTCTTCCGGATGGCAAGCCATCTCGATAGTTAACGATGGGTTCTTTTCGAAATCGCTCAGGAAGATCTGCATCAAGCTATTGCTAATGATAATAACTTTCTGTTTGATTTCATAACCAGCTTTAGCGTTTCTGAGCAGAGCGTAGAAGTCCTTCGCTTTCTTAATGTAAAGGATATCTTCTACAGTAGCATCCGTGTTGTCAGTTACGTCAGAATACCACTTATCGGTAAACTTAGCCGGCACTGTGATTAGCACGCGCTGATTCCACCTAACCATACCCATAATCGCTATCAAAGTTTTACCACGGCCTGTTTGGATAGTGATTACTCGGATGGGTTTATCTTTTTCATTAATGAAATCGATAATCGGTTCTTGGTAGTCTCTGGCTTTAAGTCCTTCCTTTATGGCCAGGTCTAACGGAATGAATTCCGGTAGTGTGTGTTCTTTGATTTCAAATTGTTCTTTCTTAATCCCCCGATATTCCATGAAGCTATAAAACTTATCAAGGAGATTACGATGGATGCGAAATTCATCTCTAGCCGCCGTAGAGGCAGCAAAAACGCATTTGATCCCACCACCTCCCATTTCAAGTTGCATTAACGGTCTACAGAACTCCAGTATCAAGATATAGAAATCCCGATCAAATTTAGAAAGTCTAAAATTGTGACTGAAGATATCGATATGTGCTTTTTTCACATCACACCTCAAATGAAGCTACGTCTCATAAAAGGTCACGCTAAATAAAAATAAAAGGAGGGCGAAAGCCCTCCTTTTCCTTATTCCCAATACTGGAAAGCATTGTCGTCAATGCCGACCGCCATGATCTCATCCATTGGTGTAGCTGGTCTTTCGGTAGACATGAAACTCTCGATATCGTAAAGCACTCGGCGATGACCTTGGTATGCCATAGCCGGAGCCAAACTACGTCGAGCCATGATATCTGCGTACTTACCAAACTCTCGTGGAGTATTAGGTTTCGGTAACCGATAGTCCTCGGTTTCCGAGCAGCGAATCATGGTCCCATACAAAGCAGTTTCCAAATGAACAATGTTGATGGTCAGTTTAGCACCAACTATGTCAACGAACTCCAACAAAACATCGGAGATGTCCTGGTCACTGAGTTGTTTGTTCAACCGTCTACCAAACTCGTTGTGAGCTTTGATAAAGTTCTCAACTGAGTTTTTGTACTCCAACATGTTGCGATGTTTATTTGGCAGTTGCAGTAACGGTTTGCTATGATCCCAGCCGGCAAGTTCTATCTCATACTCGGTCTTGGAGATCATTTTACCTGGGACAGCTTGCAAGTAACGCATCAGCTCGTGGGTCATCACTGCTCGGCGAGAACCCATACTTACCGAGATCGGAACAGCCGTCGTGCCGTCACGAATGTCGTGCACTATGGTTACCGATACTAACTCACCAATGCTATCTGGATCGAGGGTGCTGATATCATCCATCAACCCGAGCAATGCGAGGTTCGGTAGAGACTGTGCGAACAGACGTAGCTTGGGATTGTGTTCGCAAACCCAGGGTTTAATCCGGATCTTTGAATCAACGCCATGGATAGTCATGTACTTGGTTTCAATGCCTTGGAACTCGAATTCTTCCAGTTTGGCATTTTGGTCCAGGTGTTTGGTCGACAGTACGATCTGCGAGATACGTTCGCAAATCTCCACCACTGAAATATTCCCGATGTTTGTGTGATCTGGAACAGAGTGGGCTATCTCACCATAACAAACCGAACAGCATCCAGTTGGATCAGGATGTTCGCATTGGATGACGCTGCGATACTTAACAGTGGTCCCGATGAGATGGTAGCTGTCAGACCTGATCAGTTCTAACTTGCTGTCGTCTTTTACCATCCATTTACCATCCAGCACCGCAAGATCTTTGCTATGTCGAATAGGATAATCGATGGTACGTTTCGTCCCACAGTCCGTGAAATGATGGAGGTTCGTTACCGAACACGCCATCAACTGCATTTCACGGTTGTAGTACTGGGTTTTCTGCAAAGGGCTGTGGGTGTAAAGCACTGCTTTCGATGCAGAACGGGACTCGGTCAAATGACCATAGGCGCTGTTAACGCCTTCACCGAAGTTTTCCAGTAGCGGGTAAGGGAACATCTTAGAGTTGGCAGCTGTACGGTAGCCGATAGCTGTGATGTTCTGGTTAACCTGCCCAACGGAACCAATCCCTGTTCTTACGAACAGGGCTAATCGGTTATTCGGGAACTCGGTCACATCACGAAGAACCTTCTCGTTAGCCTTGTAGGCTGCTTCGAGAGATTCGTAGTTAGCACGAATCTGGGCATTGTTTGCTTTGATTCGCGGGTTGTCGATAACTTCCAGATAATCCTCGGCCGACAGTCCGGTAACGTATTCCTCCAATCGATAAGTCAGTTCGTTATAGAGTCGATTGATTGACTCCATCGCCATCATCGTGAAGAACTCGATGTGTTTTACTGGAGCTGCTTGATGTACACGCATCCGATGAAGATATACGTCAAACAGGCAGCGTCCCAGTAACTTAAGTTGGGTATCTTTGGTGAAATGCCCACGACCGATATGGTGGTGCATGCACATCGGCACTTCTTCATCCAACCGAAAGAACGGCCAGAAATACCAACTCAGTTTAGTTGCCTTACCGGTAGTTTCCAACACACCGTCATCAAACTCAACCTCAATCACGGAGTCTGGAAGCGACCATACTTGGTCGCTTTCCATCTTCACGATGTCTCGAGCTCTTATTCTTAACATCAACGAACTACCTCCGCTTTATGGTGTAACGATGACGAGTGAATTTGGCACCCATACAGCCAACTAGGTGTTTGGAGTAGCCGACTGGGCGATTACCACCCAATGCTATCTGTTCTCTATCTACCAAGTTGTCTTCGATAACAGCTGGGTTATCTACGGTCATGATTCTTCGCATGGCGAAACGATGAGACTGCGGGTTGTTGGTGATATCTAGCAATTCAGCCATAACCTCCCCACCGGTTTGCTCATCGCTATACAGGGTATTAGTGAATAGACGAACTTCGTCCTCGCCAAGTATTCTGACCGGGGTGTTATTACCTGGATCTCCGAGCTTATCGATCCTCGATTGTTTTGCCGGGATTCCTAGATGTTGAGTCTTTGGTGAAGACACAGACGACCAGGCATCGTCAGCAACTTTCTCGAGCAATAGCATGTAGATGGTGCCAATAATGAAGAGATTTTTGGTACGTCGCATTAATCCAGATCGTCCTCGGAAAACTACAGGAGTTGCTGGTGGCCGATAAGGGCTGTTTTTGATACGGCGTATCTGCTCGATTCCAATTACTTCCGAATCCGGTGGTAGGTAATGGGAGAGAAACTCACCATTTTCCTCATCGAGTTCGCAAGCTGCTTGTAAGCAGACGTTTATACCATCTTGCGGGTTTTGAAACTTAGCAATGAAACTCTGTATCAGCACCCAATGTTCCGGGTAAGCCAATTCCCAGTAGTTCTTTAGCCATTCCCAGGCTTCGACAGACATGCCCTGTGACATCAATTCGATCACTTTACGCTGTACGTGCCAAGTACTGGCGTTTACGTACTGGGTATAGAGTCTGGCTGGATTCATACGCTTGATGGTGGAGTCACCATCAAGAATGAAACTAGCTCGCTGACCGAAAGTATCGACCGGCATATCGGCTGCTGGCCAAAGATCGACAATTACGCCCTTATCACCATTAGGACCAGTGAACTTATCACCGATGGTAGGTTCGCGCAGATACGCGTAACTAATAGCTACCCGCCAATCAGCCACGCTACTCCGCTTGTAGGTATAGTTGATGCGTCGCTTATTGATCTTGAGGCGCATCTCGCATTCGTAAACCAAACGATTGAACTCAGGTGTTACATTGAGTTCTCCGCCGGCTTTACGGTTAAGGTCCATGTACGTGTCGTAAATCGTCTTAGCGTACCAACGATTACGTTGCTCGTATTTCATGAACTGCTTTTCCATACCCACCGGCAGTCGATCTTGCCAGTGGCGGTTCTCACCTCCCCACCAAATATCCATGTTGGTTACTACAGCACCTGGTTTACCATAGATGCCTTTGTCAAAAGCATGATCGAATTTCATCAGCGCTTTCGGCGTCAGTTTTACGAACGCCATATCCGGATCCCATTTACGCAAAGCAAAGATCAAACCGTCTTCGCGAATTGGTTCGCCGATATCTGGAGATGGTTTGTAGTTATCGATAGTTCCGTAGAGGTTTAGCGGAACCCAGAGGCCGTCGGCAGAACCTACAACGGTAAAGAACCGCCAATGTTTAAAGTGAGCCATGTCCTCACGACAACCGACAAAACCGTCTTCTATTACTTGTGGCAAGGACATGAAGATCACTTTCATTTCCTTACCATAACGCCAATCGCCGCTATCGGTCACGTTAGGTGACTCGGCCAGTATGGTGTCTTCGGGAATAATATCGCCAACATTCAGGGTGTTTAAAATAGGCTTCGGTTTGAGGAAATAACCGAAGTATTGGTGCTTTTGGATACTATCGGTAATTTCCATACACCCGATTTCTTTGGTGCGTGCAACCTCGTAAATGAGTAGCTTTGACGGGCTATGGGAAATAGAATCCATGTCATTACCAGAAAGCCCATAGCGCGGTATGATCCGCACTACCCGGATCTCCTGCCGGCAACGATGATTCCAGACATATTTTCCGTATTCCCGCTCGACCCCGGTCAGATTCTTCGGTCTGCTGGGATTACTAACAACTAACATCTGACCTAGATGGCCAGCAAACATATGCAAGCGGGAAGAGCTTACGTTACCAACCCACGGGTTTAGGTTAATCGCGCAACCCAGTCGTCTAACACTGAGTTCATTGCCTCTAATTTCAGTCGTTGGTATTTCTACTTCGGCCATTTCTTATTCTCCGTTACCTTTACCTTGTAGATGATATAGGTTCCATATCTTTTTGGTATTTTTATGAAAATTGCAGAAAAATTACCGTCCACAAGTAATTCTTTGTTCTACGACCAGGACTTCAGGGCTGTATTAGAAAGTCACCTTAATTGGTTACGCAGTCATGAAACAACCAGAAGCATGGTCGTTGCAGCTAATGATGCTTACCGTTTTGGTGGCGATTTTTATCGCTACTTGTATTCGTTGGGGAGTATTAATAGAGCCTATTTTTGGGTAATCATGCGTCTTAACGATATGGTTTCTCCAAATCAGTTCGATACCTCAATTGAGAGTATCTTAATACCATCGATTGAAACTTTGGAAAAAATACGTAAAACTCACGTAACCTACCATAACATCTGATTGTCACGTAATTTTGGATTTCATTAAAAAATAAAGGAGGGCTTTCGCCCTCCTTATAACACGTGTTATTTAGACAACACTAAATGACGTAGTCGGAGCCATCTGGAAACCGAACTGACTTAACGGTTGTTGAATAGCTTGGCCCATCCCGCCAGCTTGAGCAAATGCCGACATCACGGGGTTCTGTTGCGGCTGCTGCATCATCATGCCAGGTTGCATGCCAGGCTGAAAGAACTGCTGCTGCTGCGGCATCATCATGCCAGGCTGAAAGAACTGCGGCTGCTGCATCATCATGGGCTGCTGCATCATCATGGGCTGCTGCATCGGCTGCTGTCTGGCAAAACCGCTGGGCTGGTTTTGTTGAAAGAACTGCTGCGGCTGCTGCATCATCATCATGCCAGGTTGCTGGACCATCATGGGCTGCTGGTAAACCATTTGTTGCTGTTGTTGGCGGTTCTTCATAGCCTCGTCCCAGCTTATGCTTTCGCTAGAACTGGGCTGTTTGGCCGGCTGTTGTACTTGTTGAGTTTGTTGTTGAACAGAGCACGTAGTTGGGCTCTGTTGTTGTGGTTGGGACAATTGGATGTTGTCGCTGAGACCGGAACGCATCATCTGGGAGCGATCAGCTTTGCGTTTGCTCGGAATAGCTTCATTGGAGACTTGTTCTTCATCCAGTTCAGGCTGCGCGTCAGGATTGGGAACGCCGCGATTACCTTCCAGAGGAATGATATCGCTTGACAGACGCTCGAACTCGTCGATCATGTTTTCCCAGTCAGTATTGAACAACAGCGATTCGAATTCCGGAATGGCTTTCTGGAACTGTTTCAGCAGTACGTTCAAGTGCTTGGCCAGTTTCAGCCCACCGCCCAATACAGCTGTGAGGTAGGGGGCCGTTTCGGTATTGGTACCGAAGTTATGGACTTCGATGTTACCGTCTTCAGGGATCCCCAGCAGGAATTTGAAGAAGTTCTTGAAATCCTTGTAGTCGTCGACACGCAGATGTACATCGAAGATGGTCCGCTTGGAGTCCGAGTAGTCTGTCAGAATCGGATAGCGGAATACGGCAACTCGACCGTACGTCGTATCAGCGATTTTACCAGGACGTTTGAGATACATCCCAACCAGCCAGCGGTGGTTGTTAGATCCCAACTTATCCAGGATTTTACCCATGTCAGTGACCGACTTAGCGTCGGCCTTGGGTACCAGAGACAGGTACTTGGAAGCTTTAGCTCCCAACTTACGATGTTGACTGGGATCGGCAGCCAGCTCGATCAGTAGCTCGGTCATACGAGTCAGCGTGTGGTTGAAGCGGAAGACCAGCAACTTACGCAGTTGCTGGAGTACTTCGGATTCGCCACGGAAGCTTTGCTCGGAGAGCGGATGAAAGGCGATGTTGTTATCCCAGTCAGGGTTCTTGAGGAACTCATTGGTGGGAAGTTTAAGAACCTTCCCACCTACCGTTACGACGATTTTTTCATCATCGTAATATTGAGACAAAGAGCCGTTTTCATCGAACTTGGTGCCGATGAAACCAGCGATCTCTTTATACAGTTCCAAAACTTGTGCCACTATAGCCTCCCATATTCACTGAAGAAGTCCCTAACGGGGCTGAAATTACTTGGTTCGCCAACGTTACCAGGTCAGCTGACATGTTTTGTACGTTGGCGTAGTTGTTGGTCATTACCGGAGCCAGACGATGGTCGGCAAATGTCGGGAACACGAACTTCTCAGTTGGTTCACCGCCCACAGACAAATTGATCACTATGTCTCTGGTCAATTGAGCATCGACAACGATACTTACCGGCCAATCTGGGCTATGGAGAACTGAGGGCATCAGTTCGGCCAGCACTCGAGCCTGGAATTGTTGAAGATACGCGCTGATATCGACGTTCGAAGACATGAATGACTTCGGAGTAATCACATAAGGGTCTGTGGTGTTACTGTGGATTTGGAACTGCAACCCGCCGCCAACAACCATGTTAGTTACCGTGAAAGTAACCCGCATCAACATCAGCGGAGCCATGATAGACGGCAAGATCTGAGAGATCAGCGAAGCAGCCCAGGCATTGCGGGTCGCGGCATGCCAGGCTTCACTACCGTTCACTTGTTGCAGGTAGTGAAGATCTTGGTTACTAACCCGGTTAACCTTGGTGCGATTATCCAAACCAGGACTCATGTTACAGAGTTCGGCCCAGCTAATGAAGCCTGAATTTGGATCACCGAACGATGTATGACGCTTGAACATGGCCAGAACTTGATCGTTTTGGAACAAAGGTTCCGCCATTGCCCCAGCCATAGCACTGAACATGTTACTGTCAGTGGTATCGTTGTAAGTGTCACCAACACCAACGCTAAAACCAGTCAAGAACCGAGACAACCAGCGGTTCGGCATGTTGTTATCGCGGGTCTGGAGTACCGCACCGTTATGGAACATCGGGGTTGTTTCGATCATGGCCGGACCGTTGTACTGTGGCGGCACTCCACCCATTCCACCGTACTGACCTGTCGGCTGGGCAATACCTTGCTGAGAACAAGCCAAAGTACCAGCCATTTCAGCCATTGTGCTCGGCAGCATTTGGAACTCATTGTTAGCTGCCGGACCCATGGAACTTACGCCTGGGTTGTGGGTACCTAACAACACCTGGGAAAGTTGCACGCCTTGGAGCGTAGATACGTTTGCTCCATTGATAGCATTTATTACTTCGCGGACACGAACGGAGTTGTTGATGTAGAATTTCAGATTAGGGGAAATGTTTCCAACCAAACTGATCTCGTTGTTGTCCGTGTAGCCGGTGAGGTAATAGTAGTTAACTATGTTTGACATAGCTTGCTGGGCGCGAACTTTCATCATGAACAAGAAACGTTCCTGTCCCCAACCAAACGGGATAGTGACGAACTCGTTATGGGTTACTTGAGCGCGCGGCGCAATGATGTTAGTACCTAACTGCGCCAGTGTGACAGGGTTAAGGTTTTTACCTTCATGTGTAACTTCGTTCAGTTGTTCGGAAGCGGCCATCAGCATATTGCCGTGACCTTGTTGATTTACGGTGTAGTCGTGACGATACTGGTCGTTGTAGGTGCCGGTCTGGAAGAGCAGCAACTCTTCTATCTCCAGCGTCACACCGTACATGTCATTATTGCCAAACATTTTCTACTCCTGTCTTTCTGCTATGAAAATACCGAGCTGAGCCAACTCTACTTTAATAGAACCATGAATAACTATTATGCCATCCACGGTATTTATTTTTGCTTGCTCACGTAGTGCTTGCGGATTGAGATCAATCCAGATCTTATTATTCAGGTACCGGCAGAAATTTTCGATAGCCTGGTGTCCAGGATTTTCCTTGCTATTTTCGGTACCTACTGTATTGGGTACTGGAACCCCTTTGTAGTAAGTGAACATTTTCTGCAGCTTTGCCGCGATATCTTTCGGTATGCGACTTCGCTGTTCGGTAATGATCATGTCGTTCTCACCACGCTCTCTACCACCAACGCAAACTAGCATCGCCAGATTGGGAAAACCCCAATGCCAAAGAAGTGCTTGCGTAATGCAAAGAGTTTTGTAATGGTTCTCGCGAAGGTAAGAGATACTTTCGACAGAGAGAACGTCAGCCATACACCATTGCGCTAACAGGTCCTGGTGTTGCTCCAAAGCTAACTGAGCACTATAACGAGCTTTCTCAACAGCCTCGGTACAGATTCGTAACTTATCGAGATCAATCGTTGGATCGATCTTGAGCGCTACGTTCTGTATATTACGCATAAACACCGCGTCGAGTTCGAGTTCGCCAGCCGCCACTACAGAAATTTCTTTGTGGGCTTCTAGGTTGGAAGAGTTGTCTTCCCGTTCCCCATTGTCCACGTTACCGTACTTGTGGGATACTCGCCCACCGTAGCGTCTTTCCAGCTGAGCCATACTGCTCGTAACGTGTTTGTGTACGTTACTGACAATGTTGATAGTCTGATCCATCCGAGAAATCTCTCCGATGGCTACCCGGCGCAGTAGAGTCTGAGCAAACAACCAACCGCCCATGTCTTCAGAACCGTTCAAAGCCAACAATGCCGCCAACGGCACGGCTTCTTCCTTAACCAGTACATCCACAAGGGTTTGAAGCTTGGCAATTTCTGGTCGTTCTAACAGACCGGAGCCGTCAAGTAACTTGACTGCTTGGACTTCTCGTCTATCGCCAGCACCACTTTGCTGGTTACAGAACTCGCCCCAAATTGGAACCATTACACGCAATAGCATAGCTACCATTGCGAGACCACAATAGTCTTCGCGCAGATAGGTTCGCTCTGGCTTATGGTTCTCTGCCAGCGTGTCACGCAGAGTAGCTGGCATGACCATATTGCCTGGGGTTTTCAGGTACCAATAAATCTCATCCGGATGATGCTCGTGGAGCAACTCACAAACCACTGGACGTAACCGCTCCAAAAGCCGACGCATGTCAGATACCGAATACAAAATATCGTGAGCGTCTTTGTAGAGCTGAAAGATTCTAGTTTGCCGCTGGCCCTGCATCTTACCCCAATACTCATTGATGCAGGTAAAAAGGTTTGGTAGTTCAGAAATAGTCTGTTGTGAGTAGTTATTAACGTTCCAGACTATCTCCTCTCCGTTATGTTCAGTGACAACCTCACGAAGCCTTTCGGTTATCGAGTTCCCTTTGAGATCCTTTATGTAAATACGCATGGTCTTTCCTCACTAGTTGCCACAATAGTGATATAGGTCTTTGTTTTTATTGGATCGTGTCGTTACAGAACAAAGGGAAGGGGAATCCCCTTCCCTTTTTTGGTTAGAACGGGATACCGTCCTCGAAGCCTTCACTGCCTTCGTTAACGCTGATGTCGCCACTGTAGCCGTTGGATGACTTTTGTTGGTAGTTGTTATTACCACCGCCACCATTGTTTCCTTGCCAGGGCTTCTTCTGGTAACCACCGCCACCGCCACCATTACCCTGCCAAGGTTTCTTCTGGTAACCACCGCCACCATTGTTTCCTTGCCAGGGCTTCTTCTGGTAACCACCACCGCCGCCACCATTACCCTGCCAAGGTTTCTTCTGACCACCGCCCTGCCATTGTTGCTTGGGACGTTCAGCCAGCGCTTCGCCGTTGACATTTTCCTGCCCGGAACGATCTTTGCCAGAGAAAGCCAGTACGGAACCGCAAAGATTACGCATAAGTTCCAGCCAGGCAAAGGTCCAGTACTCTGAAATCTCAGCCTTGGAGGTTTCCTGACCATCAGCACGCTGAAGGCTATGGTAAGAGCTTGGGTAGAACTGGAAGCTCATGTTGGTTTGACATTGCGAACCAGGGCCGGGTTTCAGAGCAATAAAAATGCATTGCTCAGAATCTCGGCCGATGATAATGGTCGATTCCAATACCTGTTCGCTTTCCGGTCCGGTTTTACAGGGAATGCTCAGGGCCTTGAAATCGCGGTTAGCTGCTGCGTTTTCGATGACTTTAAACACAGCGTACATGTCGTAAGCACCGAGCTTAGCTTCCACCTTACCACCGGTGGGGTCGTTCTCGATATTGGTGAACGCCTGGAACCGAAGCTGGTTGGCTATCATAGCCAGCTTCAGTGTAGAGTTCTTTTTGGCTCCATCGAGAACACGTCCAATCAGACGCAGTTTCCATTCGTCCAAAGCATTCCAAGGGCGTTTGCCAGCGTCCTGGCTTGGCGCTTGGGCCATATTTTCATTTTCACCCATTGTCGACTCCTAGGGATCCTGTTATGTCTCACATATCTGTGCAATACGTAAATTAAGACAGCAGTAGCAACTTCAGTCGCTCAGCTGACAACCTATCCTTCATCAAGTCTAGCGAGACTAGAATCCGGTCCTTTGTTGTAACGGCAGTCCATTTTCTTTCCTGAGCCAAAGCCATTAGAACTGCTCTTACGTTCCGGTCCATTGGACCAAAATCAACACCATCGCCAAACACTTGTAATGTCAGGGCATTGAAAGGCATGTGGCTGGTGTCTGAACTACTACCTAACTTAGTATTCCATTCAGGAAACTTTTTATACTTCCCTGTATGGGATTCTAGTAAGGTAGTTGAAACCGGAGAGAATAGAAGCTCCACTGGGTGATGTGTCATTATCACGCAGTTTCTTTCCATGTGTTTAGGTGGTTTGTAATCGGTAACCTCCAACTCTACCCCGAGTTGTTGTTTGAATTTCTCAGGTTCTTTGATCAGGACCTTGAGTGTTGTGGTGTTTAACAACACATATTCTTTCTGCTTGGGGGTATTGATGGTTTTGACGTTGGCGTATTTGAAACGCTGCATCAGTCCTTCGTAAGTTGGACAATAAGCCACTAACTTAGTCCCACGGCCGTCCTTCTCGAGAAAGTCTCTGATGTATACGATTTCTTTTGCCAGAACCTGAGCGAAGTCAACGTCGCTCACACCCACCTTATCCAACACCGTCATAGACCCATAGAGGTTTCTGAACAGAGTGTGGAGGTTCAGGTAAAGATAAGGTACTTTTGCGTTAGTCCAGGCTGTGGTAAGCGATGGATCTAACAAGGTCTCTAGCGCCAGAGCCGTACCTATTGAGATGGGGAGTTTTTCACCCATCTCGCGGTTATAGAAAGAGCTAACGCCCATGGTCGCTCCTTAGAGGACTTCTTCTAACAACTCCATACATGCAGGAAGATCTTTTTGGTCTATGGCTCCGACCAACCTTTCAGTTAAGAGTTGTCGAATATTATCCTTGGTTATGGTTATTGGTTCGTAACTGAATTTGATACTTTCGATTCGCTCGTCTAGCGCTTTCGATTTTTCTTTGTCTAGCGTCATCTCATACTGCGGGTAGCGCATACTTACATCGCGAAACACCGAACAGATCGGGTCTTGTCCGTTTACCTGTAAGCGCACTGCACTATCGTAGGGTAATCCGAGCAGATCCAAAGCCTTCATTGTTTCTTCTACTGTCTTACCACGCACTTCAAGTGTTTTGTAAACTTTGGCATTATGGTTGACTAAGAACTCCATTGTTTTTAGACCGGCCTCGGTATACGTGGCCAGTAAACAGCCCTTGTCTTCCTCCTCGCCGTGAGTGTGCCGGTTAAGGCTTCCAGATACAGCTACTTTACCGACTAATCGATGAGTGTGATGATGCCCTATAAAGATGGTTTGTTCAACTATGGACTCGTAGCGAGCACGAATATGTGCGTTACTATCCTGGGCACCGAAAGGTACCTGAAACTCAAAGAACCCATGCATCACAGCCATGTCGACGCTTTCTAAGCCTGCTTCGAGCAAGGTTTTTTGTACTGTTTTCCAGACGTTGTCATTATGACCTTGGTCGTCCGGCACGTAGAGTATAGAGATTCCAAATCTTTCGATCAGCTCTATTGAAATCTTATCTACGTACTTAACATCGGCGAAAATACCGGCGTTCTCGTTGATGTTGGTGAAGCTTTTTGATTGCTTGCAGTCATGACTACCAGTACCTTCCAGAACTCTAACGACCACGTCATGTTTTTTACAAAGTACCAGAGTTCTGGAAATCCAAGCCTGTATTTGCAAGACGCGATCTTCTGGTAATTGCAGGAGATGGTCGAAAAAATCACCGGCTATTAACAGGATATCCAGTTCTCTAAGAGACTTGTTATTGATTACTTTCTCTAAAGCTTCTAAGGTGCTGCTAGTTGGGGTTCTTTGATGGCCGAGATGAATATCGGCCATTTCCAGGATCTTAAGAACTTTAGCTGTTTTGGTATTTTTGAAAGTAAACTCAGATCTTTTACCAGTCGTCATATCCTTCAACTTCCAGTTGATTGGCTATCGGTTTCGATTGTTTGCCTGGCTGTTTTTCGTTGTTTTTAGAGAAAGGCGGGGATTCGTTGAAAAATAGGTAAAGGCTATCCCAAGCATCACGAATGGTCTGCTTAGTGATGTTCATTTTATCTGACTTGTCGATCGAGGAAAAATGCGCCGGTAAAACGCTATCAATAAGTTTCTCGGCAGCGATTGGACTGATGTCCATGCAGTGTTCTATGTCGCTGGAAATCTTCGACATAGCTCTGCTGTTATGGTATTTGGTTTCGCTAGGATATTCGGCCAGAATAGGTGGTACTCGAGCCACTACTTTGCCGCCATCTACGATATCTACGTATCGTAACAGACTATGGTCGACTTCAGCACGCCAGATCAGTAAACCTTCGGGCGCACTATGAAGATTCTTGATAAGTTGCCAATATCTGGCTCGGAATACGCTGAGTTCGATACGAACGGCAGGGTCTTCAATCAGCGCATGCAAAGCGGCTAGTTCCTGCTTGGAATTCTGGAGTCGTGAATCAGCCATTGTTAATCTCCATCAGTTTCAATACCTTGCTATTGATGTTCTCAACCGCCTGACGAATATTGAAAACATCGCCGTTCTCGATTACGGTGATAGCAAAAATCAACTGAATCTTTGCTTCATCGTCACTATCAACAACATAAGTTACCGATAGTTCCACTTGATCAAACAAGCCGCTGAGATGTTCTCGAAGCACCGTAGTTGCTTCGTTACAGAGCCCTTGGAAATCGCTCTGGTACTTTTTGATCAAATAGGGCAGCGATGCTATCGGGAACAGTATAGACTGTGCGATATCTGAGGCAATGAAATTTGCAAACTCGATATCTAAACGGTCCGATACCGTAGTTGCCCATCCCAGAGCAGAAAGCGCTGGAGTAACTGGAACGGTCATGGTCTGGCTCCTACTAAGTTAAAGTCATACAGTATACGGTATCAATAAAAAAAGAAGGAGGCCGAAGCCTCCGTTCTTACATGGAAGAATTCCACTTCGATGTGGGATCCGTATTTCCATAGCGCAAGAAATGTTCGATGTTTTCCCAGCTCTGTGTAACCACATCCTTTTCAGGTAAGCTGAGTTCATCGCAGGCCTCGCGGTCATCTAGATAGTGAGTATAGCCAAAGGTTTCCTCACCATCCACGATACGTTCCTCGATGACGCCGTTGTTCACACAACGCCACTCGAAACGCTCACGACCGTACTCTTCTGGGGTAGGATCAACCCAACGTCCAGAGTACCCATCGATTTCTTGGCGACCACACATGCCTTGAACCATTTCGTTGGACATAATCCATCGCAACATTGCACCAGGTGCGTGTTGGAATTGTCCGATGTCTCGTAGTTCACGAATTACATCATCACGCCAGCTATTGTCGACGGTTCTCAATACCGCCATAGCCGTACGTGCAACGTTGGAGTCCAGCACGGTATTCACGATGTTTTCGGCAAATGTCATGAATTGCTGACCCATTGCCGTTAACTGCGCAGTTTGTATCTGCGGTGCTTGTTGTAGGAATTGTAGTGAAGCTGGATGCAATGTCGTCCCGAAGACCATCGCATTAAACGCTTCTGGATGAGCTTCGATTACTTGTGCCATAGTTACCTCTTTTGCTTTCTGCCATAAATAGCCTGGTTACGTTACTAAGAACGTAGCCATTCATCGATCGTACTGATCACAGGACCTTGAAGAGCCATGTCGTCAGAAATCCTGTACGGCTTTTGCAAATCCAACATACCGTGGTATGTAGCCAGCCGTTCTGCTGCTTTACCCATCCGGTCGTCAAGAATAATGAGACCGTTGAGAGCGTCCGTAAAACCGTTCTGTTTCCCAGTTCTTTACATTTCTTTTAACGATTGTTCATCTAAACAATCTTGGTAACCAAACGCCCAACCATCTAGTTTACCGCACTTACTCGCTTTCAACCTAACAGTAACAGCTTTCTTACTCAGACCAGAATTTCTAACGAACTCGGCTGCACTTTTAAAACGTAAAATAACTTGTCGATTGCTTGGATCGATTGCAAAGACAGGTTTTGATTTTCCACGTTCTTTCAGATATAGCCAGGTTTCGTTATCTATTTCTGGAAACTCCGAGCATTCATCTACAATTATCCATTTTTCGTTGAATAAATGCAGAATTTCTTCTGTTACTGAGGTAGTAATGTGCGCTGTAGAGACTCCGAAAAATCTAGCTAATTCAGAAGCATGGCCTAGTTTAATTTCTCCTGTTTCTAGGTTTTGCATCTTAAGATTTCGTTTTATCTGTCTACCTAAATGGTCTCTGTTTTTGATCTTGGTTAGATGAAATTCTGGCCCGAGGTTTAGATTAATGTAAATACTTAGTCCAGCTATCTGTTCTTTGTCTCTGAAAGCTTTCCAGACATCGCCTATTTTTGAATTGGCAAAAACAGCCACTTCGCGAAGATTCTTGAAGTAGTTAACTGAACCTTTTTGATTTACAGTAACGATCTTTCGTTCGTACCCTTCTGAAACTAAGGATGCGTGTAGGTTATTGTTTGCTGGAGTTTCCCAATCGAGGTTGTCTGGGACATTGTTTTCAATGTTTCCATCAAGATGATTGATTTGGAATTTCTCTGGCGAACGTTCCTCGGCCTTAAAAGCTAGCGCCACTAATCGATGAACACCAACAGTTCGGAAAATACCATTGTCGGTCTTGATTAGTGTAGTGATATAACCATCGCCATTCCGATAGGTGTTTCTCACATTACCATCTGGGCCGTAAATAATTCCACGGTCATCAGCGCTATAATTTACAGTTCCTGGGATTTCTTTCTTCATTTCACCTCCTGGAAGATGAAACTAGGAAACAGAACATTGTGGGCTATATCTTTACTGGCTCAAATGTGGCCAATACTCACCGTTTCGGGTTTCCCCTACTCTACTCCCTTCCATCGACATTGCATCGATGTGGTTTCGATAGTCTCTGAACACACACACTCCTAGGAGTAGGATTACTTTCGTAGTTTAAGGTGCTTCGTTGCTGATTAACGATTTTGACGTCTCACGACGAGCTAATAGTAACCATTTTCATACCATGACGTCTACCGTTTCCAGTTCCGCTTTGGTTGCTACTATATTACGTACTTCCAGCAGTTAGATGAGTTTAGTAAGTTTCTTAGCCACAGAAACCAAGAAACTATTGACGGCAATGCTCTACCGTCAAAGTCAGCGTTCATTCCCTTAAGTACAAGAACAGAGAACGAAATCGTGTAATCTTCGACATCTGTTTTGATTTTGGTAATGAAGAGACGTTGAGCAGACAAACGCTTCAGTGAAGGGTTTCGTTGCAAGAACGAAGGCCAACCTTTACCGGAGCTGTGGGTGGAAATAAGGTTGTTCAGGATATCGTAAATTACCGGATCAAATTTGATGATCGCTTCAGCGATTTGTTTACGACATTCCAGTGGAGAAAGTCCCATCTTCAACAAGTAGTTGTAGATATGGACCCTGAAGAGTGACACAGAGAGCGACCAAGGCAAGTGCATCTCATCATATCGGTGGTTAGCCGACAGCGAGGTGATTACTGCCCGGAAACTCATTGCTGGTCTTGTACCAAAAACGTGGCGTCTAAACAGCCCAGGTTTATCACCAAGGCTACTACGACATTGACCTTCGTAGAAAGAGGCCAGTTGAGCACAGGCTTTCACTGCACGACTTTCACGTTGTTGCTGTGAAGGTGCCGTTATGCCAGAGTTCAGTGACGCTATGGTACTTACCGCATCCAGAGCATCAGCCATGTTGTGGTCAGCGAAGCGACCAACCGCCAAGTCTTCCAGAATGAAGGAAAGCTTGGATGGTATCGGCAAAGCTTGGGGGAACAGACGATCTCTGTTACGGTCGATCCATTCCTTGAAACGTTGCAGAGGCGCTTTCTTTTTGTTGCTGAACAACGTATTAGCTGTGAGGATGGTGATGATTTGGTCGAAGTTGAAGATGAAGTTCTTCAAGCCACGCTGCACCCCTAAAGCTTCCAGTCGAGCAATTACTTGGCCGCTGTTATTTTTCGGGGGCTTGTAATACGGGTCGATCAACCACTCAATGATACTTACGCCGTTTTTCTTGAAGGTCGCTACCAAGTTACTGTAAACTAATGGGTTTATCAGACCAGGAACGCCTTCTGGGGCGCGGATCCAAAGAGCGGATTCTATTGGCCGTTCCGAGGGAATCATTACCTCTGAACCGCAACGATCACAGACTATCCCGTAATAGCGAGCGCCTTTGTATTTCTGGCAGCTACAAACGGGGATGTTGTCTATGGTGTCCGACTCGTAGTGGGTGTAGAGCTCATCCTGAAGTTTGCGTCTTGACTCGATTTCGTTAACATCAAGATCGTTGGCGTAGACTGGAGGGCGCGAACTAATCGCAGCCATCAAATCGAAATCAACGATATCAAGATGTAAACCGCTGACATATTCCTCCTCTAATTGATCGTGTTTGGAGATATAAGGAACGTATGCGCTCATCTGCCAAGTACTCCGGATTCATTGATAAAAAAAGAGGGAGGCTAATGCCTCCCTCTTTCCGTCTTTTCCGTTACCGGAGACTCTTACATCCCGAAGCTGGAGATACGACCACCGAAGCCACCGGGACCGGCCATGGCACCTACGTTGTTGCCGTAGTTGAACAGGCCAGCGGACAGCCCGAAGTTACCGTAGGACATCAGGGCTTGGTTGCTACGGATGGCGGTATTGCCCCACGCGGAGATGCGTTGACCTTCCGGACGGATTGCCACACCGGCGTTTTCCATGGCCTTGACCAGGACTTGCAACATCTTGGGTTCCCAGGTCAGGCGATGCAGTTCGCCAGTGACGACGGCGGTCGGCCACAGCATCTTCAGCATAGCTTCTTGGGTAGCCAGCTTGACTTCGCTCGGCAGGTTGGGATCTTCCATGGTACGAGTGAACTCGTTGTAGGATTGCAGATCCTTTTCCAGCAGGTTCAGTCGAGCGATGTAGTCCAGGTCGGCGCCGGAACGCAGGGTACCGGAGTTGTCGACGTACTGGCTACGCGGCAGGGTCAGGTTACGGTTGTAGATGATCTGATCGGGACGCAGACCAGACTGTGCCCACAGCGGAGCGAAAGCGCCGTTGGTGAGCTGGTTACAGGCGTTCAGGATCCGGGATTGAGCGGCTACGGAAGCCTCACCCTTGCCGGCGGCCAGCAGCAGATCGTTGGTCAGGTAGGAGTTGGGGCCAACGGTATCGCAGTCGATACTGATGATCAGCTCCTTGTAGAACAGGGTCGCCAGGAAGTTGGAGATTTCCACCACCTTCTGGTTGCTATCCTTGTTGACACCGAATTCGATGCGCTTGGGGGCGCCGGTGCCGAAGAAGTCCTGTTCGATACCCAGGATACCGATGTCACGGATATCCTTACCCTTGGCATCAGCCGGCCGCGGCTTCGGCAGCATGGCGTGGGCCCAGGTGAACTCGCGATCCATCATGGAGGCGGTAGCAGTGATGAACATCAGGCGTTCCATGGTCATGTCGTACAGACGGGTTTCGAAACCGGTCATGACGAACTCGGCCATGTAGTGCTGAGTGCTGTTCAGGGTCTGCACACCGTTGGTGGTCTGGGTCGGCCCAACGTAGTTGACATCAACATAACCGGACAGATTGACCAGCGGAACGGAGTCCTGGCCTTGATCGACGTAACCTTGGTACACTTGTTGCTGTTGCTGGTTGCCCAGGAAGGTGGAGATAACCACATCGGCACGAACGGGACGGCCTACGGCATCCTTGGCATCCTTGGTAGTGAAGTCAACCCGGCTTTGCAGCTGGAGGTTGTGCTTCAGCATCTGGGCGCTCAGGTTCATGGGGCGAACGCTACGGCCGGTCAGGGAAGCGGAGCACATGGCGCAGGCGCTGGAAGTGATCCGGGCCAGGTTGTGGACATGTTGCTTGTCTTCGACGTCGAAGTCGAACGGAACAGAGATAACACCTACGTCGAACACCTTGACGTTATCGCCACGGCCGTACTGATCGCGGATGCGGTTCTCGACACGGTTCCAGAACGCGGAAGTCCAGCTGGTGCCGGCGGTCGGCTCCAGTTCATAGGTACGTTGGTTGAAAACGTACTGCACCTTGGACTGGTTGGCAACAGAGGCTTCCAGGATACAGGTCATCACGGCGATGTTGGTAACACCGGCCACTTGAGTGGCGTGAGAAACCAGGACCGCAGAACCCTTGGTGCGAGCAGTGGCAGCATCGACGATGTCGATAGCGAAACCGGGCAGGAGAGTCTTACCGCCGTCCTTGGACAGCACTTCACGGAGGGCTTGTTGCAGTTCGGTCAGCTTGGCGCTGTCGGCGATGGGGGCCAGGGGACTGATACCGGAACCGATGAGGTCGTCCAGGTTGAAGTCGCCGGCACCGGCCGCGGGATTGAAGTTGAAGTTGGTAGTCTGTTGGGACATTTGAGCCGGTCCTTGTTGTTGGGTCTGTTGTTGCTGTTGCGGCTGACCGCCAGTCGGTTGCTGGGGCTGGCCTTGGTTGCTTTGGCCGTTGTCATGTACTGCCATGTTGTTCTCCTTAGAACATTTTTTCTTACATTAAAAGAAGTCTTTAGCTAAAGACGATGCTGTTTCCTTGCGCATCACTAAAGTAATATCTGTGTGAGATTTTTTGGGATTCTGATAAACAAATCAATCATAACCCAAATGACCCAGCCCCGAAGGACTAGAAAGGAGTAATCTCCTATATCATACTACAATCCATGTATTTTTTAACGTGGGCTCATCGTATGACATCAACATCATTTTTTCGGAACACACCACTATGTTCACGACACTACAGAAACTCAGCACTGCAACAAGGGGTGGTTATAGTTACCCTGGATTTGAAGTAGCTCGGTCCGGTACGCGTTCTAACATCGAACGTTACAGGGATTTTTTTCGTGATTCTCACTTTGCTGTACGGAGTGAACATCTGTTAGTAAAGCTGATTGAATCGACTCCTATAGAACATGGCAATGACGTAAGAAAATACTTTGATAACGTCACTGACGTCTCTTACGAGATAGCTAGCGCTCTAAAGATCTCATCTCCTTCTTATCGCGGTACGGTATCTGAAGTACCTTGGCTATATGGTAAAGGTAATACGGAAATCCCGGTAGCTATTAATAACTACAACGATGAGAACCTGAACTTCGGTCCTGACAATAACTTCGGCTTAGACATCAGTAATCCAGTTAGACTACTGACTCATCCGGTGACTAGTGTTGGTTTGACTGTACCTGATGGTCGATCACTTGGTGCCGAAACTGGTCTAGTTGTCTATTCGATCGATATCCCTCTTCTCTGTACTCAGTATCGAGCATTTCGCTTACATCAATTAGAAATCAATTCAGATGCGCCGGAAGGAATAACGCACTTTGTTCATCGCTTTGTGCTATCTGCTTTGATCGAAGACCATCTTAATATTGCTCTCTTTAACCGACTCAACGCATCGCTCCAGCAGCGTCCAGTAAGTGACCTGGTTAGACGTCTGCCGATTGGCTTACCTAACTATAATGCTAAGCTGCGTGAGCTGGTTAACGTCGTACTGGACCGTATTGTAGGTTATAAAGCTAGTTTTGGGGAAATCTTACATACGGTGCCGTTGGCAGAGAACAACGTTGATCTTATCGATCTGGTTCGTCTACCGAATGTTCTGGTAACCAAACAGATCAGTTGGGCTTTGTTCATAGCTCAGTTGAACTATGTGGATTTCCTTTTCACTCTCGATGAAACAAATGAAGGTGGCGGGAATCAGACCTATAAGGCACAACTGAAACGTGAGCTATCTATCGCTTTACGTGATGGTACTTTCAAGCAACGCCTACCTTTTGGTTTGGTCGAAGAGATCGAAACAACCATGAAGATTTTGCTATCGCAATAAAAAAGGAGGGCTTTCGCCCTCCTTTTTTTTTACGCAGCTTTTTTCAGCTTGATTGGATAAAGCCTGGCGTCCACGAAACCCTTCAGCATCTTATCAAAAGACTTATTGGTTTCGTTACTACGGCTTTTCTTCTTAGCCATATTAACTCCTTAGCTAGTAATGGTCGGAAACTAGCCTGGTTATGTTGGGGTTGTTGAAATAGAAGCCGAAAGGTTCCAGTTCCAGGTAGAAAGTTGACATCGTGGTATAAACCAGCTTTCGAAGGTTCATACCTAACACTAGCTCTTCCGGAATACCTATGCGGTCAGCGATGGTTTCCGGAACAACCATTGTGGTGATGCCAGTTTTGCGATGTTCCATTACCCATTCTTTCAGCCGTTGCCGTATGCCCTCATCCGCTATGGAGTCTTGCCATTCACGATAACTGGTTGCCTTACCTGCATCTAGGGATACTTTGATCCCACGATAGGTGGGTTCTGGAGCACTACCGTACTTAGGAGCAAATACCTTTTCCCAGAACATGTGATATCCGTAAGGAGTAGATAACTTGTTCGGGTTCGGGTAACTATCTGCCGGCTTTACTTCCATTCGGCTAAGAAGATCTGACTTACCGTCACGAAGGGCTTGAAAGATTTCTCTTTCAAGATCACCTATTTTTCTCAGCTCTGGGATTATCTCTACTTTACCGCCATGGAGTATTTGGTTCATTGCGCGTTTCACGAAGTCCTTGGCGGCCTTGGTTACCTTAGGCGGGGCTTTGGAATTCTTCATCCCAACGCCTTTTATTTCCATCTTAGGCACATCATAAACCAAACCTTCACGCTCAGCTTGAAGTGCGTAGTAATGCTTGGCCATTGAGGTCAACCCAAATACTGGGAATGCAAACTCGTTCTTCATCGCCAACTGATGTATTAGTTCGCGAATAACGCCCATATTGGCGGACATCATAGCTAAAACGTGAATGATGGACTGTGATGCAAAGTAGATAGTTACGTTGCGGATAGCGTTGGCTGTGCGGTTAATGGAGATCTCCCCAGTATACCACTCAACCCAGTTCTGCACCGTAAAGATAGTTGAGTCGGTATCTGACACCACACCGGCTCGTCTTGTAGCTTCGGTAAACATAGCTACACTGTGAGGAACTACAGAAGTAGTCATAATTGTGTAAATGAAGTCTGAATACTCCTTCATCACGTCATAGGTCTGTTTTATTCGCGTGCCGACTATTTGATAAGCTTTCGGGTCGACTTCTTTAAGAGTTTTGAAATCCCGGTTCTCTGTCAAATGCGCACAAAGACTACAGATGTAAGCTGTAGAATCTGAGTTAAGGGTTTCGAAATAGTCCTCTGGATTATCTACCAAACCAACTTCTGGGATAGTGATCCACTTCCCAATAAACTCGCGCATCATAGCGTCATTGTACTTAGCTACCTGGTACAGATCTCCGGTATAAAGGAAAGCAGCTCTCTCCAACCCACTACAACGTTCTAGGAGGGAGAAAATAGGGGCCTTAGTGATTTCATTCACCCAGTTATAAAACTTTGCACTGCGAACAATCTCATTCCAGCAATCATCTGCTGTCGGGATATAGAGACTATAACGATTAACTATTTGTTCAAAAGCCGTCATGTCCGTCTGGTAAATGATGGCTACAATGTTCTCTGTAACAACCTCTGGGTTGTAATAATGGCGGTTACCGTGTAGAAGTTTTTCGTTGTTAGCATTGGCGTATGCAGCTGCTGTGCGGCAAGTACTGGTTAGCGATGAATGTGCCGACGGTAACCACAACGGAGAGTATTTGGAAAGCTGTGCACCAGATAGTGAGTTATTAGAGGTTTTGTAAGAACCTTGTTCTCCGTCTTTGATTGCCTCGAGTATCTTGTTACCGGCACGATCTGCTGCGAACATTTCTTTTTTTGCTTTACCGCGCAAACCTACGTTTTCACCAATGAACTTGGCTACGATGGATTCTTTGACTTTTGGTGAGTGGTATACCGCCATACTTGGCGACATGATACGGTCTTTCGCCACCACATCACGTAACAAGTCATCGAAATCGATGGTTTCTTTTTCGCGATTAGCCTCGGTATGTCTTGACAGCACTAGTACTTGAGGGCTTTGTTTCTTGAATCGACCGTCTTTCCCAAAAGCTCGTTTCACGAAGTCTAGACATTTCTCATAATCGTCACCTGTCATGATTCGCAAATACAGAGCGTATTGTTGTTCGGCATAGCTGAACATATCGATACTGCGTTTATAATGTTCTTTGTTTAGCACAAATGGATTGATTACTTCTATACCGCGTTTGCTGGTAGTTATCTGATATTTCATCTTAGTCAACCCTAAAAAATACCTAGCTTCTATAAAACGGTACAGCTGGTTCAAATAAACTGAAAAAAAAGTAGGGGCAACCCCCCTACTTTTTTTAAGACAGTTTGATACTGAGTTTAGTAAACCCGTTGCTAACCAAAGCCAAGCGGATGTTTTCAACATCGCTCGGCCCAACGTCCTCAACCACCACCTCAGCACGATGTCGTTGAGTAGCCTCTATGGTATCTTCACGGATCCAGTTCAACCCAATGAAAACCGTTTGGTTAGATACCAAACGGAGTTTGAGGTAGGTATATGCCTCAGCGTCGTCTACCGTACCACTCGGGAGTAGCGGATAAATCTGGGCGTGTTTGCTGTACGGATCCCCACCGAGCATTCTTACGCTTTCTGCGTCCAAATGTGACAACACCACGGCGTCCGATATTACGGCTCCGATGATCTGAGGGGCGTACGTTTCGAAGGAAACTGTCGAGCCGATTGGTACTTGCGACAGTATTGCGGTCATTGCTGATCTCCTTAAAATAATATTCGACCAAAGCTGTGGTATCGTTGATTACGGTTATCTTCGAGACGATTAACTCACGACCAACTGCAATCAAATCGATCTTAGCCAACTGGTTAACTATTTCGTCGAATAGCTCTACTAACATCTCTTCAACGAAAGTTTCGTTTAGAAATGAAGTATCGCTAGACTCATAGCATTCTTCGCCGGTTAAGAAATCCGGATCCATGAAAAGCCGAATATGGTCATTAAAAACCCCCAGAACCTCCTGTTGAACTACGGGAGAGTCTGGGGAGATCAGGCTTTTGAAAATGCGATAAATGACCGATAGAGAATTAGGCCTAATGGCTACAGCCAGCATAATTTTCCTTAGCCGAGTTGTTTGAGCTCGGCGGGTCGAATGAAAGCCCAGGAGGCCGGTTGGCAAATAAACATCAAAACATTGCCTTTATAACCGATCGGATGCAGAGCGTTTTCCATTTTGTCGATAGTGGAAAACTCGATGTAGAGTTTGTTGTTCAACAGTGCCTTTAGTGCAATAATTGCAACGGACTGATAACTATCCGGCATCGCTTCAGGGAATCGCATAGCGATAAATTGAAGCACTGTTTCCTCCGGTACGTTGAACAGCCCGTCAATAACCGCCATGGGGATTATTTCAATAATCTTTTTGGCGAGCTGCTGATCATTGATCAGCATCGTATTGACGCTGTTGATCCAATCGGTAAGATCAATTCCAAAGTTTTGTTGTTTCATTCTGAGCTCCTGGGATCTGTTCTCTGTTTACATTATCGTTCCTAACGTAAACTTTAAGGGTTTGATGGTAACCATTAGAAAAAGGATTTCTCCGTCTGTCGAATACCGTATTGCTGAGATATCGTAACGCGTATGGAAGTTTTCACCCAAGAATCTATTCAGGTAGTCGTAGATATCTTCAGATAAATAATTGACTATATCCTCAATGATATTCTGTAGGTCTATTTTGCCAAAATGATATTCGATTAGGTTTTCTAGCTCGTTTCTGTTTCGACAACTAATGATCGTTCCGTTTCGTCTCTCTAGGAACTCTACTCCGCTTAAAAAAGTTTCGATCAGTTTGTTTATATTCAGACCTATAAAACTAGATTCCCTATATTGAAGATTGATATCTCTCACTACTCCAGATAGCTTCAAGGCTACTATGATCGAGTTTGATTTCTTCATCTTTCAACTCCAAGTAGATCAGTGTATACCGTGGTGTTGAAGAATCGACCTCAACATGTTGATCGTCATAAAAGCCATTTGAAAAAGGTCTCAATTTTTCGACAATTCTTGGATATAGGTCCATCACTAGGTCTTGATAAAGCCCAGGTAGATCGGCCGTCTCCCAAATACTTGGTCCAAGTTCGACTTTAAAGCTATCGACCACCGAGATAAATTTCTCACCGAAGATTTCCTCGAATTCCTTAAAGAACGGTACTTGCTCACCACCGTAACAGGAAACAACTAGCTCCAATAGGAATCCTGGCGGATAAATCCCATCGAAGCCGTTTTTCCGTATAATGTCTTCGACTGCCCGGTATTCTTCTTCCAAGTTATATCGAAGGATAGTGAGCTGACCATTTGTTTTATTCATAGCTCACCTCCCGGCTTATTGGGATTTAAACATAACTGAGAACTTACCGGCTTCTGTTTTGAAATTGACGATCTCCATTCTCTTTGGATCTAGTCCTATCCGTTTAAAGAACAGGTCGAGCCGACTGTCAATAAAAGAGAAGATTTCTTCGATCTCCAAACTAGAGAAACCAAATCTTTCTAGAGACTCTTGTGGTGTCTCCGATTCCCAATAGTCTCTTATCGAAGAGCCATTGATTCGGATCTCTAGTCTGTATTCAATCAAAGAACCAGCAAATAAGTTGGTGTTTTCTAACTCGAAGCTTTGGTTGTTTTTCTTTACCAAGAAATATCTGATGTCGTCTATTTCTTGATCAAAAATGCTTCTAACAAAATAGGTCATGGCTGCCTCTATTCGAGCGGCACAGGCTGTCCAGTTAGTCGATAATATTCCAAAACCCGATAATCCATGCCGCAAGACAGGATCAACGTAGTGCCAATCAAACGCACTTCCCAGACATGCCAAGTAGGTACCAGTAGAGTAGATAATACGAAACCATAAATCTGATCGATGGCGTCAGATAAAACGTAGCTAAGTTGATCTCGTATCAGATTTTTCTGTGTTTCGGAAACAAGGGCTGTTTCAGGAAACAACACGCTAATCTTTTCATCTAGCTTCTGATGTGCCGAAATGACTTTTTCTTTACCTTGGAAATAATCAGCAGCGTAAACGCTGAAGTTATCGACGTAGTCGTCGGCTAGCGACTTGAGTACTTCGGTTACGATCTGACGATTAAACCAAATAGCCAGAGGTTGCCCAGGATTGAACTCCAGAGCTGTAGCCATGTTAATAAGACCGGCTGTGGTTTCGGAGATTAGGCGATTAAGAGCAAAACATTGGGCATTAGGTAGATAGCCAAAGTTAATCATTATCCTTATTCCTTCTGGATGTAAAGTTTATCGAAAAATTCCAGTCTTACTTTCCAGCCATCGTAACCAAATCTGGTTGCAATCTGGGCAGTTTGTCGATACAGCGATCTACCTAGTCTTTCATTAAGAGACAAAGCGTTTACTAGAAGGTAATAATCTGGTGTATTGAAACAGTCCGTTTCCGTTGGGCTTGCCTCAAGCAATCCACGAACCCTCAACGAACCTACTATTACATCCTCCAGTAATCTTTTAAGCTTTCTGCTTTCAATCCCGTTAATTTGGAACGGTAACTGTTCGATTATTTCAGCCAACTCTTCGGCTAGAGTTATAACCACTATGAATTGATTCATGAAGATATCCTATCGTTACCTATCATTAAGGTAATATAGGTCCAAAACGTGCTTGCTTCCATACATTGGTTAAATGCGTACTTAAAAACGTTTCTAAGCCATTGCGTTAAAAAGGTAGGGGTAACCCCTACCTTTCTATTTCATTTTAATAGAGAGCGTTTGAGAGACTCAGGAAGCTCATTAAAAGAATAAGCTGAAAAAAGTCCAGGGCACTGCCCTGGACTTTTTGGGTTGCTCATTTACTCGATCGGTGAAAAGTCTCAGCGTCACGCTCAGTGAGGTGCTCGGTGTACTAAACTTTTGATCGCTATTCCTTTAGGTCGCAATTAAGCGACTGATTTTTTTGCTTTCATTAACCTTGCGATTAACTAAGCCCAGATTGTTTTTAGAGCGGTCCTAGAACCCATACAATAAGCGCCGACTTTATTCAATATCTAGGACTTAGCTCTTAGGATCCAGAACCCTACGCTAAGGCAGACGCGACGTCCGGCGGTGTGGCCAGGTGATAGTGCGGCGCGACTTCCCTCAAAGATACCTGTTGGGTGTTGGTACTCAATGAGGGTCCTAGACTTAGTTATTGACAGATAGTCCTGGCTGGTGCTGATCAGTACACCATACGCGAGGGGCAGCTGAAGGAACTCGGATGTAGCCGAGTGTGTCAACAGGTGCCATGCCAACAACAAAGCGCTTACTGTGAGGAATCCGTAGAACTGGCTCTTTGACGCAGAGCTAGTGCTCAGATCAACCCTCCATTCCTAGCCCATTAGGGCGGTTCACGACAATGTCGACTTCAGGATTGTACTGACGTTTGGGGAACTGACCATGCCATTTGCCGGTACTGCATTCACTGCATTGGAAGACCGATGGGTTCGTCATTAACCCGACCAGATCCACGCACCCGCATTTATCGCACACGAATTCCCCACCCATCACAACACCATCCCTAGGTCATCGGCCTTACTTGCGCCACCGCTACCGAAAAGCGCGGTGGGCTGTTGCCTGGAATTAGCAACGGCAGCATACTCGCCAACGATACCATCCAGACGTTTAACCAATGCCGGAAGTTCGGCATTGTCGATCAGGAAATGCACTGAAGCTGCGTTGTTCTGTTTACCATCAAGGAAACAGCCCTCGGCCAGGTAAGAATAAGATACCGGCAGCGGAACGAAGTCATCAGACGCATGGATGCTCAATACCGACAGAGGGCGATCGAGCTTCCGCTCACGCAGGCCGGCAATCTGCTCTTCCGAGGAGATAATATCCAGCAGCGCAAGTTGGGGTGGAACACGGGCCCCGAGATCAAAGCGGAGGAAATTCCCCACATCTTTGGTGTCCAGGCCAAAGTGGTTGCCGGAGCCCATTACCAGTAGGGCGTTGAGTACCGATAGAACAGTCGCATCCACGCTTCCACGGCCGCTGTCACGAGGATTCTCCTCGTAGAACAACGCGGCGCCGCATTGACTGGTCTTTACGATCCCGTCCAGCGATTTGAAGGTGTTGAGAGTGTTCTCGGCCGTAATGGCAGACTCGGTACTACCGATCATCACGCCAACCACACTTGCGGACTTCTTGAGCAGCTCACCTATGAGCAGCGGTCCAAACACGGACCCGGTACCACCAGAGGCGGAGAAGAGTACGATGCTCAGATCAAGAGGCCCGTGTTCCAAGACGATCTGACCCATGGCTGCGGCGATTTCCGGGTAGTTTTCACGACGAATCTTCCCGGCACCGTCCTTACCATCGATCAGGAAAAGGTTTTTGTATTCAACGCCAGTGCGCAGATTACTGCGGCTGGTATCCAGCCGAACGATATCCGGCAAACCACGACCGGAGAATTGTTCGGTTTCGAATTCCAGCTTATTGGCTATATTAATACCACAGCCACCACAAGCATAAATCCGAACTTTCTTTTCGGCGTTATCGCCGGTCGGCGGTTGCAGCTCGCCAGCGGCGCCGATAGTTGGTTTCTTTGCAGTCATTTTGGTTCCTTAGACTCTGGGAGCAGCAGGGCCTTTGTTAGGACCCAAAGTATCCAGGGCACGCAACGAATCGTTTTGAGCTTTCAGTGCGCTCTGGAGCAACATTACGATCGCATTGTTGTTCTCCAGTACCTTGGACATTACCTTGGTCTGTGCACTGGTCTGATCTGCTGTGGCGATTTTGTCGGAGAGATCCTTGGATTTGATCTCGATATCGGCCGCTATGTACTGCAGCAGCTCCTCGAGTTTATAACCTTCAGGATTGTCTCTGGACATCAGCACCTTGGTTTTTTCCATGGTACTTTCCTTTTTTTGGTTTTTAGAAGAGAAATGCTATGACGCTCACATGTTAGTAAGCAAAGTATTTTTTTACCTAGGAGGCAGTTATGTACGGCCCTATAGAAAAAGCTCTGGATGAAGTATTCCAGGAAATTCCCGAGGAGATCCTCGAATTAGCTTTTAAGCCCAAATACGATTTCGCCTGGCACGGTCAAGTTAATATCCCAGCCATGATCAGAGAAATGGTAATCGATAAACGTGTTCGGCAAGATATCAATAACCGTGGCGCTGGTGAATTCACTGTACCGCTGGTTGGTATTGTTCCAGAGTTTACCGATCAGTTTAGCCATATCTACCGAATTCCACTAGCGCTTACTCAAGGGCGGGAAATCTCTAGCTGCATGTACGTCTCCTATGGACGTCTCGGTAACTGGGGAGGTGGTTATGGTAACTCTACCATGAACTTTTTACAGAACGGTGACGTAGGGCGTTCTGTCGTAACTGACGCGATCTCTAACATGCAGTCAGCTTTTAGTCCCATCCCGAAGGTTTCTACTTCTAACGTGAGGCTGATAGCTACCAATACGATACTGATCTCGGATATTATCCCGATGTCCGGCGACCTGTTCCTACGCTGCATGCTCTCCGGAGATAATGAACTCAGTTTTATTACGCCACCCTACTACGATATGTTTGCTGAATTCGTAGTACTGGCTACTAAAGCTTATATCTATCGTAAACTGAACATCTCTCTCGACATGGGCCAGTTGATCGGCGGTCAAGCTTTGGGCCGGATTCGTGAAGTGGTTGATTCTTATTCTGACGCAGAGCAGTCCTATAAGGACTTCCGTAATGAGAAGATGGGTAAGATGCTGTTCCTGAACGATCCTGAGCGCATGAAGCGCAATACTCAGTATATGGTGGGTGGTTGCAACTAATGAAAAAGAAACTTCTTGCCGTGTTCATTAAACAATTGCTATACCCAGCACGAGAAGGTCTTTTCTATCGGCTCTCTTTACGATAACCGGCTCGAGGCAAAAATGAGGAGGGCGAAAGCCCTCCTCTAAAATGGAAATGGCAGAAGTAAGAACAGCTAGACAGTGTGACAACGGAAACGACCAAACAAAACCAACTTTTACATAATATCTACAACTCAACCCAAAGTTTTTTCTGAGTCCATGGATTCTATCCAGCCAATCAGCTGGGAAAGGACTACATCAACGCCGATATTGGATCCGCCGATACAAGTAAGGATCAGCGTATTGACGCCTTCGGTTCCGATCCAGTACTTACCCTTTCCAGGATACTCTACTCCCAGGGTACCGGGTGTGGGGACATACCAGATCTCTAGCAAAGGATACGCTTTACCAGAGCTTTTCCCTACTAACTCGAATATCTCTACCTCATGGTAGCGTCTGACTTGCAGAGAACCCTCCACAGTCCTTCCCACCAACTGTTTGTAAATCTCTTTAGGGATAGAGCCATCTTGCTCGTTACAATCGAGCAAGTAAAGACAATATCCGTCGGAACCCAACACCATTCCGGAATGACCGTCGTAATTACTGAAATCCCACAGATCTTTAAAATCGTATTGTTCAGGTTGGACGAACTCGCCCAATCCATCGATGTTCGGTTCCATTGGATATTTTCCTTTTTTTGCTGAAGGCAAAAATAAAAAAAAGGGGTTTTCCCCCATCCTCTCCTTTTCTTTCTTTTCTTTAGGTTCTCCCCCGTACCCCCTCTCCTAATCTATTCTATCTAATCCTCTCCTGCCCCCTTTCCCCCATCTATTTACTTCGTTTTCCCCCGTCTGGTCGTGCTCCGCAACGACCATCCTCCTCCACCTCAGCTTCGGTTTAGATGTCTCTCGCTTCGCTCGTTCCGCTTTTATAGTGCATATTATTAACCCCTACGTATTTTTTTACGTAAGCTAGTTTTTCAAGAAGAAAACTAGCTATTTTTAATCAAAACTTAGAGTAAGTTTACTACGTACTTTTCGAAGAAAGGATAAAATCAAAAAATAAAAAAGAAATTTGTTTCCCACCGTTTTACGGGTCGCCGGGACGGCGCGGCAAAAGGGGAGGGTTGCCCCTCCCCTGTCGCTAAACGTAACAGCCAGCCAACGCAGGAGCGGCGCGGCCGAGGATCTCGACCAGGTTGGTCGGGGTCCGGTCGAGCATCAGAATGAAGCGGTCGTTGAGCGAGGTGTTGTTAGCTACGTAGTCTTCCACCGCAGCAGACAGTTCACTGGGCTCATTGACACCATCAACAGAGAAGTAACGAATGTTACGTTGACGAAACAGTTCTTTGATCCGATCATGATAACTACCTACACCAGGAAGAACTTCGTTGACAAAAGCCAAGTTCTCCCAGCAGTTGGGGTTAACATCCAGTACTACCCGGACGGTCGGATCGTTGCAGCATGCTGCAAACGCGGATTGTAGACGTTGCATGATAAATACTCCAAATGGTTGAATGGTAAGGCTGCCATCGATCGGATCTCCGTTATAGCTTACCTAAGAAAGCCTACGGAATACCATAGACTATATTAATAAAAATCTAACCGAGAATTATTGCGCGATCCAGCTACGGCAAAAGCTTCGCATACTTTGATAAACCTGGATCTCCCAAGTCCTAGGGTTGACCACAAAATAACTACCAGCATAAAGCTCAGGAGTTCCCTTAGGAAGCTCTATCAAAAAATGCAGAGTGTTGTTCAACAGACTACATGCGGTAATTACCTGACCTTCTCCTGGGATATCTAAGCGGTTAATCAGGTAGAAACCGTAATGGATCATTTCGTTGAAAAGATCCTGCGGAAGAACTTGCGTGAACAGAAAGGTGTCAGTTACCAAAGCCGTCATTGGCGGTTCAAACCGATTTAGTCCGAGGTGCCGCTCAGAAATATCGTGAGCAGCAAATACCGGAGTACCTAAATGTAAGCATTGCAAAAGCGGCATTACGTTGATGTCGTTCATGATAGGCTCGATTATGAAAAGTCGGTTAATTTCACAGTTGGCTCTGGCCAGGTAAAATTAGCTCTGCATAATCTGTGCAGAGCGTTGTAATCAGCGAGCTCACGAATGAGGATCTCGCGTTCTTTGGCGTCTATTACAAAAGCTTCATTGGTGACCGGAGTACCATCCAGTAAAAACTCAAGCTGGTGGTCGTAATGACCATCCAAACCAGAGACCAGGAAAATGATCAGGAATTCATCGGTGGAGATATGGTATTTCATATCCCAGCTAATGGATAAAGATTTACCCAAAACCTTTTCACGCAATTTACGGCCTAACCAACCACGCCAGCAAGTAACCAGTGCGTGAAAACCAGAGGTATTTATCATACAGACTTCCATCCAAAACTTATTGTCGATTTCGAGTTCGACCATACGGAGATCGCTGGCCATGAATTCTTCTAGAGATATCTTGCCGGTAAAGAGTTTATCGCGCAGCCCGATCAATTTAATTTGTTCAAGTACATTGCTCATCACTATTCTCCGTAATAGGGGAAAAAGATCAGATCACCTTTCTTGGTTCGGATGTGCCAGTTTCCAGTAACTGTGTTCTTGAAAACCATATAGCCGTTGCGTTCAAAGATATCGAAGCGCGGTTTGAGGCAGCGGCCGCCATTGGGTAGCAAATGTCGACCAATCCGTTCCAGCATCGGCAAATGGTGGATCTTAGCCAGCAAGAAAAAGTCCTGGGCGACTAACAAAGGATCTTCCTCGATCATAGCCAAAGCTCGCACTACTAGTAATTGATCAGGAAGTTCCAAGCCGTTGTTTTGGATGACGCGATCCATTTCACGTGAGGTTGAAATCATCACTGGAGAATCCTGACGATCCCAGTCATCCATTTTGGCGTCGCCGAAGCCAGGTCGGTAATTGCCAGTACGTTCTTTAAAGTCCATAGAAGCTTGCATATCAGTTTCCTTGATAGATAAGAAGACCTTTCCTAAGCTCTGTGTCGAAATTCTTCATAGCGCGTTTTAAGCGGGTATGTTCAATCTCTTCTTCAGTAGCCTGTCTTGTGTTCAATAAAACCAAAATTGTATATTCATCGCCGTTACTAAAGAACGGGTGTTCGGATGATGATTGATAAACTATTGTTATTTCTTTACCGATTATTTCTTTCTTTGGCGAATTACCAAAAAGATCAAGGGTCCAGTTAGATCCTTTCTTGGTAATCATTCTCACCATTTTACCGTCAGCTGTAACTCCCCCATTAATCCCCTGGGTTCTATTGAAGCTACTGATCGTGAAAGTAAGTAGCCAGTTAAATTCATAGACATAGTGTTTCCAAAACCCATCGGGTTGCTTCATGGAAACATAAATGCCATTGTAAAGTCCAGTAGCGGACATTTCACTGTAGTACTCGTCTAACTCCCAGTAGTTCTTAGGTTCGTAATGCTGAAACCGGAAATTCTTAATCCCTTTTCCGTACCCGGTGATGAAATAAACGTTTAATCGATAATCGTCCCAGCGCAGCGGCTGATCTCTTGTTAGAGAATCGATGGTTGAATTCATGATCTCATGTTGGTCGAGCACTTTGTGCTCTAACGTCAAAGAGATCTCCTCTATGAAACACCCTTTCTCAGAAAACCACTCCCAGAGACCATCGGCAAATTTACTAGTCTCAGTTTCCCAGTCATTTTTGTTATACCGGAAACGATACTTTCCATCACGTTTTACAATGTGCAGAAAGAAACCCTTAAAGATTGGGCAGCATCTAACAATGCCCTCAAAAGGCTGTTTTAGGAGCGGAAATTCGGAATAAGGGACCAAATCGTAGAATGGTTTGATCATTTCCGTTATCCTTTTAAACCCTTTTACCGGTTCGATGATATAGACGTGTAATTTTTTACCAGGCGGTAACAACTATGGTACAAGCAACGCTTGATAGAGAAATTTCCTACGGAAGAACTCCGGTAAATTACGGACTAAGTCTCGAAGACTTCAGTATGGATTTTTCTTCCAATAATCTTGGTTTAGAAGATCATCGGTGGCTGTCGTTGGAAGCTTTTGATCCGAAAGCCAATGGCGATTACATTAGCCAGGTTTTTGAGTCGGAGTGTTCAAATCTAAAAATCGATATGAAACTCGCCAAAGCTATCCAGCGCTACGCTATGGCTTTCGTTACCAAGAACGATGAACACATCCAGTTCTTCGGCAGTATTCTTATCGGTGTTCACAAAGTTCGTTTTACCGATGACGATCGGTTGGCATGGTTTGATGACGTCCTGGATGTAGATGAAATCTCTTTGACCAACAGTCTGCATTCAGTACCGACGATCAACCCAGAATTCATGGTTTCTGGCGACGCCATGAACCATTCCTTCATCTGGTTGCTGCACAAATTCCATACCTCCAGCAAGCTCTCCACTCAGGTTATTCTTGATACCAAAATAGCGCTGATCTCGATCATGCACTACAAGTTCATAACCTCGCTGATCGCTTGGTATTTCAAATACCCGGCAGACCGAGAAGTAGCGTTGGCTGCTTACAGTAGCCTTTCCAAGAAGTTTGACATCAAGCAATACGGGAGCTGGTCGGCTCTGATTCGCGCTCGTGCCGAATCAATTATCGCAAAGACCGGAATCCACTTTAATACTTATGTAAGATACTCAGATGATCGCGCCATCGTTTACATGGTCAACGATATCCAGTCTCGTATTCGAGAGCTTATCAAAGCTCTAACTCGTGAGTTCATGGAGATCCATGAGAAGAATGCAAGAATCGGAACATCTACTTCAACTATGGAGTTGGAAGGTGAGAAGGTCATTCGCGACCGAGTCAAAGCTTTCACGATCTACCGCCGTTACATACAGACAGTAGTAGGTGATATCAACAGCTTTATCAAACCGCAACTTGTGAAGATAGTATCCAATGCAATGTCTGGTGCTCCGACAAACGCTATCACTGAAGCGTTGACGTACATGTCGAAACACTACAACGACAGCAGCACACCTTTCGTGGCTGACCTCGTAGATGAAGTTTTACTTCACGCTTTCGAGTATCTCCAACGCAGAGGAATCTTGGTCAACGACTTGGCGTTGATTATTTCCAAACTGAAGGCTATCTATACCGCCTCACGTAGTAGCGATCCAGCTGTTTTGAAAATGCGTGAACTAGGTGAAAAGTTGGTGGAAAAATCAGTTTCCAGTAAGAACGACTCAGTAAAAGCCGGTGTGAGAACATCTGTACTACTGTATGTTTTGTTGCGAGCTTTGACACGTAATTACTATACGTCGAAATGACGTATAGCGGGAGGGGCTTCGGCTCCTCCCCTATGCTGCTTTTTTCGAAAAAAAGAGTGGGATATCTAATCCCACTCTATTGAGCCATTACGTTCAAAAGAACTAGCAGACCACCAATAACTACGATAGGCAGAAAGAAATACTTCGCCACCATACGACAAACATGACATTCTTTCTTAATTGTAGTTAAAGATTTTTTCATTCTTTTGATTTCATCGTCTAGCTTTATAGCTTCGACGGTGCTCATTGTGAGTAGTAGTTCTTTTGGATATGGCTTTGGTGCCGGCAAACCAAAAGAACGAAGTCTTTCAGAATAGATTTCATGAACGACAAGATATTCCTTTACCAGCGCTCTCATTTTTTATCCCCAAAAGTAAAAAGACCTAAAAAAGAGGAGGGCTTTCGCCCTCCTCTTAGCCGCGGGCTTCTGCAATCACAGAGCCCAACGTAAATGCGAAGACCGTGAACATAATCCCAGTAGAACAGATTGAGTTCATGGAGCGTCGGTGCTTGACGCTTTCCAAGCCAAGATCTATAGACGTCAGTTTCATATGGCGATCGCTACGGGTCTTGAGGGCCAGCTCACGACTTTCTGTGAAGCGAACCTTAAATTCGCTCACCAGCTTGTCTTCGTCCCAGCCGACGGCGTGTACCTTGGCGAGCAGCTCTACAAAGATCTGGAAGAAACAATCCTTCCAGTAAGAGAACTCACCGTTTACTAATCCAAGTTCCCCTGCGAGTTGGTAATCGATTACCAACAGTTTGTGGAAAAGTACCATCCGGCCTTTGGTAGGGAAATTAATCCCTACCCCAATTCCATGGACGGAGTCATTGACCCCGATGAAGGTTTGCCAGTCAGGCATCCAGCGGATGCTGGTCTCATTCAGACCAGACGTATTGGTGGTAAAAGCAATAGCTTTTACCAGTGACTCAAGTTCTACTTTAATATTCATTGTTGTCTCCTAACCGCGAGTAGCGCGGTGCAAATTGGCCAGAGCAGAAGCAATCGCAGCTTCTTCATGTGCAGTGCGTGAGGACATCAGTACTGCAGGGCGGGGTTCAAAACCTGTCAGGTCGAAGACCTGACCACTACTGATCGTTCTATCAAATGCCCATCGACGGAGCCAGTTGAGCAAGTTGGGACAGAGGATCCTTTCGATAAATCTTTCTGCATCGGAATCCCAACTGAATCCCATTTTCTCTTTTACTGCTCTACGCAGTTTGAGCTCCCGATCCCAACTATTGTCCCCTAGCCCTACCAGCTCGAGGTGTTTAAAAATCTTCGCTGACTCTCCTGTCAGCATGCTAACGAGCAGGAAGTATTGCGGGTCTCTGGAAGCAACCAGGTATGCCTCACGAACAAGACGTATATTCATTTTTGTATCCTCAGTTAGAGTAAGAAATAGACCATCTATTTCCCTTTACTTCATCTAAGGCATATAGGTCTGAGATTTATTTATTTTAAGTTTTATTGCTTAGGGAAAAAAAGAGGAGGGCTTTCGCCCTCCTCTTTTTAGGCTGCGATACGATAGGTGTGTACGTCAGCACCGAGACTATAACGATTAGCTGGTCGTTGCTGGTCACGGCGATCGAGAGAACGGAGCTTAAACCGCATCCGTCGTTTATCGGCCGCTGCCGCCAACATGTCAGAAATACTCAGAGGAGCCTCGTCATTTGATTTCAGCTTATCTACTAAGTATCTCAAGCGATGTTCTACGCGAGCAACCATCAGTTCGTCGTTCATGATCGCCAGTTTCTCAAGCAGACTATCTACTTCTGCCTTAATGAGTTTCTGCTCCTCACGTTCACGTAGTTCCTCAGGTGTAAGCGTACGAGTTTCTTCGCTAACCATAGCCATGACCTGTCTGACATCGATACCGTAGTGTTCGATGTGTTTAGCATCGGTAAGGAACCAACAAGCCAACAGCCAGGCAATGACCAAGTCGTCATGTTCGCCGCTAGAGTGATCGATACGCCCTTTCTTAACAACCAGGCCAGCAATCTGGCCGATCAGAAGTTTGTCCTTGATCAAATGGCCAGACTTCTTCGCGGCGTTTTGCAATACCTGACTATACAGATGGGTTCGTCGATCACCGGTGGTGACGAAACCGAAATCCTTGACATAACGGTCGTAGAAATAAGTTCCGCGACGAGCCATATCGCTACAGGCGGCACGATAATCCTCAACTCGTTCGTGTTGATTATCGACTACGTGGTTATAGATGCGACGGAATGGATCGATACCATGTTCTGGCAACATCATGCAAAGATGTCCAGTGATAGCACTACCTGTGGACTTCCGCTCGATAACCAGTATGGTGTTTTTATACTTAGTCATGAACTTACCGAGATAGTGACTGAAGTTAATAATCGTAGTATCGTTGAAGACACCAGATGCAATAACTCCCATAGTCCGGATATCGATAACTACCATAGCGATATCATCTCGACCTATCGCTTCGCTGGGGTCGAGCCCGATGATAAACTTGGAACTATTCATCACGGCTTCGATGTGCTGCTCCGGAACATACCAACGCGTGATAAAGCCTTCGCTTGATATTTCCTGATGTAACGGAGCAATGGCTGACTTGGCAATGATTTCGTTGAGTTTAGCGCTCAGCGGAGAGCCTTCAGAACCACTAGTCCAAACGTTGAAGAAGTCACGGTTGATCTGTTCCTCTGTACCACCAACGTTGGAGATAGCCGCATAGAGCCATTCGTCACTATAACCGAGTTGCCGATGGGACATCGTGCAGTTAATGATCATCTTACGATTGCGACAGTTAGCCTTAACAATACGCCAGAGATCTTCTCGGTTCTCAGCATCGAAGAACTTCTCATCCCACGGAGCCCCACCGTGAATCAAGTCGTACATAAAGGCACCGGAACGGTCGTCCTTCTTACCGGCAGTGGTGGTGAATATGTTCCCATACGGCGTGCCGTTCCGTTCAGCTTCTTCACGTACCGCAGTACCTGCCGCCAAGGCCGCTGGTAAAGTTTGATCGATGAAGTTAATGAACGGACCTTCGTCGTTGTGAGTGATAGGTACGGTATTACCACGAGCTACGTTGTTTGCTGCCGTTTCCGAGTTTTGTGCTACTGAAGTAATGTACTTGTTAGACAAACAACGATAGGTGACTTCAGTCTGGTTATTGGCGTCGAGTTTATCATGAACCCAGAGATATGCTGGCAATAGGTCACGGATTTTCTTGAGACGCTCGATGTTCGCAACCCGCAGTTTATCGTCCTTAGTGATCAGTGAGATAGTAGTGTTGTTCAAACCAAAGAACAACAACCAAATCATCAATGAGTCAGTAGAAACCGACTTACCGGTTTGACGTGGCTGAATCAAGGCAATATCTACGTTTGTAACGAAAGCCCAAGTTAACGCGATATTACCTCTATTTGCCCGATAACTTACAGGTACGTTACCGGTAGCTGGCGGTATACGTATAACTTCTCGAAGAAAATACCAAACATTAAACTTAGCTTCGATAGCAATTTTTTCTTTGATGTCTTCAGTAAGATTCTCGCTATCATGAGGATCTACATAAGTGAGATCTGGATCTTCCAACGCCAAGATAAAGTAATAATTCTTTACGCCCATTTTTTTGTACAAAGCAGCGAGTCGTTTAAAAGACTCGTTTTTCGTAGCCAAATGGACGGTAGCTGTTGGGAAGCGTCTCCAGTCGTCTAAAAAACGAATCATAGGAGCCTCCTCAGGAGTAGGTGGGCAGAACCCACCTACTCCTGGCTAATTAACCGACGTTACGAACAGGGATTGCCGATACCGCCAGATGAAGATCATTTTCACCATCACGGCGAATCCAATGAATGTAGATATTGCGACCAGTTGCCATTGCTACCGGGATTACCAGTTCGGTGTTCCAAGCAGAAAGCGGGTATTCTTGTTCAATACCGTTGCTGTTGATCACAAAGTGGGTAGGTACAGGCGGTACGGTTTCGAGCCGTTCGCTAATCAAAGGATAAGCGTCGTAGTAGAAACGCTTCAGCCAGATATCCTGGTATTTATGCTCGTCATTCAGCACACAACTGTAATTAGTACCAGAAATATGCGTGAGGTTAGCATATACGTCCAAACCAAACGGATGGTCGTAAGCGGCGTCATAAGTAACGCCCCAGAGATCATTACCGTTATCTGGTGGAGCCAGCAAAGTAAGTGTCAGGTGCTGAGGAATACGTACCTTAGCGAAGCGTCCATCAACCTTGGAAAGATCGATAACGAAATCCATGTCTTGTTGGGTACCGTATAGACGCGGCTTGAACGGTGCTGAGTTTACGCCCAGTTCGATATAATCGTCGACGTAATACCAGGTGGCGCGATCGAGGTTGTAGAGGAACCAATGCAGTTCGTACTGCAGCAAACCCGGATCCCAACATGGGAAGCCGAACAACTTAACGCTGTAAGCGCCATCGACTTCCGTAGTCTTGGCTTTATAAGCCGCCATCACCGACCGATTACCAACCACCGCGTTTGAGTAAGCAGTTTCATCGTCACCTACTTCATAACGCAAGGTCAGCGGATGTACTTGACCGTTGATCGTAGAGACATAGCTATCCAGCCCCAAGAGAGAGAACTTAGCGCCATCGATAGCCAAGTCTTTGTAGCCGTCGCTATAATTGACGCGGCCCATTACCGTGACGGAATCGAGAGTAACGTTAAGCGGAAACTCGATCACAAACGGATCGGTTTTGCTCCGGAACGGAGAGAGGATCTCAATGCTCTGGATATAACGCTGGTTAGCCTCAACACTGCGAATGAATGAGGTGTTGGCTACCGTCAGCAGGGTTCTGGACAGCGCGCCACCGGCGTCGTTATAGGTAACTACGGTCACCACGTCGCCATCATTCAGTTTGTGTGTGGTATGACCTGGACGTAAAGTACGAATGCTGTAGTTTTCGGCATTCGGCATAGCCACCAGATCCAGAGGTATGTTCTCGCCAACAAAGTTACCGGCGGAGTCATAAACCTTAGAGATCACAACCCCAGTATCTTCGCTGGTGTCATAGCCAAGAAAGATCTTGGCGTACTGAGTTGAACGATGTTTCAAAAACAAACGATCGTCCACAGCCAAACGGTACGGCAGTACAGAAGTATCGATGTAGCAAAACGCCGACTCGAACGGATACCAGGGACCTACACCGTAGAGTATATCGATAGTATCGACGTCAACGGAGGTTTCGGGAGCAACCCAAGGAACCAACTTTGAGAGGTACGTGGTGGTATCTACTTCAGTGACCCGATAGGTGGTGCCAGAACTCCAATCGAATACTTTATCGTCGACATTAGGAACCAGCCGACCTTTACCGCTCGGTCCAGTGTAAACTTGCGAAAGCAACAGCTCTCGATAAGGGAGGTCCGGCTGATAGAGCGGGACCACGTAAGTACTTTCGGCCATCTTAGGCTCCTAACTTGATGGTAAGGAAATGAGACAAAGAAACCTTGTTGCGCAGATATAGTTTAATCACTCTGGCAAGGAAACTGTACTCATTTACCGTAACTTCCACTGTGGTGATTTTGTCGTGAGGGTGTATAGTCACGAAATTGCTATCGATATCCTTCAAACAAGGATCGTATTCCAGCAGATATTCGTAATCGCTCATTGCATCAAGGATTGATTTATCCGATACAAAGTCTGCATTGGCATCGAAGATATCATTTTTAATATCCCACAATACCTTAGCCAAAAACGGACTATAGAGCCAATAGAGCTTAGATATTGCAACCACCCCGTCAGACTGGTATTCCGGCAAGTAGTTGGTCATGTAGCCACTTACCCGCTCGTCAATGTCTTGTGCCTCAGTGCGAAGTATCAAATGTTGATATTGGCTGACATCAGGGATCGGTGTGATCATGTCTCTAACGAGATATGGAGCACCCTCGCGAACCGAATCTGGAACGATAACAGAACTATCTTGTTCAGCGAAACCAAGATCCGTTCTCTGGTACAGGGCACCGTCGACAATACAACGAACTACTTTGTCATCGCGAAGATCGAACTGATTGTCTTCAGATAGCCGACGATGTTTAACGTAGCCAAAATCGACCAGCTCTTCCATTTTCATTTCTGAATCACAGAAGCCAGTACAACGCACCGTAATCTTTTGGTTGAACGGAGCCGTTTGATCAAGATACTCTTTATTGCAGATCACTACTTGAGGAAAATCAATAAAGTAATCCAACCCTTCAATCAGCGGACGGCCATTCAGCCACAGATCTACTCTACCAGGCGGCACTTCCTGCACACTGTCGGTAAACCCGTCAGGTCTCCATTGCAGAGAGAACTTCAGTAGATGATCCCGGTAGTTCAAGGTAAGGTTGTAGGTGATAAAACGGTTATCTGAAACAACCATGTAAGTGTAAGCACTTTCAGGATAGTTCCAGTGAAGAAAGCCGTCGGCGTCTACAGTGTAACGATCAGTACCGGTAATGTCTTCCCAGACACGCATCCCTGCAGGATAGCCGTCCGGGGTCCGATAGACACGGTATTCAGCATCAGTATCTATCTGCAGCATCTGCTTAGTGATAGCCGCGTCTAACGTACGACCCCCACGACCATAAATCGTTTCGATCATTGCGGTAGCCGGATTATACGGCTCGTAGTAATCGCCCGACTGATGATAGACAACCCCCAACAGCTTACCGGCAGAATCGTGTTCGTAGACCGTGCAACTATCCCGCATTCCAAGCGGCAGTAGGACGCGACCATTCTCTACCTTTTGTGGCGTGTCGCCAACGATCTGCGACATGCTATTATAGCCATAGGCTTCAACTACCATATCGAGAGTAAGATCTTCGTACATGGTCCGCATCACAGTTGGGTATTTGCTCAGCTCCAAGTTAGCCGCTTGCCATTCTGACAAGGTGGCGTGCGAACCGATCATAGCCTGAACTATTTTCTCATCATCGAGCTTATAAAGCTCATGGATGCGATGCTGTTCAAATACCAACGGACGCTCGTAACCACCATGGCGTACATGGATACGCATGACAGACTCAACCATAGAGTCCCAGCCGCTAGCAGAATTAGCATAAGACATCACGTAATCGACAGGCACTGACCAGTCTGCATGGGTGACCATCCGTACAGAGTCTTCTGCATTACGGTTATAGTAGGTTCCTACCTTACGACCGTTGGCCTCGGCTCTCCAGAAAAAGATCTCCAGATCGTCGCGATAGTCGATAAACTTAACCCCAGCTTTCGGCTGATGTATCAGATACTTAGCCTTGCCATCTTTGATGGAATTGAAAGTATCGAGATCAGCTATCGTGAAGTCCAGCACTTTGTAGATACTACTATCAAAGACGAATTCTACCACATCGCCAATTTGTACGGTGAGTGGGGAAAACTGGTCAACGAACTTCCCGTTGTGGAAAGCATAGGCGTGGCCGTAGCCTTTGGCTTTATAGTTGATAAAGTTCTGCTGCAAAGCAACAAGTTGTTGGACTGTGGTGATCACCCCGCCCTGTACAGCGATTTCGTCTTTACTTACGTCGCTGTATTTGGTGCCGAAATATGCGTTTGAATAGCAGCGCATATAGAGTTGGTGTTGGTCCAGCTCGGCTATTTTAGGCTGGACTCGAACGGCGATCAGAAGGTTCTGATTTTTAGCTGAACACATGTAGGCTTCGCTACGAGGAAACTGCAAACCGTTATCCAAGTAGAGATCTACCAATAGCAACTCGTTGGCACAGACATCGCTAAGACGTAGCCATTTACCAGAAGTGTTGCTAAGCCCAAAAGAGCTCGGAAGGTTATGACCGATCTGGTAGATATGGTAGCTGTTTTTGCTGTCAGGAAGCGCTAGCGTCTCCCAACCTACCCGATAGGAGATAAAAGCCCCTAGCTTAGGGGTAATTCTTGTGAGAGCAAGCAGTGACGGAAGATCTTGCCGTGGTGAGCACCAAATGTTCTTCACGGCGTGTTCTATCAAAGGGTGCATGTTAAACTCCCGTTAAGTACTACAGCTGAGATTCTTTCCAGACATTTACCAGCTGTTTGAAATTCATAGCCAACTGCTTCAGGTTATCGCCTTTGTCGAAGTTACGCAGGATCAGATCAGCGAGTCTGGTTTTCTGATATCCGCGCTCGGCAATGGCCTGATAAACCAAAGTTACAAAGGTCGGCGGGTACTCGAGTGCCACAGCAACCATTTCACGATCACGATTACTGAGCCAATAATTGGTCAGTATGGTGAGCATGATGGCGTGGTCGAATTTATCCAGGCGAACTGAAAGCTTCAGAGAACGAACCAGGTCTGAGAATTCCTTCAGATCTTCAATATGGCCAATGCCTTCCAGTGAGTTCTTCGCGAAGTCTACAGACACCCCAGTGTAACGAGCCACTTGGGCGGCGTGCTTCAGGTCCTCCTTGGGATCGAACGCGTCTTTGGGAATGAACTGACAGATATAGAAGAAAGCAGAAAGAATCGCCAGCTTCAATTGCACGTCCGGGGCCAGCTGGAATTGCCGGGTGATGGTTTCGGAAATCCAGCGACTGTAGATACCGCCAATAATCGGAGAAATGTTTTTGATGTCATTGTAGTTGCCAGCCATCCAGCATTTCTGCGTAACGGCTCGATAAGCCAGCAAAGCGAACTCTGGAAGATTGCGCGGATTGATCACCTCACCACCATTATTACGTACCGCCACACAGCTACGCGCATCGATGGCGATCTGCTTATTTTTGTAAGCATCTTCAAAAACAACCGGATGAGTAAAAGGAGGAACACGGACGGCACTGTTTTTCAAACCAGTCAAAACCAGAACGTTGCCTGAGATACCAGCATAACCTAGTTCTTGGTTGGAAAAAGCAACCGCCAGACTTGACGTGATAGAGTTCATTGCGGAGTGGCGAGCCACTGTGGTTTCATAAGGGGTTTTAAACATTGCTATAGACCTCTTTCTTTAATAAAGAACGTTAAAAAATACACATCCACTATAGAAACTGGCTATCACTATGAAGTGTGGTTTCTTTTTAGGATGCTACATTGCCATACGATTTAGTCGACTAAAGTATAATTGCCAAGGAGATCAAGATGTCAGAATTCTTGAACGCCGCCCCGCAGTTTAAATTGGAGGGTATCAAAGACTCTTCAGCACGCAGGGTGGACCCGGGAGTTGAGACACTTCCGATTCATACTCCTCACGTAATGTTCTTTGCTCAACGTGGTTCTGATAAGGCAACTTTTCTGAATCCGGCTGATGCTACTGGCATTTACGGAGCTGAGTCTTTCAATTACCGGAGCGAGTACGCTACCCATGCTACTCCGTTCATGGTCGAGGTTTTTGCGGCCGAAGCTAACCAGACCGTTTACCAACGTCTGATCCCCGCCGATGCCAAAAAGTCTCGTGTAAGCATTTACCTGGATCTGCTGAAAACCAAACTGCCGGTATACCAGCGCAATGCTTCCGGTGATCTGGTTCTGGACGCTAACGGCCAAGCTATCGACACCGGTTCTACCATCGATGGTTACCTGGCCAAGTTCGTCTACGACAACGCCCCCACCCACGCCATTGGGGCAGCTCAATCCAAGATCGGTACCCAAACCGATGCTGACCTGGGCACCCAGTCCACGCTCTACCCGTTCTTTGACGGTGAACTGAACGACTTCGGTAAGTTCGGTGACAACGTAGGGCTGCGTATGTGGTCGCCGACCACCGATTCCGCTACTCCGCAAGACGAACGTCTGGTTAACGCCATCAACGCTTTCGTGTACCGGATGCAGCTGGTGGAGCGTCCCAACGCTCGTTCCACCCCGAACGTAACCGAGACCATCTACAGTGCTCGTTACATCAACTTCAGTCTGAAGCCCGGTTCTTTCGATGACCGTACCAGTACCGAGTACTTCATCGATGAAGCCTTCGACGCCAACTACGTTGATGACGATCCCACCACTGGCCTGGCTCCGGTATATGCACCCTTCGGTGCCGCGCACTTCTACCATGACCAAATCGCTGAAGTCCTGGGTCTGATCTACGCTGAAGAACAGAAGGCCAATCCCGATCTGGTCGATGGTGGCGAGTACCTGATGAACCTGCTGACCGCAGTGGACATCGATGGTCGTCCCTACCACACCTTTGCGGTGGCAGATGTTCTGTCTGGTGGCCTGAGCTTTACCGAGAATTCCACCTTCTACGCCGGTGGCGGTGCTGATGGTACCATGGGCGACACAGCTTATAACGAGATGTGTCGTAACGAGTTCCTGAACTACGGTGATCTCACCAATAAGTTCAAGGACGTCGCTGTGTTCCCGCAGAGCGTTATCTACGACACCGGTTTCGATGCCGAAACCAAGCGGGCGTTGATGGGTGTTACCGCTGTACGTAAGGACCTCTGGGTTGCCGTTTCTACCCAGGACGTGGCACTGTCGATCAATGACGCAGTAACCGAGTCCTCTATGGCTGTTATGTTGCGTACCGCAGCAGAGCTGTCACCGGAATCTGTCCTGTACGGTACTGGCGTTACTCGTATCGCCATCGTCGGTCATGCTGGTAAGCTGATCAACTCCGCGTGGAAGAAACTGGTTCCGATGACCATCGAAATCGCCGCCATGCTGTCGCGTTACGCTGGTGCCGGTGATGGTATTCTGCGCGGCGCATACGCTCCCGACGTAGATCCAAACAACCACGTTACTATGCTGCGTGACCTGAACTGTACGTTCAAGGAATCCAGTGTACGTAACCGTGACTGGGATAACGGGTTGATCTGGGCTCAGTCCTATTCTACTCGTTCTTTCTTCATCCCGGCCATGCAAACCGTCTACGACGACGACACCTCAGTACTGAACAGTCTGTTGAACGTCATGATCGCCGTAGAGTGCCAAAAGGTTTGCTTCCGTACCTGGCGTACCCTGGTGGGTCGTACCGACCTGACTCGCGAACAATATCGTCAGCGGTCGGATCAGACGATTACCGAGAACACCACCGGTCGTTTCGACAACCGCGTGCAGATCGTTCCGGAAACCTACTACACTACCCAGGATGAACAGCGCGGGTACTCCAACCACGCAACCATTCACATGTATGCGAACAACATGCAGACGGCCTCGTCCTTCACTGTTGAAGCGCATCGGATGGAGGATCTGATCAATGGCTAGTGCAGTAACTAAGTTGGTGCTGGATCCCAAGCGTGGGATGCAAGTCGATCGTTTTGCAACAGCAGCCAATATCATCGACGGTGGCCAGCAGGGCTATATGCCCGATCTGAACAACCTGGCCGGTAACCAAAACTACGTTCGCAAGAACCTCATCGCAATTCTGTTGCAAGCTCCCGAGGGCTTCCAGGATCTGCCGGATCCCACCTTGTGGGTAGACGCCCTGAAGGCTCTGGTCGAACGTCACGCTACTCGGATCGAAGGTCTGCGTAGTACCCTGAACGTTGAGTGGGTGGAAACCACGCTGAACGGCGCCGGTGAAATGCAACAAGACGTCGGGAACGTTACTCGTGAACGTTCCGAACCTGCCTTTACCTGGCCAGAAAAGCGCGGTAAGCCGGTCAAGAACACCATGGAAGGTTGGATCCTCAACCTTCTGGGTGATCCGACCAACAAGATCCCCATGGTCGTCACTCGTGGCCTGACCAAGAAGATCAACCCCACTCCGCAATACACCGGCATGACCGTTCTGTTCATCGAACCGGACGTGACGCACCGGGAAGTTGTTGAAGCCTGGCTGTGCACCAACATGATGCCGAACACCTCCGGTCCGATCGAAGGTTCTCGTGACATCTCCGCCGGTGGTGAGAACGTAGAAGTCTCCGTGACTTTCTCCGCCATCACTCAGTACGGTTACGGTGTTCGTAATTACGCCCAGACCGTGCTCGATTCACTGAACATGTCTGGCGTTAACCCGAACCTGGCCCCGGCATTCGCCGATAGTATCGATGCTGATGTTCAGCACGGTAACGGTTATGCCGAGCAGATCGAGGAAGCCAACAGCTCCTTCCTGAAGCTGTAAGCAAAAAAAAAGGAGGGCGAAAGCCCTCCTTTTTTACGCTTACTCGGCACTGGTCCGGCTCAGCTTTTATTTTTTGCGAAGCTATGAACTTCGCCGTTAATGAGTCCAATCAGATCTTTAATTGAGCTACGCCGACTCATCGCTCGGCGATCATGCTCAGCTACCAACTTCTTGTCCGGCTCAGGTTCAGCCATGGCCTTTGCGACCTCTTCCTCCGCAGTAGCCAGCTCATCGACCATTCTGAAAAGGCGCATGACAAAGGAATCTACTTCCTGGAAGAGCACTATATCTTCCAATGAAATCCCACGCATCGCATTTCTTACCATTTTATCATTGGCGCTGATGAGAACATTGCCGGTGAGATCGGACACCAGTTTACGCTCCACGGCGTAAACTATCGCCCGTTCAGGTACGGTATTATTTTGTTTATCGGCGCTAAGCGCGTTTGCGTTGATCAGAGACAGGATTTCAGTAAAAGTCATTTCATTGCTCCTTGAGAGAATAAAAACAGAGGGAGGCGTAAGCCTCCCTCTACTTACAGCCAGTTATGTCCGCCGAGATAGACCTCGGAGAACTCTACGCCATCACGCTCCAGTTCACGAACTTCCGACATGAACTGTTCGTTGGCTGCGTAATAGTCATAAGTCCGGAGTTTGGTCTTAGTATTGCAGATCCAGACTCCGTCCTCGTTATCGAACCCGTGGATCTCATAACGACGAGTCTTCGGATATTCAACCAAGGAAAGTTTGTATTTCTTTCCCTGGTATGTTTTCTTTACGGCCATCCGTTACTTCCCTTTGAAGAGCCAACCTATCAGACAGGTGAACAGAATACCTGTCACGAAACCTTTGTTAAAGGACTCGACTTCACCGGCCTTTTTGCCAGCGTCGTAGGAGATGGAAACCATCTCCTCATTACGGCTTTGCGCCGCTGTTCGCTTTTCTTCGTTTTCCATATTAAACCTCCAGTTGAATTTCTTCCCACACCGGAGAACTGCAATTCTCCAACAAAACCTTGTTGTGGCCATTATGACCGATCGGTAGGTGATGGTCAATCAAGACCACCAGCTTCCGCTGCGGCTGAAACCAGACCACTTTCTTGGTCCCTTCCAGACGTTTCAGCGGCTTGGCTGAAGTACCCTTCAGCCAGTAACCGTTAGCTTGCAGCAAAGCCAGGCCTTCGGCCTTATCGATATTTACCCAATTCATAGCTCACCTCTCTAAGTGTATTGGCTAGAGAGAATGGACCATCCATTCTTTTCTCTATTACCACTTTAGACATATAGGTCTGAGATTCGTTGGGATTCAATTTCTCTCCAACGAATCCTTTGCTTTCAGCTTTAGGCGAATAAATCAATTGGTGGTAACAAAACCTAAAAAAGAAAAGGACTAACCGCCCTTTTCTAAACTTTCCAAATATTCGTCATAGTACGGCTTAAGGTCGCCACCAACGCCCCTAGTCTTAAAAGGACGTAGCGAATCCTTATCTACAGCCAAACCAAATACCGACAGTAGCCGAGCGCAATCCCTACCACCAAAACCTTCGTACATATCGACATGAACAAGGTTCTTTAATTGATCGTCGAAGAAATCTGTTTCGTCATCAACAATGGCGTATTGCTCGACCTCAGGATGTCTCGAAAGCCACTCCTTGACCTGTTCGCCACGAAAACCACTTCCTTTGCTCGTCGTCTTAAAATCCAAGTGTAATTTACCTCGAATTCCAGCCAGATCTAAATAGGCATTCAACCTTACGCGATCTTCGCCAACTCGCCAAGAACTACTTACTACGATCTTGGCTTTAGTTTTCTCGAAAACTGAGTTAAGTAGACTAATAGCTCGACGATTAACGTAATCTTTACAGAAAACACCATCTGAGGTAATAGTGAAGACCCCGTCGAAGTCCAAGAAGACAACTCGTTCAGGTTCAGAACACTCATCAAACAACTTAAGAAATAACGACTCACTAATTACCCAACCGGTTCCAGTAGGCGAATCTTTAGTGGGCTCCAGGTTTGTATAACAGACCATAGCCAGACTACAATCCTGACCATGCTTTCTAACGTCATCTACACGGAATTTGATCCCGGAACTAGAAAGATAAACACTCCCTATCTCAACTCTTTCAATCATTGCAGAATCACTCACTTAGAAAGTTTACGTGGGGGAACACGATTATATTCATGCTGTGGCTTAAACTTACTAACTGGGGACTCGTTGATACTTACCTCAGTCGGTATCTTACTAACCACTTCGACTTCGATACCTTTACTGGCCAATTCACGGGCCATTTCAAAACATAGTGAACTACCGACTAAAGCTACTTTCATCTCAGGTCCTTAAGTTCGAATCGAAGATTCTCTAATCCATTAATCAACCACGGATGTCTATTGGCGTCCACTACCGTTGCGTTATCTACGGTACCGAAAAAGTAGTAGTGAGCAAAAGGCAAACGCGACTCTTTAAAGAGCTCTAAGTATTCCGGATATTTCCAGAGCTTCTGACGAATCGCCGAGATTATCTTCTTCTGGAAATTAGTATCCGGTAGACTACCTTCCGGAATCTCCCCGCCAAAAGCTAATTTCATCAGGTTCTTACCAAGCATCTTTGCCTGATAACCATACGAACCTTTGACTTTACTCTGAAGATTACGATAAGCTCCGCCTGATGCGGTTTTTTCATCTACTACCGACTCAGCCCAAAGCGAATACCAATAAGCTTCGATACTGCGATAATGTTCGCCAGAGATTTCAAGATCAACCGGATAAAAGTTGGACAGAAAACAACCTAGTTTTGTGGCTGCTTTTGAGTAGACGTTGATGTGAGTAACACCATCTTCTTTCGGATTCATTCAATCTCCCCTTTGTACTCAGCGATAATTCCACGACTAGCAAAGAACATGGTAAAAATTTCTACGAGCAAGCGACGATGACAGAATAAGCCAGGGGCGCAATAACAACCAAGTACTAGAGTTTCTTTCTTAGAAAGATCTAGCCAGAACTCCAGGTTAGCTTTAAGGCTTTCTCGCATCAACCAAAAATACTCTGTGCGATACTCTTCTTCTGTGACCTCGCCTTTCTGCCAAGCTCTAAGTAAATCCCACGTCGGAGCTAGTCGCTTTTCACCATTCATTACCGTAATGTTCAAGACCTCAAAACCCAAGGCTTTAGCTTTTCGCCATTTACCAATCTGGATAGTGTATATGTCCATAATGCACCTCAAGATACTGGTCTGTTACGTATTTATAAAAATAACTCGTTTAAAGCTCTTTAAATCGATTTTGGGACATAAGGCCGACGCTTTGAGGCGTCGGCCTATGTTTCTTTCCACTATCGCTTAAAACGCTTCGCAGAAGCCTTGGCTGCACTAACGAATCAATACTTCACTCCAGTACGCGATCAGCTCATCGCGCATACCGGTATTGTCGCGATAGAGCGTCTTGGCGAGAGTCGTGTAACGCTGACGACTCAGCGGACTGATTTTCAAAGCCTGACAGCGAGACAGGTATTCACGAAAGTTTTCGCCAAAACGATCGAGAAACTTAGAGTCCCGTTTGATAGAAGAAGCAATATCTACGGCGTGATGGTAGTCGTTCCGGGCCAGAGTTTTACGGCCGTAGAAAGACTGTAGTGTGCTGAGCGTGGTTTTTGACAGTTCCATGTACACCTCGTTAAAAAAAGAAATGGGGAGCGAGGTGCTCCCCATAGGTTTTACAACCAAGTTTAGGAGTTAGATTGAGCTACTGTTCCTGAGGGTCTCACTACCAGCATCTCAGTTACCTGAGCGATCAGCTCGGAAACATAAGTCAACTTACCATCAGTTATTGGCTTAATGACTTCGCTCATCGGGTAAAAGATAGGTTGATGGGCCTGTTGGAAAACGTTTTGAGCTCCGCGATGGAGAGGCTGGTCGTTTTGCAGACCCTGTTGATTAAAACCAAATCCAGATGATGAAGGAAATTTGATTTCCCAGACCTTCTTCATCACTTCCAACGACTGTTGATTAATCACGGTTTGCAAACAAGCAAACACGTCCTTCATAAAAACCCGGCTTCTTGCTTGGTCTGCCAAACCCAAAGCGTCGAAGTTTTCGAGATTTGTAACGATCATGCTAAAGACAAACAAGCTGGACATCGGCTGTGGTTTTCTAACTACGACAATACCATCATCCAAGATATCGTCCACAATTGGCGCTTCCGGTACTTTAGCGCCAATGAGCCGCTCGAGTTCACTTGTCGTCCGCAGAATGAGCAAGAGATTGCGCCAGATAGCCCAGTTTTCGCTCAACATAGTTTCGATGTCAGGGCTCAAATCATCGATACGAAGAGGGCCTCGTACGGGAAAATGTTTACGCATGAATTCGATCAAGCGGGCTAGATAAGTTACGTTGGTATTCATACTTTACCTCATTTGGTTGTTGGTTATTTACGGTCGTTATGAAGAATAAAAAAAGGAGGGCAGTGCCCTCCTTTAAGTTTAATAGCTCAAGGAGCTTCAACTACGATTCCCAAGCAGTTAACGTCGTGTCCAACAGTAAGTCCGTTGAGTTCGAAATCTCCGCCACCACTAGCCTTGGTTAGAAGGTCAGACATGACTTCGGCAAACTTGTTAGCATGATCGATGTCGTGGAACTCAAACTTCACACTACAAGGACGTGACCATTTACCGGCCAGCGGAGAATTTTCGTTAACTACTCTGGTTACCTTGGTCACTAGTTAGCTGCCGAAGGCTTCGCGGGCTGCGGCAGCCAGGCTCTTGCGTACCTTGCCGAACTCGCCCTTGTTGGCACAGGCGTTGACAACGATCTCGGCGTTCAGACGGCCGTAGGCCGGCACGCGTTGCGGGTTGTTCATGTCACCGTTGGAGACCATGGTTTCGCGACGGAAGGTGGCGGAGTAGTCGACGCCCTTGACGACGTTAGCTTTGAGCTCAGTGCTGGCCAGCGAGGGATCTGCGATCATGGCTTCCAGGGAAGCTTGGCCGAAGGCGTGGCTGGTCCCGGCGGACCAGTCGGTCATGGCTTGATAGGCAGTGGAAACCTGGGCGGGGGTCAGACCCACTTCGTTGGTGGTCAGGTATTGCTCGAAGCTGCCGGCAGCATCGAAGTTGGTAACACCGGCGGAGCCGATGGTGAACTTGCCCTTGGCGGCATCAGAAGTGGCTTGAGTGATTTCTTTCAGAACGATTTGATCAGACATAGTCTGTTTCCTTAGATTGAGTTATTGAGAAAAATGCTGTATGAATCGTCGACGTTTCACACAAAAAGGAAAGCTGTATTTTTATACGACCCTCCTCTAAAACATCCTAGATGCCAGCGATGTCTTAGAGGAGGGGAGTCATAGACTCCCTAAACCTTACAGAGTGAAGTAACTCCATGCAACGATCCCAACCCAAGCCAGGTTGAAAAGTACTACAGACAGCACAGTTTCCAGAGTGCTGTGCTTTTCTTTGCGGTTGCAGCCAAGGCGATTTACATAGTCCATTTTCTAATCCCTTAAAAGTAGTAAAGTTTGTACAGCGCTCGCAGGCGAGGTTATTTATATCACCTAAAGGATATAGGTCTCAAATATTTTTAAACCGTAAAAATAAGAGAGGGCACTTGCCCTCTCTTATTCGGTTACCAGCTGGCGCTAGGAGGAACAGCGAATTCTTTCTGCTTGTGCTCGAGCTCAGCAAGTCCGAAAGCAGCCACCACGCTTTCCAGTGCCAGGCCGTAACTCTCATTGCCCATGCCAGAAGCTTCGTAGTCAGACTGCAACGAACGAACGATATCGGCCGTGATAATCACATCATCACCATACACGCATTCCAGAGAAGGACTTTGGAACTTGTTTGCGTAACTGATCCCAGGCTCGTTCACGTAATCCCAGGTGATGATGGTGCGGAGACGTTTCTCGATCACCCCACCAACCATCACGTCTTCGGTCAGAGAACGAATGCTGAAGCAGACGTTTTCGTTCGGGTTATCGAGCTGAGCTTTCAGAACCGCTCCGTGAGGACCGCAGGGCTTGACGTCAGCGATAATCAGGATAACCTTCTTGCCTTTAGCGCCAGGCTGATTGGTAGGCATCAAACGCAAGTTAGTCATGTGGTGAGAAACACAGTCTTCGTAGATAGTACAGCAGCGGCGAACGAAATCCTGGATGGATTGGTTCGGCAGGCGTTTTGGATGGCCGTACTCGCCACGGAGATTCCGTGTCTGGGCTTGACGTTGAAGGTTAGTATTGTCTTTGAACAACGGCAAAGCCGGTTCAGAAACATACATAGCGCCAGCCGAATTGAAAACATCCAGTGCGCCCAAAACAACGTCCAGGTAATAACCTTCATCGTTGACTTTGAGCTTACCGGCCTTGTTAGTGCCGGCCAATGGATCGCCAGCGTAGATCAAAGTAGCAGTAGCCATCATGACCCCCAGGAAGCAGATGGTGGTAAATGTTCAAGAGAAACCCGTTCTCTCATGTAAGCGTCGTACTCGTCTTTCTTGATAGCAGTGCTTGTAACCGAAATCTCTGTATGTTTTCGGTTACTTACTTTCCAGTTAGAAAGACAAAGTTTATAAAACCCCTTAGTTAACAGCACGCCGTCAGAGAAAAGGATTTCTGAGCCAGTGACTTCGATCACCAATTCCAGGCGATCAACCATCTGACCATTCTTGTACTGAGTACTGTAACCAACCATCTTCAGCTTGCCGATTTTAGTGGGTTTATACTCGCGAGTCTTTTTGGAGTAAGTGATTAACCAGTGTTCATCGGTATCACGTTGATCCGGTAGCAGGCGTTTAACTGGACGAATCGCCAAGTCGAAATCGAAGCGATAGATCATCCAATAAGCGTTGTTCTTCAAACGCTGTTTCTTTTCGTCCCAATCCTGGAAATCGCTGTAAACAGCGCCGTAGCCAAGCATGGCCTTCAATACGTCCGGACTAACACAAACCCTCGGTACGGTACGATCCTCTCCTTCCATAGTGCGCTTAGAAACGCAAGGGATAAAAGTCGGGATGTTATGATTGGTTGAAATATGGTACAAAGTACCGGCCGGTAAGTCAGACGGTGAAACAACCTTAAGGCCTTTGGAGACAGAGTCAGGAAGCAATTCAATTGCACGATCAAATTCTTTACGTTCTTCAGCATCAATGGTCATAGCCGTAATCCGTCTTCCATAGCCTCTGAGCGATCACTTGGGTTCACTAGGGCTGAGTTGATAGCAATGTCGGCGTAACTACCGCTAACTTTCGCCGTAACGTTGCTGGCACCGAATTGAACATCTCTGAACGGAACAATCACGAAATCATAGTCGCCATGCGAGAAAGGACCTTCTTTGGACAAACTAAGGGGTCTGCTGAGATCCTGTGGGTCTCGAAGTATCGAACAACTAATAGCTGTCAATACAGACTCTCCATCGCCTAGCTTACTGCCGCAGCAATAACGTACGTTCTTGAACATCGTGATGATATCCAACGAATCCATGTAAATAGGGACTTTTCCCATTTCCACGAAACGTTTGTAAACCCGGTAAGAAAGAGTATCGTCGATAACTATCGCGGAGGTTTCCATAACCAAGCCGCCTTGGTCGAAAGTTAGCTCGTAATAGTCTTCGTCAAAACCCTTAACGATGTTCACGATAGCCGGACTTAACCGCACCATGGACATAGCCGATCCTACCGTGAAGCGACTACCGTACACTGCGGTGAAGAAGCCGAGTACTTGGATGTCGTCGCCAACGGAAGCCAAACCGCACTCAGTCCAGCTAACAGGGAAATAAACTTTACAACCTTCTTTCGTAATGATAGAACCGTCAGGTAGTTCAATCCAGTCCTGATGGGTGAGTGAGGAACTTCTCTGCATGTTCTTGAACATACCGAGCTGGTTCTTCCTCGACTTACCAGAAATGAGTTCGATTTCCATCAACTTATCCTTTAACTAGTTAAAGGGTGGCCGAAGCCACCCTTAATTAGCACGGCATATCGCGCACTTCCAAGCAGTCGACCAGATAGTCAAGTACATAGTTGAGCAGTACGTGGTACTCTACCAGATTGGAGTTTGCGTCAGGCAGTCGGCCGGCAACCTCGTCGAAAGAGGTTAGTATCTTCAGCGCATCGCTGTGCGGGTAGAGGATATGGCAAACCAACCGACGAATCAGCACCCAGAGGTTATCGAGTTCTTGTCGGCCAACGAGACGGAGGTGTTCGCGAAGCTCCTGTACGCATTCCTGACGAGAACGAGACAGTTCTTCGTCAGGGGTGTTGCGAACCAGTTCCATGATCTGGTGATTCAGTGCCGATTTAATCCGGCTCACGAAGCTGGCGTCATGACGCTCGATGAGCTCAGCTTCATACTTCCGGTAAGTCCGCAAGGCCTCTTCAGCACGTGCAACGACCCCAGGCAAGAAATTGTCGCCATCCATCTGGACGGTACCGATAACGATTTCAGGCGTGCCGCCATCGCGCAGGAATTTATCGTAAACGTCACCGTTTACTACGATCACTGTTCGATTGCCAACGGCAGGGTCCAGTATCAGAAAACCGGTGCGAAGGTCTTCCTTACGCATCTCGATAGCGCGACAGAGACGACGACCAGCTTGGGCGATCAAGGTAGATACCTGATACTCGTAATCCTTCTGGCTCATACGTACGCCTTCAGGAGACTTGTTAATCATCCCCTTAGCGAGCAGGTAGGCTACCGCGCAGTGGTGCACGTTCAGTCGGTTCGGAGCAAAGGTGAGTTCCCCGTTCTGAGTGCGACTGAAGAGCTGAAGCCGACCATTGGCGGCCAGGTTACCGTTGAACATAGCCGAGTAAACGGAAGCCAAGTAACCATCGGACTGAGAACTGATGAACGCGGAGATGCGCTCGTCGATCTTGTCAGAACCAGACTTGATAACTTCTGCCAGATACAAAGGATCCGGGTCCGGATAGGTCCCAGTATCGATACGAACAGACGCTACCGGGATTTCTTCGTGCTTACTGATCATTGCAGACCAGACAGTCAGATCGAACAGTTCGTCGTAGTAGAACGGAGCGACAGCCATGCGATCTGGGTCAACCAGTTCATTAGCTGCGTTACCAACGGCTTCGTGAATTGCTTTGATGGCCGGGTTCACGGTATTGCGAGAAAACGCAATGGCGTTAGAGCAGCTCTGGTAAGCAGCGGTCACGGCTTGTTTCTGAGCCAGGTCGTGGGGAGTTTCCTCCCCCAGTTCCGAGTTAGTCAGAGCCACCACCTGGTCGAATTCAGTGAAGCCCTCGCCGGCGGTGATGAGTTGATTACCTTTGGTACTACAGTCGAACATGATCTTCAACGGAGTACCGGCTTTGGGGGTAAGTACAAAACCCTTTTCCCCGATGAGATAACCAAGATCCTTGCCACAGGCAATAGATTGAACACGCAACATACCGCCCCCTTAACCCAGATAAGCCAGTTTAGCTTGCAGCTTGGCTGCAACCAAAGATTCGATGCCGGTCTCGCGCTCCATTTCGGAAATCTCCTCAGGAACGGCTTCCACATCGCTACCATACTTTCGCATCACCCCAGTGGCGATGGAAATCAAATTCGCCGTAGTAACGGCGGTAAGTGCTAGCGGATTATCAAACATGTTACACTTCCCCTCTGTAAATCTTCGCAGTAAGTTTTGATCCAGCCAATAGAACTCGAGTACCGCAACCGATGCGGTAAGCTGAGTCGACGATACGGTTAAAGACAGACATATTACTGAACTTGGCGTCAATTTCTTCACCATCTTCAGTCATGTTCTCGCCTTCAAACACTTGCCCATTTACGGTCTTCAACTGCAAACCAAACACCGACTTATCAGCAACGCCGAATTCCACCGGATAGGTAATGAAAATCCGGATAGCGACACTGTCTTGTTCGAGGATGGTACCATCGACGCGAACGGAGTCCAAAACTCGACCAGTGGTTGCCCCTTCGTTACGCAGGCGACGAACCTGTAGAGCGCGCTTCCTGTCATATAACCCAGAGATTTGCTGCAGAGATTCTGACATATCTTCCTTGTCGCCACGGTAAAGCACCTCAATTTTCTCTACTTTACCAGTAACTCCAGAACGCGGCGTTTGAGCTGACAACATCTTCAGAGCATCTAGGTTGTCGTCTGTGAACAGCCCGTTATCGGCAGTCAGAGCATCCTCAATCATGCAAAGAATCTGTTCAGCATCAACGTCCTCGCCCTCTCTGACCAATTGAGTAACCTTCTGTGAAAACTTCAGGTGTATCGTCTTGATCTTAGTGGCATATGACAGCATCTTAGCCGAAGCTTTCTTCGAGATAGCATGAGAGTCTTCGTATGTTTCAGGGACATCCATCAACGCTACGTTCATCAAACACGCATTCTTCCAAAGTACTTGGGTCTCATCGAAGAAATCTCGCACAAACCAACCATCGTTCCAAGCTAGTACGTGACCGCGCTTGAAAGACTGACCTACAACAGCATCGCTCACTACCAGATGCGGGAACACGCTACCTTCAGCTGTACCAAACCGTCGACCTAACTCTACCCCAACCAACTCACCGTCTTCGTACTCGACCAAAAGGTGAGTAGAAGATATCTCCTTAACCACCCCGGCCTTACGCGCAGCAAAAGCATAGAGATCGGTAACTCTCTGAGGTATGACCTGATCGTAGCCAGTACGAATCGGTTGGTGCTGATAACCGACCGCAGCAATCCCAGAGCTATGCTGAATGCTGATAAAGTTTACGCGTTTAGGCAATTTTGTTCGGATGGGTCGTTAAGCCACCCCGCCCCTCGCTGTCTCCCGACAGTAAAGGACTGCTCCAAGTTTTCCTTGGATGTTCAGACTATATCTTCACCCTCACTAGAGGGGGCTTCTATTTCCACGGCACTTGCTCGTGTATGGGCGATGAACTCCCATAGTCGTTGGACCCACTCCGTATTCCGTAGAACCTTAGGAGCTTTGCTGCGTGATTCCCCATTTCGGCCAAATAGCCTCATCCTTGTCTCTGTTACCATACCTGAGTGATTAGTTCAGCCGCCAATAGGTTTCCCTGATTGGGTTGGTGTACAAGGCTTTAGATTACAATTGGGTTCCCGTCAATTAAGAAGCGCTCAGTTGGTAATTACTCACCAACCGGACCCGAATTTGATCATCGTGCAACGCACATGGCGACGCGTTGGCTGACGTAGACATAATGGAAACAATCCCATCGTTGTCTTTATCGAACTCGCGCGTCTCGCCAGTCAGAGATATTAAGTTTGGATCGGCTGAAGTGGAAGTAGAGATGGCCACTTCGGAACTATCGACAGTTGCCTCTGAGATAACCCCAAAGTCGTCCTTATCGTAAGCCCGATGTTCAGCTGTCACAGTTCGACTACTACGACCACCAGTACCGCCTTCAGTAACTGCTTCCTGTTCCTTAAGGTTGTGGATCGGGTTGATGTTCTGTACCTGAGAGATACTCGGGTCCTGTTGGATAGCCTGCCAGATCGCCGTAGGCTTAAGATCAACGCCATAGCGGGGAGACGTCGGCCGCGAGTTGTAGTTACGGCTAGACTGAGCCACTTCGCGATAGACCGCAGCAGCAACCCGTTCATAGCCCTTCAACATCCGACGTTTCTTCTCCACGTAATCCGTAGTCAGCAACTCATTGGCCTTTAACAACAAACCAACAAAGTCAGTAGGTTCGTTATGTTCAACAAGAATCTTCAGAGTCATGGGATCGATGAAATAACGATCCAGATGATCGAGCTCACGAAGATAGCGGACACCTAACCCGATACTCTCGAAGAGGTTCAGGTAGATATCTTTCTTGTTGTACTCGGCAACAGGATAACAGTTGATCTGTCTAGCAAACGTGTTGAAACCAGCAAACAACAAACTGGCGGCACGGTCTTGCTTAGAGAAGACCAGAACTTGGTCTTGGAATCGAATGGCGTATTCATCGGATTCCAATTCTATTTTGCTACCACGTTGGACGCGACGTACTTTAGCGCCAAGTTTGGTAATGGCTTGATCCAAACCAAAGTAGTAGCAAATTACTGCCCCGAGTGGAACATTCTTACCGAGCAATTTGATCACGTCTTGCTGCAGCGGAGCCTTGGATAGATCAATACCAGTTAAAGTGCTGATATCTCCATAAACCGCAAGACCGGCCTTACCGACAGAGTAAATCGTACCGTTATCGTCAACCAACAATAACTGATCCTTGATTCCAGCATCTACGCCTTTAGCGAACAATACCAATCCAGGATTGGCCTGTTCCACTGAAAGCTCTTTTTCGGTAAAGAACTCATTACGGTTTACATAGTCAATAAAGACACGATAACCGTTAGCGGTGAAAGCGTTAAAACGCTTGGCTAGCCCAGTATAAATCCTAGGTAGCGGGGGGATAACTGCTTTACTGCGATGTGCTCGATAGCTGATAGAACTGATTTGGCTATCACCAGCCATTACTGCTCCGATGATTTGCGCCTGCATCCAGCGGTCAAAGTCATGTACTACCTTACTGCTACGACTAATGAACAACTTACCAAGATAGCTGGAAAGAGCTACTTGATCCGGAGCCGTTTTTACGATGGGGTATTCGCGACGTTGTTTCCGCAGTCGATAGTTAACACCATCAGCTACCCAAGTACCGTCCTTCTCGATCACTTGAACTTTAATGTTCAGAGTGGTTGGCTTACCGTTCACCGGTTGAAGTCTCAGAGTGATAACATCATACTTGTTTACGGCATCGACTACACGAGTTACTTTGATGTCGGTAATTGAAGTACCATCGCGTTGGAAAGCCATTACTGAGCGAAGTATATCGCGATGCAATACTTTCGTGATATATTCCTCATCAAACACAGTGAGGGTATCGTTGAGCATACTTTTATCAAGCACGCCTTCGATATCTTCCAACCTGGTAGCTGCCGGATCTATCTTGGTTTCCATCGGGTCGTAAGCGATCGCTTCGGCAATCGTACCCTTTCCGTAAGGGTTAGGTAGCCGCAAGTAAGTTTCCGATAGCTTATGATACCGCTTTTGTTCAGCCGCCGAAAGAATCCCTGTTTTACTGAGTTCTTCGACTTTTCGCTGAACTCCAGTCTCCGGAGCCTTTGTTACATCAAGGCTACCGCCATTACTGGTGTTGCTAGTTTCCTTCTTTACCGGCCCGGCTGTTTCGAAAACAGAATCGTCTTCGATATCGAAATCATTATCTAATTCGCTAGCTTGCTCGTTGATCTCTTCTACCAGTTTATCGAGATCTTCTTCAGCCTGCTCAGCATCTTCTTCCATGATTTCTTCTGCGGCTTGGTTATCGCTCTCATCGTCGCCAGAGAGATGGTTGAGCGTATCTTCAAGCTCCTTGGTTTCTGCTGGTGTCTCTTTGAGATCGTTCGTTGCTGGATCTGCGGTACGCCCTTTAACGAACTGTACGAACAGATAGAGCAGTTGACGAGAAAAGTTACCTACTGAACGCACTTCTCCGTTTTCATCTACCCGGGTACCAGCTTCGCGCCACTCAGACAACTGACCAAAGTTGAGGCTACCAAAACGATCGCCGTCGACTATCAGCAGAGTAAACTTGTCGAGATGTTCTTTCGGCAAACCGTCAAACAAAGAAGGTTCACGAATAGACCACTTCCACAACTCCAGCAAAAAGAACGCCTCCGGTGTACGGAGTGTTTCCACCACCATTTTAGACATCCCACGAGCACCCATCCGCAGAGCAGAAATAGAAGGGAGAAACTCAGGAATGTCAAAACGCAGATAGTGATGACGGTCTGTCTCTTTGGAGAGCTCGCTGATGTTAGCAGTCATTGTTGCGAAAATATTTGCCCAACGCTGCCAGCTGGTAAGGAAACTAATTCGATAACGATAGAGTGCTTGCAATGGCGAATAGTTAACAATCAAAGCCGCCCGCTGATCGCGATTAACGGTTTCGAATTGTCGAACTCGCCGCAAGCTGCGCTGTGTTTTCTCCAGCTGACGTACAAGACCCTGAGCGTTTACAGAGTTTCTGACCGGGTTACCAATTTCCGATTTCAGCTCAGTTTGATGAATGCAGTAAGTCAGTCCCTTCTGCGAAGAAATGAAGTAGTCATTCATGTCTACTTTGGTTTCTTGTAGATTGCTCGGGAGTAAATGAATAACCGGACGATTCGGTAGCAAACACCCACGCAGGGGTTTCTGTTTGAATACCAACAACTCTTCCAGCTTTCTTACCCCATAACGACGATAAAACTGCTGATAAGTAATCATTTCGGAGTTCTCAATATGTTACGCAACACCAGTTCGATGGTGTCGGTATTGGCCGGAGTATAGATTTTACCAGACGGCGTCATGATCGATGCCAAACTGTTGAGATAGTTCTTAACTTCCTCGATAGACTCCTGGATATAGACGGTATCGCAAGACATTGTATCGCCGTCGTGGTCACCTTGTAAGTTCTTCAGGTTACTTGGATGTGGTGCTTGCGAGTCCATGAAAGGAGCGGTGAGATCGGATACAGGAAACTCCTTTGCAACGAATTCTTTGCCCTTCGGTTCCCAGTTTTCATCCAACTCTTCTTTAGCAGAGGCTATGACTGTAGTCCGAGTATACACCCGAGACGGGTACATACTACCTAATTCAGCTACAGGGAATCGAGTACCGAAAGTGTAAAGCTCATACCAGCGCCGATAACCTGACAGATACATCAACTCAGTCATAGTCATCGGATGTACGTTCTTTTTATCTAGATGTTTCGGAAGCTGATCAATGTCGTTGAAGATCCTGAAGTGCTTTTCATCTACATAAACCAATCCAACATAGTACCCATCGATGCGAAGAGGTCTTTGACGGATCTTGGTTTCGCTGAAACGCTCAATAGCTTTCTCGAGACCTTCGGCAGTAGTCCAACGATCGATAGTATCGACGTCCACATCTACGTATTCGGCGTGCCAGGTTTTCGGATTAACCAACACCGCGCTCTGATCGGCGTTACCAAACACCTGAGACAGCCATCCGGTCATTAAGCAGTGCACAGCTACCGGCAATGCGGATTTCATGGTCTGCAACAAACCAATCTGAGTGTCTTGCAAGTCAGCACTTCGCGGCCCATCGAAAACTTCAGATGCAGTTTCCATGGTACTAATAACGTTACGAGTACCATTGAAGATTCGACGACTTGCCCATTTGGCTTGGATAAAGCCTTTCTTCCCGTAAAGGATCTGGTTGATCATTTCGTAGACCAAACCAAAAGAGGTTTGCAAGCTACGCTTGGAACTGTCCAGGAATGGAGCGTTGAAATCAGAAATACTATCGGGTATGGTATTAGAAACGGCTATCAAACGACGATACGGATTGTTAAGTTCGTCCTCGACTTTCCGACCATCGGCATCGATCTCAATGTCTCGCAAGCCAGCAGGTAACACCAAGATCTTGTCGGTCAATGCCTTATGACGATTCCGTTCAATAACTTCGATCTTCATCTGTCGCTGCAGAGACTGAGTAGTATGGAAACGAATCTTCTCCCAGTGCTCTACAAAGAACCCAAAGCCGGTACCGGCTCCCTCGTCATCTGGTCTGGCTAGTACCAGATCGTTAGATATCGGGTCCCATTTCGCAAAGCTCTTGCCCGAAATAACAGTGCTATAAAGCGCCTTTAATGACATCAGGCGCTTGTAAAGGAGCGGGTGAAAAATCGGTACCTTGATGTTGATAAAGCCGAAACGTTTATCTCGTTCGTCAGAGCCGACCCGGCCAAAAGTAGAGACACTGAAAAGCCCATCTTCATGGAAGTTAGTGGACATCCCATCGAAAATATCGGAAACTTTTACTGGACGTAAAGTCTGCAACATCTCTTTTGTGGGTTTCAGTATCGAGAGATTAAGTGGTGGACGATTTGCCATGGTAGCCTCAACTCGATAAAAGGTATGAGTAGATTCAGCCTTATCTTATTTGCAAGGGTGCAAAAAATGGCTAATAAAGGTAACAATTCAGACGAGTTCGAACTCGACGATGACAATCAAGACTTCGATAATTTCGATGACTTCGATTCGTTCGACACAGACCCGCCAGCTGATGATCGTACCCCAACCACTAAGGTAAAGGACGCAGTGCTGGAGGGCGCTAAAGACACAGTTACGGACTCCAAGTTCGTTAAAAACTTTGTCCGCGCAGCCCTACCCGATGGGTACGGCGATGCTGTCGAATTAAGTGCAAATATCTACGGCAAAAGCCGTAGTCTATACAATGAAGCCACTCAGGTAATCAAGCCCGGTATGCGCGACTTTGCTCGCGCGACAAAGAGCCTATTACCGAAAGTGGAGAAATACCTTCCTGATAGCGTCGTAAATAAGCTTAAGGAACTTGGTGAAGATCCTGAAGAAAGCCGGGTTAAAAGCCAGCGCGCCCAGGACGAAGCCACAATAAATGATAGTTTGAAAGATGTCTTTGAAACCCAGATTGAACAACAGGCTTATGTCGCTGAGCGACAATCTGCTGAGGCTTCGATCCGCGAAACCAAAGAAGACAAACGTCACACCGGCACGATTACCTTACTGCAACAAATAGCAGATCTGGAAAACCGAGCCGCTGGTTTCCGTGACAACATCGTTTACAAATATCAACGCAAGTCCCTGGAGCTCCAGTATCGTAGTTACTTCGTCCAACGAGATACCTATGATTTGCTAGGTAATAGCTCTAAGACTGTCATCGAAAACCTGGCAGCCATTGCTAAAAACACCGGCTTGCCAGAATACGTCAAGCAGAACACTACCGAAGAAGGTAAGAAGTATCTGCGTGACAAGATGATAGGTAAAGTTGGCGAAAGCTTCAGTCAATGGTCTGGTAATTTCCTGGAACGTATCTTTGAAAACATCCGGGAAAGCACACTAGATGCGGCGCAGGGTTTCTCCGATAATTTGTCTAGTGCTGGTCAGTTCTTCGAAGACATGCAGTCAGCTGAAGAAATGGCTGCCGATATGGGTCAAGATCCCAACGACATGCGTCGCACTATGGCTGGTCGCATGGCTGGCGGTTACCTGGCTGACTGGCTTGGTTCTAAGGTTGGAAAACATGTCAGAAAGTTCACCGACAACAACCCAACGATAGTAGCTAACGGACAGAAGTTAGCTTACGCTATCCGTAATAAGGCCGGGTACATTGACGAATTCGCCAAGTCAGATACTGACTGGAGTAGACCCGGTGCCGCTTTAGTAGACATGCTTAAGTGGAACCTGCCAACTTATCGCAACCAGACACTGGTCGAGAACAACGGGGTCAACAAAGCTTTCGAATCAGCAAGGTTCGATAATCAAACCCATCAATCCATCAACGAAATCATTCCCGGCCTGTTATCGCGCCAGTTGCAGTCTCTAGAGGGGCTTCGTACCGGTACGTTGGGTCAGAGACTCGTATGGAATGCCGAACGTCAAGAATTCACTGGCTATGATCAGTTAAAAGAAGACGTCGGTAACAAAATTCTTTCCCAGGGTTCTCTTAAGTACACTGATGAGTCTTTACAGCGTCTCTCAGACCACTTAGCTGGCGGGCAAGACAAATTGTCGGCCTCGGCCAACAAAGCTCTTAAAGAGCGTCTCTTGCAACACAGCATCGATGGTGGTCGGTACGACCCGGAGAAATATGCCTCAGACGAGTTCTGGGGTCCTGACGTAGACGAGGAGGTGCGACAAGAACTACGGGCACTGTTCCAAGATCGTTATGAAATCGATTGGGATGGTAAGATGGGTAAGGGCGAGCGAGCCCAAACCAATCGTAATCGCGACGACGCACTCTTTACTGCCCTGTCGCGCTATCTGCCTAACGTAGGTGAAAGTGTTAACAAGTACGCAAATACGGGTCATCGCGACGTGTTGCGCGACCTTGGGCTGTTGTATAAAGATCGTACCAACGATTTGGTGGATTCTCGATACCTCTTAAAACGTTATACTGGTGTTGCCGGTAATACTGGAGAAAATAGCAGTGACGGAAGAACTGAAAGCAACGAGCAGGGTAGCCGTAATGGGCCTATGCCTCCTCTCGTTAGCAATCGTCTCTCTGGTGGTGATCGTGATCCGTCTACCCCTTCGCCTACTCCGGCTCCAAAGCAAGAAGCCGGACAAGTAAGGTTGGAGGCTGGTCTTGGCGACCGCTTTGAAGACACGCTCAACGAAAGTACCAGCAGATTGGTCGAAGCCATCAAGGCTAACTCATCTAGCAGTAGGGTTGAAGAGACAAATAAACTGGTAGGGGAAATTTTCTCATTTCTCCAAAAGAAACAAGATAATACCGGAGGGGGGATCCCCTCCTCCGGACAAGGCCATAAGCGTAGCTTTGGTGGTGCGGTTGGCTGGCTGACTGACTCAGCTCTTTCTCTCGGCGCTGGTGTCGGAAAGCTCGGTTGGCGTACTGGCATTGGTACCAGTAAAGCTGGCTGGTGGCTGGGCAAACAAGCCGGTAGATTCGGTTGGGGTACTACCAAACTGGCGGGTCGTTTGGCAGGCGGTGTAATAGCTGCCCCGTTCCGTGGTGTTGGTGGCGGTATCGACTACCTGCGTCAAAAGGCTGGTTTAATTAAGGCCGGGGTCGGTGATCTGTACAGGAAAGGTATTAATAGTCCTGTTCTGGAACTGGCTAAGTTACGAGCTGGAGAGTATTACGACTCAGCTACTAACAAAGTCCTTAAGTCCTGGGATGATATTAGTTCAGACGTGCTCGACGCAAAGGGCAATGTTGTTGTCAAGTACGATGAACTTAAGAAAGACGTCGTCGATCGATACGGTAAAGTTTTCAGTAACGGCAATTTGAACAAAGAGTTCAAAAAGAGAAAAGAGCAAGCCATGCTCTTTTTCGGTAAGAAACGGACACTGTTCGAGAGCTTGTACAAGAAATCCCGAGTAATGGACGTTTATATCCGTGATAGAAAGGAACCTGTACTTACAGCCGCAGGTTTCCGCGCCGGAGAGTACTTGGATTTCCAAAGCCGTAAAGTTATCGATTACGTCGATGACATCTCGGGACCTGTTTGTGACCATAGCGGCAACCTGTTACTCACAGCCGAACAGCTGAAAGAAGGGTTATTTGACGTCAATGGTAAGCGTATCAGGACTGGAATGATTGCCAAGATACTGAAAGCAACCGGTTCGTTGGTCGGGGTAGGTAGAAGCATCGTTACCGCCCCAGGTCGTTTTGCTATTTCCGCTATCAAGGGAGTCTACAACAAACTTACCGTGCCGTTTGACGTTTATTCGAAGAGCGACATGAGCACCCCCAAACTGTTAGCTCGGTTGATTCTTTCTGGTCAGTATTTCTCAAAAACTACTGGTAAGGTCATAAAGGGTTATTCCGATATTGATGGTCCGGTAGTTGATGCTGCTGGTAATGTTGTTCTGACTTTGGAAGATATCAAGGCCGGCCTTGTAAATCGCTTTGGTGGGCGTTTGGCTAATCTGCCTGCTAGATTGGTAGGGTTGGCTACTTGGGGTGTGCGCAAGTTAGCTGGGTTGGCTACATCGGCTTTTAGAGCAGGTAAGCGGGTAGGTAAGAAAGTTCTCGATACCGGTATGGGTTTTCTGGGTCGTCTCAAGGATGTTCCTTTCGAAGGTCTTGGAGCTCTCTTCAAGAAAAAGCAGGACGGCGACAAAGAGCCTCTGTTCGGTACCGGTAAAACGAATTTCTGGCTGAAGCGTATCCATAGCCTGCTCGATAACCGTTTGCCTGGCAAGAAGCGTATGTTTGACAGTAATGGCGATGGCGTGCGAGACAACTCCGTTGCTGACATCTTACGTCAACGAGCGGCTAAGCTTAAAGACCGTCTCAAGGGAGGGAAGAAAGACGAACCGAAGGATAAGGAGAAGTCCTGGCTAGGCTGGATGCTTGGCGGTGTGCTCGGTGGGATTATGAGTTTGGTTGGTGGCCTAAAGAAATGGTTGAATCCGCTTGAGTGGCTGAAGAAGCTCAAGGGTGGATCTGATCTTCTCGACGACGCCGGCGATCTCATGGACGATGTCGATATCGATACGGATCGCAAAGATCGAGGAAGAGGTAGGGGGCGCGGTAGAGGTAGAGGTAGAGGTAGAGGTCCTAGAGCTCGCGGTAAGTTCGGCAGATTCGGGCAATACGCGAAAAAACTCTGGGATCGTTTCGGTAATTCCAAAACCGGTAAGGGTGCTGTAGAACTTGCTAAGCAAGGACTCTCAAAGTCCAAGGCTGGTTTTGGACAAGCCGCTACTTGGTTGAAGAACTCACAGACTGCACGCACTGCCTTTAGTTGGGGTAGAACCGCACTTGGGTTAGGCGAGGCTGGTATTGGTGAGAGCGTCGTAGCTACCGGCGGTCGTTTCTTACTCACTAACGTGATTCGAGGAGCTCTCGTCAGTTTGGCTGGTGGCGCTTTGGCTGCTGCCGGTACCACCGCAGGTATGGTGATCTTAGGCACTGCTGCTGTTGCTGCAGTGGGTTACGGTGCTTATAAGGGTTATCAGTGGTGGCAATCGCGAGGTGGTCCGCTAACCGAGCTTCGAATGATGCAATATGGTTTCGATCCTTCGTCGGATCAGGTCAGTGTCATTCGTAACCTGGAGTCGGCTCTGGAAGATCACACCAAGATCTCCCCTAAAGGAGAGGTGACATTAGATGACGATTTGGAATACGCTGATCTGTTAGAACCGTTCGGGGTTGACCCGAAAAACCAGGATCAAGTACGTTCTTGGACTGGTTGGTTTGCGCAGCGTTTCAAACCAGTTTATCTGAAATCAGTGGCAACACTGAAGTCATTTGATCCTTCTCTCAAACTTGAACGCGTTGATCGCATCGATGACAAATTCAAGGGTGAGTTCGCAACCAAGGTTCGCGACTGCGGTGGTGCTTACGATATCTTTACATCACCGTTCCCCACCACGCCAATTACTATCACGGAGCAGATGATCTCTAACAAGATCGCCGAGATAGTGAAGCAGTTCCCTAACAAATCCACTAAGGTGGCTGCCAAGTACAGCATGATTGATTCCAAGGGCATTTATCGCCCTGGTGCTTCAGCTGCTCAAGACGCCACCAAACCTCTGGGGGTAAAGAAAGACGAAAAGGCTGACGTAGATCTTTCCTACTATTCAGAAACCGAAATTAAACGAGCTAAAGCGAAGGGTTTGAAATTCGCCTCCGGCGAATTCATCTGGCAGAGCGGTCAAAACCGTAAGATCGATGACCTGGCAGGGATTCGTCTCAGAGCTTATGGTCTATCAGATCTTAAAGTACTGGACGTTAATGCCACCTTAGCTCTCGAACAATACCTTACTGATAAGGTGGAGTATAGCTGGTTTGATAACGCAAGTATGGATGTAGAGCCGGTTGCTCTGTTCACTAAGTTCGCGACTAACTTCAACTGCGATCCTAACAACGAGCAACACCGTACGGTTTGGTTGTATTGGTTTGTTAACCGGTTTACTCCGGTGTGGTTGAACTTCTGCTCGGCTATTAGAAAAGCAGATAAGTATGCCACTCCAGGTAATGCTTACGAGAAACTGAAGCCAACCGCCCTGGTTGATGTTGCCAAAGTTATCGTAGGTAGTGTGGCTAAGATCAATGGAGACGAAGTTTCCGTTTGGTCGGTGGCTGCTTCACCGTTCCCAGATCAAGAACCAAACACTGACCAGTCCTCAGTAAGTCCTTTGATGTCTGCTTTACGTGGGAAACTTGACGAAGACAAAATCAAAGAACTCAACATCGATAGCAAAACCGGTGTAGCAAAACCGTCAGCTACCAGCCTCAACTACGGACAGTACAATCTCTCACGTCCAATTAGTACTGGTTACGGTAATACCGGTTATAATCCAGCAGCCAACGGAAACTCCTCACTGCCTGTTTCTACTAAGGGCGGTTTCTGGGGTAATCTGTTTGGTGGCGGAGCTACTCCAGACACTAGTGGTGATCAGACCATGGGTGGTGGTAGATCAGTCACCCATCCAGGTAACGGTACCGGTGGCGACATCAACTCCCTACCTATCCCTAGCGGAGACGGTTGGGCTAAGGTTCGCGACCTGATCATGGCCGCTGCTCAGATGGCTGGAGTTGATCCTGGACTGATGGCTACGATGGCAAGCATCGAATCTAACTTCAGGGTGACTGCCCGTCCCAAGAAGGGTTCTGCTGTTGGACTTTACCAGTTCATTAGCGGTACTTGGACAGAGATGCTGCAGAAATACGGAGCTAAGTACGGTATCGATCCTAATACCCCTGCTACAGATCCACGCGCTAACGCGTTAATGGGTGCCGAATATCTCAAGCAGAACCTCAACTACTTGAGAAGCCGTATTGGTAGAGAGCCTACCGACGACGATATCTATTTGGCACACTTCCTCGGCGGTGAGGGTGCGGTCCAGCTCTTAAAGGCCTCACCTACTGCTAACGCGGTCGAGCTGTTCCCTAAAGCAGCGAGAAACAACGAAAACATCTTCTACACCCCATCCAAAGTTCCTCGTACCGTAGCTCAGGTCTATCAGCATATCGATGGTCTTGTTAGCGGACACGGTCAGAAATACGGAATGGCTGCTAAGGAGATGGCTGCTACTGGCAAAGAAGCCGATGTTTCCAAAGTACCGGAACCCACTGAAAGCAATACAGTGAAAAACAACGATAGTCAAGCCCCATCGGCTATCGCTGCGGCTTCCAGCACAGCTTCAGCAGACAGTCCATCGTCTAGTTGGGGCAGTGCTAACCCGATGGCCGATGTACCAGTTACTAGTACACCGCCAGCGCAAGAGACAGATCTGGTTTTCAGAGCTCCTAGAGGAGATACTCAAAGCCAGAGCACTACGGCCACTACCGAGACCAATACCGTTTCAAGAACTGCCTTTAACAACTCTGTTAGTAAAGGACAGGATCGTGTAATCGATAGAGGTCAAACTGCTGTTGTTAATCAGCAGGCGGTTAGTGAAATCCAAAGATCTTCTGTTTCGAAAGAAACAGGTCGCGGATTGACTGAACTCAAAGACATAACTGCCGAACATCTGGAAGTAAGTAAGTCAATGGATGTCACTTTGACTGAACTCTTGAAAGAAATCCGGGGTATCCGAGAGGAGCGCTCTGGTAAGCCAGCGGAAAATAAACCATCCGATAAGCAGTCCGGCGGTAAGTCGACTAGAGAGAAGGACCGTAAGGAACTGCCAGTAGAAATGGGCTTCAGACATTAACTCAAAAGAGAGGGCGAAAGCCCTCTCTTTTTATCTCATCCTATAGTTTAAGTAGTCGGAGCAAAAAGATGGCTTATATACTTACAGATGACGCCGAATGGGTACGACAGTCGTTTCTGTTACCTGCCGGAGAGTTGGATACTCTCGACGCTATTCGTAGAACTTACTCGGAAGTTTCCAATAGTTTCACTGACACAACCCTGGGCGGTAACATGGTAATCAATCCATTGCCGCAATTCACCAGACACGCAGATCCTAAGCAACGTAGAAAACTAGCCGGTTGTAAAGGTACCGGTCGTTATTATTACGAAGCTTATGACATGAACAACCAAGTAGTAAACATGCGTTTTGGTGTGCCGGAGTTTAACTCCCTTACCAATTTCTTTACTAACTTCTACGACGCCGACCTTGGCAGATTGGCCGGTACTGGTCGAACTTCCGGACTGTTTTTTAACTTCGGTAAGATTCTCGGGTTGTCGTTCGGCTGGCCTTTGCATATAGCAATTTTGGTAGGACACGCAGTGCGGTTTATGTTGAACAAACCAATATCTCGTTTCTATTACCTGAAGCCGGCAATGCCTCTGTATTGGAATACTGTAAATGGTATCTTGAACGAGATCGCTACCAACATGGGTCTGATAGCCCCGCTGGTGCAAAGCGACTACGACCAATCCAAGCAGGCCGTGTTCAACAACCAAAGCCTTACCAGAGAAGAGATTGGTCAACTCAACCGACTCTTACCAGATATCATGCGTGGTGACGGTGGGATCGATATCTATGCCGTAGCCACCAGAGCTCAGCGTTTGTCAGCCAAGTGGAACGAACTAATCCTTAAAGCAATGGAAGATGCTGAGAACTCCAAGGACTTGAAAGCTCGTTTCGAAGCATTGTCCAAAACTGACCTGAAGCTTGAACGCGGTCGGCGTTTACAAGAGTATCTGAAAGACTACTGGCAGAACACAGATGCTGCTAAAGTCGTTCAAGAAGAATCAACTACGGAAGGCACTGACGAAACAACAACTTCCGGCGCCAAGGAGGCTATGGGAATTTTCGAACGATTTGGTTCTTGGTTATCGAACGGTACTGATTTCTTAATGTCGGAACTTCGCGATGGGGCTCAGTTTATTTCCCTTCGCGTTGACCACCAAGGAACTGCTTCCGAGAGTTTTAACAACTCGGTTAAGGACCCGGATATTTCAGGAACGTTTAATGGGGCGTCCTCTAGCGCTAGAAATAGTCGTTATAGCTTTGCTGATGGTAACGTCGGTGACGGTATAATACTAGGTACCTTAGAGAAAGTAATGGGTACGGTAAAAGACTTTGCAGTAGGTTTCGCTAAAGGTGTTGGGATCGACGGTATAGCGGCTCTGGCCGGTAATGCTTTCGCCGATTTTCCCAAACACTGGGATGCTAGTTCAGCCAACCTACCTAGAGCCGACTACACTATCCAGTTACGTACCTGGTCCGGGAACGACATTACTCGTTTCCAAAGACTGTTTATCGTACCGGCAATGCTATTAGCTGGAGCGTTACCGCTAGCTACCGGCAATGCTTCTTATCGGTCCCCGTTTCTTTGCGAAGTATATTCGCGAGGTGCGGCCCAGATTCGTTTAGGTATTATCGATAGTTTGTCGATAACTCGAGGTGTCGGTACTTTGGGTTGGAACAAAGATCGTAAACATCTAGGGGTAGATATCAACTTCTCAGTTGTCGATCTTAGCAATTTGATTTACGTACCGATCGCCCCAGGTTTCTCTCCGTTAGATATCCTGGACGGTGCTAAGAGTTTCTCTGCCAAACTGTTCGCTGAAGATACGCCATATCACGACTATATTGCAGTGATGTCAAGTATGTCGCTTTCCAGTCAGATTTACCAGATCCCTAAACTGGTACGAAATCTGACCAGAGGCGTGGCTGACTTCAACAGCTGGTTTAGTGTGAGTCATACGACTAACTACTTTGCTGGCACAGTGCCCGGTAAGATCTGGTCAGCGTTTCTCAAAGGAACTGAACGTATCTGACCAAAAAAAAAAAGAGAGAGGGCGCAAGCCCTCTCTCTTTTAACTGCTTATGTAGGTATAGGAAAACTGCTTACGGCTAAGGTCCTGAACGGATTTAGCCAAATAGTCACCGGCAATTAACGCTTCTGTTACATAATCCCCGTAGTTACTGAATACAGTAATACTGTCTTTACTGGCAGTACCAAATACGGTCAGTTTACTACAAGAACGTCCAGCTCTCTGATCGGCAACCCAATCTGGATCTACTTCATTAAAGAACTCCACGAATGTGTTGTAGATGGAAGCGTAGTTTGGGTTAGTAACTTCATCGTAGACCGTAGGGAAATCATAACCCTGTAAAACCAACTGAACTATATTGGGAAGCTTGGAGCGCATCGCTGCAGGACCAATATGGTCTTTGATTTTCTTAAGGGTGGCGATGTCTCCGTTTCTGGCAGCGGTCTCTAAGGATTCAATCAAGGCTTTCTTTGCTTCCTTGACGTCGGTCATCTTATCGACAAAATTATCGATAGCGTCAGGTAAACCTAATTTAACTGAGAGGGCAACCAAAGACCCGAACATAGCTACTTGAGCGTAGTTGTCTACTATGCTTCTACCGATCTGAGTGTCAAAAACCTCGCTAACGAAGTTAGTGTAATCTTTAGCGTCTTTGAAAGATGCGCCTTTGGCGAGATTGATAAACTCACCACCATCGGTTATGATACGTTTAGAATCAATTCCGACACTGTTAGAGATCTTCGAGAGAGCGCCATCTGACAACTCGCCAATAACGCCTTCCGTGGTACTGAACTTTACTCCAGTCAGACTCTCCAAACGAGACATCAACTGATCTTTATCAACACTTAGGCTAGTACCAGTTTTAACTATCTTAGTTAGATCAGTAAGCTTAGAACCCTTAACGGAACTAATTACGCTACTTTTAATGTCCGAGGCTACGCTCTTAAATGCAGAAACTGTCTTGGTTTCGGTTTGTTGTCCATTATAGACGTCAGCTACTACCAAGTCTTCGTTCTTAGTACCACCGCTCCAGAACGGGGCAGTGAACGGTGTGCTTTTACTACTCATAAAACCTCCGAAGGGTTTCTAATCTGCTATAAAATCTAAACGAAGGGCAAAAAAAAGAAGGCGCAAGCCTTCTTTTTTATATTTTTCTAACCCCAAAGCTTCGGGGTATTGGTAGCCTTCTTATCTCGTTCAGCCAGTTCTGTTTCCAGCTCAAGCACCCGAGCTTTAAGTCTGCTAATTTCGTCCTCGAAATCCTGCACGTCAGGTTCGGCATTGTCGCTAACTTCTTTGGTGAAGTCGATTTCTTTTTGCTTGTTCACCAAAGTTATTTTGCTAACTACAGCCGGTTTACCAAACAGCTTATAGTGCAGCTCCAATCTCACGTAAACTGTGAGATAAGAAAGCAGTCGAATTCCCTTGGTGAAAGTTCTCCAAGTCATGGTGTCTGCATTAAGCAGAGCCTTACAGAGATTACCGGACTCGGAGGAGATGGTTTTAGTATCCTGACGGATCCCATTCATCGGATCCCTCAAGTACTTACCCATCAGATTCGACCACAACCCAGGACCGACATTACCATCGTCAAGGATCCCACGAAAGAACCGCGTTAAAACATCTTTCGATTGGCTGAGACCTTTATCTGGTTCGCTAAGGATTCTCTTACGGTCGCTCATGATCCACCGCCTTTAGAGTTACAGACGTTACGGTAGTTCTTAGCCATGGATAACATCAGTGAGTAATAGTCGCCGATAATTGGGTAACAGACCCTTAGCCAATATGCCAGAAAATCTTTACGACATAGAGCAACCTCGTTCAAACGGTCATTGAACTGTCTCAGAAACCTCAGTACCTCAACCAGATACCACCGGACATCTATCAGTTTTGATTTATCGGTGAAGAAATCCAGTAAAGTGTCAGAAGGCGAGACCGCCTTCCGAGTATCTATAGGAAATCCGGGACTCGTATCGAGAACAATGCAGTTAATCATTTTACTACTTTCAGAAAGTAAATCAGGGGCATTAAAAAACGTACGCAATTCAGTCATACCGCCATAACTAACCAGAGAGTCTATGGCATCTTCATCCAGATCAAAAAGCGCACTATAACCGCTGATCAGTTCGGTTATAGTTACTCTCAGATCTTTTAACTCGACGTCATCTCTCTCAGCGAAAGTTAGCAGTAGTTTCTTTGACTTCTGTTGAGCTCGTTCTTTAGCCCTTGCTTTAATCCAACTAGTTATTAATCGCATAGGGGTTCCTTATGGGTGTATTGCACTAAAATGATATAGGGGTAATTTTTTATTGAATCGGAGACTGATATGTCGGTAGAAGACAAAGTATTTAAAGACCAAGACGAAGCCCTGCAGTACACCCAGAGCATTCGTAAAAGTCTGGTAGACAATATGTGTCAGGGAGGTCAAGTACCTCAAGATAAAGACAGTCGCATCACATTGCTGGCTGCTCTGGGCGATATGGACAAACAAACCCTCCAGCATGCTCGACTGAAACAAGACGACAAGAACTCTGCAGACGATCGAGCTATCGCTGAGCGAATCGCGATGATCAATCGCGGGGTACAGCAGAACCCTAGCGAAATTCGCGGAAACGGTCAAGGGTTGCCGGAACGACAAGTAATCTCAGACGGGGATCTCGCCGATATAGAAATGGTTGACGGAGAGACTACAGTTGGCATCGCTAACGATAACATGACTGAGTTCCTTGGCCGTGTCGAGAATTAAAGAGGAGGGCGAAAGCCCTCCTCTTATTCCCCTTTTGGTTTGAGCAAACAAACATCGCTAACGGGGATATAGCGGAGAGTGAACTTAGAGGAACAGAACATCTCAGTGAGTGTAAACGGGTCGTAGTTTTTCAGTAAGGGATTATTGATCTCCGTTGACTCGTCTCCCCAGAGCAACGCAGGTGCGACAATCCAAAGAGAAACCATATCGTGTTGTTCCAAGTCCTTTTCGTGAAACCTCAACCAGGCAAAAGGATTGTAATGGAACATCAGATCGTACTGATCAGATGCTTCTTTAAGAAACAAATGCTCTGGAGGAACATAGCAACTACCTACCGTAATGTCCATCGGACAGAGTCTACGGATACAGTTACAGATTTCTTGCTTGGCTCCATCAGAAAGTTCCTTATAAGGCCAGCAGTTGACCGTCACGGTTACTTTCTTCGAGATATCTGAAGGATCGATACCCCAATCAATGGAAGCGATGGTTTCGTGTAAGGTCTTAACGCCATTAGTGACGATGGAATTCTGTAGGATTTCCAGATCGCGTTTATTCCAAGCATCAAGCCATTCCTGGTGAGTAAACGGTGTCGTCTCCGTGGCAAAGCGATCGTTGGTACGATTACGATATTTTTTCTGGTCGAACTCCTTTTTTAGATAGTTAGGGTCCAGCTTATGGAGTACCGAAATCCTAGTATCGAATATGAAGTCCAGGTCGATATAGAAATGTTTGCTAGCCATAATGGCTCCTAGTTAACGCTTACGAATCCGCACTTCTTCCAGAGACATAACCCAGATAACGATAATCCATGGGTTGGCGAAAATACTTTTGGATATCGCCTGTTCGGTATGTAAAGCGCTGATGATCTGCTTCTCAATTACCGACAAAGTATCGTTAGCTGAACTATAGGCTACGGCTAGATGACCGACGAAATTCACCCAATCATCCTGGTTGTTAAAAACCCTGGCCCGCAACTCAGCATAAGTGCCTAGGATGATCTGTAGGAAGTCCTTTTTACCATCCCCGGTCATAAACGAACGGTAGACCCTGTTTATCGACTGTTCTGAGAATAGCTGATAATCGGCAAGGCCGGCGGACAACCTCACCCAAGCAGAAATGAACTCCTCAGCTTTTTCCACACTGACGCTTGCGAGGGAGTTGTGTCTGCGAATGATAATCTCATTACCAACAGTGCGTACGCGTTCCACCAGTTCGGAAATGTTGTAATAACCTACTTTTTCCATCACATGTTATTCCCTAAGTGTTGGGCCGTCCAGTAACTAGAGAGAGTCTCACTAGACTTGGCTCGGCTACCCAGTTCGCGTAGTTCTGCCAGCGTTACGTTCCCACGCTGGTGAATGACCTTGTTTGAGTAGTTGAACGCTTTGTTATCGCCACCACGTACTTTTGCGAATTCTTCCATGGTGTTATTGAGAGAACGCGAAAGCAGAATCAAAAACTGGGGGTTAGAAATACTACTGGCTTTAGAATCGCCAGTCGGCTGGCCGGTCAGTTCGTCGATATGGTTGTTGTCATGGGCGTTTGAGGACTTCTTCAAACGGGTTTGAGATTGCCGCCGATCAGGCAGAGTGAGTACCAGAGCTGGTTTAGGAGTGAGACTAAGTAACCCTGTGGTCTGATCCGTAAGCCACAACCGCTGAAACAAACGGATGTTTACCTTGGCCGCCGCCGCGTCGATATTTTCCATAGTGAACTTATTGCTCATCGACGGAGGAATGATGATCTGGATATAGTCGGTGCCTTTTTCGAACCGATCCATAAGCTCCGCAAACTGCTCGTCAGAAAGTCGCTCAAGCCGCTTTTTGGTCAGCTCTTTGTTTGGCGTCCCAGGGACGAGCGTTTCGATTAGATCGAGCATAAACTTGGTTGCTTTTTCTCTGGACATTATTTTGTTCCCCTCTGGTTTTGTAACGTTCTTTCCAGGAACTATCGATTTGTTCCGGCTTAATCTTAATCACTACAACCATCAAGCCATGTGCGGTGGCTCTCTCAATCATATCTTTAGTGCCGTTAGACACTCCGTCCCAGAAAGCGATCAAATGGCTACCAGCACAAGCCATTTCCTCGTTACGTATAAAACCAGCAGCTTTTCCGTGTTTATCCCAGTCGGCCGGATACGGCAGTACCCGGATCCCCTTAGCTTCCCCGTACTCACCACCGAAGCGATCAGGGCCTCGAGCCTTGCCGTCCAGGATTGTGATAGTCTTTGGATTACGCTTACCTAAATATCTATCCAGTACTTTAAAGAGGTACTCTTTATCGATAAAATCGCGAGTACCGGCGACTATGACGGTAATAGGTTTCTGTTCCATGGATTTATTCCGGCAGGGAAACAGTATTCGATATCCAATCGATAGAGATTACTTTATCGATGGATGGAATAATTTCACCATTGGCGTTGGGTACATTAGAAACCAGCGCACGGATCCCAAAATGTCCTTTATCTAACAAATTGTTTACATCAGGATCAAGAGGACGAATATCTGCAGTGAGACTACCGTTCTGATCGATCTCGAAGTTATCAGCGACAAAACTGATCTTATCGGGATTCACTAAACAAAACCGTTTATAGCGTTCTTCTGGAGTCGCGCAAAGATCCAGGTCTTGACGTAGTAGATCTTGATCTTCGCCATAGACTACCTTACGTTCCTTGATTTCTTCTAAAGCTTTATCAGAAATAACGCGTTCGCAGAGATCTATTTTTACCAAAGTCATAAAACCCTCCTAGGGAGAGCCGAAGCTCTCCCTAACTGTTTAATTAGGCGGCAGTAGCTTCGCCCAAAGAAGCCTTAACCAGATGTTTCGGTTTAAGCTCTACCACGTTAGTCGTTGAATCCACCCCAACTTCTTCCTTGGTAACAGTCGATGGACTGACTGAAGCTTTGCGCGTAGCCCATTTCGGCTGGTATTTACCAACACGCATCATCAGCAAGTCCTTAGTGGAAAGGAAATTCTGCGGATGTTTGTCGTTCTCGTAAACCCAGAAACCACGCGTGTCCAACAACTCTTCCCAATCATAGCCCATCGCAGCGATGTCGCGGTAGAGTTCTTCAGGGGTACAAAGAACACTGGCTGGCGTGTCGAGCCAGAGGTTGGTAATCTGACAGAGTTCTGCGCAGATTTCGATAGCACGCCCCAGCTTAGCATCCCCGTCGATTTTGCTACGCACGGTGGTGCGTTGGAGAGAAACATCTGGACGCAGATGACAGAAATAGGCGCGGTCGTGACCACCCAAACCAAAACGATCACTGTTCTTCAGATAGTGCAGAGCGCTGAGTTCGCGCAGATAGCCTTCCGATTGAGAAATGATCAGTTCGAAAGGCATACCGGAAGGACCATTCTTAGCCCGCAGGTTAGAGAACGTAACGAGCATCAGGTCGGTATTGCCGGAGAGATCGTCATTGCTGTTGCGAGGATACTCAGGCGCCTTAGTAGTGCGGTTAATCATCGGAGAAGCCGCTACCGCGTACCAAAGGTTGTTAGTCAGGAACAAAAACTTCTCAGGTACGTTCTTGAACTTAACGTCCTGCTTCAGGAACGTAAGTTGTTTCTGCAGCGGGGTCCGAGGATCCATCTGGTATTGCTTACCGGCGTGCGCGGTCATCATGATAAACGTATTGGAACCAGTAGCCATGTCGGGTAGCTGCACCAACATCTGAGTCTTAGCGCCCTGGCCACGCATAGCTTCAATGTTGGCACCAGAAGCCCCGATTTCGTTCTCATCGAGGATGTCCTGTACGTTGTCAGAAGTGAACATACTCATCGAGTCGATAGAGATCAGATTGGGCAACAGAGTTTTGATCTTATTGCCCTTTTCATCCAAGAAGGGAGTTTCAGCATAACCGTCTTTGCCTGACTTCAGCTTGAAGTCGATCGCTTCTTTTAACTGCTTAAACCACTTGTTACCGACGATTACTGTGGAGTCGGTCAGCAGTAGTCGATCGCGCAAACTACCCTCAGTGAGTCGCAGCATGCGTTTGGAGAGTTGTTCAAAACGCGGATAGTTACAGCTAGGCGGCTCGGTATCGTAGACCATCCCACAAGCCGCACCGTAACGCTCCAGGGCAATCAGATGCATGTAGTGCAGTACGGTGGACTTGTAGAGGTTACCGCCACCACCAATTCCAGTAACATGCTGCAAGCCACCATTCAAGATACTCTCGCCATCTTTACCCGTGTAGTACTTGCCGGTCTGGATATCAAAAGGAAAACCTATGTTCAAAAATGGACGCATACTCGGCGCCCGTGGAAACTTGTCAAACATCTTAGACTCCCATTACAAATGGTTTCTGAAAAATATTTTGTACAAAACGGATCTAGTACGCATACCATCAGCAGCAACTGTTTATTTTCACCGATGTACATGCTATGACTCTGATTACCGCTGTTACCGCCTCTGGAGAACCATTATGACGACAGAAACTTCACTTCAATCTCTTACTTCTTACGATTGGGTGAACACCTTGAAAGACACCAAAACGATCGAAGATGTAGTTGAACTTTCTGAACAAAACTACGAGGAAGGCGTGCAGCGCCTTAAGGTGGTTTTCTCAGATGGCTCCAGTGTAATCCAAACCCGCCGCTGGAGAGACGACGAGTCTCATACTGGTTGGGTGGACTGCTTTGGTGGCGATATTCGTTCGGCGATGGCAATAGTTGAGAAAGAAAGTTTCCTGCTCAAAGAAAATCTCTGCGAGCCAATGAAGACCGGTACTGATCTGGATAATTTCCTTCGCGATATTTACAACCCGCAATGGCAAGACGTCGAGGTCTCTTCTGAAGCATTCTGTACGGAAGATGAAATCGAGGCCAGAGCCAAACAGTACCTGGCCGAAAATAACCTGAGAGTAGATGAAAACAATCTTCTCGGTTACGACGTAGATCCGGACAGGATTCACGAGCTCGCTTTGGAATTCAGAGCCATCGATACTACCGTTCAGGGTTTTATGTTGGCGGTAAAGTCCAAGTTTCAGCAAGTAACCAACGCTTTCAGTGCTTATTCCAACAACATAGTTCGAGTCAAGAACTTTAACTATGACGGAATCAAGGTACGGAAGCTGGCCGGTAATATCCAAAACGTGCCTTACAGTCTGCTGGTGGATTTCGGCGTGTATTGCGCTCCCGGTCAAACTGTACCTTACCTGAATCTGTTGGACACCCTCCAGCTGGTAGGTAAGAACTCGATCGATTCGATCGAGACGGACCTCAAAGCGTTTATCTCGGCTATCGGTTATCTGGTAAACAATCCACAGGCCCTCTCCGGAGCGCGTAAGGTATTGGGAACCCCCAGTGTCGATATCGGCAAAATGAAGAGCAATCTAGCCAAGTGTTTCGGGAACTCTTCTACCACCAACGTACCTTACAGTCTGATGGTTGAACGAAACACTGACTGGTCTGAAATCAAGACCGGTTGTGACAAGCTCCTGGACTTGTACGACAGCTGCCCTCCTAAGTCAGTTAAAGCCATGGTAGATGGCGTCACTGCCAATCTTGACAACATCTATCGTTCCACTATGAATGGCGAAGAGATCGCTAGTAAGCAGAACCTTGAAGTTCTGGCTGACTGGTGCTTCCACGCCGCTCAGTTGGTTGAGTTTTATGCAGCTTTCACCAACGTACTCCGTACCTTGATGGTGGCGATCGACGACTCTGCTACTAAACTGACCAAGTTCGCGAAAAACGTTAAGTAAGAAAACCGAATAAGAGAGGGCATTGCCCTCTCTTATTTTTTTCAAACGACCTAACGACCATTCCGGATTATGGAAAGAAGTTTATCGATGTCACGAGCCATTTCTTGCTGACTCGCATAAACCATCCAGGCCGGAGCTGCACGAACTAAAGGTTCTCGGTTTGTATTTTCTCGCCGAGACGCCCCCAGTTCGGTCTTAAGTGCGGCCACCGCTACGTTACCTCGTCTCCAAATCCAGCGATGTAAAAAGGCCGGAAGATCCAAGGCTGCGATATCCTTAACCAGAGACAGAGAGTTGTTCAGCTCATCCAGATTCGGTTTCTCACAACATTCCATGTAAAGGGAAGTGATAAAAATCGAACGTTTGGTTCTGGCAGGCATGCGGTTCATCATCGCCGTCACAATACCGGTTTCAAATACTGACATCTTAACACCCAGCTTATTTAGCGATTGCGATTAAGTTGGCGTACATAGCTGCTGTAATGCAAGTATCACCAGCTGCTCGTACAACAGTTGCATAACGGAAACCGTGACTAGACTCACGCCACGTCACGCCATAAAAGCGCGCATCAGGCCCAGCAATAGCCGACAGAGAATTCCTGTTCGGCATATCGAGACCCAAAGTGAGAATCACCTTGGTTTTCTCCAACTTACCTGTTACGTTATGGTCCAGTTCCACGTTAATGGATTTCGTGATTTGACTAATATCTGGCTTGAGTTTATACACCTCCTTTTTCTTGCTACTGTCGACTTCAAAAATAGCGTCAGTGAGATCAGTAATACAGACCTCATAACGACCATCTTCGTGAACTACTGGCGCTTCATTGCCGTTGGCCAGGCCGACTTCAACTTCGTTCAGAATTCCCTGCAGGGAACTGAATGCAGTATCGGCACACCATGACATCAAGGCTGGACGCATTGCTCTAGTCAACATAGAATCGATGTAGGAAATGTTCTTTTTGGGCTCGCTGGCAGTCAGATACAGATCCTTAGTATCCGACATCTCGCTGTAAGTCCGAGAGTTGAAAATGTTGTTGAGATAGCCAATATAAACGGCCCCATAATTACCAACCTCGGCTGCTTCCTGGTAGGCGGCAATAGTATCCAATACCGGTTCGGGGTCTTTCAAAAACAGGACCGATACGTAAGCATCGGAACTACGCTTCATGAAAAAGTCATCTTCTTTCGAGTGATGTCCGGCGTAGTAGATGGATCGACCATCTGGAGTACGAGCACTACGGTTGGTTTGAGTGGCGAAGTACCAATGTGGCTGGAAGAACATCCGGTTATAAGGGGCCTTGTAATTCCAATAGCCTCGAGCTGGCTTTTCTTCTACCATCTTCTCTTCAAGGCCCTTGGAAGCAAGTATCACACCCTTAGTGGCCAGGCGGTCAGCTTCGTCGTTACCCAAATTACCAGAATGACCATTTACCCAGAAAATGGTAATGGTAGTACCGTTATCGCGTAACTGTTTGATTAGATCGGCTACTTGTATCCAAAGCTCTTGGTTTTTCACCGGGGCTCCAGAACCACTAACCCAATTGTTCTTGATCCAACCAGGTAGCCATTTAGTGGCCCCATTAATAACATACTCGGAGTCGGGGATCATCACAAAGGACTTCACTTTAAGCTCAAGAGCTTTAGTGAGTGAGAAAATAGCCCCTTCAAGTTCAGCGATGTTATTGGTGGAGAACGGCAGTCCGTGATGGTAATCGATGAAGGTAACTGGAGTCACTACCAAGGCGTCGGATTGTTCGAGAAAACCTAAGTTATTGTCATCGATATAACCGTGGCTAGTCGGTAGCCCTTTGCGAAGATTTTTGCCGTCCTTGATAGAAACCGGTTCGTCTTCATCTTCCCAGATAAAACAATGAGCTCCGCTACCTGCGCTACGCTCATTACCTCGACATCCGCCGTCCGGATATGCCACCATGTGTTTGTTCTTGATAATCTCGGTCATTTGTTAACTGTCCTGTCAAAGTACCTATAAAAAACTATCTTACGTTTTCTTAGACCGACAACCGCTGCGGTAACGTCGATAGTTATCTTGCAATTGACTCTGATAGTCCCGTCGATGTTTCCTGATCTCAGTGATATAATGCGCCAAAGCGCTTGCAATAGCGTCGGGATCATTAGGATCGACTACCGGTATCTTCGGCATCGGTTTTTCTTCCGGGAGTTCAAAGACCATCTCACAGCCTGGTTCGTCAATGGATTCAGTAACGGTAGCTGTGCGAAGTTCCTCCTTTACTGGTTTACGTAACCGTGTGGCTACGTAAGCTAACTCGGCATCTACGTACGCATTATAACTTACCAGCTCCTGGTAGAACTCTTCATTAATCTCGCCCTCGGATACTGTAGGTGGAGGTAATGCTTCTGATCTCTTTACGAAGCTCTGGCTACAACCACCTAGTAGCAGGCACGCAAATACAAACAAGATAATCTTTTTCATTTTAATTTTCCTTTAGCAGATCAGCGTAAGCCGTATTGGGACTTCTCTTTTTCTTAACCGGAGGATGTTTAGATTTAGCTAGCTGCTCCTCAAGTTCGCGATATTTAACTTGTAAACCGGAAAGCTTGCTTTCCTTTTCACGAAGTTGCTCGGAAGCTTCTTGATAATTTTCCAGTAGTTCTTTACCGGCCCTTTCTAGAGCCACCAACTTAGAACTCAGATGCTCTTTATCTAATAAGAGCTCGCGACGTTCAACCATGTACTGACGACTTTCCTCGTTACGTAAAGCTAATAAGCGAGAACTTTCGTTAAGTTGCTGTTCTAGCTTATCGATACGAAGTTCCAGTCCTTCGGTTTTATCGTAACTAGATATCCAGTTAATTACCAGAGCACCAAAGCTAATAGCTACGATAATAGATAGAATACCTAAGACAGGAAGCAGACGATTACGGGTCTTGCCTGCAGTAGGTACAGAACCGCCCATAAACATCTCTTTGAAGAAAGGTTTGATGAGTGGGATGATCTTAAAAAGAGAAAGGTTCAACATACTCTCATCCGTATCAATAATGTAATTAGTCATAGAGTATTCCAGATTCTATGGACTTACCTATATTTTAAATCATTCACAAACTACCAGAGGTGTGCGATGACTCCGCTCTATGGTTTTATTCAACTCGGCAATTACGTCGATAATACCACTGACAAAGTGGCTATTTTCGGCGAGATCTCAGAGGACTCTCGCTCCTACGCTATCGAGTCTAGCAAATATCGGAACGATGCGCAACCCGGCGTAGAACTCATCAGTTTTCGCAACCGAGGTTTAGCAACCAATCCTGTTGCTGACCCTCACAGTCAACAGGACGCCAATCACGTCTTGGAAATCGCCTACTGGATTTCCCAAGAATCTCTCCAAGGCTTCATTACTTCTGAACGCCAGACTTTCCTGACAGCACTAACTACTGCTTACGGTAGCGCCATCACCAACATCAATTGTGGCGATATCCTCCAAGACTCAGGTGCTTTTATGCCGGAGTGGGTTAGTTGGTCGCGTATCGAAACAATCGACGGAGAACTAGCCGCCGGCCTGCCAGTAAAGATTTGGTTTTCCGATGCAAGCTTTCGTCTCCAGTACAGCGGTTACGATATTGCCTTCCTGATCCCAGTAGAAAGCCTCGACAGTCTGTTCGGTTCCCGCGACGACGTGGTCACGTTACTGTCGTCTCGTAGTCTGAGTAAGACTCTGTCGCTGGCCGAGACCTTGGCCACCACAGTAGCCCCTAACACTCCATACAACGTCATCTCCGCGGAAGAATATGACTGGGTTGATCGGACCGACACCACTTTCACTACTCCATCTGCCTGGACGGCGATGATCTGGGGTGAGGCTGGTAATAACCCGGACGTGATTCGTTCTGAGCTGGTTGACTATATCCTCGCTAACAGCGAGTATGGTCGCGCAGATTGGGAGGCTATCCTTCCAGATCTTTTTATTTCAACGGAATTTCTGATAGTCCCTAATTGGGATCAGTATGCGATCCCGAACAAAACACTTCAGGCCGGGATTTATTCGCCATCACTCAAGGTTAGTGAGGGTTTGGACTTAGCTAAGAAAGGGATGCCAACCTATGCCGATACTCATCTTACTTCGTATCTACGGTATGCTACTCATTCGTATATGTCTCTTGGTTTTGTGGTTTGCGGTGGCAACCGGAACCGGGACGGTATTTACGACTTTTATGAGAAATTCGAAGACTACGTGGCTCTGTCGAGCACGGAGGTTGATTTTAACCGGATCTCTCCTTCTACCCAGCAATGGATGTTGCTATTCGCCGCCGCTATCCGTCATGCTGAAACTATCACCGAGTACAGCGATGTACCCCAGGACTTCTCCCGACTGAAACGTAACGGGCTGATCTACCTGGCATTCTCTTACGATAAGGTCCAGTACCTGGTACTCACTAAATTCGGGCGGGATGCCGGCACTGGTGTAACTGACGTAGATGCTGCCGGAACCTGGTTGCGTGAAGCTGGTCGTTGGGTGGAGACTTACTCTGCTGACTATATCTACAATGCTTTGGATAACATGTAAGGAGTGACCGATGGCAACAGTTCGTCGCACACCGCCAGTAGGTACTGTTGGCACTTACAGTTTAACTCAGCCGTGGATAGCCGACGCTACTAAGGTATACGAATGTAAAGCAGTGCGGTTGTTTGCTGACCTAGAGATTCGTGGGTTAGATATCTTCTCTCTCGTATATGACCCGGTAGGGTCTACTACAGAGCAGATGGAGTTAGATCGTGCTGCTGGAGCAGCAATTGTTTCGTTATTCACTGAAGATGGTACTGTAATCTACGTTCCAGATACCCAGATCGAAAGCTATCCAAACATGGGCGATTACAACTATCGTCATGTTGTGTGTAGTATTTCACTGGGAGCCATTCCCGACAGTCTGAATCTGGAATGGCTCCTGGAAGAGCTTGGCGAACAGGTAGTTAATACTATCGGAGTTGATGCTGTTATCAATATCCACGAAGCCCCTCTTACCAAATCGGTAGATCGCGAAGAGCATGATCGCATTGAAACAGCGCGGTTGGCGAAGATTACCAATCAGACCACCTACAAGGCTCAGTGTATCAAGCTTCAAACTCAAGTCACCGCCTTGCAGGCTCAGATGGCTGTTTACGAACAACTGCTTCGCAATAACGGCATACTTTAAAAAGAGGAGGGCTTTCGCCCTCCTTCTTTTTTAGGCTATGTGCGGACAAAGTCTTTAGCTCTGACAACCCCATCGCTTTCTATGTTACCTCCGCTTGAGATACCGCCAGCGCCGGCAGCGATGCTTCCAGCAGAAACTGTAGCAGCTGTGAGTTTCTTGGTAACAGTACAGTTACCATCCACGGTTGTTTCTGCTGTGATATTGCAATCGTCAGCCTTGACATTTACTGTTTTGGCTTTCATGTTGATCAGTTTCAATGCTTCGGCATTAATACTGTCTTTAGCAAACATGGAAATAATCTTCCGATTCAATTCCACAAAACTACCGTCGGCGTTATGTAGGCGGAGTATTTTATTCTTGGAATCAAAAAAGAAATGCTGCTCTTGATCATCTTTCAGAACAAAGAAGCTGTCCTTGGTATTCAACTGCACCTGATACAGAAAATCTTCGCCATTACTTTTACTGGTCTGTAGCAGGATGTGTTGAAGGTGTGTGGAGACCTCGATGAAATAACACTCTTCCAAAGAAAGCTCTGAGTCATCGTTATCGAAACGATTAGAGAAAGCCAAAACTACCGTCTCGCCGCGACGAAGATTTCTGTCTAAGCCAAGCTCCGTCCAGTAATAACGGTCGTCGTCGCCCGCTTGCCAAATTTGGACACGTTCCCCTCGACGAACGTTTGGAGCTACGACGTGGTTAGTCTTACCTAGAGGCAGCCAAGTTGCTTCGATGCTGTTGGACACAGTAACTGATAGAGAGTAACTCTGACCTTCCTCATCAATCCCATCACATACAAGCTCTTCGGCTATTTCTTTTTGCTCACCATCGGTAAATGGATCGCTCTCGATCATCTTGGCTGAAATAACCCTCTCGCCAACAACCAGATTTTCTAAGACCTGAGCTGTTGAGACCGGACGAAACACAGAAATATTCAGATCTTTACTATTCATGATAATCCCACCATAACCCCATCTTACTATGCTTCTCTTCAACCTTCCTGAGAAACTGCAATGACGGACTAGTACTGTGTTGCATGAGAGAACTACCGATCCATTTCAATTTGACTCTGATGCCAAATGTCATGGATAACAGCCCAGTATTCTTACATTTCAAACCAAAGAACAAAATGCGGAATTGTTCTCGCTCTGAGTCAGGATCAAAAAACCAACTAGCTGCCTGGTAAGCCATTTCAGTACTATCAAATAAAGAATCGATCTGAACCGTTCTTGATTTAGCCAGCACAGCATTAAGGTATTTGATAACGTTTTCTATCAGGTTACGTACATCGGAACAATATACGTGCTGCTTCCATAATGCAGGATCTGCATGGGTGTCAAAATAATTTCTGCTCATTTTCATCAACCTCAGTTATCTTTTACTGTTCTCAACTAAAGTATAGGGACTGATCACTAAAAAAATATCACCATGATCGAAGAAGCTATCATTAAGGGATTTCGCGGTACATTTCTTGCGAATATCAGTAACTTACATTTTACGTTCGGCAGTCCAATCCAAATCATCGCCGGCACCAATGGTTGCGGTAAGACCCGACTGATGAACGAATTACATCCGCTTCCTCCAGACCCAAAAGACTATACCCCGGGAGGAAGTAAGGTTCTCCTTATCAAAGTACCTACTGGTAGATTTCGGCTAAGCTCTCTGCTAAAGAAAAAAGCTTTTGAGCATTCATTCGTTCAAATAGAACCCGATGGTTCAGAACTAGAACTCAACCAAGGCGGGACCGCCACAGTACAGAGAGAGCTCGTTCAGCGCTACTTTGGCATCACCCCACTGATTCAATCCGTGTTGAGCGGTAAGTTGAATGCTAATCGGTTTTCTGGAATGCCGTACATGCGTCGGCGAGAATTGTTCACCGAACTTTGCCCAGTAGACCTCAGTTACGCTTTGGGCGTCTACCAGAAACTGAAAACACAAGCCAGTCATGCGTTAGGAGCTCGTAAAACGGCAGAGAAGCGCTTGGCTAATATAACCGCTCAACTTATCGACCAGAACGAGATACTGGCCTTACAGCGCGATTCAGATCAACTGAAAGCCGAGCTAGAAGTATTGATGCGAAACTTTCGACAAGAACTACAACAACATCCCAGGCAAGTCGAAAGAGAGATAGAACAGATAGAGAGCGACCTAAATCGAATTTGCGCTCAGGTGCTGCGTAGAAACGATGTGTTCTCGACAGCCGATACCCCGAAACAAATCAGCTCCGTTATTTCAGAACTGCAAGCCGAACTCAACAAGACCAACGCTGAGATAGATTCTAACCAACAACACTTTATGCAGTTGAACGAAATGCTGTTGGAGCTCAGTGAACGGGACGGGATGAGTAAGGAGAGTGTAACTTCTCGTTTAAACGAACTAGAGCGGCTTCTGAGAGCTTTCGGTGAAGAAGTTAGACAATCGGATATCCAAGAGAGCGGACTCGCTATAGAGCAGCTGGAGATCGCTAAGGGTTATCTGGTAGATTGCTTGCAATCGATGCCTAACCCTTCCTTGAACCAGTTGGACTTTAGTAAAGAAGCAGCCGAACAGCGTAGAGTCGCACTAAGAACTTTGCGAGAGGAAATCGGGCGGCGCAAGAACAAAATTGATTTCATCCAGCAAGACCTCCAACAAACCCAATACGTCCCTCAAGTTGAATGTCCTAGATGTCAGAACAAGTTTAAACCTGGCGTCCACGAACATCACCTGGAAGAGATGAAGCAGGTAGTGGTCAAGTTGGAAGAAGAACTCTTCGAATTGAATAAATCCCTTGAGTTAGCTGAAAGCGACGAGCAACTTCAGCTAAGCTACGAGGACGGATTGCAACGACTCCGTAAAGCTGTTGTTGAATTCCCAAGACTGCAAGCGCTTTGGCGTATCTTCGCAACCATCCCGTTTGCTAGACAAAATACCCAACGAATGATTTCAGAGATCTCTCAGTTTGAACGATATCTCGGAGAGCTTTCTAAGTACCGTGATTTACAACGTGAGGAAAAGAAACTAAAGGAGGTGTTGGAACATTTCAAAAATGTAGGCGCAGTCCCAGCAGATCTTATCTCAGCCCAAGCTAAATCCCTTGAGTTGACGATAGAGAAGCTGACAGCTCAATCTAGAGTGACTAGCTCAACCATTGAGATGATGTCAAAGAAGCTTGAACGCGTTGAGGGTTTCATAAGCGAAGGGGAAGCCGTTAGAGGGATGGTTGCTAAGCGCTCCGAACTTTACCAGCTTCGTATCGAACTTGAACGCAATAACTTGATCGAACAGCTTATCGAAACCCACCAACGCCAACTGGCTTTGATTACGCATCGACTTCACGAAGTAACTGTAAACCAAGCCCTAGTGCAAGACCTGAACCAGCAGATAGCCGAACTGAAACAGGCTGAACTACATTACGACCAGTTATTGGAAGCGCTAAGTCCTACCGACGGGTTGATTGCAGAACAGCTCTCTGGTTTCATTGCGGAGTTTGTAGGGAAGATGAACGAGATCATCAGTAAGTTTTGGACTTACGATATCAAAGTTTATCCTTGCGGTATCGAAAACGGGGAACTCAACTATAAGTTCCCGGTTGAAATCATATCCGAGGAGAATCGTCCCTCAGATGTTTCTGAAGCAAGTTGGGGTCAGAAAGACTTGATTGACTTTGCTTTCAAGTTAGTACTTGCACTTTACCTTAGACGACCAGAATGGCCCATCTACCTAGATGAGTTAGGAGCCACCTTTGACGAAACGCACCATCGCAAGATATTGCAGTTCGTTAAGGACTACGTGACTTCTGGAAAAGCCAGTATGGTCTTTATCGTCTCTCACTATGCTAGCTCTCACACAGCTATGTCTGATGCAGAACTGACTATCCTTGATGCCAGTAATGTAACGGTTTTGAAGGAGTACAACAAACACGTTGTACTTTCCTGATAAATTCTATAGACACCGAGCATTCGCTCAGCATAAGGGGGTGATCCAAGGTCCGGCTGCTGGATTACGCAGCGCCCACGTAGCGTCGTGAGACGGTATAAGGGGATTGGGAATTGGTGACATAGAGGAGGGCGAAAGCCCTCCTCTTTTTTACGTCTCGGTTAGAAACCGCTGTTGTGGTGCTGTACCATCTGCTGATGGTGCAGCATATCTTGATTGTGCTGTTGGACTGCTTGGTGGTGATTTTGGTTATGCTGCTGCATAAACTGCTGGTCGTTTTGCTGGTGCTGGTAAGCGCTATAGCTAGAACCATTCTTATCGCCAGCCCCGGCTCGTAAAGAAACTTCCAGGGCGCGATGTGTCTGAAACAATAGTTCAGCACGAAGATGGTTAAAAGCATAAGCTGAACTCAGAGCGTTCTGAACATGACGGCATATTCTGGCGGAGTTTGGGTTGTCGTTCAAGGTTTTATTAACTTTCTTGATAAGATCATCGCAGGTGTCTATGATCTCTTGCAACCCATTATCCATAGAGCGAACCTTTTTGTCGTGCTCTAGTTTCTGACAAAAATGCTTCATGTCTTCAAAACTACCAAGACTATCCAGAACGACGTAATCTTTCTCTTCGTTCGGTCGCTTGTCTTGCTCGTTACCAGCCAGTCGCATAAACTCCCTGGCTTTATTGACATAAGAACCTGGGTTGTTCTTACCTCCCAATATCCCTTCCTCTAAATCCCCCAGTGGTTTTTCCTGGTCTTCTGGTTGTTTTCTAACCGCAGATTTGAGGATTTGCAACGAATCAAAGATATCTACCTGATAATGCTCGATTTGTTTGTCCCAACCATCCAACAAATCTTTCAGCTCACGGAAGTTTTTGCAGTGACCGGAAGTTTTTGCAAAAATCAGGCCACAGACAGATTTACTTTTGAAACTGGCAGAGGTATCGCCATTCCAGCTGGTTTTGTTCAGTTTGCTCAGAGCATTAACGTTACCTTTAGCTATCCTCAACATCACAGCGTTCTTTGCAGTGAACGTGTTCTTGAACCAAGTCACGAGTCTCGCCAGAAGCTCTTTAATTACCCCGTAGAGTTTAGAGATAACTTCTTTGACGCCTTCGGTGGAAAGTACGTTCTGCGGACCAAAAGACTCGACAGACAGTGCGGTGCCGGAAAGCTGGAGTTTAGCGCAAGTTTGATCCAGCATCGATTTGTACAAAGGTAAGTTGTACTTACCAAAATGCGGATCAGCTTGAGCGGCCTCCATGCTACTTACCAGAAGTTCCAGATCATCCAGTGACTCCATCGCGGTATTGATATCGGCAAAGAGCTTTTCAGCTTCTTCGTCATTCCCGTCCAGATCTTCCTGAGCGATCTTCAAGTCCAATACGTAGTCGAGCAGAATACAGCGACCGCGTACCAGGAAATCGACATCGTCGTTACCAGGATAAAAGTGCTTACGATTGGCTGGATCGCCACCCATCCAGCACATTTCGAAAGCCCCGGCTTCATCGGCTATTTCATCCAGAGCTTTTTCTAGTGACTTAAACAGCGTTTCGTTCTGCTCAAAGAGCTCACTAACGCCATCGCCTTCACGATTGCTGAACACACTGGCCGGATAGCCGAAGTCCTGAGCCAAACAGGCTGCCAAATAAGTTTCGTGTGGGGTGGGGTGGTCGTAGCGACAACTCTCAGCAAACTTCAGATTTGCCTGAAACCCCGAACTAACGTCAGCAAACAGCTGATCCTCACTGGCTTCGTAGATCTTCAAGTTTTTGGCTTGAGACATCAGCTTAACCTGGGGTTCCATCACTCGGATGAAATCCTTGGCGATCTTTTCCGCTTCGCTAGCGGAAGAGGCTCCGCTGAGTTCTTCATAAACCCAGTATGGTTTAGGTTCCGGCAACTTTACCAGCTTTACAAGGATGTCAAACAGCTGCCGGTTTTGCTTGTAAACCATAGACGGAGCTGCGTGTTTCTCCGCTAGCTCCATGAGTTTGTCAAGAACCTCCTGGCTCGGTTTACTACGGCCATTGGCTACGTCCAAAGCTTCCCTAGACGTTACTTTCTTGAGTTCTTCCTCGAGTCGTTCCAACTTCTTCAAAGAAGGAGTTTCGTTCTTGCTGGACTTCTTACCAAACAGAAAATCCAATACCCCTTCCTGAGAAACCGCCAGACGTTTCTCAATCAAACCAGCCATCAAATCAGACATACCTTACACCTTAATTTCAATTGAAGTTGATACAATCCGAACTAGAGTAGCTCTAGCCGGCTTACGATACTTGGAGACATCGATCGCATCGTTGTAGACCATGTGGTCGCGGAATCGTTGCTGTTCACGCAACCGTCCTTGATCGTAAAGCGGTCTGGCGACGATGCCATAACGAGTTCCTTCAGGGATTACCAGACAATTAGGTGTATAACCGCCGGAGATCTGGATATAACCAACCGGGTACTCGTGAGCTAACCAACGGCCGGGGATTGGGATATCTTCCAGTACCATCCGTTCTGCTTGGAGGTTGGAGTTATCTACGGTAAATAGAAAAGTCTGTGAAAGCTTCAGAACCCAACGCACGAACTCGTCAGACTCTACCTCTGACAGGACCCGACGACTATCCTCGTAGAATTCAGTCGGACAGCCGGTAAGGTCCATTGAAGCGCCAATGTGGGCTACGCGTTCCAACCAAGGCAGGCGAGCCAAGTTTAAAACAACAATATCGTCGGCTACCTTATCAACTACCCCATCGAGCAATTGCAAGAACCCGGCAATAACCAGACCGACGGTTTTGCCTACCACCGACTTAGGTAGCTTTAGCCAAACCTTCTTAACCAAAGGAAGATCATCGATCGGCTTAACGATCATATCCTCAGTTATGCTAAACTGTTCTACTTTACCTAGTTCCTGGAAGTTGTAAAGCGAGACCTGGTTCGACCTGGTCTTGGTACCAGTATCTACCCCGTTAAGGATATAAAAACCGTCTTCGGAACTACTACTGCGATGAATATAACCATTCACTGACGCAAGGCAGTACTCTTGCATAAACAAATAGTCTGCTTCGTCGCGCAGCAACAGGATGTCGTGTTGCTGATCAGTATTCAGCGGAGTATCCGGATGGACGTTAACAGAAGTAGGGATAACGCGATAACCTGCTTGGAAAACATCACCAACGTAAAGCTTAGATTTCTTGATTACCGGTACGCCATCTACAGTAGGGAGACTAGCGTTACCAAGATTGAAAAGCCAAGTAGCTATGGTGATTTGTTGGACTTGTATCGTACTCCGAACCAAATCCAAATCCAAAGTTACCTGATGATCTAAATAGGTATTATTCAGCACCAAGTAAACCTTACGATAGGTTGAAAAAACGGCACTGCAAAGCACCGCAGACAATTCGGGCTCCAGCCACTCCGATCCTTCAGCGACTGGCTGGGCGTAACTTTTTACTAAAGAGTACATATACACCTCAAAAACTGTTTAAAGACCGGAGTATGGTATGACTCTAGGTCTGCCTGGACTATGTTTGCCATAAAATTGCCAATAATGGAGTGGCGCTATGCTTAATAAAGTTTTTACGTGGGAACTGGATCCTTACGGGACCAATACCGATAACGATATCGTAGGAGAACGCAAAGTCTTGAGTAACACCCAAGACGGTACGTTCATGTTTATCATTCCTAACGGAGCCCCCTTCTACGGTGATACGGCTGTAGTTCGACATCTGGGGACTGGCCGTGTTCTTACCAAAGGTGTCGATTGGGAACCGGGCTATATGTTCGAATTGGTTTCCAGTCGGACCTATAAGCCGGTATATGGCGCTATCTGTATTCTCGACAACACCCTGACCGGTACTTTTGAGTACGATTACCATACGCTTGGTGGCGAGTATACGCTCGACGAGCAATCCTTGCTGACCTTGCTTTCCAATGCACTAACCGATCCTCGAGTTACTACTTGGGAAAAGATCACCGATATACCGTGGTATTTTACCCCCATTCAACACTTGTTTAACGTACAAGATATGGTTGGCGGTAAAGAGCTGGCCGATGCCCTGAATCTGATCGCAGACCGCATTCTCGCCGCTGCCGATAGCCTTTATCCGGCAATAAACGTTCATATTCAAGACAAGGCCAACCCCCACGCCGTCACCAAGGCGCAAGTCGGTTTGGGTAACGTTTCCAACTTCCCCCTCTCCACAGAGGAAGAAGCTCTGGAGGGTGTTCGTCTGGATCGTTATATCTCTCCTGGCCATGTTTCCAAGATGATCGCAAAACTGAATTCTACTTCAGTGGCCGGTCACGTTTCCGATAAAAGTAACCCCCACGCCGTCACTAAAATACAAGTGGGTCTGGGTAGCGTGGATAACTTTGCTACAGCTAGCGATACAAGCGCGTTGGATAAGGAGAATGATTCAGAATTCCTTACCCCACGAAAAGCTTGGCTGGCAATCAGTAACTGGATAGCCGATGCCGTTACTGCACATATGGCAAACACCAGCAATCCGCATGGGGTTACTAAAGCGCAGCTAGGTCTTGGTAACGTGCAGAATCTCGGCTTGGCCACAGAAGCCGATGCGGTTGGTGGTACCGGCAATGATGGCTATATGACCCCAGAGCTTACCAAGCTCGCCATCGCCGCTCAAGCAGGCGCTTCAGGTATTCAGAATCACCTGGATGACCATGAAAACCCGCACGGAGTTACTCAATCTCAAGTCGGTTTGGGGAACGTACCAAACTATCCGTTGGCCACGGAAGCCCAAGCAATAGACGGTCTTTACAAATTGGGATTTATGACCCCATATTTGACCACACGGCTTTTGGATGAGAATCTCTGGCCGCCGATCATAACGCACTTTAACGCCATGAGTAACCCTCATGCGACCACTAAGGCGCAGGTAGGCTTGGGTAACGTTTCCAACTTTGCCACCGCCGGAGATACTGAACTTGAAGCAGGCACATCCAACAGCCACTTCGTGACTGTAGCTGGCGTGGTTTCGTTGATCGCGTCCCGCATTGGTTCTGCTTTCACTGACCACATAAATGACAAAACCAATCCTCACGTAGTGACTAAAGCCCAAGTGGGTTTGGGTAATGTCCAAAACCTCCCGATAGGTACTGACGAAGACTACGAGGCTGGAAATTCCAACGCTCATTACGTTACGATCTACGGCGTTAGCCAGATGATCTCTCGTTTGAGCTCAGAAACCATCGCCGGTCACGTTTCTGATCTCGACAACCCGCACGCCGTCACTAAGACGCAAGTCGGGCTAGGTAGCGTAGATAACTTCGCTACCGCCGACCAGAGTGAACTTGATAGCGGTAGTGCCACCAACCGCTTTGTTACCCCAGGTGGCGTAACCTCCATGATTATTCGGCTGGTAGGTAATTCTCTCAGTGAGCACCTTAATGCCGCCAATAATCCGCATGGTGTCACCAAAGTCCAAGTCGGTTTGGGTCTGGTGCAGAACTATGGAATGGCGTCTGCCGATGATGCTACCCTTGGCGAAGCAGACGATCTGTACATGAGTCCGCTAGCTACCAATGCAGCTATCAGCGCAGCTATCTCTGGTTTTAGCAGCTCCATCGATCAACACATAGCCAATACCGAGAATCCACACGGTGTAACTGCAATTCAACTGGGCCTAGGTAACGTACAGAACTATGCAATGGCCACCCAAGAAGAAGCCCTTCTTGGATCGGCCGACGATCTTTACATGTCGCCGGCTACCACCATGGCATTGGTTAGCGCCACAGTGCAA